CAACAAATGCGCCAGTTTCGTTGCCGATTAGGCAATTATGTAGGTCAGTCGCTTCGCGACCCAACGCCAGATATGCCGCAAGCCCCGCAAACCCCACTCTTGATAGGTTTCCGTTTATGTCCAATTTATATGTTGTTGAAGTCAGCCCAACCGCAACATTTCCGCTCGCATCAATCACAAACGGATCGGTATCGCTGCTGGCGTCGTTGACGACGAAACTATTGGCAGTTCCTGTGTTGGTAATCGTTACTGGGACGACGTTGCCGCTGTTCTCAAACGTGGCGGCCCCAGTGATCGCCGCCCCCGCCTGCCCGACGATCTGCCCCGCGAACGTGGCGGTGCCGGTGGAGGAAATAGTGAGGCGGGTGGTGTTGTTTGTATCGATGTAGAGCGGCTTGTTGACCTCAACGCGGATCACGCCCTCTTCGTTGCCGTTGAGGCCAAGCAGAAGCCCGGTACTGCTACCAGAGTCAGTGTTGGTGATGCGAGCGTATACGTCAGCACCAGACCCTTCATGGACGTGTAGTTTCTGCGTAGGCGTTACGTTGATGCCGACACTGCCCGTGAAAGTCGGACTCGCCGTCGGCTGCACGGAGAGCGCGGTCCTCGCCGCTGCGGCCGACACCGCAGTCAGCACTCCGCTGGTTGTGGTGACCACGAATTGATCCGCCGTCGATCCGATCGCACCGGCGTTGCTGATGTTGCCGTGCGTGTGCGATGTCGGCGTGCGTGCATCCGAGAGCCGCGAGTCGTTGCCCTGACAAGCCGTGCCGCTACTGGTCCCGTACGCGACGCTCGCCGTCCCAGACGACACGCCCAGTCCCGTGCCGACGATGATTGCGCCCGCTGCGCCAGTTGTCGCTAAAGGAAGCCTGGCGGGATCCAACGTGCCGCTCGTTATGCTCGCCGCTGTAATTGGCGCGGCGATGCCGTTGAGGCTGACACCAAAAAAAGCCGCGTCGGACGCGGGCGCCTGGCTAAACGTAATGTTGTTGCCCGAGACTGTGTAATCTGTGACAGGTTCTTGCACAACACCGTTGAGCGAGATAATCAACGCCGCCGCGCTAGCTGGATACACAGCTGTTGCGCCGCTGAGCAAAGCAAACGTAGTCGTCACGCCATTAAACGTAAGCGCGTCGAGCTTGAGCGCTTCGCTTGCCGGACCGGTTGGCCCCGAAGGCCCCGTGGGCCCCACAGGCCCCGTTGCGCCAACTGCGCCCGTTGGACCGACCGGCCCCGTTGCGCCTGGCAGATTCAGCTGCTGAATGACGTTGTTCGCGTCTTTGTAAAACAACTTGCCGTCGGCATAGTTTAATGCCAGCTCGCCGTGTTCGAGCACTGATGGCGTGTTTGACGCGGTGCCGGAGCGTTTGATGCGAATCGTATTGGCCATGCGCAGCAGAACTCCGTCAAAGCAATTTAGGCGCGAAAACGCAGCCCTAAATCCTACTAACGAAGGAGAAAGGCGGCAACGGCTGAAATTGCGGCCAAAAAGCCACGCAGCGCCAAAAGATATCTTTGGGCGCGCGTCAACCGTCTTCTTTGCGCAGCAGAAAGTAGTCCATGGCGGCCGGAGCAGCTGCTGTGTAGCGCAACAGGCCGTCTTCCCGGTACTCGACGGGCGGCTCGCCGCTCGAAAGTTTGGGAAAATAGGTCTCGCGCTTGAGATATTGCCTATTTACGCGCTCGCCGTGCCAAAAATGCGTCGCAGAGTCTCCCGGCACGCAGCCCACCCGAAAACGTTGATCCAAAGCGTTGGCCCGGTACAAATCGAAGCTCTCGACTCCGATATTCATCTCGCCTTTTCGCGCTTTCGTACGCAAAATCGATTCCATTTCAGGATGGTCTGAAAGCGCAAACCAAAACGCAGCGTCTCCGCCACCCGCAATTGCGCGATCGTAAAAACCGCCTAGGCGCTCAAACGCATCGCGGGTCATCGCCACGCCAAATCCAGGATGCGCGCGATGCGGCCACGGCGCTAAACCGCGAGTGACGGCCGCGCCAGCTGAAAGCATTTGCTGAAAAATATTGCCGTCTTTATCGAGCCACCGCGCGCGTTGAAACGGCGAGCAGATATCGAGCGCGTCGAGCACGCCAGAAACATGACCCGCCCAGCCGTCAGACAGCCGAATGTCGCAGTCTAAGAAAAGCAGCTTGTCGCACTCTGGCAGCAACTGCGCGCCGAGATTCCAGAGATTTTCTTTGTAGAAAATCGGCTCTGCGTTTTCATAAACGCGGACTCGTACGTCTTTTGGCGCTGGCTGCGGCTCCTGGCCGGAGAAAGTAGCCTGCGTAAAAGCTACTTGAACTCCGGAATCCAGAAGCCACTGCAGCGTTGTCGCCAAATGACGCTTTGGCAGTTCGTAGTTACACGGACTGTAAAACGAAACGACGGCTCCGAGCGGCACGGAGAACTCCGTTTTCAGAAGGTGCCGCCATCCAGCGAATCAGTCCACGCAATCGTGTCGCTCGACGCGGTGTACAGCAGCAGCTTGTCGGTCGAGCCGCCGCCGTCCAGCGCCGAAAGCGTGTCCGCGGTGTTCGCCACCAGGAGACTGCCTTTCGCAATTGACGTCAGTCCCGTGCCGCCCTGCGCCACGCCAACTGCGGTAAAACCTGTGCCAAGCGCGCCGCTTGTAAGCGTGCCAACGCTTGTAAGCGAAGACGCAGTGACACCCGAGCCGAGCGTGCTCGCACTAAGCACCGACGCGCCGTTGATGCGGTACGCGTATGTCGCGCCCAACTCAACGTTCTGATTAAAAGTCCAGCTGTCGGTCGCGTTGACCCACAGAATGGTTTTATCCGTCGCGCCCTTGAGCGTAATGCCGCCGCCGTCGGCCGTGGTGTCGTCCGGCGCATACACGCTGCCCAGCTCAATGTTCTTATCGTCAACTGTGATCGTGGTGCTGTTTACGGTTGTAACCGTGCCATTTACGGTCAATGAACCGGAAACGACAAGATCTTTGTTAACCGTAACCGTGCCACCGGCGCTGGAGCCGAGGTTGATGTTCGTCGTCGAACCCGACGCGCCGCTTGTGCCAATGTTGATCGTGTTGGTTGCGCCGCTGTTGGTCGCGCCCACCGCCACATTGGTCGTGCTCGCACTCGTGCCGTCATAGCCCAAGTTCAACGTCGTGGCGGCGCCGAAGGCGTTCACCGTCGTCGCCGTCGTATCGAATACGCCGAACGTCGTGCTGCCCGTAGTTACGCTCGTCGTAAACGCGGGGCTTGTGCCAAACACCAGCGCGCCCGTGCCAGTCTCGTCGGTCACAGCCGTTGCGAGATTGGCACTGGACGGCGTGGCCAGAAAATCCGCGACTCCAGCGCCCAGACCAGAAATACCCGTGCTGACAGGCAGCCCCGTGCAGTTTGTCAGCGTGCCAGACGTTGGCGTACCAAGTACGGGCGTAACAAGCGTCGGGGTGTTGGCGAACACCAGCGCGCCCGTGCCAGTCTCGTCGCTGATTACGCCAGCCAACTCAGATGAAGTAGTTGCGGCAAAAGCGCTCAGCTTGTCAGTCGTGTAAACGACTGTGCCACCCGCGCCGAACGCGACGCTGCTGGAGTCGGTGCCCGTGAACGTCAGCGTGTTGCTCACGGTGAGCGTCTTGTTGTCGGCGATCGTGAGCGTCGCGGCCGTGGCGGGCGCGGTGATCGTGACCTTGTTAACCGAGGTCAGGCTCAGATGCCGCAGGCTGGCCAGGTCTTTGTTGGCGTCGACGACCAGAGCCTTGCTGGCGGTGACGGTGCCAGCTGTAACATCATCCAGAACGTTAAGTTCGGCGGCGCTCGTGTTGACCGTGACATTGTCAATCTTGATCGTGCCTTCAAGATTGACCGTGCCGTTGAACGTGTTCGTGTACGTCTCGCCAAACGTATTGTTTGCATCAAGTTTGGCGTACTGCGACAAATTTGAGTTTGTCAGCGCTGTATCGACGTAGCTCTTGGTGGCAAAAGTTCCGTCGCCACCGATGGCAATGACGCTCGTAGCTACGCCGTCAGAATCGCCTTTACCGTAGTAAAGCGTATTGTTGACTTCGTTAAATGCTAACTCGGCGTTGGCCAGACTTGCCGGAGCGCCTGAATCACCAGTCTTACGACGCTTGATGCGAATAACATTGGCCATGGTTAGCACTCCGTTGTTGCTGCTTGAAAGTCAAAACCTAAAGTTGTTAAAAACTGCCGCCGTCCGTAAGGCGTTCAAGTTTTGCCGGACGCCACTGATTGGTGTCAGGATCGTACACTAATGCTGATCGGTCAGGAGGTATTGTATCATCTACGTCGGTCAAACCGGCCAGCGTCGGCGTGGGCGCTAAAATCGGCGCCCAGTTCTCCAGCACGGCGGGATTCTGCCCCTGCAAAACAAACGTCGTGCTGATGTCTTCGCGAATGGCCAGGTCGCCAATTTGCGCCGACAGCGCAAGCATAGCCGCGGCTGAACTTACTGTAAAAGTCTCGGTGATCGCAACAGCAGGGAGCTGCGCCGCGGGGACGCGCGCGTTGGCGTCCAACGTTGCCACGCCGTCTGCAGCGCCCTTTTCCGGCTGCCGCACGGCGTTGACCTCGTCGATAATATCCTGAATCGTCGTGCGCTTTGTTTTCCGCCGCGCGAGCTCCGAGTCGACGATCGGAAGAATGTCCGTCGGCGCAAGATTACTCTTCGGCTCGAGTTCAGAGATTTTTTTGCGCGACATGGTCAGCCCTAGCAAGCTTTACACCACACCAAGCCCGCCGCTCCGAGCTCAAAGAAATACGCCGAAAAGCACAGATTACCGGCCCAAAGATATCAAATTCGCGCGCAGCCGTGTAAGCCTGTAGCTGGTAGCTAGCGCGGCGTGTCAGCGTACCTTCTTAACGATGACCTGGTTCAGCTTGTGCAGCAGCATGAAGCGCGTAGCGTAGGCCTGAAGAAAGCCGTCGATGCCCAGGCCTGGATCGATCACGCCGACCTGGTCGTTGGGATGGTTCCAGCGGTAATCGTCGAAGATCATGACGCCGCCGTTGCGCAACAGCGGCCAGGCCAGTACGGCGTCGCTGAGCACTCCCGCGGCGTCGTGATCGCCGTCAACGTAGACCACGTCATAGTGCCGGTCTGAACTCGCCTGCGCCGCCAGCCAAACAAACGACCGGGATTTGACCTTCTCGACCCGCGCGGCATAGGGCGCCATGGTCGCGTCCCAGGCCTGCTCGATCTCCGGCTTCCACCAGCCGTCGATACAGGTCATCCGGTCTTCCGGCCGCAGAATGTTCTCCAGCACCCAGGCAGCGCCATGGCCGCTGTAAGAACCGATCTCCAGCCAGTGCGCCGGGCGATTCGTGGGAAGCAGCCCGGGAAGAATTTTCAACCAGGCGGCGGTGTTTGCGAAATGCCAGGTCGTGCCCGGCGCATCAACCGCGTCAGTCATGAAATCAACCTTCTTTTAATTACTGTCGCCTACAACGGCGCGCTGCTCGAGCTAGCTATGTCGGGTAAAAAGTCCTGCGCGGCAGTGCCAAACCAGTTTGTGCCGTCTGAGACAAATCGAAAGATATCTATGGCGCCGACTTCTGGCGTGACTTCTGGTGCAATACCTGCAGGCCACCATGCGTCAGCAAATACAGCCGTGTAGGCGCCCAGCTGCGTTAGTATTACCGTGAAGCTGCGCCCTGCAATGGGCGCAGGCATCGTAAAAATACAGTCGTCCGTGAGCGCATACGCCTGCACGCCCCCGTCGTCGAGCGTGATCACCGGCGAAGCACCTGAGCTCGCGTGTTCGACGAAGCCCTCGGTCAGGGGCCCGCGCAGCTTGAGTCCTTCGACGTACGTTGTGTTGGGCTCATCGGCTGTTAAATACGAACCAAGCAAGTGCGCGTTCGTTTGCTCGTTCGTGTCATTGAACTGCCCCGCCAGCACGCTTGAGTAATCTCCGCTGGCGACGTTGTCATTGTCGACATACGCCACGAGACTGCCCGCGCCCGTTCCGGCAGTAATAAGGCTGCTGCCAGAAGGCCCAGTAGCGCCAACTGCACCAGTTGCACCCACTGCGCCAGTTGCGCCAGTTGCGCCAACAACGCCAGATGGCCCAGAAGGCCCAGTAGCGCCAGAAGGGCCGACTAAGCCAGTAACGCCGACTGCGCCAGACGGACCCGCGGGCCCAATAGCGCCAGTAGCACCAGTTGCGCCGACTGCGCCAGATGCTCCAGATGCTCCGCTTGGGCCAGTTGGACCAGTCGGGCCGCCTGCCGGGCCGATCGGGCCGGTTGCGCCGCGCTGGCCTTCAGGACCAGTTGCGCCTGTAACGCCGCGAGGGCCAGTTGCGCCGCGCGCGCCTGTTACGCCCGTTGGGCCTGTTGCACCCGTAACGCCGACTGGACCTGTAGCGCCTGTCGCGCCCTGATATTGCGGCCCGCCGTCTTCCGGCGCAAAAGTCACAATCGTGCCGTCTGTTTTGGCGATGTAAAGCCGCTCTTCTGTCTCGCCAAAAGCTAATTCGCCGCGTTTCAGGCGCGTCGGCTCGCCGTTTACCGCATTTGCAGCGCGGCGACGCTTAGACCAGAGCCGAATAATGCGGAAAATGCGAGTAATAGACACAACGCAGCCTCATGCAGCAGCCAATGCCCGCAACAAAACAGTGATTGTAATCTATTCGGTGGGCGGCGAGCTTGGGGCTAGGTCTGGAGTTAGGTCTGGCGCTGGGTCTGGCACCGGGGCAAGAACTGGCTCAACCGCGGGGTACGGCGGCAGCTCATCTGGCTGAATTTTGTAAGAAAAACGACGCAGATCTTCTTCCCACCAAAAACGCAGTGCTTCAATTACAGCCCGCGATAAACACGTGTTCCAACGCGGACTTGACTGGTTGGCGTCAAAGTAGTTTGAGCGCGGCAGATCTGTTGGAGCGGCAAGAACGCCAGCCTCATAAAGATCAGCGCCGAGCGATTCTTGCCGAATCAGCTCGTAGTTGTCAGCGCCCAGCACGCGGCTTTGATTCCAGCCGTAAAAATAGAAAGGATGAGCCTGGTGCACCACGTCCCAGGCAAACTGTTCGGGATTCGGTGCGCCACGGCCGTGCAGTAGCTCGTTCTTGGCAAAATGCCCCCAAAGACTCATGAGCCGCTGGAGCGGATGCCGCACCGTGGCAAGCTTGCGCCAGCTGTGCGCCAACGGCGGCGTCGCCGTCGAGTGATGGTCGTAGTGGCCTTCGTTACCAACCGGGCCGACGCACAAGATGGCGTTATAAGGCGCGCGGCACAGCACCTCAATAAGCGTCGTGCTGGCGGTCTTCGGCGGCGTGTAAATCACCAGCTGTTTGTCAGGAAAAAGCAACATGGCGCGTCTCTCTTTTGTGCGAGCTAGTGGGCTGCACGCTGTAGTAGCCTGCGCCCGCATTTAACATTGTGCCATAAACCACTGCGCGGTTAATCGCAGGCCGTAGCTCAGCGGCACGGTCGGTCGCCATCCCAGAATTTCATGCGCACGTGAAGCATCCACGAGATTGCTGCGTAGATCTCCTGGCCGTGCTGGACCGTATTCGGGCGCGGGCACGACAAACTGCGGCTGCTGCTCACATTTTTGCGCGCTAATTTCAGCCCGCACACGCGCCTCGAGCACGTTGACATCCGTGCCGATGCCCGTGCCGATATTCAAGCTCGTGAGCGCGCCTGCTGAAAGTAGCGCCGAATTTGTCAACGTCAGTGCCAGCACGTTAGCCCGCGCCACATCGGCTACGTAGACGTAGTCGCGCACGTAGTTTCCGTCGCCGTTGATACATGCCGCTTGGCCCGCGAGAAACTTCTTGCAAAAGATAGCCACCACGCCCGCCTCGCCGTGCGGACTTTGCCGCGGGCCGTAGACATTGGCGTAGCGCAGCGCGACAGCCGTGAAATTGTATTGCCGCGCATAGAACTCGAGATAGCGTTCGCCGACCCACTTCGAGATGCCGTAGGGGCTCACTGGGTTTGCCGGTGCAGACTCTGGCGCTGGCGCGCGCACGTCGCCATAGAGCACACCGCCGCTTGAGGCAAAAATTACGCGAGAGCACTTGTGTTGCACCGCGGCGTCGAGCACGTGCAACAAGCCCAGGCAGTTGATTTCAGCGTCAACGACTGGCTCGCGCACCGACCGGCTGACTGACAGCTGCGCTGCCTGATGGCACACGGCCTCGGGCTGCTCTTGCGCAAACACTTCGCTGACAGCTTTGGCGTCGCGAATATCGACGGCGTGCAACAACACGCCCGCCGGAAGATTTGCGAGCGTTCCCGTCGATAAATCGTCTAGTACGGCAACTGTGTGCCCAGCAGCACACAGCTGGTCGACAATGTGGCTGCCAATGAATCCCGCACCGCCAGTGACAAGTACGCGCATGTTTGAACTACCGAGGAAAAATCGGGCGTTCGTATTATGGCGATTTTTGCTCGTCTTGCTTGGCTGGCGTGCCGACCTCGCGCAGAATCTTGCGAAACGCCTCGTTGAGCTGCTCTTTGTTCTGAGAGAGCGTCTCTAGAACCTCGTCGCCGGTGCGCTGGCGGCGTTGGCCCAGAAGCCTGCCTAGGAAACCCGGCTCGTCACTGCCGGATAGATATCTTTGGACCTGGACGTTCTTGAGATCTTCCGGCAGTCCTGCGTGCGAGTCAAAGCGCAAACCGCGGCCGCGTGCCTGCTGCGTACGGGCCTCGTTCCAGTGCGGATCCAGAAGCTGTATGAGATTCGTTCCCTTGGTCGAGATACCCTCGGCGCCAGCTGGGCCAATAAGCAGGGCTCTGAGCTTGCCCTCGTTGTACTCTTTCAGCGCCTTCTGCCTGGCCTCGGGTGAAATTCCGCCATGGAAAATGCCGTGCGGAATACCAGCACGCGCGAGCGCCGCAGCGTATGGGTTCACGCCGGACTCTATGAAGTTCGAGTAGATCAGCGCCTTCTTGCGCTCGTCGCCCTCGAGAGCTTTCTGCAAATTTTGCATGGCTGTCTGGAGTTTCCCAGACTGGTCGAAGGCTTTCAGTGGATCCCGGTCGCCGCGGAAGCTCTGCGTGGACAGCGATACTTGCCGGAGGCCATTGAGAAAGCTGTTCATCTTGGCCAGCTCTTCGCGCGACATCGGAAACTCTTTGTCCATCTTCCAGAGAAACCCTGGCGGCACTTTCGTGCGAATAGCTTTTTGGATCTTCTGCTGCGCCTTGGAGAGCGGCGTTTTAATCACCTCTTCTTGGACGTCCACGCCCTCGGGAGTCTTGCTGGGGTGGTAATCAACCCGGCCCTCGAGCAGCTGGCGCAGCTCTTTTTCGTTTTTGACGTACGGCACTTCGCCCCACTGCGCGCCGCGAAGATACGGAATAATTCCCGGAAACTTAGACTTGTAGCCGATGTAGCGCTCTTCAAACTGCTTGGGCGTGAGCTCTTTGCTGGTCAGCATCGAGATCAGGCTCGCCATGTCAGTAGGCGAGTTCGTGATCGGCGTGCCAGATAGGAGCACAAGGCGCTTGGCTTTCTGCGCTGCCTCGCGGGCTGCGCGAGAAGCTGCGCTTTCAGGGTTACGTAATCTCTGCGCCTCGTCCATGACCAGCGTGTCTGGCTGCGACTGGAACTTTTTGCCCAGCGCGAGTCCGGAGTAAGAAAGCAGCTCAGGATTCGAGCCCTGCGTGAACTTGCCGAGTTCTTTCTGAAAGTTGCCGCGCAAACTAGCTGGCACAACGACGCCGTAATTACCGCCATGGATTTTCTGCGCGGCTTCAGCAGCGGCAATAGCCGAGAGAGACTTGCCTGAACCTAAGCCGTGATAGACCAACAAGCGCGGGTCTTCTCCAGAGACGCGATCTGATACGCGCTGCTGATGCTCCTGCAGCTCGACGTCGGGCGAAAGGGCGGCGGTCTTAGGGCGGCCGAGCCAGTATTTGCGCACAGCATTAGCGCGCGTGTTCTCACCTGGCAAGGGCGGAATGAGCTCGCGGCCGCTCAGGATATCGCCGGACCCGCCAGCCTGTCTGCCGCCAGACAAAGGCAACTGATAGTCGATGAGTTGTCCGCCTGGTCCTAGATTATCAGGGCGAATGTCTTTAACGCCAAAATTTAATAGCGGTTGATAAACCTTACGCGCCCGCTGCACCGCTTCGTTTTCTAGCGCTTCTCGCCGTGCCCATGGGTACGGCATCCCGGTCGTTAGATCGATGAACGTATCGTCAAAGCCCTTGTCAGTAATTGCAGGCAGGCCCGGCGCAAAGGTTGTGATCCAGCCGGGCACTACTGGCTTGTCGCCAAACTCTTGAAACACGCCTTTAACGCCGCTGCCGCGCAAGTATTTAGCTGCAGTGCCGGGAAACTGCCGGGCTAGAATGCGCGAACCTTCAAGACTGCGTGCGGCTTCAGTGCGCAACGCTTGCCGGGACAAATCATGCGCGGGTAATTTGCGCACAATTAAACCAGACGTGCCTTTAAGTTTGCCCGCCATAAGGTCAGCTTGGTTAAATGTGCCGCGGCCAAGACTCTTGATAAATCGCATACTGCCGTCGGGCATACTGGCCGTAATCTTGCCCAGTGCCGCTGGAGAAAGCTGCCCTGCTCGGGCCAGCTGCACCCATTTTGGCGCGGCTGTTTTAACGTACTGTGCCAGGTCTTCATCGTCGTACGCGGCTGATTTAAAAAGCGCAGACACAGCCCGCCACACCTGGCCCGGTTCCGCTTCGGTGCGACGTTCGTGACAGGAAACCGGAAAAACATCCCCTAGCTGTGTCTGCGCCTGTTTCACTTTGTCTTGGACGTATCGTTGCATCGCCTTTCGCTGGTACTCGTCCAGCATTTCGGTGACGCTGTTGGCCTGTTCGGCAGCTACGAGTTTTGCAGGATCAACGCCCCAGTTGCGCAGCGCCCAGCCGCGGCGAGCTGTGGGCTTGGCCGCAAACGGGCCGCCGTGGCGGGCTTTGAAGCTCAGCCAGCGTTTGATCTGGCGCTCGTCCTCGCCGGGAATTCTGCGACCACCAGCATAGCGCTTGTACCACTGCGCCCAGCCTTTGGGGTCGTGCTCGCTGAGCCACTCGGGTTTCCATTCGCCCAGGCTGGCTAGCCTGGGTGCGGCGCCTCGATACAGCGAGTCATATACGCCGAGATTTTCCAACTGCTCTGGAGTGTAATCTGGCTGGAACTTCGCAGAGATGTCGGGTTGTTGCGGCACATCGCTCATGTTTTTACCGCCAGGCATTGATTCTGATGAATATCTAACACCTGCGTATCTGGAAAGAACTCTGTAATAGCCCGGCGAATGCCAGGGCAACAGACGTCGTCCCAGTCGTCAAACAGAATCGCGCCTCCCGGCACAATCTTTGGCCAAAACAACGAAAGCGCGTGACTTGTTGAATCATAGTGATCCATATCCATGTGCACGAAACAAAACGCGGCATGCACGTCTTTCGCAGACACTGGCAGCCAGCCGGGATAAAAGCGACAATTTGGCTTGTCGTCGAGATATGCCCGCACGGCCTCCAACGACGTATCTCCAAAACTGCCCGTATGAAATTGATTGGGCATTGAATCGTCGCAGATAAACCCCTGAAACGAATCAAATAACAGCACGTCTTTTGTTTCAAATGCCGTGGCTAGAATTCGCGCAGCGCCGCCTTTGTACACGCCGCACTCAGCCACATGCCCGGGCAAATTCTTAGCCGCAATGTCGCAACAGACTTTGGCCAATAGCCTACGCTTTTCACCCAATACAGAGTGGTCAGGTTTTGCGGCAAACGCGCGGGCGAGCAGCGCATCCGCAGCGGCGTAGGGGCACAGCGAGTCGTACACGCCGAGATTTTCCAACTGCTCTGGAGTGTAGTCTGGCTGGAACTTCGCAGAGATGTCAGACGGCTCGGGCATGCTGGCGTCCTTGCCATTGCCAATAGATATCTATGTACCGGGCCAGTTTACCAAATGCACTTACACCCGAGCTCTGATAGCAAAAGGAAAGCGGAGCGCCGGGGCCGAAGCCCCGGGCGCTGTTGCTTGCCTTGTGCGGGCTTTATCAGCTCGCAAGCGCGGCGAGGCCCGCCTGGGCGATCACCGCGTTGAGCGCGGCGCCGAACTCCTCGACGGCGGCGACGATCTCCTCCTCGGAGAACTTGCCGACGTTGGCCTGGATCGCCTCGAGCTTGGCGCGCGCCTTGGTCAGTCGCCGCGTGGCGCGCACCCGCTTGCCGAGCTGGATGCCCTCGTGTACGGCGCAGCCGCCGATCGCCACCACCGCCACAGCCGCCACCGCCTTGATGAGCATGTTCATCGTATCAGCCCTTCAGGTATTCTAGCCTGCAACGCTCACCCGGCGTTGCTGCAGCAAGTCCTGACTACCTAATCAGGGCTCACTAGATATGCCCGGCTGTGCGCTTTTCTTTAGCTATCAGCGCGCAGCTTGTTGCGCAAACTGCTGCGCCGCCCCGGTGTAATTAAACGGCTTGGCCGACGACGTGATGCCCGGCAACAAATCCCACATCGGCTTCTGATAGCCGACTCGTGCAAGCTGCGCTGTTTGCCCAGCGTTCAACGCAACGGGCGCGCCGCCGCGTAAAACCTGCACGCCGTTGACCAGAGTCCGACTCGGCTGCGCTACGCCATTGATAGTCTGCGTGATGTGATTGAGCTGCGGCGTGTGAATCATGGCGTTGTGCATCGTGTGCCCGCCGCCCAAGAGCGCCAGGCCCGTGACAGCTGGCTTGACGACGCGGTCCATAGCAAGCTGTTTGAGCTTTGTGCCCATAGGCGTGACAGGCGCCCGGCCGGTGACCATCTGCGTGGCCTTTTGCATGAGCGTAGGCTTTGGCGCAGCCACGGCAAGCCGTTTGAAAGCAGGCGCCAGAGAATGACCCAGCGCATCGAGCAGAGCTTGCTTTTCGCGCGGGCTTGTTTGCGCGCCCAGAACGTAGCCGAACTCGTAAGCTGACAGCGCGCTCATTTTTTGCTCTTCTCTTTTTTCTGCCTGTCGGCCTTCGACTTCGATGCGGACTCTGACTCGTCGCGGTCAGAGTTGCTGTCTTCCGGCTTGTCGTCAGCGTACGTTCCCTTGCGCCGGGCTGCTTGCAACAGGCCATAAGCCTTGCCGCCGACCAGGCCAGCCAGTGCGCCATTCGGGCCGCCCAGCATTTTGCCCGCGTAGCTGCCGTACCCAGCAGGCAAAACTTTCTGCCGGTCGTGCAGAATCTCGTTGAGCTTGTTGGGCTTATCGCCGAGCGCCTTACGCAACGCCCGCTCAGAGCGCTGATTTGCATTGGCCTCGTGAAGCAACGACACGAGCGGAATCTTGCCCGCCACGCTGTACAGATCTCGCTGGAGGCCCGTGCCCTGACGGCGCAACCAGGTAAGCAACTTGTTCTTGCCGGGCTCGTACTCGGGGACTTTCTTTGCGTTAAAGTCTAGCGCGTGGCCCAGCTCGTGTGAAAGCGCCGCAGGATTATTGCCGTAAAGATATGTGCTGTCGGAGAACGGGTTATAAGCGTTGCCGCGCGTCAGGGCCGTCGCGAGATAGCTCAGCGGCAACGAAGCGGTGCCAATTGCTTTGCCTGCAACGCTCGTACGGGGATTGGTCATCGTGCGCTTGATTTCCCGAAAGAAGCGCGGGCCGCCAAGATACACCTGATGATTACTCAAAGCTTGCGGGTCAGCCTGCGCCATGGTTTGCGCCAGCGCTTTCATTTTCTGCGCGCGAATGTCTTCTGGCGCAGCCTCGGGGTCAGTCACGCCCGCTGCGCCAGTCCAATCGGTTGGATTCACATGCAGCTGCGGCGAGAGAATGAGATTGCTGGGAAAGCCGCCGAGGTGCCCAAGCGTACTGCTCAGCGCCATGGCAGGCAGACCGCCGCGGGACACGTCGATAGATATCTTTTCAGCCTGCGCGGCGCCGCGTGCAATAGCGAACAAGTCACACGCTGACTTTGGACGAATGCCCTGCAGCTGGCCCCACGTTGTCGCCTTCGTTGGCACATCGCCAAAGAACGACACAAACTCGCCCGTGCCGTACGACGAGGGAATACGCCCGGCAGCTTGGCCCACGCGTGTATAGCGCTGCATGGCTTTGCTCATTGCTGCCTGCGCGGCTTCAGTGTCGCCGAACCTGCGGAACATGTGAATGCCGTCGGGCATGCGCAGGCGCGTCGTGGGCGGCGCGATGGGGCGCGGCGTTCGGTTCCACAGAAACTCTGCCAGCTCGCTTAGCCTGGCCCCTGGTACCGCCTCGCGACGTGCAGCAGACAGCGCGGGCAATACAGACGGATGCGCCGTTGACATACTCAGGACTTTTTTAGCCGCTGTTTGCGCTGCGCCAGCTACGCGAGAAGGCAACGCGGGCGCAGCTTCGCGGCCAAAGATACCCGCCATCGTGCCCATGCGGCTGCTGAGATTTCGCGTCAAGTCGGTCATGAAGTTGGCAGACTTTTCACTCTGCGCAAGACCAGCTAGGACAGCCAGGTCTGTTACAGAACCGCATTTGCAGTTCCACTTACGCAAAGATTTGTTAATGCGCGAGTCGGGGTCTGATTTCGTTTCACTTCCCGTGTTCACGCGTTTCATGCCGCACATGCGCGCACAGAACGAATTTTGGCGCTTCTTACGCTCGCCGCTGGGGTTGCTCTCAGTGACGGGCGGCTTGAGATTCCCGCCGTGCGCTTTCTCGTAGCTCTTGCGGCCTTTTTCATTCAGGCCGCCTTCGGGGTTCTTGCCTTCGCTGCGCTGCCATGCGGGACTCGCTGCGCCTTGTTTCGCAAGCGCCGCCTCGATGAGCTGGCGCATCTCGGGCTTGAGCTGGCCCATGTGCGAGAACTCGAGTCTATTTGGCTGCTCCATGACGTGCATGCCGCGAATAGCCTTGAGCTTGCGCTTGTACTTGGGCACGTCTTCGCGCAGCACATAGGGATCCCGATCGAAGATTCGGCGCAGCCAGCCAGGCGGCTTGTCTACAACGTCGACGCCGTGCGTGTGCCCGTAGCGATATGCGTTGCCCACGTCGACGAGACCTTCGGCGCCGTACCAGCCGGGCATCTTTTCATCATTGCCGCCCAGAATGCTCGTAATCCCAGCGGTCTTTGAGCTATCAGGCGAGTTCTTCTGGCCGAACGCCGCGTTGCCATTGAGCTGGCCCTTGGCGCCCAGTGGCCCAAACGCCTGGATGGGATTGTGCTGCGGATTCGAGCCGCCGCCGACCGGGCTGTTACTGGGTTGCGGCATACCTTGCTGCGCTGTTTGGGCGCCCTGCGCAGCTGACGCATTCGCCGGGGCGTTAACCGTACCCATGGGGGGCGTAATGTACGGAGACGGAATCGAGTACCTCTTCAACCCCATGTTTTGCGGGACAAAACGCGGCTCTCGACCCTCGGCCAACGCTTGCGCAGTTTCCATTTCATTGCGAAAAGGCTTCGCCAAAACAGTGGAAATCTTTGCAAGCAAACTTTGCGCCGCCTCTTTATCGCACTCTTCACGCTCACGCGATTCAGACTGCGAAGACTCGGCGTTGTCTAACTTTTGCTCGCCCTGCTCACGTTCTTGTCCGGCATACGTGGGTTTGTCGCTGTGGGGAATGTCCACTTTGACCAACGAATCCATAGCCGTTTTAGCGTTGGCGCTACCTTCTGTATTGCATATTAAAAAGGCACCGTTGCCCGAAAATTGTGCAAGCCCGGCCGAAAGAGCCGCGAGAGCGGCAGCTTTTTCTTTGCTATTGGCGCTGGGCTTTTTCTGGTCGTGGTCTTTCTTATCGGCGTACATCGGCAGACCCTTGTTGGATTCGGGGTACTCATGCGCCCAACGTTTGGCGATGTCGGGATGCGCTGCCCATAGAAAACGGCGCTGCTTCTCAGACTGAAATGGCATGGCGCGCTTTCTGCGTTAAAGATCGTTGTATCTTCGCAAAACGCGTGCGCTACGGCAACGGCCAGAGTGTACGAGAGCGCTGATAGCAAAAGGAAAGCGGGAGGCCCGGGGACCGTAGCCCCCGGGCGCTCCACGTCTTTCCTCGCGATGAGGAGCAGCCGCGTGACCGCATGGCACTAGGCCTGGGCCAGACCGCCCTGCGCGCAGATCTGCTGCACGTCGGCCGGGACCTGCTGGGCCTGCGCCTCGGGGGCGTAGAAGCCCTGCATGACGCCGCGGCTGAGCGGGTTGCTGCTGACCGCGGTGCCCGCCTTGGTCGTGACGTCGAGGACGGCCCGGGCGCTGCGGCCGATGCCGTAGCCCGTGACCTCGACGCCCTTGACCGCCGCGTCCGCCGTCACCGTCGCGGCCGTGATGGCCGTGTCGGCGATGAGACAACCGGCGTCGAGCACCGCGCCGGTGGCGACCACCGCGCAGCCCGTGGTGAAGTTGCCGACCTTCGCGACGCCCTCCACCACCTTCTTGTCGCCACCGGAGCGGCGCAGGAGGTAGGACGCGACGGCGACGGTGCCGACGGCGATGGCGACCTTGGTGGCGGACTTGGCGAACAGGTTGCTGATGACGTGGAGCATCTGATTCCTCGAGTGTTAAGCTCGAGGTCCCAGTGGAGACAGATGGGTTTTCTAAGCCCAGGTTTCGGCCTTGTGGATCACCCGTCCACAACAGCTATATCTGCTCCATCTCATATGCCGGGTTTTTGGCTGTTATTTAGCTCGCCCCAGATCATATGCGTAATACACCGTTTTGCGCACGTTTACGCATATGCGCGGGGCGCTGATAGCAAAAGAAAACCGCACGCCAGCGGCCCTGCAGACCGCCAGCGTGGTTCTCTTCGTTGGAGTTTCACCAACACCCCGTTTCTTTCCGGTTTCCCGGTTCAGCCTTTCGGCAACCCCGCGAGGGGCGAGTGAGTTTCTCGACCGTAAGCACCTGCTAAGACGGCAGGCCCTTACGGATTTGGTCGGCCTCAGTCGACCTATACGGCGCTCGTCTTCCCGAAGCCAGGGAAAACTCGGGCTACTCACATGCCGTCACATATGAGTAACCGTAGCGCCGCTTGGACTATCAGTGCAATATGATAATCCAGGTCATTTAATATGCCGGAGTTTTGGCCGGTATTTAGCTCGGCGTTCAGCGCGCTAATAGCAAAAGGAAACCGGGCGGCCGGGACCCGAAGGCCCCGGCGCACCCGGTGTGAGTGCTGTATTTGCTAACGCGCCCAGCAAGGCGCGGTCGGAGTTCAGTCGCAGGCCGCGGCGGTTGCGGCCATGTCCGGCGCCACTTCGGCGCCAAACATGCACCCCGCCGCATCGAGGGCCTGCATGAGGCTCTCGATGTTCAGGAACTCTGACCTGGTATCGGTCCCGGTCTTCCACGCGAGCTCGCAGCTCGCGACGTCCCAGGCCTTGTAGCCGACCTGGTTGAACGTCAACTTCACTTCCACGGACCTGTTTTTGGTCCACGTGCCCTCCCACCAGAGCATTAGCTCGGTGGGCGCGACGAGGCAGCAGCCGTCCTCGTCAAAGTCGGGCTCGCAGCTCGTGCCGCCCGACGCCACGAACCCTCCGCGGGGCGGGTCGAAGACGCCGTCCTCCGCCTCCGCGGCGGAGCGGAGGATCCGGCGGGCCTCGGCCGCGATCACGGCCGGGTTCCAGGTACCCGTCTCGGGCAGCTGGATTGCGCGGATTAACGGGTCGAGCCGCTGCCCGATCAGCCCGGCCCAGTAGGCCAAGAGAACGGGCAGCGCCCGCCGGACGTTGTCCGGCACCTCGGAGGCGTATGCCTCCGAGGCGAACCAGCCCAGCTTACCCTCTCTGTACTGGTCCGGAGCGAAGTTGAACATTTGATTCCTCGGGCGGTAAGCCCGAGGCTCCAGTGGAGTCAGCATGGGTTTTCTAAACCCAGGTTTCAGCTGCGCGGATCACCCGTCCGCAACAGCTATAGCTGCTCCACGTTATATGCCCGAATATGCCCAGGTATTTAGCACTGATAGCAAAAGGAAACCGGGCGGCCGGGACCCGAAGGCCCCGGCGCACCCGGTTTGCATCCGACGAGAACAGAATTGATTGCGTCAATCGACGAGGCACCCGCCCCGGTTGTTGACGCTCCATTTCCAGCCCGCCCGGGCCACGCGGGCCAGCGCCATTTGATGCTCCACAGCCGCGTCCCAGGCTGCGTAGCCCAGGTCCGCGATAGGGACCTCAAGCGCAGCCGTGGTCTCGTCGTGGGCAGCGCATAGCGCCGCCCAGCGCTCCTCTTGTTCCTCGTAAGAGCCGACGACTTGGTCCATTTCGACGGCCCAGGCGGCCGCCTTGGTCTCCTGGTCGGAGACCGGAGCCTGGTCTAACCAGGCCCACGGCATGACCTCCGGATGGAAGTCAGCCGGGTCCTCGGCGTCTTCGAGGGGCTGAAGCCAGAACGTCCCCGTCCGGTCGACCGGCAGGACTTTGCCCCGCTCGATGACGCTGAGGATCGTGAGCACCAGGCACGCCGCCAAAGGAACCAGAACGAAACCAGCCATGATAGTGGCCTCCTAGGTATTCACAGCTTGCATCGCTCACCCGGCAACGCTGCAGCAAGACCCGCATACCTAGACGGGACTCATTACATATGCCCGGGAAACGCGCTGGCTTTAGCCGAATAGATATCTATTGACTGACTGCCTTGCTGAGAGCAGTCGGACTGCGCTCGTGAGAGCAGTCGGACTGCCTTGCTGAGAGCAGTCGGACTGCGCTCGTGAGAGCAGTCTGCGTTGCTGCGCGGGCATGTACCAGATTCCAGAAAATGGAAAATGCGCCGTAAGTGTTTTATACGCATGGACTTACGGCACATATTTTTTGCGAAACACGTAAGTCTTTTGCTGCCCACATGTTGCGCAGTAAATGCTTTTGTTTTGTCAAGCTGTTTGGCTGTAAAAACCACTGCTCGTGTATCCGTAGCGCGGCCTGTTTTATTGTTTTGCCCAGCAATACCGCAAAAACAGTAATTTTTTGGATACACGGGTATGTATGAAATAGCTGAAGATTGTGTACACAATGCGCAGTTTGGCAGGCTTCGCAAGTTCCGCAGTTCGCGAATCGCGAATCTTCGTTCCTGCTGCCCCAAAAACCGCCAATAGCAAAAAGAAACCGGGCGGCTGGAGCCTCGACGGCCCCAAACACGCCCGGCGTTCTCTACGCAGATTTCGCCGGACTACTTTGCGTTCGCCGCAGACGACATTGCGACAAGAGTGATCTCCATGCCGCATTTGTCCGCGAACTTTCGAATTTCCCGCGGGTGTTTAAACCCGTGTAGGTCGCAAAACACGCTGAACAGATAAGGGAAATACCCTTCTTTTCCTGGCCAGCGCTGCATCGCGTCTTTCAACACCTCAGCGCTGGCCTCTTCCGTCATCGCAAAAGCGACCACTCCAGGGTCCTTTCTATGACGTCCTCCACACGGCCCCAGAACCGCTGGGACCACCGGCGGATTGCGCGCCGAGCACGGTGCCACGGCGTGTACAACCCGTTTGCTCGGCAAAACGCGACGTATGCCTGGTAGATCGCTTCGTCTGAAGTGCCGTCAACCACGCAGATCTCGCACGGCATGCACTTCAGGCAGGGCACGTTCTTCAGTGGTACGTCGTAGAGCCTCCCGTCGATGTTCATCTTCCACACGTCTTTGAACGTGTAGGCGGCCATCGGCTCACCGCAGCGATGACATTTGACGGGTTTGTAGCTTGCTTGCGCTGTCTGCATGGTCTCCTTTCTGGTCTGAATTAAAAGAACACTAGAACACACTGCGCCCGCGCTTGTTGGCGCGCGAGCTGGTTTGCGCTGACTCGCCAGCTTCGACGACGGTTTTGGGCCGCGTGATGTTGGCGATCAACTTCCATTGCCCGTTTTCGTGCTTGAACAAAGCCTCGAACTCGATCGTTTCGTCTCGATCGGTCAAGGCCATCATTCGCGCCAACTCGTCTTCCGTGCACTTACCGTCTTGGCAAGTGTCGGCCCATTGGCTTCGAATGTTCTCGGTCTGACGTACGTTGACCGTGCGTTGTTTAATGAGACACGTTGCATACGGATACTTAAATTGCGCCCAGCGGGACTGTGACCTTTTGAGAACTTTCACGTCCAACAACGTGTTGTAGGTGTCCGTCATCTCCCAAGCGTTTTCAACCGTATCGATAAACAGTTCTCGGTTGGGCATCTCTTCAGACATGCACGCGAGGAGCTTGTCCATGTCCTCGTAGGTGCACGCCTCGAGGTTTGCCTGCATGTTCTGGAAGATTCCGTCTCGGGTCGATTCCGTCGTTTCGGCTGCGTCGGCTGCGGGCGTATACGCCAGCAGCACGCACAGCACGGCAAGCACAACGCCCCACATCAAAGCGATCTTGATCGCCTTCTTTTTGCTACTACTCGTCATTTCTTTGTCCTTTACACAAAAGAGTTAAATCAACCGATCGCGCAGCCAAATAAGCGCGATCACAAAAACAGCCAATAGATATCTATCCACAAAACCACGGGTTAACACTACGCAACCAGGCCCGATGCGATTCGGGAATAGCCGCGTAGACGCCCACTGCGTAGGTTCGGCACCAAAGGTCTTCCCACTGGTGCTCGGCCCACATTTCTTGCCGCAGCGCAGCAAGATACAGCACTTCAGCCGTCATTCGCCGCTCGGGCGCGCCGACTCCCACTCGGACCGCTCCCGCGTGGCCTGATCGCACATTGCCATCAGTGCCATGCTGCGCTTGGGCCAGGGTCCGATGCCGATTGGTTTCATACCTGCGACAGCGCCCAACCCGTCGTTTTGAGCCATCTGCACAGCTATATCGACAAGCGCTCCGTCGTCCATCTTCTCCGCGTACGGATTGATGGCGCGCATGGCCGACCTGTACAGCGCGAAGTCCCAGCGGATCACATGCCACACCGGCCCAGGAGCCTTTCTGATCGAGGGACCCTTGTCGAAAAGCGGCCCAATCGGGTCGCCTTTCTTCGGGGTGAACTCGATCACCAGAAAGAACATCCCGGTGTCTGTGTCCGCAAACACCTCGCGGACCGTCTTCACAGTCAGCCACTTCCGGCCGTTAGGGCCGTGAAAGCCGCCCATGCGGAGCTTGAACTCATGCAGGTTGTCCAGCCCGTGGGTCACACCATCCGTCGCCATCGCGCTGTCTCCTTCTTAGAAATGAATCAGTCTGCGCCGTGATCCCTGTACCACTGCGGGTCCAGGTAGTACGGCACCTCCACGCCCTCAGGCAACATTGCCCGAGTGTTTTCAGCGTAACGGCTGTTGGTGGCGACCCAAGTCAACGCTCGGAGGCCATCTGCACTGGTCAATAAACCAGTGCGATATTGCGACGAGATCGTTTCGAAGTTGTCGATCTCCGTCTCGAGACGTTCCCGCCAAGGGTCATCTTCGTCAGTGGCGGCCAAATAAGCCTCGAGCGCCTGGTGCGTCCACCAATTCGTGACGAGGTCTTGGAAGAAACTCACCGCCACGTCTTCGGCGGAATGACGGTCGACCGGGTCAGCCTTGTCGCGTGACCACCGCGCGAGTTGCCGCAGCTGTTCGCTGCCGCACATACCGAGCACGGAATTCCCGGCGTGCCGCGCGATGTCGGCGATCAGCCGGGTTTCGAACTCGGGCACGGCCGTGATGATCTTCTGCACGAGCGCCCGGCCCAGAAGATAGAGCCAGACGATCGCGTTGCTCTGCGTGTCTTCCCGCAGAATATGCGGGTCGTCCTGCATTGTGAAACGCAGAACGCTGAGGCCATTTTCCGCGTCAGCTTTGATCGCCTCGTCGAGTGTCACCGTCATGTTCGTCGTCTCCTTCATAGGGGTTCGCTTTTCCAACTCTCAAACGGCGCTTGACCAATTAAATTAGCCGAGCGCGCCACGTACTCTGGAACTGGCGCCGAGCCATTCCAGGCAGTCAAGGTTCATGAACGAGGGCCAGCGCTCTTGGGCAAACGCCAGCGCCTCGTTCATGAACTTGACTACGACAATCTCCAGGCTAGCGAGCGCCCGAAATCGTCGAACAACAAGAAATCAAATCGCCGCGTGGTTGCCGAGCTTTTTCAGCCGCGAGCGCCGGACGATCACCCGCGTGGCCGGTTTGCGTGTCCGCGGAGCTTTTGCTCGGATCGCTCCGGCAGTAATGGTCGTTCCTGCTACGCCCGCCGCTTTTTTGTCAGCGGCCCTCTTCCTGGCGGCGGCGGCCTTCGCGCGGGCCGTCTTCTTGACCGCGCGAATACGCCATGACTTCGGAAGCGGCAGGATCCGGTACAGATCCGGAGGCAAACCCCAGTCGCCCGTTTTGTCGTCAAACACCTTCAGGTGTTTGGAAAGCACGCCGGATGTCGCGAACTGCACCTCGATCTTCGCGTCGATGTGCAGCACCTTGGTCAGCCCGGCACCGACTACGAAATCCAGACCAGGCGCGCCCAGCGCCCGGCGCAGACCCTTTGCGACCACGCACTGGTTGCCGCTGCGGCGCACGCTTTTCTTCAAGAGAGCGGGCGTCGGATCGATTCGGAAGTGGACTGGGTGGTCCGCTTCCACGACCGTCCAGCCGTCTTCGGTCTGGTAGACCGTCTTTCCCATCTCGAGCAGGGTCTTCTCCAAATTGTTCTTGCGCAACATAGCAAACATTTCCTTCAACACGAGAATGCGGGGTCCTCCCGCACATAAAACCAGACAGCTCCAGACAATCTGGAAACATGTCGTTTGACAAACCAATTACGTTTTCGGGCAACATTGCCCGTTTTCGCCGTATGGTTTAAATCATGCCGTTGCGACGACGCGCGGCGGCATCTTTTCCATGATCGCCGACAACTCGTCGAGACGAGCCTTGGCCGCCTTCTGCTTTTCGGCGGCGGCCTGGTACTTGGCCTCCGCCTCGTCTGCCAGCGCCTTAGCGGCGTCCAGCTCGACCTTCGGCGCGTCAGGCGCGTTGGGGTCGAGCTGCGCGGCCGCAGCATGCGCGACCTTGAACGCCTCATAAGCCTCGCGAGCCGCATCGGCGTCGGCGCTCGCCGACACCTCTTCGACCACAGACATGGTGTGCGCCTCCGCCGCCTCGTCGTACTCCTCCTGCTTCTGGAGAATCGGAAGGGCAGCGTGACGATGCTCGGGAGCGAAGTCGAACAGCTGCTGATGTTCATACCATGTTATTTCGGTGTCGCCGTACAGCTTCACCGGACCCATCATCAAGCCGCCGATCTTGTCGAGCCAAAAAGGCATGCTTTGTCCTTTCCTAAGAAGTGATAGAAACACAAACACGAATGCGGCCCCCGGGAATCGAACCCGGAACCGAGGGATTAAAAGTCCCTTGCTCTGCCGATTGAGCTAGAGCCGCGACCGAAAGCCAGCGGCCGGGAACGATCCGGCGACCTACGGTTTACAAAACCGTTGCTCTACCAATTGAGCTACGCTGGCAAATTCCACAATCAATTATGGAGGCGCCGGGAATCGAACCCGGGTCCAGTGATGTTTCAGAACAAACGTCTACGTGTGTATTTGGTCAACTTAAATCTCGTCTGTGCGCCCCCGGCCAACAGGGTGCAGCACAGACCAGCCTAGAACTTGTTTAGCCGCGACCGTACCAGGCGGTGAATCGCAGCGAGTCGGATTTGACGACCGCTTAGAAAGCCCTCCCGACTGGAGCTAACTTTGCGGGCTGCTGATTTTTAGATCAGGCAGCGAGAGCAAGCGGAGCGCCGGTTAAGCACTCAATCGACTTTTAACGTGGCCCGTCGATCAACCACGACACGCAATCTGAACCTCATGTCATCCTGTCGAAACCTTTTCGCCCCCTTGGTTCCGCAGTCTAGCAGACTGCAAAACTTGGACAATCAACACTGCGGCAGGTTTTCGGGCACCGCCGCGTAGCACGACGTAAAGTACGACCGTTCTTCGCGCCACTTGTTGTACTCTTCGACGGGCATGGTGCCCACGAACCACGTGTAATCATGGTAATACACGATCACGTAATGCTTTTGAAAATACATTGTCCCGACGATCGTAAAATTCTTGTTGCCGTACCGCCAAAGCGACTGCTCGGTCGCCTCGGGATACACCCGCCGAATGAAGCCCAGAATGATCTGGGCCACTTCGGGCGCGACTGCGGCGTCCTCCGGCCGCGCGTCGCTGAACGACAAGAGAGCGCCCCACTGACAGATATCGCTGGGGTAACTGCCGTGCCTCGGGATCTCGAACACTTCGGTTTCAGTCGTCATCCTCCATCTCCTTCGTAGGAATGGCGGCGCGCCGCCTTGGGGTTGCAGATTAACCGCGTAACTCCTGAAACGCTCAGGGTCACGTTTTCTTCGCGCCCGGCGTAGGGCGCAAGAATATCAAACCAATCTTCAAGATTTGGCATTCTCAGCCTCCTGGGCCTCCCGCTTCTCGCGGTACTTCTTCCAGCACTCCCGGTCGTGCGCGTCTGCGATGGCCAGGTGGTGTTCCGCCTGTTCCAGCAAGCTGCGCGCGATGTAATAGTGCTGAAAAGCAGTGTCGGCTTCGAGGCCCCATTCTGGGCCGGGCAAGAAGTCGGTGAAGATCATCTTCATCTTCAGACTGCCGACGATGTTCTTGACCTCCCGGATGTCCTCGAACCGGTCGTCTTGCCGCGGCATTTTGCCGGTCTTGTGGCAGCACAGGCCCGCCGCCATGGCGCGCATGTGCTGATCTTCAGCCCAGTTCTCGTTGGCAAACTGGTCCGCAAAGATCGACTGCGGCATCGAGTAGTAGTCGCCGCCATCGTCGCCGTGGCGCGCGATAATGCTTTGGTTACCACAGAGGTACACGTCGTGATCATAAAAATGACCGAGGAACGTGCAGGTCTCGCAGTCGTGCGTGAACTTGGGTTTCACTTCAGGTCTCCAAGGTTAAGATCGTAAATCGCGCGCCCGGCGATAAATCGCGCGACCATATCCATGACTTGAATAGCGCCCTGGTCGCTGTAGACCCGCCGGGCTTCGGTTGGCGAGTACGAGCCAAAGCACGTCACGCGAAACTCCATCGGAATAGTTTTGCCGATTTGCTCGACTTGTCCGGTATCGTTCAGGCGAAGCTCGGCACGCTGGCCAGGCGCGGTCACTTCGATGGTTTCGATGTGGCCGTCTTGCTCGCCTACTCGCCCATCTTCCAGCGCGCGATTGCAGGCGTCGCGCAGCGCCGTCACGAACAATTGACTATTGTGGTCCACGGGGCCTCCAACAAAATGAAAGGGCGGGCGCCAGGAAGGGTGAATTCCTAGCGCCCGCCCGAGAAACCGGGCCTTGATGCACGTCAGCCTTGCGGCGAGCGGTGCGCCCGGTGTGTTTCGCTCAGTTTACCGCCAGCTGCGGACTCGGTACCACCGACCGTCCGAGCCCTGCGCTGACGCGTCGCCCGTCAGGCGCATACTCGAACTCGGCGTGCAGGTGTTGCAGTTAGGCGAGCTACCCATACCAACACCCTCGAACCGCCCGATGCACGAACCGACGTGACCGCAGAACCGGCGGGATGCCATGATGTTGGCTTCCTGCTGGCAACGAGCCTGGTCGCTGCCCGCGCTGTCTATGACGTAGCTCATCGTGGGCTGGCTGTACGTTCGCCGCGGAGCTGCCTCGGCGATTCCCACACCGAGACCGACGAGCACGAGAGCAAGAACAAAGCGAACCATTGGAATCCTCCTTGAGACCAAGAAACACAAAAACGCGATCAGCTGCCATAGCCCCTCACTCATTAGTTTGGACCTGTAGAGTGGCTGAAAAGAGGCGGGTTGACTGATCGCGCACAGAGGGCAGCCGGGGAACGAACCCGAGCTGACAGGTTGGGTACTGCCAGGCGCTGCGTTGCGCTCTACCCGTCGGATCAGGAACCGACCCTGAAGACTTCAGGAACCAGGCCGATGGATCGGCCATAAATGGCGACTGAGTCTCCGGGATAAACCCGGCGCGAAACATCGTCTGTTTCCAGGTTATTGACCTGGACACGCCGCATGATGATCAATTCACGCGCCGTCGACGTGTCGCAGTCGTTCTTAGCCGCCACGAAGTCGACAAGCGACTGCGCCTCGGACAGCGCCTGGTACTCGGCCAAGGCCGCCGGGTGACGCTGCAGCACGGCCAGCGCCTTGTCGAGCCGCCCGAGCGCTTCAGCGTGGAGCTTGTGCAGGTTGCGGGCAACACTCATCATGTTGCCCGCATTCTGCAGAAACACGTCGAGGTCGTCGATTTCGTGGGCCGCGATCGGCACCGTGAAATCGCCGTCGTATACTTTCGGCAACGACTGCTCGAGACGAATCAAGGCGGCCTTACATCTCTCAAATTGGTCATCAATCATCGCCATCTTCGTCCACCTCCATAGGTTGGGTCAGAATGTCCGCCACGAGCGCAGCGCTGAACATCCCGGCCATTGCGCCAATTAGAGTCCACGCGTCAGTCTCGGCTGACACGTATCCGAACACTCCGCCGAAGAGCCCGGCGGAGGAGACTATCGCGTGCTTAACGAAGAACATGAACGCCTCCTTGCGCAAGAACATGTTGCCGCCACACCAGCCACTGCCCTTGCTCGTACTTCCACCACTCGCCGTTGTGGTAGATGACGTTCGTTTGGCCGACTTCCGGCGGTTGTGGCGCCCGTTCGGTTACGCGGGCCTGCAGACGATTCACCGCTTTTTCGACCTGTGTTTGAACCACCGGCGAAAAAAGCGACACGAGTAACAGTATCAACCAGTTCATTTCCCCCTCCGTGGAAAGATATCTATCCAACCAACAAAAAACCCGCTGCCAAACACGCGTTGGCAGCGGGCAAGTTAACACAAGCAATAGCGACGACACTACTGCGCCGCGGCTACTTCTTCTGGTTTGTTTTGCGCAGTCTGGGCGGTCTGCGCTGCGGCGTCACGCACGGCGTTCGCCTGGTCGTATCCGGCGTGCCAAATGGCGCGCAGATCTGGCTGCGCAAGCGCGGCCGTGACGCCCGTCACGAAGTGCCGAGTCTTGGACATCTCCAGCTCGATCTTCATTTGCTGCAAGTCGTACAGCAAATCGCGAATCTGATTCGCGTCGATCTCGCGGATTTTCTGGCTGATGGCGACGGTTTCTCGCGCCTTTGCCAAATCCCGATTCGTCGACCACCACGCCCAGCTTGCACCAACAGCCGTCAAGACGGCGAGCCACCCTATCGCACGCATGTCTGTCTCCGTGAAAAGAATTGAGACTGCAACCTCGGTCAGAATTGTCTTTATCTGCGCGTGTCTGTCCAGGTCTGCGTGACAACGCGAGCGACTTTTTCTTCCGCAGGTTCACCGCCGCGCAAATCGCGCACTTCGCTGGCGCGCTGCAGAATCTCTTCTTCGGTGGGGTCTTTTTCGGTCTTTTCTTTCCGCGGGCGGCCGCATTTCTTTTTGGGCGCCGTCTGCAACGCGAATACTTTGCGCACCGTTCGCTGCAGAGACCAACCGAGCGAACGCATGATCATTCGGGTCGGCACTTTGTTCTTGACGAGCCACGCGGCCCACACGTCTTCTGTGAGCGCGGGGATGACTCGCGAACAAGTCCGCTTCATTATTTCGGCGTGCTCGTCGCCGGACCGGCTCCACAACCAGTTCACCAGCTCAAATATCTCGCTGGTGTCCACATCAAACTTGCGCGCAACTTCTTTTGCGCTGCGTTTCTTGTTGTACTCGTCGACAGCGGCCGCGGCTGTCTGGTAGTCCATCACCGTTTGCCCCCTTTCTGGTAGCGACACACTGGGCACCTAATATGCCCGCAAATTGGCATTTTTTTAGCTAGCGGCTGGCAATAGCGCGCGGCCCCATGGGCGCAGAAAACGGCCGAGGCATAAACGCCTGGTCGATTTTGGGAAGCGTGTACCAACCGTCTTCATATAACTCGTCAAGCTGCCGAAACACGACGTCGTATTCAGAGCCGCACTGCTGCAAACTGTAACGGGCTCGAGCAGCCGCGGCAATCTTTCGCCGATCGAGCTTTCCGGCCGCCTGAATTGCGCCCAGCCATTGTTTCAGCACGTGACAACGGTAGCCGTTAAAACCGGGCTGAACAGTCTCTGTGAAAGCGCCAAAGTCGCGGGCGATCAGTGGCGTGCCGCAAAGCAACCCTTCGACGCCTGAACCACCGAATGGCTCTACGAATTCTGTAGGCATTAGCTGGCAGTAGGCATTGCGCAAAAAATCGCTGCGCTCGCGGCCTTTGAGCGCCCCAACGTGCTCAATGTTCGGGTGCGCCCATTGCCGCATATCGCCCTGCCCGGCAACTTTAATTGGCACGTTGATGCGTTTGGCAATTTCTAACAACGTATCCATGCCTTTCGCAGAACCAATACGCCCAAGAAACGCTATGTACTTGCCGGGCTCGAAGCTGGGTTCCCATTCGTCTACGTCGAAATAGTTGGGTATGACCCATTCGTAATTGTGCCCGACACGTTTTTCTCGCCCCTGGTGGTAATGCATCCAGGCGTAACTCTCAAAAATCTTCATTGCGCCGGGCAACAACGCGTTGTACCCGATGCCGGTTTCAAGATGGACATTGTTGGGAAACTCTTGCACAAGCCGCGCGTGCGCGTGACCGAACGGATGGCAAATGATGTCGCGCGGACGTACACGATCACGAAGCGCTGAAACAAGCCGCTCTTCAAAAAGCGCGTGCCACGGACTTTGAATTTGCGCCAGGTCACCGTGAAACATTGCTTCGCGGTGGCGCCTGCCGAGCAAATTCTCAAACTCGTCGTGCGAAAGCATCGGAACTTTTTCAGCTGCGACGCTTTCACTGCCCTCGTTGGCATACTCGATGACCTGATAACCGTAAGGTTGCACCATTTTGGCGAAGCGCAACACTTTGCCGGTAAAAGCGCAGTGCGAAAAAGCGCTCGTCGGCACCGTGTGAAAAACGCCGATCAAATGCAGCGCGGGCTTGGCCATCGCTCACTCCGGAAACTGAAACAACATTTGATTCGAGTTGTTTTTGGAGACGACCGGAGAAACGGCCAGGTCAGCAGCCGCCTGCGCGCACTGCGTGGCAAGTACGCGCCGTTGCTGCGCGCTGACTGCAGGGATGTGCAAAACGTAAGAATTATCGGGACCAAACCGCAGAGTGAGCGCGCGATTCTTGGCGACAATTTCTGGAGGCGTAATTGGTTGGCTGGGCCGGACTAGCGCGACAATCATTTGCGCAAGCTGAGCTAGTTCTGCCGTGTCCCAAGCAAAACTGTCAATTCCAGTTCGGGCGACCTCGAGCAGGCTGGTAAGCGCTTCGCCTACGCCGAGTCCAAGATCGAGCAGCATTTCATTGCGCGGTAAATCGCACTTGCGGCACCCATCTTTTTTGCAGCTCATATTCCGGCCCGTAGAGAAACGAATTTTGACGACGTTTCGGATTATGAGACCGCGCACGAGAAGGCGCAATGGTCGCGTTTACACACGCTCAGCGAATCGGTGCTGCTCGGCAAAACACGCGGCGCACGCGGGCTGGTAAAGTTCTTCAGCGCCCAATTCGATTGACGGCCCTTCTCGCGTAGGCCGCCCGGCGACAAACTTCAGATTAAAAATCGCTTTGCGGTCGCAGTAGGCGCAGGTCGTCTTGATCTCTTCGATCGTGTCGGCCAGCTCTAGAAGACGGGCGGCGGCCGGAAAGAGCTTCGTTTTGAAATCAGTCCGCAGGCCGTAACAAATCACGGGGATCTTTGGATTGTTGTGCGCGATGTGCGCAAGCTGTTCAACGACGAACAACGGCAAGAACTGCGCCTCGTCAACCAGCGCGCAACAGGCGCCTTGAAGCTGGTCGCAGGTAATCACGGTATTTGGTTCACAGATGACGTCGGCACGCGCTTGAAGGCCTGCCCGGGCCGTAATCCACTCTTGCCCCCAGCGAGTGTCAAGCGCTGGTTTGACCAAAAGTGGCCGCTTACCCTGCTGGCGATAATTGTGCGCAACAGCCAGAAGGTTGAGCGTTTTAGCCGAATTGACCGTACCGTACCGAAAGTAAAGCTTAGCCATCAGAAAAAATCACGGCTCAGATTTGGTGGCTGTATATGTCCGTAATAGCGATTCAATGATCGAAACGAATGACGATGCCGCGCAAACCGAATCGTGTAGGTTGGCCGATGCCGCATGCTGTGTTTGCGATTTTGAAAATCGCTCAGCCAATGACGGCGAAAACGCTGACGGAGCCAGCAAATTAAGTAGCCGCAAACGGCGCCAGATAGAAAACAACTAACTGAAATCAGTGCGATCACAAAAACCTCCAGAAGAGTACGCGCAGCGGCATTATCTGCCGCTTTGCGTTGCCGTCAAGTTTCGTCGTCTTGCTCGTAGTGCGACGGCTTTGTGCCCGCGCGCGGCTTGTGGCTATCTGCGCCTTCGAGCTCGTCTGCCGCGCGCTGCAGCCATTTTGCTAGCTTTCGCGCTTCAGTGGGCGAGATTAACGGCGAGACGTCGCCAAAGACGGAGACGGAAATGCCGGAGATATTTCCGTGCGCCGTTTTCCATTTGCCCGACTCGAGGAGCAAGGTCGGCGCGTCGTTGCCTTCGCCTGGAACGATTTCGTTCTTCAGCTCAAAAATGTCGCTTTCGTTTGTGACAATTACCACGGTTTTCGCAGCCTCGTCTGAAATTGTTCCAAATCGTCTAGAAACAACGCCGCAATGTCGCTGGCGTGCTGATAGGCGTCTCGCATGCCGCGTTGATATTCCGCACTGCCTTTGGCGGGCGGCCTATCCGCCAGATCGGCGACGGTTGCTAGACCCGCGACGGCGCGGCTCCGCAGCAATCGATATTCGGGCGCGCTGAGCACAAGCGCCGCTTCTTGGTCTGCGGCAACTGCTTGCATTTCGGCGGGCGCCTCGACCAGGACGCCAAGCGTCTGCAGCAACTTGGTGCAGCGCGCGACCAGATTGAAATCATGAAAATTTGTTGCGGAAACAGACTTTCGCGCAATTGTATGAAGGAGCACGCAGAGATCGAGCAAATCGTTATCAGGTTTTGGCGGCGTCGCCTCTTGCGACAAGGAACGCGAAATAGGTTTTTTTCTGCTTCTTTGTGCCGTAGTTCTTTCCTGCTTTTCGGCGTGCGCAAAGTCGAAATACAGCTGATTTTTCATCGGCTTTCTAACCGGCATGGTCAGCATAGATGAACTCCTTTTCAGGTTTCGACAGTCGCAGGTGAATATTTGCACGCGTAATACGAGCTGTAGACGTGCTTATGAACGGCGTCGGGTGACAATAAAGCGTCGCTGATAAACGTCTGTTCTCCAGCTTCGCGTTTGCTTGCGTGCCGAAGATACGCTTGACGCATTGCAACGCGCGTCTCGACCGGAATGCGCTCGTAACGATCGCGGCCGGGGCCGGTACGCTGCACTGAAATGTCGCCGGGCATGTCCAGCAAAAAACACAGGTCCGGGACGAGGCTCGAGGTTTGGCGGAAAACCTGGAGAATAAACTCTTCGTCGATCCGGTTGATCTCGCCCTGGTAAACGAGCGTTGAGAGCAACCACCTATCACAGATTACTGTGAAATTGTCGGCTAGCCGCTCACGAATGTAGGCGGCCAGCTCCGCCCGGGCGGCGGAAAACAAAAGCATCTGCGCTGCGCTAGAAATCGGCGCGTCGTTATGCAGCAGGATTTGCCGAATAGCAGTACCAATCTGCGTTGTACCTGGATCTGCCACCTGCTCGACTCTGCCGCCTTCGGATTTAAGGCGGTCGTACAACATGCGGGCTTGGGTGGTCTTCCCAGCCCCGTCGATTCCTTCGAACACGACGAACACAGCGTCTCCTTGCTGCGAGTGGATAGATATCTATCGCCCAGTGATACCGAAGCTCGGCGAATCGCCCAAAATACGGCGCGGGTCTTCACGCTGGGCTGCGTTTATGCCGACCGATGGCGTGTCGGTCGTTGCGTACGGCGTATCCGCCGTAATCAGCGCCAATTGGCTGCCGTCGGCCAGGCGCAACGCCAAACCGGCCGCTTGCATGCCGACACCTTGAATGCCTTTTTGGGCCAGCCAGTCGGTCATGAATGCGCAAAAGTGGTCAATCGGCGCGGCGGCCGCGTTTGGATTGGCCTGAAGATACTGTTTACGAATCTCGTCGACCAGCTCGCTTTTTGCCACTGGGTTTCTCCTTTTTGGGGTTTTCTTCGTGACTGACACGCGCCGCGATTCGTGCGCGAGCCTGACCCGCGATTTGCGCTGCCTGGCGCGCAGCGCGAGCTTTGGCTTTTGTTTCTTTTATCATTTGGCTGACTTCTTGCAAGCGATTCCGCGCGGCGTGTACGTAGAGCCGCAACTGATAGAACCGCGCTGCAGAGGTAACAGCGAGCAGATCGCCGTCCAATTGCATCAAAATCTTACGCGCGCGGGCGGCGGCTTCAATACCGCGGTCGCTTAGTAGTGTCAGCAGCTCGCTAGCTGTGCAAATGACGTCAGCGACAGCGATGATCTGCGTTTTTACAGTGCTTGCGCTAAGCCGCCCGCGATATTCCATATCGCGTTTGGTTTCCACCAGGCGAAAATCACGACTTAAATCGGCTACAGTGGCGGCAATCTGCACAGTCGTGTGTTCGGCGATTTGCTCAAACGGACAACGACTAACGTTGATCACATCATGCAGCAGAGCGCTGTGCACGACAATCGCCACACTCTCCTGCGTTTCTTCGCAAATCAAGTCTTTGCGAACGTCATAATAAACTTTGGTGGCAATCGTCTCGGCCATACGGGCTACGGCGACTGCGTGTTCCAACAGTGTCTGTCCGTGGACAGACGGCTTGTCCTGGTAGTGCTGCCGGGCGAAAGCCATGGTTGCACTAATCGTCTGTTCGACGTTCATCGGCACCTCCTTGTGCCTATGCTTACAAGTTCAACAGCTTTCGCCAGCTAGCCTCAAACACGTCCCGGCGCGCCTGCAGATTGTACGAAACTTTCTTTTGCATTGTGCTGATGTGCCGCGGATCGGCGATCAGTTCTTGGAGCGCGGCGGCGTACCGGCCATAATCGGCGACAGCGTGCGGCACGCCGTTGTCGTCGTAATCGATTTTGGTCTTGACCAGAGTCGCGTTGACGTCCGGATAGAGAAATTCAGTCTGCGGCGGAACGGCCAGACTCAGCAGCGGCGTACCCGCTGCCAAACTGCTCAAAGCACAATATCCGTAGTTATCGCACTCGGCAGGCCACAGGGTTAAATCGGCGTTTGTATACAGGTTAAATCGCTTGATCAAGGGTACGTTGCGCACCAAAGTCACTCGACCGCCCACGCGTTTTCCAAGCCGCGTGAAATAACGGGCAACTGCGGGACCAAAACGGCTCGAACTCACCGCCACGGTTAGGTGCGGCTCTTCCATCCGCTCGAGGATATAGCCCAGCGCGCCGATAAAAATGCGGGTCGCGCAGCGCGCATTTCTGTCAAACCACGGGAGAAACAGTCGAATGTGCCGGAAATCGAGTGGTTGACTTTTGCGCGTGATTGGCAGACCCGCGTCAAAAGGAATGAGCTCGACACGATTGAGTCTGTAAACGTCAACAAACAAATCACGGCACTCGTTCGACATAGCGACGATGTGATCTGCGCGCTTCAACGTTTTTTTAAATGGCGGCACCAGCTCTTGCCACATCGGCACAATAATGGTTTTTATGCCGCGGCGCGCAGCGTAATTTACTTGCTCGACCCGCGGCGCGTGCGTCCAAATAATCGCGGAACGGTTTTTAGCCCAGTCAGTGAACTTGCAGTTACCTCGAAAAAGCACGCTGTGGTCGAACGACAGCCGCAATTTACCGGGCGAGTTGTCGGAATAGATGTCGCACGGCTCGCCCAGTCCGCGCAATAGCCCTGCCAGGCGCACTGCGAGATAGGCCTGGTCGCAATGTGCGTAGTGGGTGTAGATCCCAACACACATTGTGGTTTACCCGGGGGGCTGACCCTGCCCAAACTGCTGCGCCATCATCATGGCGCCGCCCTGGGTTTTCGCCTGTTGTCGAATGTCGTCAATAATGCTCGACACCAGCGCGTGCGTTGTTGGGTCGGTGCGTTTGAGCTTAATCAGTTCAGAATCTTTTTGCGCTTCGGGCAGCGCAAGAATCTGCTGCGCAAGCAGCTGCGCCTGAGACTGCATATCTTCTGGCGTAATGGGAACATTGGGAGAATTTTGTCGCTGCATCATAAATGCGTCGACAGGGCTTCCACCGCCCATACCTGGTTGCATTGGCGCGCCCGCAGGGGCCGCGCCGGGCTGCCCTGTCGCGCTGGCACCTGGATTGCCCGCGCCCTGCATCATCTCGGCCTGCTGCGACAGATCCTGCATGCTTTGAGCTTGCTCCATCTCTTTTTGCATGCGGCCCTGTTCCTCGGCGTAAATCCGCTCTTCTTCGAGCATTCGCTTTGTTTCTTCCTCGTAGTCCAGGCCCACGCTCTTGAGCCCCGTGGTCTTGGAGACCATTTGACCCTGCATGAGCTGGAGCTTGGCCATCTGGCGGTTGAGATCGTCTGCGTGAGTGACCCGCTGCAGTTTGATCGAGATCGGCTCCCACGATTGAACGCGCGAAAGCGCCTGGCCCAAATTACGAAGAAAGTTGTTCAAGCAATGCGGCAGATGGCTCCAATTGGCCTCGAACAGTCGCAACGCTGCGGGCGCCGCCTGGAAGCTGAGCGTGCCGTTCATCAATTCGACCGGCATGCCGATGCATTTCATAAGCGTGTCGAACGCCTGCTCAATAAGATCACGCGGCGCCAGCGCCGTGGCGTCGCCGCCCAGCGCCTGGTATTCAACGGGAAACGGAAGAATGTTCCAGCGCGCGGGGTCAACGCGACGGGCGCGAAGCATTGCCTGGACGCGCGCCGTGAAGCTGCCCAGATTAATCGCGTGAACCGGGTCGCCGGACGCTGGATCTCCACCGCGAGGCGCGGGCGTGATCACGCGGAAGGGAATCACGTAATCCAACGCGATCGCTTCGTTGTAGCGCTGGAGAATTTGGTAGTACCACGCCTGCCGGAAATTCACCAACACGCGCGAAATGCCCCAACCTCGGTTGCGCATTCCAGACAGCGCGTCTTCTTTGGCGTGATAAATGACGGCCTTATCAAACATCAAATCCTTGCCGTCCTTAATCGCCTGAATCACTTCCCAGCTGGCGTGCTCTAGGTGGTGAAGGTGCCCGGCTTTGATCAGGTTTCGGTAGTCCTCGGGAATTTTCCAGACGTAGGTGCATTCCTCGCTGTACGGGTCCCAAAGAATGTCGATCTCGTGCGGGTTCCAACGTTTAATGCGCAGGCCGTCTTCGCTGGAACGGCGATCGATGTGATTGAATCGGCCGCTGTAATGGCACTGCGGGCAGGTCGCGTGAAAGTCGAATTCTTCCCACTTAAATTTGTAAGCAGACGAGCTGTGCATTTTGACGAGCGGCGCTTCAAGCCCGCATTTTTTGCACGCGAGATACCTGCGAAAAGGAACAAGCAAACTGGTGAAGCTGTTTCCGTAGGTGAGCATGTCCATCGCAACGGTTTTGAGAACCGTTTTGATGCCCAGCGTTTCCTCGAGAAACACCCGGTACTTTTCCTTCTCCTCGCGGCCGATCGTGTTTTCGCCGAGATCGCCTACCTCGACGTCAGTGATGAAGTACGAAACGACGCGGTCAATGGCCTGCCGGTAAGGGCCATTGGCGTTCATGATGTACTCGCACCACCGTAGCGCGACCTGGATGCTCTCCGGCATCGACAGGCTGGCGACGTCGCAAAACGGGTCGGGAAAACGCTCGTCGGCCAAGGCGCCGCGACCAAGATTGCCGAATCCGGCGGAGCCAGAAGGAGTTAACACAATAGCGCCTCGTCCTTGAAGTTAACGAAGCGACTTTTTGGTCGCCTCGGCCGCAGCCTTGCGAAAATCACTATCCAGCTGGCGAACGATTTCACGCCCGGCTTCAGTCGTTTCACACGGTTGTGTGATACTGGCCGCGGTTTTGGCCGTATCGCCGTCTTCGGGCGGCGTGGTGTGAGGCGCGATGATTCCTTGTTTTTCCATCACTGGTCGGATCCTTCCAACGCCCAAAGCGCCTTTTCGACGCGAAGTACACAATACTCCCGAGAATCGTAAATGTACTGAAAACCAGTGGTATGGACAAGATATAACCGGTTGTCGTCGCTAATCTTAGCGGCCCAGGGACGCGCGTAAGGATCGTTGCTAGGCGGAAACCACCTGGCGGCAGACTGTTCAAATCGCACGTCATAAACCAGCACAATAAACCCCATTTCTTCCGGACTGTCTGGCTCAGGCCGGGCCACGTGAACCAGCACGTCGTGGAAGAAAGCCGGGACCGTGCCGATTCCTTCTTTCTCGAAATAGACGAGTTTCTGTGGCGGGCCATTGGTTGCGCTTTTTGCAACCACTGGAACAGTGTTGGCGGCCATAGAGCCTTTCTTCAGGCCGAAAGCGGCCATGGGACTGTAGCCCCGGTCGATTTTATCAATGGGCGGCGCAGCTGGGCGCAGAACAGGCTGCGCGAATCTGCGGATGGCTTCGACTTCTTCTTCCAGCTCAGCGACGACGTCTTGCTCTTCAGTGTCGTAAGAAACCGCTACAGGCGCTGGGGGCACGGGCGGCGGAGTTTGTTTGATCGGCACCCGTTTCACGCCCGACTTAGATATCTTTGCCAATTCCTCGAATGCCACGGCAGCGCGCTCCCGGATTGAATTAATGTCGTTTCCCTGTACAGCTTGCCGTGCGGTCGCCAGGGCGTGCGCCACGGCGTCACCGGTAATTTTGTCCATAGTCAAAACGGCGTTACCCCCGTCGGGTTCTACGTGGATCTCCAAATGCGCGCGGTCATGCGGATCGTAATTCTCCGGCAACCCGCCTGGCGTCGAGGGCGCAACCACAACACCGCGGATGCCACCTGGCCCGCGCCGCATTAAATCGGCCAAGGAGCGGCCGTTGTCCATACGGACTTGGGACGGATCAAGATAGTTTGTTGTGCTCATAAGCGCTGATATCTAAAGAAGAGCGTAGGCCCGGGGCTTGCGCCCCGAGCTTAGCTCTTCTCACTCAAAGGCGGCCGAGGTCAACTCCGGGCACGTACTATATAGCGCAGATCTTGCAATCTGGAAATACAGCCGCCCCAGCGGAAACCCCGGGCCGCAGACTTCTTTAAGGTGGTCCGCGGAAAGGACTACCTCAGCTAATACCTCACCGCTTATCAAATGCGCACACACCAGTCCTTTGTCTTTCTCTGCTGGAAAGAAGGGGAGCACGTGTGGATGGCCGTCTTGAGCGAGCAGCCACGCAAGCGTTTTCCCCGGAGGACGAAGTATGTAACGCACTTGATTTACGCCGCGTTGGCGCCCACGCTGCGCGTCTTTGTCGGCGGACGCCAATCCGGCGGCGGGAGAAAATCGCCCGCGTACGGCGCTGGCAACGCCGTCAAGCTTTCCGCCGTGACGATCTGTGTCGCCGACAGCCGAGAGAGCAACAACGGACCGCGCGGATTTTGCGCTGCCCGCAGGAGATCCTCGTCCGAGGCCTCCCAAGCAGCGCGACTGTTGCCGCACGCGTGCCGCATTGCCAAAGCGACGCGGTGTGGTTCAAACCCTTCGAATCCCGCCGCGCAATTCACTTGCTCAGAAGGATTACAAAGGGCGTCAAAGAGCTCCTCTTCGGTGAGGCGCTCGCCGAGTGGAACAGCCGCGCGGAACTCGTGGGCCAGCCGGTCGAGCGTTTCCGCCGAGACTGCTTCCAGATCCGTGACGCCGTATTTGGCCAGCACGTCGGTCGCCGGGTTCGGCATTTCGTGCAGAGCTGCTGCGGGGTTCCAGTGAGGAACTCCAAGCACCGGCGCGAAATCCTGATACCCAGTTTCTTGATCGATCGCCTCGGCGACGATCGCGTCAGGCACAATGGCGCTGTTGACCAGCGTCATCCCGCGCACAGACGTGCTATCGCAGAGATCTTCGCGCAGCCTCTCGGCGTACGCTTCGATCAAAGCGGGCTGCATCCCTGCAGTGAGTGCGCGCAGTTTTGTCATATCGATTTCCTCGCGTCCCGTGAAAAACGGAACAAGGAAACTTGGGTGCCGCGGAAGCGCCGGTCGGACGCTTCTTGGCTGACTCACGGCCCGCTCACCATATCGCACCAGAGCGCGGAGCATGCCGACTGCACGCCGAGCTAACACGAGGTTATCTGCGGGCAGGCACGCGCCGCGGGCGCCGATCGTCATGGGTTGCGTGAACTCGTAGCGGAAAATTCCGCCGTAGACCATCTTGCCGTGCCGGGGACGCGCGACGGCGCCCGAAAACGACAGCCCGCCGGTATCGGTCACTTCCATCTTCACCGCGATCGGCCGCCGCAGCCGGTCTTGGCTCGATCCACCGATCCGCCGCGGTCCACTGAAACGCTGCTGGCGACCGGGCAGCCACATAAGAGCGACAAGGCCCGTTACTGCCGCCGCGACCCGAGAAAATCTTCTAAGCTCCACGACCTGCTGGTTGATCAGATCGTTGACTTCGTTTTCCTGGTGCGTGCTCATCCCAATGCTCCTTCTTAGGTGGTTGTTTCGTAAACAAATCCAATCGTCCAGCCGCGAAAGCAGCGTAAGCGGCCTGCCGGGTCATTTTGGTGCCGTCATACACAACGAACACCTTCTCTTTTTGCCAAACTTGTCCTTCGATTGGCACGAACTTTTGCGTGTTCGCAAATTTCACAAACACTTTGGTTTTGTCGGGCGCGCCGTACTGCTGTACGACAACGCGCCCCCTGTACGTCAGAAACTGCGCCACAGCACGTTGGCTCCTCCTTCGGGCATAAGCCCGGCTAAATGTGCCCCGGGCTAAACACAGCACACTGGGCACGTAATATGCCCGCAAAACGCGCACAATTTAGCTGTCCGGATCAGGAAGCACGTCGTCAAATACACCAAGGCCATCGCCGCTGTCGTCGAACGGATCTACAGCTGCAGCGCGGTGATTTACCGCTGGCATTTTTAATTGCGGCGGATCCTCGAGATTGATGGGATCAACGCCCAGGTAGCCGGTCTCGTCTTCTTCAAATTCAGTCGGCGAGTCAAACAACGGGATTGGTTCTTGCCCGGGCACAAGCAGGTGGCGCATGGGCGGCTTGGAGATCTTCAACCGCTCGCCACGAAATGCGAACACAGAAACGTCCTGATTAATGCGGGTTTTGAGATACGCTGTCAGCTCTTCCAGCGTTTTAAATGCCTGCGTGAAATACGTACCGTCATGGTTTAAGACGGCTACGTGGAAAGATATCTTTTGAACCTCGGCCGTGGCGGGTGCGGCAAGTTCCTTCTTTTCTTTTGTCATCAGTCACCCTCCCTCATCTGCAACGGGTCGCGCTTGGGCACGCCGCCAAGAAAATTGGCGCGCGGAATATCGGCGGGCAAAACGCCGCCATGCAGTCCCACATTCCGCGCCAGGGGTCGAAACGGCGATCGGTCTTGCATGTAGGCGACAAACGTGTTCGCCAGCACGCCAAAAATCTTCACCGACAAAACCTCATGTTTTCGTGAGGTCGGATCGGGAATGAGCAAATCGTAGCTCATCGTGTTTGCGAACACGCCGCGGCTTTGATCGGAAAAAGCGATGCCGCCAATGAACTCAAAACAATCTCCGGCGTACTCCTCGTCGATGGCGTACAGGCGCTGATCCCAGTTCACCTTGGGGTGGCCAGGAATCTGCACAACGCCCAGGCCGTCGAAGAACCGCTCTGCGTCTTTCTTGAGCTGGATGCAGAACGGGCGGTAATCCGGCGGCAAGTTATACCGCGCGTCAAACTCCTGCACCGGATCGCGGTCAAAGCCGCCGTGCGTAATCAGAAGCGCAGGCGTGAACAAACAAAACTTCTTGCCTTTGTTGCGCAAGGCTTCTGCGCAAGAGATCTGCCGAACAGCGTCGGCGTTAGTGATCGGCTCGACGGGCTGAAATGTGCTCGGGCGGATCATGGTTTGACCTTCAGCGGCGCAGCATTTCGTACGTTCTGCAACAAAAGCAAAAGAACAAAAGCGGCGTCTGCTACGTTATCTAGACCGTCCGACTTGTATTTAGACTGGTCGAACGCCGTGCCAAGTTTCTTGTTGGCGGCCGCAATCATGTCTTCCTTGTTCGCCCGCCCGTTGCCGGTTGCGAATTTCTTAATCGTGGCGATCGCGTAGCCGTTCGAGAGAATGTTGTTTTCCTGCGCCCAGGTCGCCACGGTCACCTTGAGCCCGCCCAACACTTCGCTCGCAGTGGCCACGCGAGCGAGTACGGCCGGAATGCCGAATTTCTTGTTCATGAAAAACTCTTTGGGCGGAGAGTATTTCACGTCTTCGTAGGCCACCGCGTCTGGTTTCACGGCATTGAGAAAAGCACGTAACCGCACAAACCGCGCTGCGCCGCTCTCTAACCCCTGCGTGGACAGGTCCCATTGAAAAAGCTGGAGTTTTTCCTGAAGCAGTTTTTGGCCTGCGACGTAGTCATAAATGGCCACGCCGCAATTGCTCCCCAAGTCGAGACCTAGGCAACGAATTGCATCTTCAGGCGCTTTTCCTAGTTTCCCCGAAAACTCACCGGGGTCTTTGTACATCCTGTACTTGGCCACTTAATTCTCCCGAATGCCGATAAGTTGTTTCCACCAGGGTCGCCGCTCGGACGTCTTGAGCCGGACAAGCTGCGCTTCAGCCTCGAGCGCGCGGCTGCGCCATGTAATGCGATCGGTCTGCATCAAATCCAATCGCGTGCGCAATAGATCGCACTGTAAACGCAAGTGTTCAGCCGTAACGTTGGCGTTAATCACTGGCGCGCCCATGCGGGCTGTAAAATCGCGCACAGCCGCCGCAAACCGGCACATTTCGTTCTGCGACGGAGAATCTTCGCCCACCTCGGTCACCTCGCGAACGGCCTTGAACCAGGCGCCCAGAATGACCTCTCCGACGGTTGCGAGCAGGTAGAGCCGCACAGTTAACCGCGTCGAAAACCAATCACGGCGGGCGAGCGCTTTTTCAAGCGAGTCCACAGGGTCGGCGCCGTTAACGAAATCACGCTGCGCGTCGGCGAGAACGTTCACGACGGCAATAATTTCTGCCTCGCTGATCTCGTTGTTTTCTTTCCACTGCTGCAGCTCGGGCGTTGGCGCGTCTAAGTTTTCAATCGCTGTCTTCAGCAGCGTCGGCGTAATGTACGCGTAGTCGCGTTCCGGGTGGTAAAGCGGACCGTGGCTGTCCTTTTTCTTATAGCCAATCGTCATGATCGCCTCTGAGTCGAGGGGTTTTGCGCTTCCTGCGGCCGCGGATGCCACTGGTGAAAAAAACCGGGCACCCGTTCCCGCACAATCTCCATTTTCTGATAGGCGCGCCAATACACGTCGTCATCTTCTCGACCGTAGCGCGCGCCCCAACGCTGTCCGTTCCAACCGCCTAGATCGTAAAAATCTTCGGCAACAAAACCGCAATTGCCGCGGCCGCTGTCGCGCCACCAGCCGTTCGCCGTCGAGCCTGGCGCGCGAGTGAACGGGCGACCGTTGTCGCGCACTGCCATTGGCGCGTGCTCGTAGAGCGAGTAACAGATTGGAAAATAGGCTTGTCCGGTGTTGACATAGCGGCGCACGCGGGCGGAAAAGTCCGGTGGCAGCACCATATCACAGTCGACAAAAAACACCAGGTCATCTGCGCAGGGTTGCGCGAATCGCATCGCCTGGTTGCGCGCGTGAGCGCGATTGATGTGCCCGTACTCATGCCCGGCGACATAACGGACGCGCCGCGACGACGCGGAATAGATATCTTTCCCGCTACCGTCCCAGTCGTAGACGTGAAGAAGATCGGTCTCGTTGTCAGGCTGCGCCGCCAAGCGTAAGTAACTGTCCCGCAGAACGGCAAAGGTGTCCCAGCGATTGTAAACCGCTGTGCAGTAATGAATTCGGCTCATGCGGCGCCTCGCGCGTCATTGGGGATGCGTGCCGCGGCAGTTTAGGCATACCGTGCCATCGTCGTCGTGTTCGAAGAATCCCATATTAACGCACTGTGTGCATTCGCGCTGGACAAGGCTTTTGGGATAAATGCCCGCGGGGCACTCATCTTGCCCAACCCAGCATTTATCGCAGTCATGCTGGTAGCCGCGCGGACACGGCTTCGCCCGGCAGCGAACCTCGATCTTTGGTTTGTTTTGCGCAAGCAGCCCGCTGGAATTGCTCACTGTCTGAAAATAGGGCGCGTCCGTACTGCGGCCTGCCTCGATGTGGGCGAAAAACATCAATCCCATAAAATACGTCGGCGACTTGTAGGGGTAGAGCCCGCGCGACGAAGAAAAGCCGAGCGTGCGCGAAATTGCGCGACAGCTGCGCAAGCTGAAGAACTGCGAGAACACCATCGGACAAGGCGTGCCCGCCAGTGCCCGCACATCCATAATGTAGCCCAGGCTATTACGCCGTTTGTCTGGGCGCATACGCTCTACGCGCACCGGTACGATCTCGTCTTTAATTTGTCGCGTCCATGGAAGCACCCGTTCGCCGCGGACAAGACTATCAACGTTTCCGGCCAGCCGCCAGGCGAGGTCCCGCGCCTCCCGGTGGCTGAGCGTTGTGCCCGCGAGAACACGCAATGACTCAAAAAGCGCGTGACGCGAGGCGGTCTCTGGGAGCTCGCGCAAAATGTCGTTACAAACATCCGTGACGGTCTCGCCCACGAGTCGCGCGCCTACGTACGGCCGCAGCGCATGAGCAAAAAGACGGTCACGCCGGAGCCGCACGCGAGAGAAGCTGAACCCTTTGACTTTCATGATGCACCGTTGCGTTGGGCGTTTACGGCGTACTGCGCACGGCTACAGACTGCTTCAATGACCTCAGCTGCCTCGCGAGCACGCGCAGCCTGATCGCGGATAAGCGCGATTAGGCGATCGGTTTCCTGTGAAAGCAACGGTGCAAGATCGCCTACACGTTTTACTGCGCGGAGCACGGCTGTAGTTTCCTTGCCGTTTACCTGAAACGCGATAGTGATCTTGTTAATATCGACGTGATCTGGAATCGGGTCACTGTCGTGCAACCCGTTGAGCTGGCTAGTCAGCGCGCGCAGCGCGTCGTATGCCTGATAGGCGTCAACGATCCGAGGGCCTGCCGCGGAAATTGCGCTGGCTGGGTCGTTGGCTGCGGGAGCCGCTGCGCTTGCAGTTTCCAGCGCCGAAGCAGGCAAAGAAAGCGGAATCTTGACCATGGTTCACTCCGTGATGATGGCAAATCCGACCCAGTTGCAAATGCTGACGCACTCCTGCGTGTCAGGGTCGTAACGCAGTTCAACCGGAACGCCGGTCACGATGTACAACTCGGTGATCGGCGTCGGCAAATAGCTGGCGCAGGACAACCCCAGCTGCAACATGAACGCCAAGGCCTTGTCGCCTTTGGGGCTGAGCGTGTACGGAAACAGGGGAATCCGAATGTACTCGTCGTGCTCAGTTTTGGCCCAATGCGGCGCGGTGCCGGACACCAACGGGTCTGCGAGCACCACCCATTTGCGTTTATCTTCTTTGCGCGACCGAATCAGCGCAGGGCGAAAGGGCTGCTCACGCGGCCAGCGCTCGCGCGTCTCGATAAGGTCGACGGTTTCGACTGTCAGTTTCATGATTTGACCTTCGTGCTACCGCGCCTGTACCGCGGTTCATAAGGGCAGTTCTGACAGCCAGAGCCGCAGCACTTACCTTGGGCCAGAAGCGCCTGGCGTGGGAGCGGGCGAGGGCCGATAGCGAAAGCCGATCGGCGCCTCGTTGTGCCCGCGGCGGGGCGCTTTGCTTTCGACCCCTTTTTCATTGGCGTTAATCCAAACTGAGTCACGAAAGTGAGAAATCGGCACGTCTTGCTGGCCGCATAGCGCGCCCAGCATAACGTCGCCTCCTCGATGCCGCAGGTCTCGCGGCGGCCAGTCGTGCAACAAAAGCAGACTAGAACGCGCCACCCACCAGCCGCCCGTAATAAACTTGACATACGGCGGAATGGCCCTTCCCGTATACCATGGCTGGTCTTTAATCCACCGCGGTTGGTCGCCTAACAGCCGCTGCCTGTAAAGCGATCCGACCATGGCGTACGTGTCGAGCAAATTCTTAACCCTTGGCCACCACGTTGCCACGTCGCAGTTCGGCGCCAGACAAGAGTCGTCGTCGAACCACATCGTAAGCGGCGCACGAAGCGGCCGGTCATACAGCATCCGGCGCATGATGGGGTATTTGAAAATGTTGCCGTCGGGCTCGACCCACACGTGTGTGTGAAAGTCGCGCTCTGCGGCCTCGCGCACGTACGCCTTGGTCTTCTCGCCGACAGCGTTGAAGCCAAACCGGAACTCGACGTTTTGCTTAGCCAGGGCGCGCATCGGTGCATTAAGCACTCTTTGTGCGAGCGGCAGGCAAATGTCATCTTCTCCGTAGAAGAGCACGCACACGCAAAGTTCAGGAGTTGCGTCACACGCCATCGTGGCCGTCCTTGGCTAAATTCGCGCGGGGACGCTAAATGCGCGCGTTTTGTAGTTTGCTTTTAGCAATTGCTACAGGAAGCACCACAGGCTGCACGCGAGAGCGACTGAGAAGGTTTACCGCTTCCGTCATGTCCGTTTTGGCAACGGAACCACCCTCCCGAACCGCCTTCACCATGTTCTGCATTAGCGTTACAAACTTGTTGCGATCCTTGGCTACGCTAAAACAAAACCGCACAGAAAACTGCGTTACAGACTTGCCCGCGTGCTCGTCAATGACAGCATGACGTTCCCACGCTTGGCCTTTCTTATCGCGGGTGTAAACCAGCGAAAGGCGGCCGAGCAAATCGTACACCAATAACAGCGGCGATTTATCCACGTCGTCGTTGAGCGAAAAGACGTGCGGATGCTCGGTCGTTGGCACGAGCGGCAAACTAGGCGCGGTCTTCTCGTCCAGCGGAACACGGAAAAAGTGCGTCGCGACAGTTCGCTCGCCCGCGACGTCATTGTTGACGAGCATGCTCGCCTCCAACACGTTGACGCCGGGCTCGATGACCACAGGGATTTCACGAACAAAGAACATGAGGAAGCCTCAGCGGGTGATTTTGTTTTTGCGCCGAGTCGCGGCGGCGGCCGCTGCGGCGCGCCGTGCACTAGTCGTAAGATCTGAATCGCTCTCCTCTTCTTCGTCCTGCTCAGCAGGTTCCAGGGCCTCGCAAGCCTTGTTGAACATGCCAACGTGATCGCCCACTACGTCTGAGAGCTTGGTAAGCATCTCACCAATTTCTTCCCAGTGTTGCTGGGCCACGCCGTCTCGCTTGGTGGGCGAGGTGTTTACGTAGTCGTCGTAGATGTTCTCGTCACCCAACCAGAGGCTTTCAGAACGGCCAATAAACCGCCGCAAATGCTGCAGCAGGTCGTGGAGCTGGTTTTTGATGCCCTTGGGCGCCTGGTGGTTCCGGCCACCCTTGCTCTTCTTGCCGCGCACTTCCTGCAGTTCAACGGCAAGCGTTTTGGCCGGAAGAGCCTCTTCTGCGCACTTTTCTTCGAGAGCCGCGCGCTTGTCGTCGTCTGAAATTTGGCTGAGCAGCTGGACGTGCGACATCGTCAAACGCCACCGCGGCGCGGACGGGCAACGCATTTCCAGCAGGCGCTGCAGCTGTCGTTCACCTGCGTACCGCTCGTAAAACGTTTCCGCCGACCGCATTTGATCTGCGGTGTAAATCGGAGCAAAAACAGAGATCAGCAGCGATGCGGCGTCGACATGCGCCGTCTTCTGTTCAGCTGTAAGGTACGTGTCGGGGTTTTCCGATACCTCACGAATAAGCCGCCCGATATTCCAGAATGACGTCAGGCTTACGGCGTGCGCCTCGCCGAACAACCCTTCGATCTGGCGAACGACTGTCTGCATGTTGGGCGCCAAATCAGGCGCATTTGCGATACGCGTGGCCGCCGCCGTTTGTGCAACAACCATTGCATTAGATTTACGAGCCATAGAAACCTCCTTTAATGAATAACCCGTTTCTACTTCTTGCTCTGATAAAGTCAAGACAATTTTCAAGATCAAGCAGAATCGCCCGGTTTTCGACCCTTCCGAATTTTTGGCGTCATCATTTCCATTGCTGCCATCTGCAATCGATCTCGCGAGGCGGCGGGCTCGTCGCGAGCGAAGCGCAGCAACGAACAGACCAGGTCATAGGCTGTGCGCGCACCAAGAACACTGTGCGTATAGACCTCAGTCGGGTCGCGAGGATCCAGATCTGCGCCGACCATTGCTGCGTTTTTAACGATTGTTTTGGCGTCGTCGCGCAGCAGGCCACGCCGTACAAGCTGTTCCACCCACTGGCCGACAACGTCGTTGAACTTCTCCGTGTCGTCAGTCAGCCCGAGCGGCGTTGCTTGTAGCTTGCCCAGTTGCGCCACAATACGCGGCATATCCAGCTCGCGAACGACGGCCTTGGCGACAAGCATGTTTGTACGCCCGGCCAAATCTGCGCCCACGTGGCTCATACGGGCGTTGTTTCTGGGCCGTTCCAACGCAGGGCCAAAACGCGTCAGCAAGCAAAGCACGGCGCTAATCGCTTTGTGTCGGTCTTCGCTATTGTTGAAAGACCAGCCCGCGGCAATCGTGTGCCGTGAATCTCGATAGATATCTTTCCGCTGACTGGTCGGGTCGATGTAGAACACGCGCAACGCGCGGCCAACAAGCTCGGCTCGCTGAAAACGGGCCGTCGGCTGCTGGGCCTGCATCTCGTTAACGACAATCTCCAAGAACGCGCTATTGTCGAGCATGCGATGATTCAAACCCAAGAACCCCTCGACGACGCGTTCGCGGTGATCGACCAGAAGCGTCCGCTCACGCACGGCGTCAATTCGAGTGCGGGCAACAAGGTTAAACAGACTGACCGCGGCTTGCAGGCTCGGCTCTGCTTCTTGATTTGCACTAATGCGCTGCTCGCCCGCCACTTCGCTGAAAACGCTGGCAAGGCCTGGCGCTAAACCGGTCGCCAGCGCCTGAAAGCCCAGGTAGTTAAACCGGTAGCCGTTTTCTGCCAGGCGGCCGTCAGGCGCCATGAGAAGCTGCTCGACATCTGAGATGGGCACGCAGTCCGTGTGCTCGCTGCGCTGCGCAAGAAACTGTTGCAGATCGTTCAGCTGCTGGGAGTTAAAAGCCAGCGCCGTGACGGGCGCAAAAATCGATCGGTTACGAATTGTAGCGCCAGCCATCCATGCGCCTTCAGTTAGAGCGAGAACCAGTCTAACCCGATGGTTTTGAATAAGTGTTTAGTGGGGCACGTTGCAATTTCGAGGCGGCCGTCTTCGTCTCGCAATTGAAACGACGGGCCGGACACGTTGTAGTCCAAATTGTGAGCACAATAGAACGTACGCACCACTGGAAACACGAAAATCCAACGATTATCTGTGCCGTTAACGGCGTCTGTGGCCAGCGATTTAGTCACCGCTTTTACAAGTCGATTCTTGTCATGCGGCCTAAAAAGTGCCTGAAAATCCAGCTCGTGAAGTCGAGGAACCCGCCGCCCGTGAAGCCGCCCTGGAAATCCGCGAAACGTATGATTAAACCAAGCAAAGTTCAGTTTGTTCTGACCTGTTTCGCGACGACACGCGTTCGCCATAAAACTCCAGCCAGTAATCTTGATGCCGCATTCGGCAAAAACGCGTTTGATGACGCGCTCTTCGTAGTCGAGCTGCCGTTGTTGGCGGCGGAGCTCGTCCTGCGCAGTGTCCTCACGGCGGAGGTTGTCAAAGAAGTTGTCACGGTTCATCAGGTCGCCTGCGCGGGTTGCTCCGGTTCCTTCTTCAGCAGCTCGCCCTGTGGTTTCTCGGACTTGTGTTGGCGTTCACGCCGGACACGCCGCTTGAGCGTTTCGATTTCGCGCTGCAGCGCATTCACCTTCGTCGCCATAGTCCAAAGCGCGAACTTGATGTCGGCTATGTGCGGAATTTCAGGCCCGTCCTCAATGTCCATTTCAAACTGCTCAAGCATGAGCCCGCGACACACGCCAATAATCAAATCCGGTTCTGCGTCTTTCCGCAGCAAATGACTCAGCTGCTGATACGGAGTCATCTCGTGCGACTTGTGCTTTGTGGTTGCCATACAAACCTTTCTATAACTAACTGACCTGCCCCAGAGGATCAAAATCCGCCGGAATCACATCTTCGGTCATGCGAGATTCGCTCGCGCGCAACTCGGGCTCATCGACGATGTTTTGCTTGGCCAGTTCGGCCATCACCTGTTCGCGATAACGCACTGCTGGGTCGCACACCAGATAGTCATTTACACCCAGAAGCCCGTGAAGCACGCCCATTACCTTGGTGTTCTTCTCGAGCACCATGGCGATGTCGACCTCAGACAGGGCTTCTTGTTTGGATACGCCCAAAGCCTCGGACCAGACCAGCGGCACGTCGGCGTTTTTGGTGCCGTGCTTGTACTCCAGATCACACACCTGCCGGAGCAGCGCCGGAAGCTTGGGGTCCATGCCCGCCGGGAGCTTCTTGTTGTTCTCGTCCTGCAGCTCTATGAGGAGCCGGATCGTGGCGGTGTGCCAGTCCCAGTAGTGGAACTGCTGATTCTTGAACGTGTCCTCGCCGTTTTTGTCTTTAGCGGGCACGATCTCGTTGTACCACATGAGATTAACTACAACTTTGCGCCCAGGCGCGCCGAGATTGTTTTTGGTCGCCGTGATGCGCACCGCCTGGCCTTCGGCCCGGCCGAACTGAAGCGTCTTGCTCGAGGTGCGTTGCATATCAAGAATCAAGGTCGGATAGTAGTCGAGACTGGCGCCGCCGGGAGCGTATTTCTTGGGCGGGCCAAACCCCATGGAGTTGATTTCCTCCTTGAGGTGGTTGGTAGCCACGAACGCGATCGGGTAATGCCGCAGGGTGGGCACCAGCGCCGTGCGCATAAAATCCGATAGGTTGCGGGCCAGGTACGGGTGACCTGCCGCCGCGTGCCCCTCTTCGGCCACCTTGTCGACGCGACGATCGACCTCCACGGCCGAGATCGAGTCGATGCCGATGCACACGGGAAAAGCCTTGTCGGCGTTGTCGGCCTGCGCGTGGATCTTCTGGCAGAAACCCATGTACTTCTTTTGCCAGTCTTCGACCGACTGCGCTTTCACGCAGAACGTGCGCTTCTTGTAGTCGGCGTTGTGCCCCATGATGCCCTCGAGCATCGTCTCGGAGTTCTTGTTCTCCGTGTCAATCAGGATTGCGCCGCCGCCGTAGACGTTAAACCAGCGCATGATCTCCATGAGCAACGCAGACTTACCGGCAGAGAACTCGCCGCGAAGCTGTGTAAACCGCGAGAGCGGAAAGATGTTGGCCTGAAGCAAGTACCGCGCAGCCAACGACGGCAACGGCAAACCGATTAGTGGATCCTGGTCCTCGGCATTCGCCTTGAGAACTTCCGTGATCGCGGGGTGCTCCCCGTTCCTCGTTTGAAGGCTAATTCCTTCTTCTTCCGTCGCCTTTTTACGTTTTGCCATAACTCCCTCAAAAACCGCCGCGCACTACACAGTGCTGACAGTAGGCTGTGAAAAACACCAACACAGTGCCCGCGCGGGACCGCTGTGTCTAATCAGACGTTCAGCGCTTACGGGCCGAAGCTGCCTGCCGCGCTTTAGCGATGATGTCTTGAACATTCGCAACCGGGCGCGGAGTTGCCGCGGGCGTCGACGGAGGCGTTGCGTCAGCCGCAGAAGAGAACATCTCATCAACGCCTGCAGCTTCATCGTCAGTCAGCTCGCCCGGCACATTAAACGGCACAGACTGGGCGGTAGCGGCGGCGGGCGCGACGCCAGTCGCTTTGGTTTGATTCACCGGCGGCGAGAACGGCTGGACTGCCGCACGGCGTGGCGCGACTTCCGGTTCCTCCAGATTCTCGACGTCGCAGTCGCTCATATCGACCGTCGTCGTACCGCGCGGGAGCGTCCGCAGATACTGCGGGAACTCCTGCCAAGCGAACTGCAACGCCTCTCTGGGAAACGCCTTGGACAGCATTTCAGCCTGCTCTTCGTACGTGGGAATAAACATGTATTCGTCCCACGACTGCGTCTCGGTAACAAGCTGCTCGGCGTAGGGCTCGAGCGACACCGGGTGCCCGTTGTAGGCATCGTGAATCACCACACGGTGCGTCATTGAGCTCGGCTGCGCGCAGCTGCCCACAATCACAGGCGTTTGCTGCTGCGCGTACTTCGGAATCTGCACGCCCGTGAGACCCTGAACCGACATCGCCGTAGCGTTCTTGACGTTGTGCCCGTTTGTGAAACCCTCGGGCACAAATGTGATCAGTTTGGCGGCCCCAAAGCTGAGCATGTCACCCGTGAGGTACTCGCCGGTCGCTTCGTCACGAACGGCCAATGCCGAGTAAAGCGCTTGAGCGGCCGAGGTCTTCAGGCCGATAATCCGGGCGTTCTTCTTCTGGTCTTCGCCGAACGTCAGCAGTGTGGGACGGCCCATTTCATCGAGGCCCACGGCCGAGGCCGACACGAACAACGTCTTCTCCGGCTTGCGGAGCGAACCGACGTGCGACTTGGGCACAAAGTTTTTCGACAGCAGTTCGGCGTAGAGCCGACCGATGCCCGGGGTGTCCTGATTCTTGTACGCCGTGTTGCGCAGGACGTGATAAGGCGACTCATACATGTCCAGATCGGGGTTGCCGTCGTGGATGATGAAGCACACGCCCGGGTTGCCGACCCAGTTGGCGCAGGTATAGAGTCGCGACCAGTCGCCGAATGCGGCGTCGTCTCGACCTTCACGAAAATTGACAAACTGCCGATTACCGGCAGCGTCCTTGTTGGTCTCGTCATAAATCGGCAAAAGACGAATGGTGAAGCCGTTGGCGAACAAATCCGCGCCCTGAGCTACCAGGACGTTGTTCTGCTTGCCGTATGCGTAGCGGCGTTTGGCTGGGTCGCCGCCACCGCCGCCCGAGCCGATACCGTGCGCCTTGCGGTACTCCGGATCGATGGCGGCCAGATTTTGAGAAGCGTATCGGGGCATATGTGCCACTCCTTCGAGAATGCCATGTTTCAAATGGCGGTGTGAAATCGCAGTCTAACTCGGAAAACCAGAAAGTCCAGATGATCAGTCCGCGCAAAGCCAACCCAAGCCCAAAGCCCTTGCCTGGTCTGGCTTTAGCTTTTCTCCCCAACTGACAAACACCTCTCGATCAGCGCCGAAGTGGTACGGCTGCTTGATCGGAATCAGTGACCCGTCAAGGTAACGAGGCCAAAACGGGACATCGTCGACCATGCATTTAGGCACCACGTGCTTGTACACGTGCTCAGCGTGTTCAACTGGCACGATAAGCATGATTGCGTCGTGGATCTGCAGCGCAATGTCGTATTGCACTTCGGGATGCGCGCGACGGTATTGATAGAAGTTGTTTAACGCGATCGATACAGCGTCCGCCACGCCGCCTTGAATCGGAAAGTTCTGCGCCTGGCGCTGTTGTTCCCCGATCACGGCGCGGTCAGTCGACGGCATAAACCGCCGGTAGCGACCGTACGGACCCACGAGCCAGCCTGGCATTTGGCTACGTTCGCGGCACTCGGCCAGAAAATCTTTGGTGCGGGGATACGTGTCGAAGTAGGCGTCGATCATCAATTGGCACTCTTCGGCCGTGACCTCGACGCCCTCCTCTTTGCACTGCCGCGCGATAGCCTCGGCGCCGCGGCCGTAAGGAATTCCAAAATTCACGTTCTTGGCCGCCACCCGAAGGCCTTTCTTACCGGCCTTCTTCATGCCGCCCTTGGTCGGCTCAATGCCAGTCAAGGCAAAAGCCTTTACAGCCTGCCGAGAATGGATGTCGTAGTGGTCAGGGTGCTCCTCGGGCAGGAGATTCCGCCTTACGTGTTCGATAAAATTCTGGTCCTGGCTCAACCACGCGAGGACCGCCAGTTCCGCACCTGTGAGGTCCGTCTCGATGCCAACGCAGCCCTCGGGTACACGAAGGATCGAGCGGACGGGATGCCGGTAGGACTCTCCGAGGATTCGCCCGTAGTCGTCTTCGCGGCGGGAGCTGAGGTTTTGCAGCGGGGGCCGGGAGCTGCTGGCGCGGCCGGTTTCCTTGGTCTGAAAAAGATGCGTGCGCACTTTGCCATCTGCATGCATAGCGCCAATAAGGCCTTTTTCATATTGGTAGTGGCCGCCTTCATCGGTTTCAAAATCTCCATCTTCGTTAATGGCTGGTTTCCGCAACACGGAAACGAGCACCTGGCTGATGAACTTGTAATCGCGGATTTTAGCGGCCGTAACGTTCTGGTGTCCAAGAATGCCGAGGCTTTCTTTGTCGGTACTGGGAACGGCCGACTCCCTTCGCGTTTTGTAGTTCAATTCGCGCCAGAGCGCGGGCCGTTTGCCCGTTGTCTTGATGGGCGTAAGCCCAAGCGGTTGCGCGTCGTCAGGAACCTGAACCGCTGCGGCGTAACGGTTTAGGAACTGCCTCCCAAACAGCGCCACGGAAAGCTGCGGCTGACTTTTGGGATTAAACGCAGGCCAGTTTAAGTCTGCGCGAAGCTCTGCCAGCAACCGGTCCTGCGCGTTCATGAAGATGGTCGTTAATTCGTCGGCCCGCGCGCGATCCACGACCAAACCGGTTCGCTCCATTTCCAGAAAGGCGAGACTGGCCTGATGAGCCGTCCAGTATGGCAGCCAGCAGTCGTTTCCATAGATATCTTTGGCGATCAACCCGTCGGTTCCGTCGGTGCCGTAAAAGCGCAGCATGATCCGCCGAGTAACGTCGGCGTCGTAGCTGGCATAAGGGTGAAGAACAGAACACGGAATCACGCCGTAGCCCGCCATCTCGCTGGCCTTGATCTTCTTTCGCTTCTCGTAGCGTTTCTTCCACTTGTCCAGCGCGACCCAGTAGGTCGGCGCGGTAGTGAACCGCATTGAGCACTCGTCCAGGCCGAACTTCGCGGTCTCGTTGACTGCGTGATACATCAAGCTGGTGTCCCAGCCGCCCTCGGTACGAATGTCGGGAGAAGCCGCCGGGGCGTACTCGTCGCGGCAATCTACGCCGAAGTCGATGAGCCACGGCAAATCGGCGCGGAGGAAATGGCCGCCCACCCGGACCTTGCGGTCTGGGCTGCTCTTGAGGAGCCGGTTCAGCTGAACGCGAGCTGCTTCAAGATTGGGCCGGAACGCCTCCGCGCCGTTGTCGTAGCGAAGGACGACGGTCCGCGCCCACTTGTCGCGGTTGCTGACCTGAATCGTCCTAAGATAAGCGCCAGCCTCCGTCGGGTAATCGCCGTGCCATTCGCAGTCCACGGCGATGATGTTTGCGTTTGGGTCAGGGTCCGAGAGCATCTCATCGACCATCTCGGTGAGCGCCTCTTCGGTGTAAACGTCGGCATGGTCGACCAGTTCTTGCTCAGGCATGCGGTCATGAATGAGATCCACGAACCGCCGAACCTGGCCGCGTAAGTCTTCGTAAGCCTCGGGCTTACGCAACAAGTACGCGGGGTTCATGGCCGTCATCACCTTGATTTCGCGTTCGCCTGCACCGTCGGGGACCTTGATCGTCATCACCCGCCCCGAAAGATTGGAGACGTTGCCGGTCGTGTTTAACACGGCCTTAGCGGCCTCTTGGCCCAAGCAGAGAACATAGTCCGGCCGGACAAGCTGCAGTTCTTGGTGCAAGAGCGGCGCGCAATCTTTGAGCCACGCAGCCGGGGTCGTGCTCGAGTCGGGCGTCGGCGAGCCGAACTTGCAAGCGAAAGTAACGTACCAGCTGTGATATTCCTCCTCGGGCACGTTCAGGTCGGCCAGCACGTTTTCAAATTCCTCGCCGATTCGGCCGGTCATTACGCGCTGCGCGGCCATCTCGTCTCGTCCAGGTATTTTCGAGACGACCATCACCCGCGCCGCTTTGGGGCCGTACGTGCCTTCGTCTGCTAGGCCCCAGATGTGCCCGGGGACGAACTGCGAAACCTTCGAACCGTTCTTGAGTTTGATTGGTAACGAAAAAGTCGGCTCGTACAGCGCGAGGCGGTAGAGATAGACAAGATGTTTTCCGGGGTCGACTTTCTTTTTCTTAACCTGCGCCGGGTCAATCGAGTCGCCCAACATGGTGGCGTGCTCGATGAAATTCGGCCCTGGTTGCGGCATGCCTGGGCCGGTCATGTCTAGAAACGGGTAGAGAGCGTCGGCCAGGGCGGCGCTCTCCTCGTCGCCGTCCAGGGCCCGAGACAACAGGTGCGTAAACGTCAGCGTGGCCGTCATGGCGAACTCGTAGCTTCCTGACTTTTCTTGAACTCTTCGCTCAGGTCTTTCACGTAAATGCGCATTAACTTGAGCATCTTCTCGAAGAACACCGGGTGCTCCCGCATTATCCGCCTGGTGTCGGAGCTGTAAGGGCTCATTTCGCAAACCGTGTTGCCCGCGTGAACATAGGTCGTCATGTTGTCGGCGTGCCGGACAGGCTGAACCTTGATGAGGTTGCAAAAGTTGCCTAGGCCGATCGTCGTCGGACCCGAGACAGCGTTGCTGGCTGCATACACGGCGTCGGCGAATTCCTGCGCATGCGTGCGAATCAGGTCAATGCCGTCGTTGTAAATTGTCAGTGTGGTCAGGTTACCCATGGGGCTCCTCAAAGAACTTGAGAGATCAACGCGTGGATATCCTCACGTGAATAATCCGCCGGATCGCGTTCGTCCGGCAGATAGGCCAACCGGACGTCGGCGCCGCGGGCCTTGAGCAGCTCGGCGGCCTGCGCCATCTCGTTGCGGGCATCATAGTCGAGCATCAGGACTACGGGCTTGCTCATCCAGGTTGTGGCGAGCGTGATCTGCTGCCACAGACTCATTGTCTTGCCAAACAGGCAAACGGCCGGAGCCCCGATCCGCCAGACACTCGGCACGCCCTCAACCACAACGACATACGGCTCTTCGCGCGCCCGATCGTAGTTGTAGAGCATGCGGCTCTTCGAGCTGCCCGGGCAGTTGAAATACTTGGGCGCCCCAGTTCCGCCGAGCACGCGCCCTTGCCAACTCACCAGCTGCCCGTTGAACGTAATTGGAATGTAAATTCGGTTGAACATCACGCGATAAGCAGGTTCTTTGACATACGTGCAAACGCCAATCTGAAATTCGCGGTCAAGCGCCGTCGTGTCGAAATCTCGCGACCGCAGGTATTGCACGGCCGGATGAAAATCTGGCAGTCCGGCAACCGAACAAATTTCGCCCGGAGGCGCCACAGCCTTGTGAACGAACTCTGCCGTGGCGGCTTTGATCGTGGCGCGTTTAATCAACCGCTTGCCGCCCCCGAAGATCAAGTCCTCGAGCTGTTCGCGCTTGCCAGGTTGGTCGATGCAGTTCTCGTTGTAGCAGACGGCCAGGTGCGTGTGTGTTCGTCGGTTGTTCTTGTAGTCTGCGCCGTAAAGATGGTTAATCCAAAGCCGCTGTCGGGTGTCTTTGCAAAACGGACAATTAACGCAATAGTATTCGCCCCAGGTATGTGCGCGCTCAATTACACGTCCCGGACGCAGCGGGTCGTTCATGCGCTGAATGTGTGCAGAGACCCCCTCGTTGGCTATCTTCACCTCGCCGAATTTGTGCTCTAGCAGCGAGTAAAGCATGGAATTTAAAGGGTCAACGGCAGGCGCGGTCATTGTCATGGTGGTCCTTTCTAGAAGCCGTCCGCAAAAGTATCAGTGTCCCACCCACGACGGCGATTGTTGTCTTCACGGCCTTCGCGCACGGGGGTCGCTACGCGAACTTCGTTTCGGCGCAAAATTGCGCGACTTGCCGAGTCAGCGATGTATTCATCGTTGACTAGGTGGACGTCCACAAGATGGTCATCCATGCGAATCAATCCGTGAGGCGTACCGCAAGGCGGAAGCCCTAGACGGATTTTGGACCAGTAAATCGTCGAAACCAACGTGGAAACATCCCGAATGTTAATGCACATGCAGGAATGAACGTTCTCGGCGAAACTTTTGGAACCAGACGCATCTAGGTGCGAAATGTATTCAAACGGTTTAATTTTCTTGCACTCGCCCGGCGCAAGCTGGTGCGCCAACACAACCGTGCACCGCATTGGAACCGCAATCGTCGTGCGAAGTTCGTCGGGGACTTTCTTAATCGGCCTAGTAATGGCGTTTTGTTCCGTCATCGCGCGTGTGTTTCCGGACGCCGAAATTTCGCGCTCAACAAGAATGCCCGCGTAATCCACACTAACACAACCAATCTCCATTCCGCGCTCATCCGATAACCGTTCCAGCGCAGATTTGATCTCTACTACGCCGCCAGCACCGCGACCACCCGTCGCCTCGTTGTAACTGAAATCAAGAAACACGAAGTTCCGATTGAACCAATGCATGGCCGCTTCCCAGCGCTCTCGCTCTCCAAACATAATTTCGCCATTGCGGTTTTCCGGAAGGTTTCGGTCGTAGTCTTTAAGCTGGTTGCGGTCAGATAGCTCTGCCCAGAATCGTTCTCCCGCTGAAGTAAAAAGATTGCGGTCAATTCGCGCAGCAGCAGACCAAAAAAGCGGGCCCATACGCTCGGCGCCGTCTTCGTAACCCACAAACACTGAAAGCTTATTTTCACCCAGATTGGCGTAGAGCTCCGCCATGCGCACAGCGAAAGTAGCCAGAATCGTCGTCTTGCCGCCTGCATACGGACCAAGTACGCCAATCACGTCGCCGGGGCGAACGCCGCTGATGTACTGATCTATCCAAGGCAATCCGGTTGTAACCGCTGGCGGTGGCAACACAATAGGAGAGCCAAAACTCGGCATCGCTGCCGAATTCAATGTCGGCGTACCGATGTGGTCTACCCGCTGCGCCGCCCGGCCAAACCGCTCGAGCAGATTTTTGATCTGCGCTGGAACGGTATCTTCCGTAGACCGGTTCAGGATATTCTGCAGTTGCGGCTTGATGTACCGCACATTCATGAATCGTTTGAGCACGCTCTCGAGAAACTGGCGCTCTGCGCGCTGACCCGCGGCGTCAGGCAGCGGCGCGTCGAACGCCTCGTCGATAACGCCCTGCCCTTCGGCGGCTCCGAACAAGAAAACGATTTCCTGCGGGCTGAGAATGACAGCTTCTGTTTCGATCCACGATCCGATCTTAGTGAGCATCATGTCCTTGGTCACCGAGCGGAACTCGTTGTAGAGGTCCCGCGCGGCTGAGAAAAGGACCAGGAACACCTGCTCGGTGTGCTTGAAATGCGACGCATTAAAATCCAGCTGCAGCGCCTCCTTGAGCAAGGAGGGATACCGCAAAAAGCCCTTGAAGAGCGAAAGGATTTCGTCACGCGTCAGCGCTGCGTCTTCTTGTTCAAATTGTCGCTGATCCGTCATGCGAACGCTCTCCAATGCTGCCTAATTTCTAATGCGGCTGCGCGCAACGCAGGTGTGACGCACCACGACTCAACAGCCGTGTCGTAAATGCGCTGCTGCGCCTCGTAATCCAGCGCGGCGAGCCATAGATATCTTTCCACGCCGCGCGAGTTTTCCAGCTGATGCGCAAAGGCATGCCGGAAAAACGGGCTGGCCGAGACGTAGCCCTCGTCGCAAAGAACGTAGAAAACCTGGTCGTCAGGGGCCAGGTTTAGCGCCTGCGTGCCGCGGATGCGATTAGCGATCGTCGCTCCGGCTACGTCAAAGCTGTACTTGAGCATCTTCGGCAAGGCCTGAAGATACTCTTGGTAAATTGCGGGAGATTGCGCGCCATACAACCGGCTTGGCCGCATGTCCGGAACAATATGCGTCTGCGCAACCTGTCGCGCATACTGCACGCCTGAAAAGTGCGCAGCCACGTAAAGCCCGGGGTCGGCTCGCGACGCGCGCACCGCGTCCGCGATCTTTTGCCATACAGCTGTACGTTTAACGCCGTACGCGTCTTTACCGCCATCCCAACTGACGCGCCGTCGATTATGAACTGGCGCATCCCAATCCGGCTCATTTTCGTAATGCCGGACAAACTGATACCGCAGATAGGCAGTCAGTTGATGTGCTTGAAGCGTTAAATGCCAATCCGGGGATAGGTCAATCTCCGCCAATGCCGCGCCAGCTTCTCTGCGCTTCATGCCAATTCTGCTCCCATCCCAATAGCTTGTAGCTGTTTCGACGACCAAGGCTTTTTCGATAAAAAGTTGGGTCGAACGTGTCCATGCAGTCGAGTACTTCTCCGTACTCCTTGCGGGTTCCATCCGGCGCTGTGTAAATGCGGCTCACGCGGCCCGGCCCCTGAACGTCGACGATATCGCTGTCGCGGTCGTCGGCGCGGACCAGTACGTTGAGCTGCTCAAAGTCGACGCCCGTAGACCACACATCCGTAGCGATGACACGACGCAGTTCGCCCGACTCGAACTGGGCGCGCATGTTGTGCTTTTCGATTTCACTGAGCGGCGTGTAATTTTCGGGCAACAGTTTGTGCTTTCTGTACGCCGCGCAATCAGCGGGCGACATCGAGCCGTAGACCAGCCGAAAATCCGGTAACTGCGCGCCCAGGTGAACTGCATGTTCAATCGTTTCAACCAAGATCAAGATCTGATGCGTGTCGGGATAGTCCCGAACGGCGGCGGCGATGATAGAGTTGCGCTCGTGGTTTGTCCAGATTCCGTGTCGCTTGCGGGCTACACGGTTGCTGAATCGCTCAGCTGGGTTGGTCAACAACCGCATCGGCAGCCACTTGACCCGCACCGGCACGACCAGCCCCAGATCAACGGCCTGCTGATATGTGAGCTCAAACACCATCGGCCCAAAGAGCGGCTCGAGCACGTTGTGCGCGTTGTCCATCCGAGCATAGGGCGTAGCCGACATGCCAAAGTTCCGCGAATTGCGGTAGCGACTGGCGAGCGTTGTCGAAAAATTGATCGTCGCCAGCTGGTGAACTTCGTCGGCAAACAGAAAGTCTGCGTCGCCATCGGCGTGCTGCAACGAACCCGCGGTGATAATCGTTACTCGTTGTCGCTCGCGCCAGCCGTCGCCAATCATGCCGACCTTGGGAACAAATCGCCGCAAACTGCGCTTGATCCGCTCGGCCACGTCGACGCTTTTGGTCACAACGTCAATGCGGGCCTCGGGGAAAAGCAGCGCGGCAGCGCCGATCAAAGTTGTATTGTGCGTGACGGTGTAGTCGCGCGTAAGGTACAACCCGTCGTCGGCGCTGACAGAAATGCAAGCGCACGGCATTTGACCTGCGGGGCGGATGGCCACAATTGCCTTGGTCTTGCCCTGCTTAGTTTTTGCGCGCCAATGTTTCGCTTTGCGCGGCAACCAAAAGGGATTTACGGGCAAATTCACGGCCACGCGCCAGTACGTTTTGCCAGGCTGTGCCGCGTATTCTTGTGATTTGACCCGCGTCACGCCGCCCAGCGACCGCACAAGGTCGCAGACGTCCTCGGCTAACTGTTTGGACGCGACGGGACCAAACTCGACGTGATAATTGCGTTTACGCAACGTGCCGTCCGTGTCCATCAGGCCGCGCAACAGTTCAAGCCGCTGCTCGTAGCTGGCGTGCTTGTAAATTTCCGGGATCTTCTTGTCATGCGACAAAACGCACACGCCGAGCTGTTCAAGCGCTGTCTTGAGAAGATTTTCGCGTTTCTTGATGCCGTGCGTAATTCGCCAGTCGTGTCCGGCAATGTACGCCGTAAACAAATCAAACGGCGCCACAAGTTGCTCAACACGATCGACAATTTCGGGATCGTCGGTGCTGAACCGAACGCCGCTTTGCGTCAACCCGCCATCCCCCAGCAAAACGCCGAGAAGATACGGATCGACCGGCAACTCGCGCCGCTGAAAACGGACGGGGCCGGTCACCGGGACAAACCACTTCTTGTTGCCCTGGTTATCAAACAGGTCGTCGACCAACTCGCCAATAGCAACGGCGCAAAAGCCCTGTTTCCGGTGCTTTTGCGTTTTGGTTTGCACGTTCCACAGATGCTCTTTGCAGCACTGCACCACAGAACCATCCGAAAATTCAACCTCGACGATATCCTTCACGCCTTGCGGGTAGACGCCCGTCACTTCTGTGGGGTATCCGTTCGCGCCGATGACGTAGTCGCCCGGCTGAAGGGCACCGAGCGGCACAGGACCAATGGGCGTATACACGGTTTCGGTGAGCGGTTGCGCTTTCCCGAACCCGGTGACGGCCTTGATAACGCCGCACGGCACGCGAGCGATCGTTTGAAGGCACTCTTCCTGGCGGGCGCGAAACTCGATGCGGCTGCGCAGGTTGTCCCACTGCGGCACGAAACAATTGGGCCGTTTACGTTCAGGTGAGATGTCTCGTAATGACGTCTGACACCCGAGCTTTCTGAGCCGCCCGACCATCCGCGCTAAATAACCAGCCAAAACGATCACTTTGCCATTCTCGATCCGGTGCAGCTTGTACTCTTTAGTCTGGTAGTACATCTTCTGCCCGGTAATTGGGTCGCGGCGGCCCTGCCCGCCCTGGACCGCCTCCATATGCTCGTACCGCAAGTCGAACGTGAGGCGTTTGATCAACGCCTGTTCGAGCGGTCCGCCGTCAGAACCCGACAGAGTGAGCACGTTGCCGCTACGAGTAATCAGCACAGGTTGCTGCATGTTAGCTGGCGTTGAGCCCTGGTCCGGCGACGGGTTCGATTGAAACAATTTCAAATGTCCCATATTTTTCGCTGTCGTTGTTAAACGGTGAAAACCCCTTGTACTTGCCAATGAGTGTGAGCATGTGCTCAAAATCACTGATTGAGATCTCTTCGGGCAAAACGGCAGAGATTGTTGCAGTGTCGCCAGGTCGAAACGCTTCGTGTACCACAAAATGACTTTTGGTTTGCGGGCCGCCCTGCGTCACAACTGTGCGGCGCCAATCGTTACAGGGTTCGCCGCCTACTACTGGGCAGAAATCGATTTTTTTGACTGCAGATTGATGCCGGTTGGCCAGTTTCGCCGCATATCGCATAAGACTGGCCCAGGCGCTGGGTAAAAACATGACGCGACCGTTCGGATCGCGTTCAAACGCAAATACGGTCTGGCCGTGTCGCCGCCGTTTAGCTGCGCCCAGCGCCACACGGTTGAAACGCAGCGTGACAGTAACTTCTTGCATAGATATCAATCCGCATTTTGTCGCGACATCCAATCACGGATCTTTTTGACAGCCTCGATGAGGTGCGCCATCCGCTCATCGTCATCGAATATGCCGTCTCCACGAGGATGCGCCTCGTGAACCGTCTCGCCGCTGTAGTCCGGACAGGATACCCGGAACCAACCGTGTCGCAGCCGAAGATACCCCACTTGTCGCTCGCCGTCGAATACGTCGTACTGCTCTGGGCAGGCGCCGCTGGTGCAGACAAACTTTAAGCCGTCGATCTCGAGGTTCTCGGGCCACCTGAACTGGTCCAGGCCGAGTTCCTGATCAAGCGCGGAAAGCTCGTTCAGCGCCTTCAGGCGCGGGTCTTGATTGTCGGTCATCAATCCTCCTGTTGTTTGTTATTCAGCTCTGGTATGAGCGTGACTTCGGCGCACCGCCCGCGGCCGCCTTTTTCAATTCTGAGCAAACCGGCTTTCTCCAAAGCGTGAATGCCCCGGCGGGCTTGGTCGTTTGACAGCCCCATCGACCGACGGAGGAAAGCATTGACGCGAATAGGCAGCGGTTGACCCCGGCGCAAACCGTGCTTGAACCACAGCGCAATTCCGACGGTCACAGCCGATTTGCTGATTTTTGCCGCATTCAACAGCCACTCCATGGGCGGTTTGCTGCCGAGATACAGTGGCTTTTTTCTTTTTGGCGGCGAGGTCGTTTTCGATTGCGCGCCGCGCCACTGCACGAGGTTTCCTGCACGTTTCCAGAGCTCTGCAACATCTGTGTTGATAAAAAAAGGAAGATCAAACACACCCGCACCAGCGCCGTGGCTCATTTCAAACACAGTCACAGTTGGGTCAACTCCAAACCCCGCACCGGCGTTTGCGTCAATTTTTTCCACTTGTCCCGTGAAATCGTTGTAACGCTGCCCATACGCCCAAGTCATGCACGGGTGATTCTTGAAATCTGCCGCGTCGAAGTACGGTTTCACTTCGACAAACAACGTGTGACAATCGGGGCATTCAGAATGGCCGCATGGAAATTTAAGCCAAAAATCCGGCGTCCAACCGTAAAGGTCGATTGACTCATATTGCCATTCAAAACCGCAAAGATCGAAGAACGCGGCCCAGCGCGCTTCAAGCCGCGAGCGAAACATAACGCCGTTGTATTGCGTCGGGTGCGCTTTGAATTTGTACTTCACTCACTCACCGACATGAATCGCACGGGAAGGCTCTGCCGTGCCAGCTTTTCGGGGTATCCGTTGTCAATCATCCACTGCCGCATATCTGGATGCTCTTTTCGGTTCCAGATCTTTGGAAACCCATATCGCCAGCCGCTCGGCGGGTCGACCCAAACTTCTTCGGCATCCATCCATGACGTGTCGGGCGCGGGCTTTTCCGGCAGTTTTTTTGATTCCACTGTTGGTCGATTTCTTGGCGCGTTTGGCGCGAGAGCTTCGGCTTCCGCTTCTGACATACCATAGTCGTCTGACTGCGCCTCTCGTACGACCGTCAACATACGCGCTGTTAACGCCTGCTGCTCTTCCTCGTCGCGCGAAAGTTCTAGTTCATCAAACACCTCTGGGCAGGCTCTGGCAGCCACATGCAGCTCATACAGCCCCGGAAAGTGCCGCAGAATAGCCAAAGCTTCAGCGCGGACGGCGCTGGGAATTTTTTTGAAACCGCCCGCAACATAAGGACTGGTCAATTGCTTCAAAAACTGCGCCGCGCTGATCACAGCTCGTGTGCGTTGATTAGGCAACGTCATTCATGAACCTTTCATATGTCTCTCGCTCGCTTGGCGTTTTAAAAAACAACTCAGGCGCAAATAACCCATCTCTTGCGCCTTTTCGTTTGTCAATGGCGTCCAACCAGTTGTAACGCAAATAACGCAAGAACGCCTGGTTTGCCCGCAGATCACCCCGCGGACCCATTCCCGAAGCGGCGTAGATGCGGTAAAGAAAATTGCGCGGATCGGCAAAGTTAACCGCGTCGGGGTGCTGGGTCTTCCAGGATTCAAGAACTGCTGCGCACCGCAACTCGCGCGATTTCACCAATAACTGCGTCTCGTCAGAAACGCGCCGCTGGACCGCAGGCGTCAGCCCCATGAACAACTCAAGTTTGCCTTGCCGTTCCGGAGCCCGCCGGTCAACGTACCAACGAGGATCGACGATGAGCTGCACTACCTGCGCGGCATTAAACGCAGACAACGTAGGAATGTAAGAAAGCGCGCGAAATACCGGATGCGCGCTAAAGTACGTCGCGGCGACAGAATCAAATGTCCCGCTGGTTCGGCGAAACCGCGCGATTAACGCATAGGTTAGATAATCCGCTTCATTGGCCGTGTGCCATCCGCCGCAAGCGCTAGCCAGCGACGTAGACCGCATCCGATAAAAGACGGTTTCTGGATCATCAAGCTCGTCGCGCGTTTCACAAATATTAGGCCCGGCGATCTCGATTGATACAACCTCGCGTTTGTGCCGCCGCAAATACAACGCCGTTATCAGTTCGGCATTTTGCGGCACTCCCAACACGCGCACGCGCAGGCCGATTCCGCTGATCACTGGCGAGAGCAAAAACGCGTCGAGAATTTTTCCGGAATTTTGCGCCGCATTAATTGCCGCCGCGTACCAGACGTTGCCGTGCCTATCAATGTGAAGCTTGAGCGAAGTTTCATCCGTTTGTAAGGGCATGACGCAGTTCCGGTGGCTCGAGTTCAATAGCAGACTCGAATAGATTAGACAACGTTGTCGCGTGCGTCACCAGCAGACACTGCAGCCCCTTGGCGGTCGACAGCTCGCGCAACTTTTCTAAGACCGGCGCCAGCGCGCGAATTCGGGGCTGATCCAGTGACGCAGTCGGCTCGTCCAGTGCGAGCAGTCCAATCTCTTCGGCGAACTGAGCGTTGACAGCCACGCGGAAAGCCAAGGCCAATACAGTTTTCTGGCCGATGGAGAGCCGCTGCGCAACCTGTCGGCGGCCATCGTAGAACTCTGCAATAAAGGTCGGCGTACCGTCTTCAGCTACCTTGACCTGGAAGTTCACCTGGAAGATACGTAGCAGCTCATTGATTGAAGCCTCTAATCGCTGCAGGTTGCGCTGGGCCACAAGCCGCGGCGCGTTCTTGAGGGCCTCGCGTGTTCGTTCTGCTCGCTCAACCCAAGTGCGCAGCCGGGCGGCCGTCTGTTCGGCGGCGCGAGCGGTCTGCTGCGCGCGTTCCGCATCCCGGAGCCGCCAAACCGCCTCGCCGCGGGCAGTGGCCAGCTTGTCGCGTTCGGCAAGCAGTTCGCCAAGCTTTTCCAGACGTGCCCGGGCCTGGTGGGCATCGGCCTGGGTAACCTGCGACTCGACCAGCTGCGCAGAGAGCGCCTCGTGCCGGTTACGCAGCGCGGCTAGTTGACCGTCTAGCCGGTCGCATTTGGACGACGCCGCCTGAAACAGCGGCGCAATGGCCTGGCGCGCCTTCTGGAACGAGTCGTAGTCCAGGACTGTCTGCGACAACTCGTCTTCCGAAAGCGTCGGAGGAACCACGTTTTGAAGCTTGGCTTCGGCGTCGGCGATTTGATGCTCTCGAGCGTCCAGGTCGCTCTTTCGTTTTTCCCACGCCAGCCGTGTCGCGTGATCTTGTACCGCCTGGCGGTGCGTTACATTCGCTTTAGACTGTTCCGTTTGCAGCCGCCCGAGCAGCTCCTGACGCTGCGCAATTTGGTCCGCCAGGGCTGCCGTATGCGTGTGACAGGTCGGGCATTCGCTAATACCCGACTCAGTAAACATCTTGAGAAACTCTTCCGTCTCGCGGATGCGCTGCGTAAGGCTGAACAAGTGATTATGTGCTGTTATGACGTCGTCATGCGTAACTACCGGCGGTTCCTCCATTGCAGCCCGGGCGGCCTGCACCGTTTTGCGGTCGCGTTCCAGCGCGTCACGGGCCGCCGCAACAGCTTTGTAGCTCTGCCAATGGCCCAGAGCCGTCCGAGCAGCCGTGATTGACGCCTCCTGCCCCTGAGAAGCCTCGTCGAGCGCCTGTATGTCGGCCTTGTGCCAGTCGCGTTCCGCCTTCGCCAGCACAAGCTGCTTGGCCAGCGCGGTCGCCTCGCTGTCGATATTGGCCAGCTCGGTTCCGGCCCGTTCCCGGGCTTCCCAGTCTTGGATAATCGCCTGGTCAGCCGTTTGCTGATCGAAGTAGGCGGTCATCGACGGAAGCTTGCCAAGTTCCGCGTCAATTTCAGCGACCGCAGTCTCGGCCTGGTTGCACTGCTCCTGAAGCTGGCTAGCGGGCGTGAGCACCTCGGGAATAGATATCTTTGCCAGATTCTTGCCCAACGCGTCTTGGCACTTGTCGGCCTTGGCTGTGTTAAAGAGCCGCTGGAAAAACTTGTCGGTGTCAGTCTGACTGTCGTCAATAAAGCTGAAAATCTCGGTCTGGCCGACGATGATGAACCGGCTAATGAACTTTGAGTCCACGCCAAGCAGGTCTTCAATCGCCTTAGTTACGGCCTTGTCGCCGCGCGCTTTTTCGACGCCGTCCAGCGTGAAGGTAGACGGCTCGTTAGTCGGAATAAGATGCCGCGTAACGCAGGCGATATGGCCGGAGTGCTCAAACTCCAACGAGGCAAACGACGATTCGCCTTCCTTGGCGTACTGGCTGACGTTGTCCGCCTTGACGCCGTAGTTGGGATTCTCGCCGGTGAGCAGCCATTTCAGCGCGCCGAAGAGGCTGCTCTTGCCAGAGCCGTTCTCGCCCAGAATGGCCACCAGGCCGCGAGTGAATTCACACACTCGATGGCGATGGTGTACCCAATTCCGAACTTCCAATCTCAACAATTGCACGAGGAGCCTCCTCGGTGAAAAACGCCTTGAAAAACGCCTCTAGCTCCTTACCGGGGTCTTCGGCCCTGACGAGCCGGTCGGCGAGGCGGTACTCCTCTGAGTCTGCGCCGAGCAGGTCAGATAGCGCCGATAGAAGGTCGTTTCGCGCGCCGTCGCGGTTGTGGTTTTTGGTCTGCGTCTCTGCATTCTTGTCGGCCAGCGCCTCGCAAAACAGATGCGCCATGTCGTTTACGGCCGTAGTGAGCCGCAGAAACGCGTCGGGGAGCCGCTTGTCAAACTTGATCCGAACGATCGGTTTGTCGATGCCCAGGCCGCGCTCGGCATTTGAGCACTGCGCTTGCGCCTCGGCGATAGCCGCCGCCAACTCACCGGCGCAGAGGCTGTCTAGCAGCTCCTGCTCCTTGACCGTGTAGCTCAAAAACGGACGGGTGCGCAGCTTGTGCGCCTCAAACTCGAAGCCGCCGTCGTCATTCCGGCTAATCACGAAGAAGTACTTGGTGGGGCACTCGCCCAGGTCCTGCATGCAGATTGAACCAGGCGAGAGCATGGTGACCAGCTGACCTTGCGCGCCCGCCCCTTCGACCGTGGTCGTCACGTGGAAGTCACCGGCCAGAACAGTGCGAACATAGTGCACGTCGGTGAGGTTGCACTCGGTGCGTCCCAAGCCCTTCATCAAGTCCTCCCAGACCTGGTGAGTAATCAAGATGTCGGCGTCTTGCGGCACCGCCTTGAAAGCTTCTTGGATCTCGCCGCGGGGCAACCAGTCCAGACCGTAGACCTGGGCTCCGCGAATTCCGCGAAGCTGGCTGTGAATGTGAATCGGCCAGGAGTGCACGCTGAGCCAAGGCGCGTTGCGGTCGTATTCGTGATTGCCCTGGATGTAGTAGACCTCGAGTTCCTCGTGCTCCATCTTCGTCAGCCCTTCGCACAGTTTGGCGATCGGCCGGGCGGAGTTGCTCTTCTTCTCGAGCACGTCGCCGCCCATTATCAAGGGCAACCGGTGCTCGATGCAGTAATCAACGATTTGGGCGAAACTGTAATACGCGTCGCCGTAGATGCTCGGTCGCGTCGTCCAGGCGCCGTCTTCTAAGTGAAGATCAGCGGTGAACACAAAAAGAGGCGTCATTCGCTGTTCCTAGTATTCAGCGTCGTCGTAGTAGTCGTTCTCGTCTTCTTCGTCGTCATCAACATCGTCGTAGTCGTTTTGCGAGTTAGACCACAGTTCTTTGTTAGTCGGATACGCGCCGCCGAACAATTGGCTGTGAAACAGCTGCAGAAATGAAGTCAACCACGCATTCGACGAGTATGCGTGCGACTCTGTCGTTTTTGGCAACTGATCGAGCTGCAGATGCGTCCACGCCGTCTGCCATTGCTGCGGATGTCCAGAAAACCAACCCAGGTCTTTTTGAGCGGTTTTGTCGTCCGCTGGTTTGACGAGCTTGAAAAAAGACACATGCACAAGCGCGGCTAACTCGGCGACAGTCGGGTACGCCGGGCCGCGGCGAGGTCGTGCGCCGCGCCGGGTCGCGACAAGCGCTAATTCGTGCTCGAAGTCCGCGCTCATTTCGTGAAGCTGGCGGCCAAGAGCCGCTGCGTGTACCGGACATTTTACACCGATTTCACTGCGCATCAGTTGCAGTGTATTGAACACCTCGTCGAAGTTCTGTTTGAGCGTCAAGCCGAAAAGCCTGACGAACTGCGCCTCTTCTTGCGAAAACTTGTCAAATTCAGACGTCATGGATTGGTCTCTCGCAAAGACCGACACCAAGCCCGTGTCTCTGCTTCGCTGTAGCTCGCAATGCGGCCGAGTGACCAATATAGCAATACGCCTGGGTGCAGCAGATAAGGCGGCGGATTGTACGCGCCGCCCCAACCGTCATTGACGTAAAACGGCGCATGCGGCCGGTCCATCGAGCCCTTTAAAACCGCGGAAAACAAAAGCAGCTGGCAGGTCCATGTCGCATAAGCGCCGAACGATAACGACCAAGTTTGGTAGTCAGGCGGAACCAGCAATCGTCGGTAGTACAACTCCCGCGCGAGTTTTGCCGAAAGCGCAAACGCCGCGGAGTGCGCTGTATACGCTGCAGGTGGTTTGTCCCACATTTCGTGCGGCAAACGGAGCGCCGAAAAGAAATGCCCCATTCGCAAAAAACTTTCGCCGTAATAGTAACGATCGGCTACGCCCAGCAGGTCTGCTGTTTCTTCATGACATAACCTGTTGATGCGTTCGTCGCAGCCTTTGCCCAGAAACATTCCGTCGTCCCGCACGCACACGACCTGCTCAAATTCCACGCCATCGTAAATCGCCTGGTAAAGCCCGGCGTAAAAACGAAAATCCCCCGCAACGTCGCTCTCGTAAAGCAGGTCGGCGCCACAGTTATCGTACTGACTGCGCGCGCCTTCCGGCACGACCACCAGCGTTTTGCACGGATAGCGACTGGTCCAACGCGCGGCGGCGACAAAGTCTGCGGCAATTGTCGAACCGCGCGCCGTGTGCGTGATGTAAAGAGTCAGCGGGGCAGACATACCCTGTAAACGTCCTTGATGCGCTGCGGAATCTCAGACAACTGCGCGTACTCAGTCGGATTGTCCAGATCGCACAATAGATATCTTTCCAGGTCGGCTGGGTTGTCTAGCCGCTGGTGGACGCCCTCGGGCGAAAACCGAAACCGCCCGCACCAGACTCGTCCGGCGTTACGCTGGTGACGCCGCAACGCAAGCCGGTAGTCGATCTGATGGATGTGCAGGCAAAGCAGGTCCGGGTGCGGCGGCTCGTTGGGCGGAACGTTGTAAGCGCCGTGAAAGCCAGCCGCGTAAAACACCGGCAGCCGCGCGACGGCAACCTTTGAGTATTTCGCGCTTTTGTACCAATGCCGACGGTGGGTCAGGAGCGCCTGCCCCGCCATCAGGTCTGGTTCATTGCGACGGTCGTGAACCACACAGTAGCCAGTAGCCTTGATAAAGGCAGACTTCGGATAGTCCGCGATCAGCTCGCCCAGCGTCTGATACTCATCGGGCGCAGGCATGAGCAACTCGTCGACCTCCGAAAAGCCAACGGCGCCGAAGCTCTGGAGCAGAAACTCCTGAAACCGCTCGACAACCCGGGTCAGCCAGTCGTAGTCGAAACTTTCGACGTGCCGCACCGGCACGACGTGAACGCCGTCCGCTTTGAGCTGCGCAAGATAGTACGACGCGTCGCCCACGCTGTCGTGGTCGAGCACAAACAACTCAGCTTCGGGGGCGTACGTTCGGTAATGCTCAACCCAAACGGGGAGCAGGTCGATCTCGTCCTGAGCAATCGTGAAAAAGGCGTGGTTCATGTTTTTGTTGGCAATTAGGGGCGCACAACCCCGCCGGGAGTCGAACCCAGTAACAGCGCGTCCAATTGCGCTCGGGGTGCGCGCGACAGGATCCGTCCTAGTCACGACTTTCGGCACACGTATGAGGAAACATACGCCACCGACCTCGTGGTTATGACCCACTCACGACTTGGGTGCCGAACCGTCCAACCGGCTTAGGCCTCGGCAGGCCTTGATTCAACGCTCACCGGTCGCTGGAAATTGACAAAAGCGCGCGCGACTTCCAAACAGGCGCGGGTATCAGCCATGGCGTTATGCGCACCCTCGAGCGGAATACCCAAGTATTCACACACCTCGACAAGGTTGCATCGGCAATTGAGCGCGCCAGTCGCGTTAAAGAACTGCGCAAGAATGGCCGTGTCGAGCGCAGGATACGTGACGTACTTTCGCCACTCGTCAGCGAAAATGAGCTGGTCGTAAATGAAGTCCAAATCGAACGCAAGGTTGTGCCCTGCAGGAATCATCTTTCGACCGCCGCTCATTTGATAGCCACGGTTGAGAAACTCAGCAAAGATCTGCTGCGCGTCTTCAATTTTCACGCCGCGCGCGCTGTGGTGAATTAAATCGATGCGATTGATCGTGATCGCCTCGGGAGTGACGATGTACGTGGGGTGGCGGATTTCCAAGTAAAGCGTATCGTCAGAGGTTCCGCCGCGAATGGGCTGAAAATCGCGGTCTACCACAATCGCTGCTACCGTGAGCAGGCTATTGTGACTTTCAAGGCCGCCCGTTTCACAGTCCAAAAACAAATACATGGTCATCCCTGTGTTTGATGCCGCTGATCCTGCGCGTTCTCAGCCCAATCGCGCTAACAACCCACGCAGCGTGTCGGCTGCGGTGTGTTCGTACCATTGCTCGGCAGCGTAGGCCGCCCAGTCAATTGCCTCTCGTTCCGCGGCGGTGAGCCGCATAGCGTCGCGCTGTTGTGCCACCGTCACCAGCTGTTGCTCCAGCCTGTCGCCAGCCTCCAACAGCAGGTTTTCCTTTTTCTGCAGCCGCTCAATCTCGTCGGCCGCGTCTCCGCAAAGAATGTCCCCGCTCTCGTAGTTCATTCTCAGAGTCTCAAGCAGGCGTTCCGGCGAAACCTTTGGGAATGGCCGAGAACCAGCGGATGCAGGAGACGGCTCGGCAGCGTCTCGCGTGTTGTCATCGCTCATAGTTCGCCGCTCCTGATCCTTGTCGTTCTCACTTGGTCCGCTCCAGCAGGCCGAGCAGCGTCTGCCGAATATGCTGCGCTCGGCCTCCAGGGTCTTGGTGGTAGAGGTAGTCGCCTGCGGCCAACTCAATCGCCTCCCGCTCCTCGTCGGTGAGCCGCAGCCGCTCAATCTCATCCGCCGCATCCCCGCACAGAATGTCCCCGCTCTCGTAGTTCATTCTCAGAGTCTCAAGCAAGCGTTCCGGCGAAACCTTTGGGAATGGCCGAGAACCAGCGGATGCAGCAGACATTTCATTAACCTCGTTTGTCATAACCGCTCCTGTGTTTGATGCCGCTAGTCGTTGACGTTATCCAGTCCGAATCCATTCCCCGGCAATGTGCAGGTGGCGACACGCCACGAGCATGTCGGCCTCGCATATCTCGGCCGCCTTTCTCCTCGCCATCCTGCAACTCCGAAGAATCCTCCACGATGCAATCGGGAACGTCTTAGCGAAATCCTGCATCCGTTTTTCGGCGTCTTGCGAAATGCCGATCTTCCAGTAGGTCTGCTCTCCGCAGGTTGCCTCAATCCAATACACTTCGCACCCGAGCCTGTCGCAATTGGCAGTCGCTCTGCTCGCAACGTATGCGTCCCAGCAAGCTTCCGGCGACCCCAGCCATTTGGCTTGGTTTTCTTCGATACAGATACCCGCATCAAGTGCCGCAAACGCAACCTGTGATCGCGTGCTCATTAGACAACCAACAAATAAAGCTGGCAGCTTGACGTATTACGTGTCATAGTGAGTCATCGCTGCGTTCGCGAATAGACACAAAACGCCCGCCATCTACATCAAACACGATGCCCGGCACGCCGCCATGCTGCGCGGCCACTGTATTTGCGATTCGCACCAGAGAATCGTAAATCTTTTTGCCGCGCGTATAACCAACAACGGCTACCAGCACACCGTAAGGGGAAAGACTAAATACGTCGTTTGAGTTGAAATCTCGCGGCGCAACGTCAGCGTGGTCTTCGATATGACCGCCAAAATCAAAATTGTCAGGCATGTTTCAGTTTCTCGAGAATCTGCGTGGTGCTCACGTTGTCCACCATGGGACAACGCCAAATTCGGCCTGGAGGGTCGCGATTTATCATCTCTTCAAGGCCGATGATTTCCTCCTCTTTGTACTGCGCGCCTTTGACCAATACGTCTGGGACAAACGCGTCGATCATGCCACGCAGCGCAGGTTGTGCGACAAAATCTTCTTCTTCGAGCGCAACAACTGCGTCCACGCATCCCAAGCTCGCGAGGACCCGGGAGCGCGTTTCAAAATCCTGCACGGGCCGGTTTGGCCCCTTGAGCAGGCGAACACTCATGTCGCTGTTTACAGCCACAATGAGGCGCTTACCTTGTTGTTTTGCCTGTTCGAGCAGCTGCAGATGCCCGCGATGTAAAAGGTCAAAACAACCATTGGCAAGCACAATCGGCTCATTGATCGTGCGCCACGCAGTAGAAAGAGCCACACCTATAGCAAATGGAACAATCTTCGCTTCCGAAGACGTTTCTACCTGCTTGGCGTACCGCGCCAGAAACGGCGTGGCTGGGTCCAGCTGCGGATACCCTCGCGCCAGGTATTGCGCTGCCGCAGCGTTACCGGCAGCGATCATCAAATGCGCACGCGCTGTATCCGGCGGCGCTTTGACCATTGGCGACAACATCAATTCAGCCACAATTCCGGCAAGAAACGCGTCTCCCGCGCCAACACAGTTGGCAATCGCGGGGAAACACGATTTTGCCGGTGCCTGATAACTCTTAATCGTCTCGTCCGGTTGGCGCACGGCGTACACAGCACCGTTTCTACCGCCGGTAATAATTGCAACCTGCGCCTCGGCAGTCTCGAGCACAGCTTGCACAGTCTCGTGACGATCTGGCGACCAGGTTTTGTCGTTCAGCTCCAGATATTCTTTCGCTTCCGCGGCGTTCATTTTGACGATGTCGGCGCCCTTGTATGCGTTGAGCAAGGCGGGTTTCGCGCTAACCACCGACAACACGCCATAGTAGCGCGCGGCTTCGATAATCTTTTGCCCGTAAAACTGGCAATACCCTTTGCCGTAGTCGGCGATAACCAGCGCATTCGCCAACGGAATATGCTGCATATACCGCTCGATGTTGAAATCGCGCGAAGCGTGTGCAACATACTGATCGGACGTTTCTTCTTCGTCGTAGCGAAATGCGACAATGCCGTGATTATTGACAAACCGCATTTTGGCGGGCGTAACAAACAGCCCGCTGAATGTCACGTTTTTACAAGACAGGCCAGATTCGTGAAGCAACGCATGCACGGTCTGGCCCGGCGTATCGTCGCCCAGTCGGCTCATGAGCTTGATTCGCATATTCAGACTGCGCAACAACGCGGCCACCAATCCGGCGCCGCCAAGCGACGCTTGCCGGTCGTCTCCCTTTCCAGTGGCAATGACCGCGGCACCTTCAGGATTCGCGTAGCGCGGCCCCGCTTGAATCCAAAGATCAAGCAACAGGTCGCCTAAAACGAGCACTTTCGGTCCGCGGTATCCCATCAGAGCACAATCAGCCCGACGGCTGTCTCCGGGAGCGGGAAAAGATAAACGCCAAGCGGACTAAACTGCCTGGGCGTATCAAGCCGCATCACCACGTTTTCATTGGCGTCGCGCAGTTGGGCGGTCACGTAAGGACCCGTCTTGGAAGTGCGAGCGTCCAGCGTAACGGAATATGGACTTCCGTCAACACTAAGCGTGACCGAAACTGAGTTGCCAGCGGGGTAGTTGCCAGGTCGATCGAAAACATCCTGGATCGCCGAGATGTGATTCTGCCGATACATTTCGAACAGCACAGGTTTCGTAAAACGCCCAAAGCGCGCGTCATACAACTGCTCCATTTCGGCGCCAGCGCCCCAGCATGCGGGTGCGTAGACCCTTGCTGCGGCCATTAGATACGGCGGCACGTTAACGTAGTCCTCGGGCTGCGCCTTGGCCAGCAAAAACGTCTGCTCGGGGAGACAGACAAACTCGCCGGTCTCCGTGAGAATTTTCATCTCGCCGCTGTCCGTAGAAGGCAGCGCGATCGCTCCCAGCTGCGGCCCCATACCCGCGCCGTCAGGATATTCGCTCTGCCAATCGAGCAGCTCCGTAACGGGGCTGCCGTGCGGCGAAAACTTGGCCGGAGAGAAGACCGCCTGCAGGTGCGTGTTCTGCACCAGCGCCGGAGCTTTCTTGCCGGGCGTTGGCAGAGGTTGGGGCGCAGGGGCAGTCGTGACGGGCCACTGCGTCGGCTCAGCTGCCTGCACAGCAGCCTCGGCCACAAGCTGGTTAAACAGATCCTGGCTGGAGACTTCGGGCTCGAGCTGCACCACGTTCACAAACTGACGCAGCGCCTCCAGGATAATGGCGTCCCGACGATCAGGCGGAGTGTTCGCATACTCAAAGATATCTTTGAGCGCGTCGCTGCGAGTCGCCCGTGTCAGCGAAAAATTCAGGCCCGAGAAATCAAAACGGGCCAGCTGCTCAGCCGCTGTGACCAGTTTCGCTCGCGCCATCAGCGGTTGTTTGGCTTCGCTGCCTGCCAGCCGAAGAACCTCTAGCAATGCTGCAGCGAGCATCAGGCGGTGGCTGTCCTTAGACTTGGGCGCCGCCACCATAAGAAAATCATCCAAAACGTTACTTGCGACGCATTCGTCGGACATCGTCTGCAGTCCCATCGTAAACGGCATCACAGGCAGACAATAAAGCGGGGAAGGTGTGCCGATACTCCCTGCCGATCGTAATTTGAATCGCCTCGTCGCTTGGTAGCGACCGATCAGTCTGGTACGCAGCCAGCACGTTGTTGAAAAGCCGAGTGCTTTGCGCGCCGTCATCGGCGGCGATAAATATGCCGCCAGGCGAGCCCGCCATCTGCCGAACCTCTGCGGCAAAAACCAGCATGTCGACGTAACTAGCTGCGCCCAGCGCGGCCCCCAACGTCGCGGCGTGCGTGGCGGGAAACAAATGGTGCATGCTGTCTCCCAATGTCAAATGAACCGTAGCGGGCCGCTGTAATTCGTATGCGCGAGCGAGCACGCTCGCCGACCGATTGGACGAGAGCGGAAAGCTCCAACGCCCCAGCGCCTCGCCGTAACCCATGCCGCTCGCGGCCGCGCGAAGCGCCGCGACATTAAGCGGCGCGAGCTCGCGAAGCCGGTCGTCGTGTGAAGAACGACCGCCTAAAATGGCGCGCTCAAAGTCCCGCATTGCCGCAGCGCTGGAGAGCGCCACGCCGGTGATATAGCCCTTTTCAAGCATTGTGTTGACGAGGGGCCCGACGTTTTCGGCAATAACCGCGTGCCCCAGAAAAAGCACGACGGGCTTGTTGGCACTTCGTGCCGCGTGAATCAACCGCGCGCGCGCAATGTCGTCTTTGCCGGGCGGCACGTCGGCAATAGTCGGAATTGGCGCCGCGCGAGGCAGCGCGTATTGCACCTGAAACGTGTCAAGGTGCTGGTGCGAGCTGACGATGTCGGTTGCCAGCGTCAACGGCGGAGCAGCCGCCGGATCTTCTGCTGGCTGCATGGGCCCAGTACCGCAAAACAACCACTCGGCCCGCGCAAAACCCAGCTTCACAACGCGCAGCAGAACGGGCATCCCAAAAGAATGCTCGCCAGCCAACGCGTCACGAAAACGATATTTTTGCACCCCGACGCGTTTGCCGAATGCTGAAATGTTGCCGCCAAACGCGAACTCACACAAGTAATTCATCCGCAGTCGAATCGCGTTTGTCCCCTCCAGCTTGTTCGGGCGATAAGGTGCTCGACGCCTCACCATGCTTTTTGTCTTTCTTAAAAGCCCGCAAAAGTCCGTCGCCGCAGGTGCGAAACACGCCAGTTCCACTCAACAAGCGCAGACTATATCCGGCCTGCAGATAAACACCTGTCAACTCCAGATACGACGTCAGCAACCCGGCCGGATACTCGACGAACCGCCCGAGTAATTCACAGAGCGCGGTGTCGTCTTCTAGTTTTGCAGAAGAAAAGAACACTGTCTTGGACCCGCGCCACTTGACCCACGGAAGTGCTTTCTTAGAAGGCCGAGTTAGGATGAGCTGCCGAACCTCGACATTCCACCCTGCATCCTGCGGGTCAACGACGACGCGCCAGCTTGAACCGGTCGTTTTGCGCTGCAACGCTTTTGTCAGCTGTTGGTACGCCTGTTTCTGCTGCGTTAACACGGCGTGTAACGCGCGAGCATGTGCGCGAATTTCTTCGTCATTGAAACCGTTCGCCGAATGAAATCCGCGAGCTGGCACAAAATACGAGATTACCCGGCAGAACAAAACCAAGTCGTCTTGCGTCTTGCGCGCGCAGCTTAACCGCCGTTTGATGCGCCGATAGATAAAAGAAGACAGGCGCCCCCAACAAAATGGACAGACCTTGTGTTGTTTACAAGGTCGAATGCGCCGCGTGTTTCCGTTCTTGAAATACACACTCGTCGGTCGACAGTTCATCACGCGACGCAGTGTCAGCAATCGCGACGTGCGCGTGGCGTCTGCGCCGCCCGGGATCCACATGCGATAAATTGCCAGCTGTTTCACGCGCGTGAACCAAAGCCAATGCAATTTGTTAATCATCCGGATGACGAAACCATATTCCATTTCACGTTGATGCCGCCGTTTTCCGGATGCCGGATAAAGCACGTGCCGAATGGAAAACTGCTGACTTGCGCGCGTGCTCATACGAACGATGCGCCAATCCTGCATCCGGTCTTGTTCCATACCAAACAGCACACAGCCTCCTTGCTATTTTCAATCAGGATAACACGCGCGAATCTCTTCCAGTTCCTTTACGGCGCGAGACATCAAACCGTGTTGTTCGTTTTCGTCCGCGGTATCGTTTCGGCTGCCCGCAGACCCGCGGCACTGCAACCAAGGCCAGTCCCAGACGTAGTCTTCGTATATTTCGCTTTCGTAACGCGATACGCCGTCACGAACCTCGACTAATACCAATCGCGTGCGAACAATCCAGCGTTTCTTGGGCCACGGTTGATGCGGCCGCGAAGTGATGCAACACAGGCTCATAGCTATTCCTTGCTGCGCCAGGTTGTGCCCAGCCGGGAATCGAACCCGGGGCCTCCGACTTACAATGTCGGACTCTGCCACTGAGCTACTGGGCGCGCCTGGTCAAACGCATTTATCGCGCCTGCTGCGCGCTAGTCGGCCGCGGCTTGGCCGCCGTCGTGGTTGTGCGGGCCAGATTCTTGGTTTTGCTGCTCATCTTCGAGTCCTTCTTTTGATGCAAGCTCTGCCTGTCGCGCTGTAATTCGTTCCTGAATCAACGTCACGCCAGTTTCAATACTCGAAACTTCGACGTACGGCAGAATTTCACACAGGTGCTTGAATTTTGACGCACCTACTGCGGCGACGTTGATTTCGCCTGGTTCTTGATTGGAAAACTCTGCCATGTTAGCGATCGCAAACGCTACGGCCTTGTCAGTGAACACCAGAATTTTGTTGTCTTTGTCCGAGAAGAAACTGGTGCCGCGGGCGTTAGTTATGACCCACCGCGCGGCTTCCTCACCGTCGTCGATATAGCCGACAGATCGAACATGGGCCGCCGGAGCTGCGCCAGCTGAGCAGCACTTTTTAAACTTCAAACCGCTGCCACACGGACAGCGTTCATTGCGGCGGGGAATGTCGAATCGTCTGCGAATGGTCATGTGGGCCTCTTGATAAACAAAGGACCGTTTTCGCCCACGTAGGCGCCCAGCGTGTTAAAACACAAAAACTCGTCGGCTTCTTCGTCGCTAATTCCGTCGCGCTCGCAAAGCAGCGCGATGCACCGGTCGTAGTCGTAAACGGCCACGACTGCGTGGTGCTGATTGAGCGTGAATCCGAGATAGGCGTCTTCGAGCCCGTCGGCGAGCAAAGCCTCGGGATGCGCTTCACGCAATTCGGCGAACGGATCAGCTTCCGGCTGACAAGCCATGGGAGTCCTTCCGTGGAGAGTTGATGATCCTACCGCGCCGGATTTGCGCGTCAAGTTTTGCAAGCAACAGGCGGGCAAAATTCCGGCGCATTCTTCTGGCCGCGACCGAAAGCCCCGCGTTGGTATTTGCTAGTCGGGCGCGGGCGCTCTTGCGCAACGCCATCAGTCGTCGTCCTCGGCGAATACTTCAACATCGTCCCACTCAAACTGGTCAAAAAGCCAATCAGGCCCGTCGTTTTCGTCGAAAGCCAACATCGGCCGATCGTAGCCATTGTCGTCAGCTGCGCTTTCAGCCAGTTCGTAATGCTCGCCGTTGTCGTAAGCAGATTGCGTGCACTCGACTTTACAAGCGAAAAAACCAGGTCCGTCTGTGGTCATAGCAGCGACCACGCATTTGATGGTCATGACGCAATGTTCTCCATGTGTCTGCGCCAGCGAGTGGCGCTGTGGTTGTTGTAGTCCGGCGTAGCGGTGCCGGAAACGCGCGGATAGATATCAATCGGCGAGGCACAAAACGGACGTGTCATCGATTCTGCAAGAAAAAACACGCCGCAAATCCTTGAAGGCGCTCAAGTTGCGGCGCAACCCTTACAAAAATGTTGTCCGATTTGACCTGACCTCGTTGACTCACTTCGTGAGTCATAAAGGGTTAAGACTGGGAAGGGAAAGGCAGGGTGTGAAAACCCTGCCTATTCCCCCCACCCTATTAGACAAGACAATCAAGACAATCTGCTGTGTCCCCAGTATTTCTCGATGCCTTTGGACAGCGACAAGAATTCTTTGGTGTACCCTGCTGCTCGCAGTCGAGTTAGGCTAGCTTGCGTGCGAAACTGATACTGGTTGCGAAGTTCTTTTGGCATCGGAATCCAAGCGCACTCAGCGCCGAATTTGTTGCGCTGCTGCACTGAAATAGCGTTGAAGGCCAACTCATCGAATAAATCGTAAAACGATTGCGCCTGACCAGTTCCAACGTTGTAGATCCCCGAGGGCGCCTCTTTCAGTGCCCACAGGACGACTTGTACAACGTCGTCGATATAGACAAAATCCCGAAAGATATCTTTGCTCCCTGCGAAAAGCGTTGGTTTTTCGCCGTTGTTTACTTGCTGGATCAAGTGGTACGCCACGCTGGCTAGCCGACCTTTGTGTTCTTCGCCTGGACCGTACACATTAAAGTACCGCAGGCCGACCACTCTGTTGACCGCCTGTGTCAATCGACCGCGGACGTACTCGTCAAACGCCCACTTCGAGATAGCGTAAGGCGTTGTCGGGTGTTCGTATTCAGGCGATTCGATGCACTGGGGTCTACCAGGACCATAAACCGCAGCGCTCGAAGCGTAGATCAGCGGACAATTTGACGCCTGCGCCAGGTCGAACAGATCCACCGAAAAACTGTAATTGGCCAGCATGATGTTGCGACCGTTTGACTCGGTGGTGTCCGAGTTTGCGCCCTGGTGAATAATCGCACTAAGCTCGGCTTCGCGCGTTTTACCTTTTCCCAGGTCGCGATAGTCGCAATAGTAGTAAAACTTACTACCGGCGAGGTTTTGCATCTTGCGCCCATCGGTCAAATCGTCGACGCAAATAATGTCGTCGCGACCTTGATCGTTGAGGGCCTTCAAGATATTTGAGCCAATAAAGCCAGCAGCTCCGGTGAGTAGGATCATTTTTTCTCCGCGTCAAACAACTCAAATTTCTGCCATTTCATTGTCGTTTTCTTCATTGTCGTCTTCAGTTTCTGCGTCATCCTCGAGCTCTGTCGTGTCAAACAGCTCGCACGCGGTGAGCATGTCGTTGTCGCTCAAATCGTCCAATCGTGCAAGCAGCGCGTTGCGCAAATCCAGCCCAGAAAGATCTAAACCGTCTTCTCTGGCGCTGACGATTTCAAAAGACAACGTGTACGTGTGTTCAAACTTTGGCATTGGTGTCCTCTTCTAACGACGGCAACATTTTGGCCATGTAATCGACAAAATGATCGCGAAGGTCTTCGGCTTTGTAATAGTCACCGCAAATACGCGCTCGGCCGCCAACAACAAAACGCACAGCGCCTTTGTCAGTGACTGTTACATACCACGCGACTTTTATTGCGCCGTCCCAGTCGGTGAGATAAAGAGACGTTGGCGTGACCTGTATAGCGTGCGCTTCAAGCGGCACAAGCGGGCGATTATCGTTGTGCTCTCGGCTGCCGCTGCCGCGCCAGTCTGGTACTTTTAAGTGCTTGATCTGTTCCCAGATATTCAAAATTTCTGTGGCAGCAAACCCGTCAATACCGGCCTGTTCGCGTTCTTTGGCCAGCTTTTCCGCCGCGGCTTTGGCCGCTGCCAGTTCGCGTTGCTTATTCCGAATTAGTTCAATGCTCATACGTAAGTGTTTCCGGCTGCGCGCTCTGCTAGCACGTTGTTTACGCTGCGGGCAAATTCGCTATGCGGCGGCAAAATGTCCCAGATTTTCATTTCGACATCGATAGCGAAATAGTCGCCCGCGTGGTCGAAAACGCAACGTACATGCGGCGCACAGCGCTCGCCCGCTTTGTGCTCGTGCAGGAGCGTGTACTTAGGTGTGTAGAACCCGTCGGGCAGGTTTGCGAGAAACGATACGCTAGTCGCGCGGTTGTAGCCCAGCTCAAGTGCGCGCGCATTGGCGCGCTCAAGTAGGCCTTTAGTGAAAACACGGGGCTCCATAGATATTTATTCCGCCGTCTGGGCGGCCTCCTTTTTCTTCTTGGCTTCTTCTTCCCACAGCTTCTTGAGCTGGTCGCGGACTACCAGGTCGTGCCCGGCCTGTATCTGCGCCAGCTCACGCAGCGTCTCTTTTTCCCAGGGCGTGTTGACCGAAAGATTGTCTGGCCAACTGGCGTACTCTTCAGCGTTTTCAGGGCTGAATCCGTTCGCGATGAGAATGCGCTGCACGTTGTTGCAAAACAACCGCTCGGCGTGCTGCGCGTTTTTAACGAACTCTTTGTCGACGTCCAGGTTGTCTTCAGCAGCAATTCTGTAACGGTAGATTGCCTCAGCGAGAGCGTTGACAATTTCGGCCGTGCTGCCGCAGTCGTTTTCAAATGCCCCGGCAAACAGGTCATAGATGATCTCGCGCGTGTGCTCGGGATCGAATTCGTTATCGTGTCGCATGATGTAAGCAAGTCGGGCGGTCATGCAACCTCCATTGGTTGTTCAACTAAAGTCAAGTTTTCTTCAGCCAGCACAACGTTTACGATCCGCATAATATGCGGGTCGCGCCGTTCGCACTCCATACGGACTTGATCAGCCAGCATTAAAATGCGTTTTTCGCTGTACCTTTTGGCTTCTGAAATAAGCGCTTTTCGGCCATGAAACAACAGCGTCTTTTCGATTGTGCTGCCCTGATACTCTTCTGTTTCAATTGGCGTAAAGTGCATGTAAAAACCGCGCGCGTTGTTGCGATTGTCGAAATAATTAACGCCGCCGTCTTCGTAGCCGACAGATACCTTGATGAATTTGATCGGTTCTGTGGTTGGAAAACGGTGCACGGTAATACTTCGTTTGCCGCTGCGGGCCATCGTGAGTTTCTCCTAGCGCGTGTCGTCGTTGCTCAAACGGGGGCGGACTGCGAGCATTCCGTATTCTCAGGCGCTACGGCCACGATTGGCGGAGCCATCTGCGCACGAAACGTCTCTACGATTGGCGTCAATTTGTCGTAGAGCGCCAATACTTCATCGTAGTTCATAAACACGCGAACACTCGTTGGGCCGTCGTATTTGCCTTCGGATAACACGATGTAGTTGTAGCGTGGCCCGACTTTTGAATTTTGTGACGCGCGCACATCAGGATTAAAGTTGTGAATGTCATATGCGGTTTGTGTTGCATCAGATTTGACATACACGCTCAACGGCATGATCGGCATAAAACCTCCTAGTGGCTCGTGTAAACGGGTTCGGCGCGGGTGTAGTCTTTGGCGCAGGCCGCGTACACACGGGCCCGGCCAAAGATATCTATCGCGGACGGCGTCCTCAAGACTCAGTCGAGAACGCGCTGAATGCGCTGCGCTTCGTCAAGCGTGCGCTGAAAGATGACGCGATACGTGCCGCAGGGCAACTGCCAGTCTCCGTGTTCGGGATGAACCACGGTGTTGGGCTGCGACAGCTTGAAAATGGGACCAGCCATCAGCACGGCCTCTTCAAGCGCCGCGCGCTCTTCGCTGTAATCAAGCCGCCAGCTCATGATCTGACCGGAACGGGGCATCTTGACGCCGTGCTTGGCGTAAACGTGCTTTGCGACAGCTTCGTCGGTCTGTACGGGGAGCCACATCTCGACTCCGTCGGCGCTTGCCAGGCAGTGCCGTGAGCCCTTGGTATTGCCCGGAGCCAGCTGAAGAACCGGCTGGTCGACACGAGCGTAGATATGCGCAGGGATCTGGACATCGTCGCTGCCCAGAAACTGGATTACGACGTCGCCCTGGCGGACCGCGTCGCCGACGCTGGCGGCATCTGAAAAAATCTGCAGGCCGTCATTCTTGACGGCTTCAACAGCCCTGGCGATATCGCTGAGGGTTTTGGTAATAGCTGTAGTCTTCTTCTTGGACAGAGTTGCAGTGGCCATGGGTAGGCTTTCCTTGTAAGAGTGCTCAGGACGCGCCAAGCAGGCGCACGGGGTAGTTCATTAGTTCCACGACATCCGTTGACGCACCAGCGTGTAGCCATCGCTGGCCTTCTTCGCATGTGTTGATATCTTCAGGCACAGCTAGAAAATATTGCCGCGCGGTTGATCGACAAGCTAACACCAGCTTGCGGCGTTTGAACGGCGTGTTTTCTCTGACTACTCGCCCGTTAGCCCATCCGGTTGTTTCGAGCGTGTCATCAATTTCAACCAGCGCTTCAATCGTGTTGTCCACGTCATTTTCGCGACTGTCGACGATTCTTGCGCCGATTTCTTCGAGGTATCGACTCCATCCGTAAACTTCAATCGCGATTCGTTTAACTTCTTCGTTTTGCTCGCGCTGGATATCGGCAAGTGTCAACGTTTCAGGCTTGTCGACGATCTTCTCGCCGAGCATTCCCAACTGGTGTCCGTCGACCCAATACTGTTTTGCGCCGTCTGGGTAGACGACCGCGGGGCCTTCGTCGTTGTGTAGCTCGCCGTCTTGATTGCAGTGAACAGTCGGCCGCCCCAGTAACACCAGCGCCTGTGTTCTGAACGTCATCACCATAGACGCGGCATGGACTAGTTCGCGCTGCCACGTAAAGTCGGGGCGCGTAAATTGCATTCCAGTGCACAGCACTTCGGCGTCAATGTAGTTTGTGCCCCAAGAACTATCGATCCCCGAAGCGTCAACTCTGCAGTGCGTTGCGGTGCGGGCGCGGCTGCTGTTGGGAATGTCGGCGAGGCGCGCTGACGCTTTGGTGCCGCTGTCATCGCGCTGCCAGAAATTGCCTAACGTAACTACATCGCCAAACCGCTGACTGCGCTGGTGTTTGGATTGCGTAACATTGAAAACATTGCTGTTTTCCAGGTTGCGCAAAATAACATTGCGCGACACGGGTGGCAGGTCACCAAACGCGTCGGCAAAAAGTGCGCGATGTTTTTCAAGTTCGTTTTCGTTTTCGCGGCGTCGTCGCCGCCGCATTGCCGATGTTTGCACGTCGTCGCTGTTTTCGCTAAACACTGCCGCAATGGCGCCGCGGATTGGCTTTTCGAGCGTCTTTTCCCAGGCTTCTGCGAGGGCTGAACTAGACCGATACCAGTGCGGGTCGTTTCGGGTGTGAAGGACGGCTTCTCGACGCAAATTGTTGATAAACCCGTCGTTGATGCCGTAGGCGGCGCACATTTCTTTGGCGGCAATCTTGGAAAGATAACCGCGCAAAACGCCCTCGGCAATGCGAAACGCCAGTGGCGAATGAACAATGTGCAACTTGGGCGGACTCAGCTTGTATGTCTTCCAGACCCAGGTCGCATTCTTGTTCTTCTTTTTGCTTTTGTGTTTGAAAACGCGGCTGACCTTCGTTCGGCGATAAACCGGATCAAGAATTTTCTGAACGCGCTCTGCGCTTTCAGGAACGGCGCCCGCCATAGTGCGAGCCCAGCGGCTTACAACATCAACAATCAGCTTTTTGTTACGTTTAGCCAGTCGGGGCATTTGTCTTTCTGTTGCGTGGTTAGTTGTGGTCTAGGGCTTGTTGCACGGCTTCGTCGTATGCGCTGTCCAACTCTTGAGCAATTGCGCAGTGACTGGTTTTTAAAGAGCTGGTCAACCGCGGCGGACGCGTAAAATCTGCAGGCGCCGCGGGTGTTCCCACCATAATTCCCGCCGCGACCGTTTCAGCTGCGTTGCGGTCGATACAATCGACTACAAATTCTTTGTTGTGTGTTTCGGAAACTTGAATGCGAAAAGTTGCCATCGCGCCTCTGGGTGTAAAAACCACGAGGACGCACAAGTACGTACCTGTGCGCCCTCCGTGGCGACAAAACTGACAATCAAACCGGTTTAACGAACCGGCTTGACAACTGTGCGGTTGTTGTTGCGGATCACAACGCCGCCAAACAGCCGCCGACGCACAGTCTCGACCGCGTTTTCCTTCACGGCGTACTGGCAGTTCGGGCCGATGCAGGTGCTTTGCGCACTGCTGGCGCAGCGGCCGCCGGGGCAACGGCGCGGGCCTTCCACAATCACGACCTGCCGCGCGGGTTGGCTGTCCACGACGACCGCACCGCGGGCTGCGGGGGCCTGTGTGGGCGCCGGAACCGCTGCGGAAGCCGCGGCAGGCGCCGCGCCGTGATTAACGACGCTCACCGGCTCGTTGGCCGCGACAACGCTGCAAAAAATCGCCACGAGGGCAAAAAGAACAGATTTCATTCTTCACTCCTTTACAAGTAACAAACCAAAAGCCAGAGCGTACAAGTGCTCTTAGCTGTATTGCCGTGCGCGCTCATTCCGTTGAACGCGCGCAGTAATTGTGACAGGCAGTTATTTCTGCGCCATCACACTGTCAATCCATTCTCGAATATCTGCGTCACTAAGACGCGTGTGCCAGGATTCGTGCCCGTAGCGGCTGATGTTAGTTTCGCCGCGACCGTGCACCACGCTGGAATGGATCCCGCAAAGTTCATTGCCGATAAAAAGGCCGCCGCCACTATCGCCCGGGCCGATCAAGAATTCGAGACTTGTGCGCTTTCCTTTTGACACTGAGCACACTAGTTTGCCGCCTGCTGCGGCGTCAACAATGTTGCTGCCTGCGCGTTTGTGGCCGTCGCTAATCGTTGCGCCGGTCGAAAACGTGCCGGTGATACCGTACCCCGCGATGCTCACAACCTTACCGGCTTCGTCGTTTTTTGAATAGAGTGGCGGATAGAAATCGAGCTGAATTTCTCGAACCGAGCGGCCGACTGCAACATCCGTCGTTTTGAGCGCATCTTCGCCAAAAGACGGATGCGCGGCCATGGCAGCAAGCGGAAAGCTTTCTCCGGTATCCAGCTTGATTTCAAATTCGTCGCATTCGCCAACGGCGTGGGCGGCGGTGAGTACGTAGTGGGGCGCGATAATCACGCAAGACGCAATATGCTGCAATTTGCTTTCTTTGCGGCAAATAATGCGCGCAACGCAACGAAATTTGGCCCCGTATTCCAGATGTTTGTGATCGGGAACGTTAGGATCGCGCGTTCCGCCGTAAGCGGTCGTGGCTGTTAATGCACAGCTGAGCGTTGCCAAGCACAGTAGGCGAGCAAACATTGTGCGGCTCCGGATGAGGGAACAGCACCAGTTTACAAACTACAGGCCGGTGACGTCACGTTCGCGCTGGCGGCGTTACGTGTTCAAAGCGTCTTTTACGGTTACAGGCCCGTTGGCCAGGCGCGTGTCGAGCCACGCTATTTCGGCAGCAAGCGCCTCGCTGCGTTTAACAAATGGTCCGAGCACGGGCCCGCCCACGGGCCTGAGATCAGCTGTCCAACCGGCGCCTGATGCCGCAGGCTCGACGTGAGAGGCGCGCCGGATATACACGTCACCAAGCGCACTCAGATCAATTGCTTCGTCATAAATTGCCTGAATCGTCCCGTTTGGTCGAACAAACAAGTTCATGTTCGCTCCATGCGCATGATTCGGCGTTGTCGCACAGCCTCGAGGTTTGGTTCTGGTCGCGCCAATATCGGTCCTCTGCTTGTTGGCGCGGGCGCGGTATTTGGATTGAGCACGCGCTGTACCATGTTGTGAATGTCGGCTGGGCTGCGCAAAACAAAATCAACAATAGATCGAGTGACAAGACTGTCAAGCGCCGCGCTAACTGTGTCGTCAAATACTACGCAGTACATTCTTGTGTTTAAAAAAGTGGTCCCGTTGTGCAAGACCCATCGCGGCGTGTTTACATGGGAATTGATAAATAGTCCCATTATGGAGATAAGTGTGGCTTCAACCGGCCCTGGAAGCTCAATGTTGGTGTTCGTTTGTCGCGCGTGATACTCGTTTGGCACAAACGTTGTAATGTATGAATTTACAATACGCGCGTTACCGTCTGCCAGAACGTTGGTCAGTTCTGAATTTTCAGCAACAGTTGTACCGCTGATTCCCAAATAGCCGTTACAACGACAATTAAATAGCCGCGCGTTACCGTAAATTCGCGCCCAAAAATAGGCTTCTGGGCCGACAATATTGGTATTGACAATAATTGCGTTTTGAGAAATTTCTGTGTTGCGAGATACACGAGACGAGCCAAAAACTTTAGCGTTGCCGCTAACGCGAGCAAAGCCGTTCAACACGCCGTCATCAAAAAGTATCGCATCGCCGCCGAGTTTTGCGTGTTGGTCGACGTGCGCGCGGTCGAACATTTTTGATCGGCCGCAAACATGTCCGCGGCCAGAAACTCGACATCTGTCATGAACGCGCGCAAAGTCATAAACTTGCGCGTTTCGCGTGACGTTTGCAGTGGGCGCAACCCAGGCTGTGTCGGCTACCCAGCCGCCGCCGTTATCGTGACGATGGGCGAATACGCGCCCTTTGCCGTCTTTAAAATCGTGTTTGGGTGCGCGCTTTATGCGAACTTTTGGCGGGTTTGCAAAATCGGGCACCATTGGGTCGACGAGTTTATCAACCACGGTCATCAGTCAAGCCGCATCACGCGACGACGCGGCTGGTTTGCAAGCACCGTGTCGAGCGCTTCGCGCACTTCTCCCATTTGTGTGGAAAGCGTCTGCCGAAGATCGCCGTTGGCTTTCACGGCCTTGGAGTCAACACCGGCAACAATGGACTGCGCGCGATTGATGAGCGCTTCCAACTGCGTGTTGCCGCGCACGTTCATCTTACGAAACTCATCAGCAAACTCGGCGAAATTTTCCACCGTAGAGTTGCTGAATCGTTTTGTGTCGCCCGAGTCGACACCGCGCAGCCGTTCGAGCAGATGGTCAATCAACTCTTGGAGCCGCTCGCCGAACGCGTTTTCAGCGAGAATTACCGCCTGTTCAAACCGCTCCTGGACGCGCGCCTGCTGCTGGCGATAGAGCGCCGGATTGTAATTTAACAAGTACTGCGGCGGCTCGATGCTGGGGTACTCCCAGCTCAGGCCGAACACGCCCTCCAGGCTAGTCGGGTAGTCGGCGGCGTTGTACAGCTCGCCCAGCCGTTCCCGGGCGTCGGCTTTGATCGCCTCGTAGTGGTCTTGAAGCGTGGTGACGGCGTCGTTGAGCCGGTTGCGAAACGACTGCATCTGTTCTTCGAAACGTTCAATGTCGTCGAACTTGATCAGCCGGACGCCCTCCTGTGGATACGGCAGACTGATTCCGCGCAAGAACGCGCGGGCCTGGCTGCGCACCGCGGTGGCCGCCTTATAGGCGGGGTGCTTGGTATCGATCAAAACCTTACTGGCGCGCAGGTTTCTGGCGTCGGCGTGGAACGCGTCAGCAGCTTGTCGCGTCTGACTGTCGGCGAGCTTCCGCTGGGTGCCGAGCCACGTGAAGCTCAGCTCTACGGCGCCCATCGAAGCCCGCATCTCCTGCGCGGCTTCTGCGACGGGAGCGCCGTCGCCAACCGGAACTTCTGGCGGGGCCATGTCGAGCGTTGCGCTCATGCAATGTCCTTTCTTTTAACTCTCGAACGGAAGTAAACGACGACGAATACCGCTTATCGTAAATCCAGGCACTGGCACGGACGTTTGCGCTGGCGGTGGCGAATGAACTGGCGTCGCAGGTTGTTCTGTTGCAACCACGACGATCTGCCCTTCTGCAGCGAGTTGATGGATTTCGCCGCCCGGGCCGCCGATGTACAGCGCGCGGTCAGCAAAATTGTAAGCCAGCTCGCCCGTTGCCAAAGTTTGTGGCACGGCGCCGGGCTGACCTGAGCGTTTGATGCGAATGATTGCGGGCATGGTTAGCGCGCGCGACTACACAGTCGCGGGGCGACGATTCTCCTGGCTGGATAGATATCTATTCAGTTTGCGCTGGGCGCGACGCGGCGCCGCGAAGTCGCATCGGCGGCTTTGACAGCGGCCTTCTTGAAGTATCCCTTGGTGTCTGCGCTGAGACATCGGCCGTCGGCCCAAGTGCGCAGGTTGGCGATCGCTTCAGCGTTAGTTACAGCGACCGGCACCACGTTGTGCGAAGCTTCCATGAGCGAGACGTCGAGCAGGGCCGCCAAACGGCAGCAGCTCTTGATCTCGGCGCCCGTCCAATTGCTGTCATCAGGGCGCGGCTGCGTTTTGTCCAGGCCAAACTTATCCAAGTAAAGGCCCCAGATGTATTCGCGGGCTTCCTTGGTCGGGAGGTCCACGAAAAATACACCATCGAAGCGTTCCGCGCGGGTGAACTCAGGCGGGAGCTTACTGGCGTCGTTGCAGGTGCCGATGAAAAACACGTCGCTCTTGTGGTCATTGAGCCATGTCAGAAACGTGCCGAACAGGCGGGCCGTCACGCCGGAGTCAGTCTGGCCCGAGTTGCCCACGCCGGAGAGACCTTTTTCGATCTCGTCGGCAAACAGAATGCAGGGGCTCATGGCGTCGACCAGCGCGAGCGCGCGGCGAATATTCGCCTCGCTCTCGCCCACGAACTTACCCATGAGCGAGCCGAAGTCGAGGACTACCGTCGGACGACCCACTTCGTTGCCGAGTGCCTTGGCAAACTGAGATTTGCCGCAGCCCGGCGGGGAGAGCAGCAGCACGCCGCGCGGGCGCCGCTCGGGATCAATGGCGCCCTGCCGCTTCATGGCCCGCATACAGAACGTCTTGAGATTGTCGAGACCGCCTAGGCCGTCAAACGACGCATCGCCGCGGTAAAGCGAGAGCGTGCCAGCCTTTTCCAGCGTTTGCGCCTTGAGCGACCAGATCACGTCCGGGTGGAGCGTGTTGTGGCGCACCAGGCTGAGAGCAAACGCATTCTCGGCTTCCAGCCGGGTCATGCCCGACGCGGCGTCGACCACCGACGAGATCTGCTCTTCAGGCGGCTTTTCGAAGGTGTTCCCCTCTCCGCCAAACAGCTCGTTGGCAATCGTTGTCAGCTGCGCGCGGTCCGGAAGCTCGTGGTGGACGAGTGTAAAAAGCTTCTCGATCTCGGGCTGCAGCTGCAGCACCGGGCTGAGCACGACGATGTGCTGCCCGATCGCCTTGCCGGTGATGACGCGGTTCTGAAGAACCTGCATCACCTCCGGATTAGGCAGATACTTGTGAAAATTCTTGAGCAAAAGCAACTGCGTGCTCTTGGCGCGGGCGTCGGGTGTGTCGAGCCAGCGCAGCGCCTGAACAGGACCAGGCGCTGACGTGGCGTTGTGCACACAGAGCTGGCGGTCGAGATCCCAGACTTCGAAACCCCAGTCCCGCTCTTCGCAGAGCCGCTTGATAGTAGCGACGGCGTCATCCGACTCTTGAGTGTCAACCCAAAGACCGGAGAAACCAGCGCAAACCAATTCTTTGATTTTCTGAGAAAGACTCATTGTGGCTCCTTGCTTCAGGCTTGAACGTCGATCTGATTAGCGTCTGTCGCGGCGTAGTACTCGCCTGTAAGCGTTTCGCCCGTCTTAGCGCCGAGCGCCTGTTCTAGAGCTCGTGTGGCTTCTTGGCACCCGGCGCCTTCAAAGCCGCGGGTTTCAAGCTTGGTCTCACCCTTCGGGTTGACAATGATCTCGATGATCTTGGTCATGTTTTTCAGGCCTCCACAGTAACAGTGAGCTTGATCGAACCATCGGCCATCGTCTCTTCATAAACCGAATGTCCCATCTTGGCGGCCTCAAGTTTGGCCTTCTCGATGGTGTACGCCTGGAGAAACTGATCGAGCGTGTCCTGCTTGCCCCAATAGCCGTTGTAGTTGTCGTAGTCAACCGCGCCGGTTTCAAGATTGCAGACAACCGGATAATTCCAGCCAGGAAGCTTTACACCCAAGCCGGTGCGGTTGACGCTGAACACGCGGAAGTCGCCAAAAGTCGGCTGCTCCCACTTGAGACGCAGACAGGCAGCGCGCACCGCCATTTCATCGTTAACTTGCGTTTTGATCTGCACAATGTGCGACATGAGTTGTTACTCCTTGTTAATGGGTCGAGTTTCGCGATAGTCGTTGAGCGCGTACTGCGCAATCAGAGCCGGGTCGCCGCAGGGATTGTCGACAAAGGCCCTGAGAATATGGACGATCTCGTCGCGGCTGCAGACGTCGCCGATAAGCTGCGGTCCTTTGGTCGTGTCCAGAGCGATGGCCATTACGTCTTGGATTGTGACCACCTCGGGAATAGCGAGCACGTCGCCAAAGTTTTCGCGAATCTGGTCAAGGTACTGCAGCGCGTTTTTCAAGTTGCCAAGGTCTTCTTCGAGCTGTACTGCGTGATAACGGCTCATAAAAGTTCTACCTCCGCGCGGGTCTCGATCCAGATTCGGGCGCCGCAAGACAACGGCGCGGTCATTCGTTGTTTGACCGTGCTTTCGCCTTTGATAGCCACATCTCGTCCAACGTAACTCTTGCCCTTCCATTGCACGGTGCAGGCGGGCGCGTCGAGCTGGTTCTTAAAGTTGTGTTTGATAATGTGCTGGTTTACATGAATGCGTTTTATGGTCCCCGCGGGCATCTTCATGGCTGTGTAGCCATGACAAGGGCGCAGGGAGCACGCTGTGGGCATAGAACCTCCGTGAGCGGCGCAGCCAGATAACCTGCGCGGCGGGCTAAAGCGCCCAAATAGAAGCCTGCGGAGCCGGGCCCGGATGGGGCAGCGACGTGCGGTGACACGTCCCGGGACACCGGCTCCGCGAGGCGACAGGAAGGACGCTTTGCTCAACCCGCTGGATTGAACAGCTTGGCGTATGCGTCAAGCAGGTTCTTGGCCTGCTCCAAACCGCCGTGAGTTTTCACGAACGACGCCGCCGCCTCGAGCGCCGTGTAAGACGGCTCGCTGGCAGCACGCGTGTTTTTCTCAGAAATAGCGCTCACCTTGGCCGCCGAACGCTTAGACGACTTTTCGGCATTTTTTGCTGCGGTGGCGGGTTTGTTCGCCTTCGCGGGCTTTGCGCCTGCAGGCTTGTTAAAATCTCGCAGCGTCACCGAAACTTGCGGGGCTGTGACCTTCACGCCCTGCTCCTCGAGTGCCGCAATGATGTCGCGCGGACGAATGTTTTCTTCGCCCTGTGCTTTGCGCCGCGTAATCTCGTCACGAATTGCCTCAGCTTTGGTCTTCTCGGCCATTTTCTTCTGCCTCTTCTTTTGAGCCGCCACGGTAGCGACAGCTCGGTCACGGTCCTCGAGGTCAACAGCGACCTCGATTGGAGCAGTAGGATCCTGCTCCTCAAGCGCGGAGATATCGTCTTCACTGCCGTCGATGATCTCGCCCGGCTCTTGCGGCACTGGCGCGAACGTCTCGTCGGGCTCAGGTAAGTCGATTTCGGCCTCCGTGCCTAAGTTCTTCTTCCGTGATTTCTTTGTTTTGGGCGCGGGCCGTTCTTGATTCTCGAACGGCGCGGTCGAATCCCAAAGTTTGTCAGCTTCGGTGCTGGGCATATTTGGTCCTTTTGGCGTGATTCACGCGCCTATGTGATTTATCTCACGATTGAATGAGCGGGTCAACAATCTGCTCCAGTTCGCCGAGCATTTTCTTGGCCTGTGCGATACCGCCGCAAGTCTTGGCGAACTGCGCCGCCATGATGAACTGGGCCGCCAGGATTAAGCTGGCGTTGTTTTTCTTTGGTGGGCAGACGCTGCTACCGTTCTTTGACACCTTGGCGCCGTTGCGTGGAGAAGTTGCGCCGCCGCGACGTCGCTTGTTGAACTTGCGCAGCACGACGGACGCCTGGCCACTGGAAATCGTGATTCCCTTCTTTTCCATCTCGGCCTGGATATCGACGGGGCGAACGTTTTTGCCCTCGGCGCGACATTGGGCAATGAACGCCCGCATGAGGTCGGCCTTAGTCGGGTCATAAGTCTTGAATGCCACGGGTATGCTCCTGATGACAACCGTTGTGGTTTTGAACAAAACGCCGCGCACGTGCGCAGCGCAGGCGTGGATGCCACGATAGTGCGTGAAATCCAAAATGCAACGCGCCAAAAAATTCAGCGCGAATTATCAACCGACCGTGTGAAAACGCGGCTTAGGTCGCGCCGCCGTTGGAGCCTAGGGCTTTGTTTCGCATGGCTTCCAAACGTTCGTTCACTTCGGCTTTGGTCAAAGATATCTTTTCACCACTGGCTCGTGGTTTGACCGCGGCGGGCGGGCAACTACAGCCTGGTCCCCGCAGCAGGCCCTCGTTCAATTCCGGCCACTTCTCGAGCGAATGAATCGCGCCGATCACATTCCAGGCAGCGTGCCCAAGATGATCCTCTGAGCGGTCTCCCCCGAGAAAGTCATAGAGGTGCGCGATCGCGTGGTTCAGCAAATCGGTCACGGGCATTCCGTTTTCCCAATTCGCCGCACCGCGCTTAGCGGCGCCTTCAGCGTACGTCTTGGCGAGCGCCTTGAGCCCGATCGGGCTGATTAAATCCCAGCGTTCATCGTCGCGGTCTGCGCTGCGCACGGCGCCGGTCTCAAAGTGATGGCTCGCCTCTTCGCTGTTCTTCATGTGGCTCGGTTTTGGGGTTGAAAAGAAAATAGAACCGCGGCGTGTCCACATAGAGCAGCGTGCCGAGCTGCCCGGTTTCCTTGTTGACCACGCTGACATACGGCGGCGTGGTTTCTATCAAGTCGAACGTGTGGTCAAATTCCGTTTCATTCCAGACGGCAGAATAGGTCTGCTCCAGAGCTGCGCGAACTTCGCCCGTTTCGTAGCGGCTATAGAGATTGTGGAGCAGCTGCTGGAGCGTTTCATTGTCAGCCGCAATGCTGACTTCGGTCGTGGAAGCTTTGTCTTTTTCAGCCATTAACGTTACTGTCCGGCGGTGTTTGCGGAGACGCAGTCAGCTCTTCTTGGCGCGCTTTGATTTGCCGCGCCAGTTCTGCCGCATAGTTGTCGTACATCTGCAATTGGTTGACGAGATCTCGATTTACTTCGACATTGAACGCGGCAAGACGCTTGAGCAGCCCAAGCAGGCTGCCTGCATAGGGCGGTTGCGGATTGCGCAGACGCAGCAACCCGGACGGAATGTCTTGGATCTGCGTGTTCCAGATCGGCACAATTGCCACGCCGTGCAGTTCAGGCACAGCGGCTAGCAACGATGTGCAGAATTCGTCAGCGCGTTTGAACAGCTCTACGTCAAAAGGCAGGCGTTCCGACTGGACTTCTAATTTTGGTTCTTCACTCATGATCGACTCCTTCGATAGGCGACACGTAGCGCATGCGCGGCGGCAACAGGCCGTCGAGCACGTTTGAAAGCCGCGTCGCAGCCAGCGCATAAACCACTAGCCGAACGCAAGCGGTGATCGTAGCGCCAAACCAATCGCTCGCCAAGAGTGCCACCATAAGCCAGAATGGCACGTGGTAGCTTTTGCAAAACGGACACATCAGCAGTTCCAGCGCGCGGCCTTTGAGCGAATCAGGATCCGTCGTGTCCTGGTGCGCCTCAGCCAGCGCGCGAAGATTGGCGAAGATCGATCCGCGGTGCCATGCTTCAATAATGGCGCCGGTTGCTAACACAACAGCGAGAAAGTCCAGCAGCATAACGTTTCCCGCGTTATCGCCGGGCACGTTGCTCGCCCCTGTCGAGGCTGTTGCAGAGCACGAGCGTCGCGTAAGTCGCCAACAGCGCAGCGACCATTCCGCCCCAACCAATAGTGCCGATTAATAGGCAGATAATTGCGCCGATAGTTATGGCGCCGCCGGTTGCAAGAAACAAACTTCCAAAATCGGTTTCGTTCACGGTGCGTGTGCGTCTCCGTGCGGCCACACCTGAGTCAAACCAGTGTCGGTCGGCGGGCAGCCGTTCACGTCTTGCTGGTATTCAGGTAGCGGCAGTGGTGGTTCAAGAGTCAAATGATGCGCCATGTTCTGCCACAGAGACACTTGTGGCCCAGGACCGCGCAACGTGGTCCGAATATCTGGTTGTCGCCGCTCTTGGTAGAGCTTTGCGCTGTGTCCAACAGTTGCCATTGTCTTCTCCCGTGTGCAACCCAGCAGAGCCACCTTCTAGTATACTCTGCCAGGCTGCGGGCTCTAGTTCAGTCATCTTGACCGAGACTGGAGAGAAGCCGGAACACGCCGTAAAAAAGTCTTGTCGCACAGTGCAGGCCGTGAGCGGCGATAATGTTTACGCCGTCTTCTAGCCATTCCAGTTCGGCAATTTCTTCGTGTTCCTGACCGCTGTCACGGGATTGATACTGGGACATATGGCACCAGAGATAAAAGAGCGGGTGGTGAATCCGCTGGAATCAGCAGCTAGCGAGGTCGCCCACGCGGGCGTTCGTTCGCTGCTCACAGAACTGACATCGATTGACGTGACGGACCAGGCGTCTGCGCGTGAGCGAATGCACGTACTCAAAGCGCTGGCCGAACAACGGGCTTTTCCGTCGCTCGAGCCAATCTTGCCGCTGGTGTTAAACCTGAACGGCAAACCGTATTCCATTCACGATCATTTTCCCTTTGCGCCTTTGTTCAGGGTGCTCATGCCAAAGTCGCAGGTCTGGAAAACCGGTCGGCAGCTCTCGAAATCCACCTCGTTGGCGGCGCATGGTGTTGTGGTAGCCAATAGTATTCCGTTCTTTAAAACGCTGTACGTAACACCGCTTTTTGAACAGATACGTCGGTTCAGCAACAACTACGTGCGGAGCTTTATCGAGCAGTCTCCCATCAAGAACCAGTGGTGCGGTACTGAAACAGACAACAACGTGCTCCAAAGGTCATTTCGCAACAAGAGCATGATGTTGTTTTCGTACGCAATGCTCGACGCTGATCGCGTGCGAGGTGTTTCTAGCGATCGGATGTGTATCGACGAGGTCCAAGACATGGACCCAGACCACATTCCGATTATTCAAGAGACGATGTCGTATTCCCGGTTTGCGATGAGCCATTTCACCGGAACGCCGAAGACCCTAGATAACCCTTTAGAGGGGCTATACCAGCGAAGCTCGGCAGCAGAGTGGTTTATTCCATGCGCAGCTGGCGGGTGCGGGCATTGGAATATTCCGTCGCGGGAGCACGACCTTGACGCGATGATCGGCCCATACCGAGACGATATCAGCGAGAAAGCGCCTGCCACAATTTGCGCTAAGTGTCAAAAGCCTATTAACCCAAGGCACGGCCGATGGGTCCATCGGCATCCGGATCGCCGATGGGTCTTTGCCGGTTATCACGTGCCGCAGATTTTGTTGCCGCTTCATTACGCCGACCCGGATAAGTGGGCGACGCTCCTCATGAAGCGGGAAGGCTTCAACTACACTCCGGCCCAGTTCTATAACGAGGTGCTCGGCGAATCGATTGACGCCGGGCAGAAGCTCGTCACGGAGACCGACTTGCGCAACGCCTGCCTGCTCCCGTGGGAGAACAAACGCGAGCCAGAACCGGAGTGTTTTAAACACATAGACCAGTACAAGCAACGCATTTTGGCGATCGACTGGGGTGGCGGCGGAGAAGCGGGAATCTCTTTTACAGTGATCTCGATTCTCGGTTTTCGCCACGACGGCGTGATCGACGTACTCTGGGGCAAACGCCTGATGATGGGCGGCGAACATCTCGCCGAAGCTGTCGAATGCATGAAATATTCGCAGTTGTTTAAGTGCGATTTCGTCTGTCACGACTACACCGGTGCAGGCACAGTGCGCGAAACAGTAATGGTCCAGGCTGGATTTAACCTAGACCGCGTATTAGCTATTCGCCTGTGTCGTTCGGCTGCGCAAGATCTCATGGTGTACAAGGAACCAACCGCGTTCAATCACCGCGCGCACTACAGCTTGGATAAGACTAGATCACTGCTCTACACCTGCCAGGCAATCAAACTCAAACAGGTCCGGTTTTTTCAATACGACTGGTTATCGCAGGACAACCCTGGCCTAATCGCTGATTTCTTGGCGCTCATTGAGAACAAAACAGAAAGCCGCAGCTCGGGGGATATTTACACGATTACGAGAAACGTGTTGTTGTCAGACGACTTTGCACAGTCGGTGAACTTCGGCACGAACGCGCTGTGGCACATCAACCAGGCGTTGCCCAACTTCGCTGAAATCGCCGGACTGGGCCGAATTAGCGCGAAGCTGGCTGCTCAAGAAGCCACAGGCGACTGGGCCGACGACGACCTGGGCGACCGGTTCTTCAGCGGTTACTGAATAGATATCTATTCACACCTGCATGACCCGACGGCGTCTCACGGCGCCAAAATCAACCACCGCTCGGGCCAGGTGCGTTGTCACCGCTGACGGCGCTGCCGTCTCCGGCGCGGTTGACCTGACGACTCGTTGTTCTGTTCGCGGAATGAAACCGGCAGAACGAATTACATATGACAAGTTGTCTCCCGCAGAATGATAACCTTCGTCTAAATACACAACGAACAGCTCAAGCAAAGCACAAGGCAATTTAACAATGTTGTCTGCCGGGCACAGAATTCGTGCGTGTCGTGACGATGTTGTTGAGTACCGGCCGCTGTTCCCGTACCATTGCTTTCCGTAATACAAGTAAAGCGGCCACCTGTCGCTATACGAAAAGACGCCATATCCGCCATTGTTGAATTTTCGGCCATAGATGTTCGCGCCGCGAAAAGGTTTGCAGTTAAGAACGTATTCTTTGGCCTTGTAGTTAGGCACGCGAGGCATGGTTCAGTTGTACCGCCAGCAATAATTTTCAAGGTAGTTGCGCAGTTCTCGGCGCGCGCCCACGCGACAGGCAACAATCTGCTGCACAACGCCTAGGCAAGCTAGATGCAGCGCGTTAGCCGCCTCGGTGCAGTCCATGCTGCTGGCGTACAGGTCCCAGCCGTTGCCAGACATAGGAATAAGGGCGTCTTTGTCGTTAATGACATCCCAAAGAATTCCTTGGAAAATTCCGTCTGGCTCAGTATCGCGTGCGCCATATTCGCGATATTTGTTTTGCACAGATTCGAAATTTTTAATGGCGGCTTTTACAGCGTCGAGTGTTCCAGCTTCGGGCGTAGTCTCGATCACGTCGTCACCTCGTCCGCCAGTCGCGCAGCCACGAGGGCGGCATCGTACTGCGCCTTGGCGATGATCTTCGCGCGCACGGCGTTAGCGATGTCGTCGAGGTATTCGGCGTACTGCTTGTCCGTCGTGACCAGCGCCTCGGCCGAGCTGTATGAGTGCGCCTTGCCGGTGAGCGGATTGTCGCCCGACTTCATGATGCGGTCGATGGCGGCGAGCTTGACAGTATGCCGCCGGTTTTCGAGGGTCATTTCGATTTTCACGGCGTCTGCCAGTGTGACGCCCCAATCTTTGATTTCTTGCACGTAGTCCACGGCGTTCTCCTTATTCTTGGTCTTCGGGGATGGGGCCATTGATTGCAATAAGCAGCTCATGTGCGACGCGCAGTTCGACTAGATTTGCAATCGCCTGCACACCTGCAAATCGTTCCGGATGTTTGGCCGGGTCAAAACGGCCGTACAACGTGTAAAAAATTTCGCTGATTGCGTCTGCGTCCGCTGCGGCTTGTTCCGCTGTTTCAATTACAGCGACGTAAGACTTTGCGGCGCCGCGCGGCATTTCTTCCCGCACAGAACGCAGTTCATAGTGCGAAAAGAGCGACACTGGATTGCTGTTAGGAACAGAAAGAAAGTAAGGTGCTTGATTTTCCATGTTTACTCCGAAGCCCAGCCGCCGACCAGCCACTGCACGCCGTGATCGACCTGCTCGGTGGCGTAAATTTTAGGCGTGTGTTTGATGTCAAATGCGACGAGTTTGTCGGCTGCTTTTTTCGCGACGCTGCTGGCTTTGAGTCGCTGTTTGATTGCTTTTTGCAGTTCTCGCAGCTGCGCAGCATTTGGCGGCTCGCTGAACGCAGGCGTCATTCTGCCAAGCATGTCGCTTACAGCCTGCTGCAGAACTTTGGCTGCGCGCGTTTTAGTTTCGAAATCGCTATAGAGCGCAATTGCGGTAGCTTTTTGAGCCGCGGTTAACCCGTCAGCAGCTATCGGTACGCTGGCGCCGTTTTGCCAGACGCTGGTAACCGTGCGCAGTACGTGGCCATCAATTGCCGCAAAGATTGAATGGTTGCCATTTTTGCCGTTAAATGTTGGCGCTTTGGCAACCTCTGTGCGAATGTCTTTGAACCGAACTGCTAACGCTGCTTCCCATTTGTCCGTATGAGCTGCAACGTATTCTTCGGCCGCGGCCCGGGTATCGAACACTCGGTCTTCGATTTGAAAACCGCTCGTCGTAGTGAGCGTACCGTTGTAGGCGTTGCCGCCGTATGTGCTAGTTAGTTCTGAGAGGCGCGCGTCATACTGGCGGCGTAGTTCTGATCTATTGAGATTGCCATCAAATAGTTCTGTCGCGAAGCGCGCGCCCATGACTCTCCTTCTAGTAGCCGTCTCCCCAGGGTCGTTTTTCTTTGCGCGTGGGGACTCGGCGGGGAAACTTGTTGGGGTGGCAGACTTGGCAACGCGCACGCCCGCAACCAGAACAACGGAGCGCTTTCCGGAACCGGCCGGGTTTTGGGGCGCGCCCGTCTTGTTCCGGGCCGAGATAACTGCTCAGCTGCCTGTACAGCTGCGCGCGATGTTCGATGATGTGCTGCTCTTCATGGTACCGACGCATAAATGTCTCCGACTCGCGCCGCCGAGTGCTTTACGGTTCGCAGTAGATGACCGTTTTGCAGCCGCACTGCTCGGCCATTTTGACTATTTCCGGCGCATAGACCGAAACGATCTTTTTTCGGTCGAGCAGCCCGGCAGAAATTAACGCTAATAGCCCAAGCCGAGCAAGCCCGTGACGGCGACATTCTGGATCGGTGAAACACTCGATCGTCTGCGCCATAACGGGCTCGCCCTTGAATTTTTCCGGCCACAATCTGGTACCGACCCAGCTGACAAACATGCCGTTTTGCCAGACCAGCGCCAGCCACATTGTGGAATACGGCCCAGCCGTGGGTCGGGTATAGCGCTTTTCCAGCTCTTTTTGCATCGAGCTGTCGCTGCCGGAATCCGGCCACGACATGCGGCTCATAATAGCCGTCACGTCTGTCAGCGTTAACCGATTGATATCTTTGATGCGAATTTCGAAGTTCATAACGCCACCTCCGTGCAGCAATTATTTTATCGCACGGAAGCGCGCGAACTTTAATTTTCGCGCCGGTACTCGCGAAGCTGTTCGTTGGCCACGCTGCGCCGCTGTTGCGTACTGTGCAGTCGGTTGTTCCGACAATAGTCACAGCTACCGTGGCAGCGACAACTGGTGTCAAATCGTTTAGACCCCGTGTAGGCGCGCTTGCGAGTTCGGCTCATCGCCTTTTCTCCCGTTTTTTGCCGATGATCTTGTACGGTCGATTCACGAAGTTTGGCAGGTCGCAGGTTTTCCAACGCGTCAAAGCAAGCGCGACGAAACCGCCCTCTTTTTCGCTGAACGCTTCGATCCATTTTCGTCGACCGCGCTCGCAATACGCAACAAATTTGAACGGCCCTTTGGCCGCCATACTCATTTTGATTCTTTTATTCGCCTCGTCACGGCGAATGTAATAAGGGCCGCCATTAGCGCGAAATACGTCGCCTTTACGTATGATAACGCGAGCAGAAACGCGATATTCGTCGTGTGTGACGGTCTTCATGTCAGACCTCCAACGAAATAAACCCGTCTTGAGTCAGCTTTCCAAAGCCGTGCGAGTCTTTGGACAAAGGCGATAGCGTGTTTTTGCGCGCTACGTGTTTGAGTGTTTTTACGGACAACGTCATTCAAACCTCGTTTGTAGGCCCAATTCGCGCATTGACAGCAGCGCCTCCGCATTGCCCTTGGCGTCATGCACTGGATTGTGGTCGTGCTTGGTTTTGCGCAGGTGTTTCCACCGCGCGTACGTGTTTTTCACCAAGCCGCAGTACAGGTCGCCAATCCGTCGGGCCGAATAGCCGAACGGGTTTTCGCCTAGGTACTTGTGGAAGTAATAGTTAATCCACTGCCAATCGAATGCCGGATTGTCCGACACGAAGATCGGGCGGCCCTTAGAACTGGCGCGAATCCATTCGGCAAACCGAGTCATAACGGCCGCCGGATCCTCGAACGTCTCGTGCTTGGCCCGGCAAATTCCGCTGATTGCGGCCGCCGCCAGGTTCGTGCGTTCCGAGATCGGCGCGGTCTCGCCGTAGAACGTTTTGTCCAGGTTCTCGTTCACGACGACCGCGCCGAAGCAGATCATCGAGAACTCCGGCGGAATCGGCCCGTCGGCTTCTACATCAACTACGATCCAGCTCATGGTACGGGCCACTTGTAGGAAAGGTCCGGCTTTACCAACCAACCGAACTGAGAGTACCAGTCGGGTTCTTTACGCAGCAGGTTGCTACGGTGGCTGGTCATGATACTCCAGTCGCGCATCCACGGCGGATACCGAGCCGGTTCGTTGGGCACGCGCAAGCTTTTGACAACGCCGAGAAATTCCTCGAGCAGCTTGTCTTTGTAGCCACGGCGGCGGCACTCGTGCGCTATGTGCACCGCGTAGATTGCCAGGGCCAGCTCGTGTCCGCGCCACATGCGGACCGCCGGGTGGTTCTGCCAGGCCTTGCTGCCCGTTGGCTTATGGGCGCCGACCGATACGCCGAGCGCCAGAAGGATCTGCTTGCATTCGACGGCTTGTTTGAAAAGCCTTTTGTTGTCGAGCACGTACGCGCATTTGTTAAATCGCGCGTAAGGCAGAAAAGTTTGCACTATTCCTCGTTTAGGTCGTCGTTGTCGTACCAATCGTCGTCGTCTTCGTCGTCGTCTTCGTCGTAGTCGTCGGTGCCGCTGTCCCAGTCCTGCTCATCATCGTCGTCATCGTCGTAGGTTTCTTCGTCGTCGTTTTCGTCATCATCATCGTCGTCGAAGTGCCACGTCGTTGACGGCGCGCGCGTAAAATCGTCGTCATCGTCGTCATCGTCCTCTTCGGATTCGTGAACAAACTGCCACTCTTCCTCGAGAAAGTCGTCGTCCAGCCCGTCGTCAAAGCGCGCATAAAGCTTTGCGAGTGCGTTGAACTGCTCAAAAGAAACGACGTCGTTATCCAAATTCGCGCGCATTTTGTGTGTAGTCACTCCAGAATTGATCACACCACTTTTTGTTAACTAACAACCCGGGCATGTTATGTACAACCTGTTCCCCGAACGAAAGCCCGTGGCGGCTCAACATTTCGGTAATTGCCGTCCAGTGCGGTGCAATTCCGCCGACAGCAACACAATAACGTTCTATGGCGCGCTGATTCAACCACCAATGTTGTTTATTGCGCAATAAATAATTGCCAGCCTGATCTTTGCGGCGGGGTCTGGGGAGCACGTCCAGCTTTCCAGAGACGATTCCAAGGTTGACCACTTCCATCAGGGCCTCGTGTGCCCGGTCGGGGGTGAGCAGCCTGTTGGTCGCGCATGCCAGGTTGAAAGTTGCGCCATAGATATCTTTGAGCCACGCGGCAAGGTCCTCCAGCACGGCGGTTGTCAGGCTATTCCCGCGCGTAACTAGCGCTACCCGGCGTTCAAGCGTGCTTTGGATGTAGCTTGGCAGAACGTATCGCAGCGCTGAGAAGTCCGGCATTTGTTCCGGCGGCTTGCCGCGGATCCACTGCCAGCCGTAGCCGGGCGCGAGACCCGCCGTGGGTTCCGGCAGCCGTGCTAATACGTGCCCAGCTGGAATGCGAACAACAATTCGACAAAGGTTGATATCGCTGAACGTGTGCGCTGCGAAAACCGGCCAATGTGCCTCGTCGACGGCCTGCCGCACAGGAACAGCTGAGTTGTGTTTGTTTATGGAAGCGGCACGAATTTCCTGGCAGCTAAGACTAGCGCCTAGCATTGCCGCGCTTGCATACTCTGGACCACTAAGCGCCGTAGCCGTCGGCTCACGGCCTACAACTGGCGCAAGCAGGTCAGCGGCGATGGCGGCAAACACTGTCCAGAGATAAGCGTTTTCGTGCGTAGGCGTAAGCAGCTGGCGCAGCGTAACAGGCGCGATCGGCGTTGGTTCCGGAAAGTCCGGCACGTCCCGATTAATCTCGGGATGCTGGAAATGGGTTGTGCGTCCGTCGTTTTCTAGCGCGTATCGTTTCAGGCAAAACTGACTGGTCCGCTCGTTCCAGCCGCTGCGTCCCGAGACGTGCGCGATCTCGGGCTCGTGCAGCCGCAGGGCGAGCATGCAGCTGCGTGCGTTCCAGGTGCGGTCGTACAAGAGCAAGATGCCCTCGGCCGCTGCATGCTGGGCGGCATACGCTAAAAGCCCGACGCGTTCGATGCGCGAGGCCAGTTCAGAGAACGCCAGTTCTTTTTCTGCCGTGCGAATGCGCCCGACGTAAAGACGATCGCCGTTTTCCGCGTGGACAATTGTGTCGATACGTATTTGCGCGTTGACAATCTGGTGGTTTGTGTGCGTCCACCAGCAGCCGTTGCGTTCGATAATCAGCGATCGTTTCTGTGTGACCTTGGTTGGCACATTCAGTCCGGTCTCGACTTGCGCCAGCAGCCGCCCGCAGAAATCAGGGGACAGGCTGTGTTGCCGCGTACGGAAAAAGTTCTGCAAGCGGTCCAGATCTACAGTGAGTTTGGTTACAAACGCCTGCGCCGCAGTTTCGTTGGTGTCAGTCAGCACGTTTTCCAGCGCACATTGCCACGTCTGCGCCTGTCGACGGATCTGCGCCAGCCGCGGCATCGTTCGCGCCGGAGTTGCTGTTCGCTCGACCTTTTCAGGCGGTAGCACGCAAACGTATCCTTTTGCCGCAGCGGCCTGAGAGATACTTTCTGGCGTGTAACTTGCCGCGTGAAAAAAACGCGGCGTGTGACTGAATGATTGCCAGTTTCGTCCGGTGCTTGTCGCTTCTGGCCCGCTGTAACTTGCGGAAATAGGAAGCAACGAAAGTCCGGCCTTGAGCTGCGCTGTCTGTACTTTAAGCAGCCAAAACGGATCATCGGTCACGAAATAGGCATTGCGCAGCAGCGCAGGGCTGGGCAGCAAAACAGTGTCGAGCAGGAAATAGCCCGCCTCGGCCTTGCGTTTGATGTGCGAACTGGCCGCCACAAATGCGCGCCGCGACATGAACTCGTCGTTGTATTGCACGAGCAGCATGCCGGTGAGGCGCCCGGGCAGGTCATAGTGCGGCAAGATCAGGGTCGGCCCGTGCTCGCGCATTCGAGGCGGCGTCGCGCGCCCCATGGCGTGGCAGTATTCCGCAACCTGGTCCGGGTGCGCCACGCCGACGAGCCCACAACAGGCATCCACCGTGTTATCCAGCCCCAGCTCGCGCTGGCGGCAGGCGATTACGTCGTCGTGATGGTTCCATATTTGTTCGCGCGCCGTGGCCCAAAACTCTTCGGCTGCGGCGAGCCGCGCAGCGGCACGATGATATTCGCACGAAAGGCGGTCAACCTCGCTCCGTGACGCCATACCCAGGTCAGAAAAGCGCGTTAATGCCTCGGCGGCGCTTATGTTCCAGATTCGGGCGCCAAAGGTTATGATATCTCCATGCGCGCGGCAGGATTCGCAGTGCGCCCAGACGCCATCGCAAACTACGTCATCGAACAGGTAGAGCGCGGGTTGCTGGCAGAAAGGACAATCGACGACCGCCGGAAAAGCGGGCTTTTCTGGCAGAATGCCCAGTGCCGACAGGGCGTTGAGATGGTTGTGTCGGCGGACCAAAGATGCAGGTAACGACGCCATGGCAAATCCGCTCGACCAGACTCAGGACATCAGTGGCCGCGAAACCCATCGGCTGACGGCGCTTTTTTCACCGCCAGATTTTGTGAAGACCGCCAGTCAGGACAGGCTCGTTGGCGGCGACAGTCTGCAGCGGCACATGTACGCCGACCCGCACGCCAAACTTTATCCGTGCCACAGCGCTCCCGCAACGTGGATGTCCGCCCTTTTCTTTGAAGACAAGCGCGCGGCGTTCGAAACAAACCGGGCGCAGAAGATCGAAGAACGGCTTGACGCCGCTGCCAGTTATTTTGGCATCACCGGTCTTGTAAAGGAACTGCGCGACAAAGCTGCGGCCGCGGCAAAGACCGATCTGGCTAACTTACCTGACAGCGCGTTCGCTATTGTCTGGGCCGACGAGGCGGGCAACAAGGACCGCCATTGGCCGCTGCGCAACGCCACCGAGGTGAAGTTTGCGGCCGCCCATTTCAAGACGCACCGAGACCAGTTCACTTTCGAGGACCGGCACACGATCGCCACGAAGATTCTCGAAAAGGCAGCCGAGTACGGCGCCGACACGAGCGAGGCCGAGGACACGCTGCACCTGGCCGCCGGGCAGGGCGCCTGCGCCGCTAAGGTCGCCAGCGACATGCTCCGCAACCGTGCGGCGCTGGTGGCGCGACAGAGCCCCGAAGCCGCGGGCGGCATGCTCAAGCTGGCCGAGGTGGTAGATAACAACCCGGAGCAAGCGCGGACGCATGAGACGCGTCTCAAGTTGGCTGCTGCAGTCGACGAGTTTGACCGGGCTAACCGGTTGGACCGGCTTTACGATTCGGGCGGGCTGCCCAGAGCAGAGGAAGTCCTGTTTGCGATCACCGAGAAGGTGGCTGCAGACTTCATGAAGGCCCATGTAGAAACTACTACGGGCAACGTTTACAACCTCGAAGACCTCGAGAAGCTCGCCGAAAACGACGTCCGATCCTGGATGGGCGACGAGTTCGCGGACGCTGTGACGGCCGGAGGCGTGTACCTCGACCGTGACAAGCTTGCGGCCATCGTGCCCACCCTGGACCGGGGCATGGCGGCCACGCTCGACCGTTTGGCGGCCGAGAAAGGGCTGGCGCCCGCGGTGAAGTCAGCGGCGGCGGACAGCCTTCTTCCGCTTGGGCGGCTTTACGAGCTGGCTAATGGTTGACAGCCCGTCGCCGGACTTGAGCGCGTCCTTGTCCATCAGCTGTTTTAACTCTTGAAGGTCGCCGTCTTGCGCCAGCAGCATGGTCGCTAGCTGCTTGACGCCGGAGATCGTAGCCTGCCGCACAAAGGGTCGGCGGGGCTTGCGGTTAAAGACGGCGCACAAAAGCACCACCGCGTCAAACAGCCCGCCGTCTGCGAGAACTTTCTCGGGAGTGATGTGAACGACGAGCTTTTCTTTTTTAGACTTAATTACGGTCTTGGTCTTGGCGCGCATGCGCGGGCTCCTGGTCGGGTGTGACAGCGCGGCCCGGTAACGCAAAGATATCTTTGCGCGGGCCAACGCTGTCTGGGTCGATAGTCTGCGAAGAGAGGCCCATCCGCTCAGGGACAGGCGGCGCAGACTGCTGTTCGATTTCTGCGTCGAACATCGCGAGATAGTGTTGATATTCTTGCCAGTCAAAATAAGCCTGGCGTTCTTCTTCAGATGGTAGGCACACGTCTACGTCAGGTAGCCGGTCGTTCCAGCCCATTGTCGTTGTTGGTTTTCTTCCTCCGGTGATGCCAATCTTTGGCAAGCTCCGCGCGAACAACAGGCACGAAGTCAGGCGCCTCGATGCCGATGCGCACGCGGTCGCCGAGAATTTCCACAACAGTAATCTTGATGTCGTCTCCTACCAGAATTTTTTCGTTCCGCTTTCGCGACAGAACGAGCATGGCGATCCTTTCTGCCTAACGTTGCACCGAATCGTGCAGCATTTGGGCTACGGACTGTGTGTTTCCATTGGTTAACTGCAGCGCGGCCAGTTGCGCGGCGAGGATCTTGGTTTTAGTGCGAATAGTCTCGTTAATCTCCTCAGTCTTTCCCTGCTCCACTTCGTAGATCGCCGAAAACATTTCAGGGTCGTCCGAGAAGTCGTCGATTGACGGGGAGATGCGCGCTTTGCGCAGCGCGATTCGCAGGACGTCCGGCGCGTTAATGATTCCCTCTTGGTCGAGCACCGCGCCGATATAGGCGCGGATCTCGTTGCTGAAGAATTCCTTGTCCTCGTCGTCCGGCGGGGCGATAAGCAACGATTCGGTGATTCCCCAGGCGACCTCTTCGGCGTCGGCCGGGTCGAAGGTCTGCGGGGTGTAGGTGTCGCCGCCCAGTACGTTGCAGAATTCCACAAAGTCGGGGAGCGACCTATGGAAGCGGTCGGTGGTCAGAATTTGTATGGCCACCAAAAGCTTGTCGAGCACTAACTGCGGCAGCTCGACGTCGAACTCCTCTTCGATCTCCAGGGCGATTGTGGCGGCGTCCCATTCGAGGGCCTCTATGCCGAACCGGTCCAAAAAAAGCGTCAGCAAGACCGACGCGAAGCTTTCACGGCTGGTCCACGCTTCCTGGGTGATGTTCTTCGGCATGGGAGTTCCTTTTCCTGATCTGCGCCATTGCCCGGGCGTATAGCGTGATCAAATTGTACCCGATGGTCTCTACAGGCACGGCGGGCAGTGCCGCAACGTCGGCTCCGGTCGTTAGGTCAAGCCAGCCTGTGTGGCCGGTCCAGGTCACCCAGTTGCCGTCAGCGAAGGCCAGGGTTTCCCACTGTGGCATGTTCGAGTCGATTTCAGTGGCGTAGGCGTCAGTGATCGCTTGGCGTTGGCTGGGCTTGAGGAATGCCAGTCGCTCCAGGAGGTCGGCCAGAAGCAGGTGCAGCACAACGTACCGCGGCAGCGGCGTCGGCTCGTCGGTGTGACTGTACGAGCGCAGCACGCTTTTTATCTGCAACTTGTCGAGTTTCAAAAGCGGCGCTAAACTTGCCAGCGTTACGTGGGCATCACTGTTTTCGGAGGTTTCCATGGTTTCCATTCTTGATGAACTTTCGCGGGTCACGAACGGCCGGGCCGACTATGTGGTCACCAGCAAGAGCATTGAAGCGCTGCTCGCTGCGTCGACCGCGAACATGGTACTCGAGAAGGCCGCGCAGGCGGGGCTAAACCGACCGGGCGTGTCGAACGCCAGTGGCCCGTACCCGGTCGATAGCGACGGCAAGACGGACGACGAGCTGCTGCTGGGCAAGCGGGGTCCGGTCGTGGGCTATCGCCGTGACTTCGTGGTCTTGGCCTCGATTTGAGGCTCGTCCTCTTCGTCGTCTTTTTCGTCGCCATGCGCGTCCTCGTAGGCGAGCTTGGCAGCATAAAACTGGGCGACAAGCGGCGCGATTTTGAAGAACTGCTCGGCGATATCGACCAGCACGTGCTCTTCAAATTCTTTGACCACAGTATTTTTGAACTTCTCCAGGGCCTCAGGCGTGTAGCCTGCGGCCCTGACTTTTTCTGCGCCCTTACGAATCTCGGGGCGCTGGTCGAACATGTACTGCAAATACTTGGGGTTTACGAACTCCAGGTCCACGCCGTACTTGCGCACAGTTTTAATGTCCGCGGGGACTGTGAACACAGGACGTCCGGCGATGTGCCCATCGGCGGCCAGGTGCCGCAGAGATTGCAGCATCCAACCGTATGCCTCCATGTTGTCGTTCGGCTCCTTCAGTTTGAAGGGCAAACGCTTTTGCGGCGGCCGTTTGGGGAGCGTGTGTTTTTTCACGAAAATCCCTGATAGCAAAGGAAAAAGGGGGCCGATAGTTACAAACAGGGCTGTGTAGCCGGAGCACGCACCATGGGTGAATTGGTGGTGTCCGGCTACACAGCCGAGACAAGCGCAAGAGACGAGCTTTTAGAGTCAGGCCGCCACGAGTGCCGCGCAGCCGGAGCTATCGATCGTGTAGCTCCGCGGGGCGTTCGCGTTCCGCAGACAGACTCCCATTACCGCGTCAAAGTACTGGCTGTACGCGTCGCGCTGGCTTGCGTCTTTACGCCTAAGCAGCTCGTCTCGATACATCAAGAGACGCGCGTTACGCTGCCCTGGATCATCGAGATCCGGGTACTGTTCGGTGACGTCGCCCGCGATGTCGGCGCATGCGTCGTCGATCTCTTCGATGATACTGGCTTGCGTGTTCGCGTCGAGGGACGCAAACGGCATGCACTCGGGCGCGATCATTCCGTTGATGATGCCCTCAATCGTCTCCAGACCGGCCCAGCTTATGGCGTGCGCCATGGCAACCTCCGTGGTAAAGCTCCACCCATAACAACACAGGTGGTGCACTTTATATGCCACGATTTTTGCCAAAATTTAGCTCAAAACGTGAGCTGCACGACATCCCCGCCGGGCCGCTGAAACGTTACACGCACCTTTTGCGCGTTGAGTAACTGTTTAAGAGCGAGTTTCTTTTCGGCGCTGAGTGCGCCTAGACAGCTTTTGATGCGCGCCATTTCTTCGCGTTGTTTTTGTTGTCTCTTTCGAGCGCACGCGCCACAACCGCCAGCGCCGTTTTTGAACAACTCAGCTTTGTTCATCAGGCAAGGAATCGTATCAGCAAACCGCGCATCTTGAATCATCGTCAGGATGGTGCTGTCCTCGATAGTCACCAGCGGTGTCATTACAGCATCTCCGAAGATGAGCTATCTGGAACGGGCGCGCCGCCAATCCACACCTCGCCGCCTGGCAGCAACGTGTCCATCAAGTCGAGCGTGTTCTTGAGGCTGTTCACGTCGTCGGTGACGTCTTGAATAAACCGCTTCGCCTCAGATCGACTGCGCAGATGCACGTCGACGTAATTCAAGCGAAACCATTCGGGGCGCTGCCCTGCAATCGGCTCGTCTTCGGGATACTCAGACAGATCAGTCGGCGAACAGACGTGAGAAAACGCGCCCTCGCGTTCACCGGCGGCGGGTTTCATGGGAAGCAGCAAGTAGGCGAACACTTTGTCGGGCATCAACTCCGCGTCGGTTGCTTCAATGCGCACGCGGACGCCGTCAGTGTTTTGGTAGTTGTAGCGGCTGACAGACCAACTCAGTTTGACGCGCCTCCCGGACTCGGTCGGCGGCGAGACAGGCGTGTCAGGGGCATAAAAATTAATGCCTAGCGCCTCGTTTAACTCAATGACGCCGCCGTATGAGGAAGAAACGTTACAGTCACTCATGCTGCCCTCCTGGCAACGCACACGTTTAAAGCGGCTCGGAAGAACCCGAGTCTTCGATGGGCATCACCGCGCCGCTAATTTGAACAGGCCCGGGCGTGGTGGCCCGCACATAACCGAACGCTAAGCCTTTGACGTCAGTGGGCCCCGGTTGTTCGATATCCACGCCGTTACGGTCTGCCATAAGTTCTACGTATCGCCCGGACACCGGACGGCCCCGAGAGTCGCGGAGCCGCACCTTGACCACGACCGCGGCCGAACCATCCGCAACTGCTTGATGTTCGCCGCCAAAAAGCAGCTTGGACTGCGCAGGGTCTGGCGTCATGGAAACTTGACCTTTAGCAGCGGAATCGTCGACGTCTTGCGATAGTATAACGTAATTGCCTTGATTTTTGGGTCGTTACGTTTTTGGCGTAGATAGTCAATTAACGCCGCGAGCCCGGCAGGATTTTCGGTCCGCATTGTTTCCATCAAGGCAAGCGTGGCGTCAATACAGTCAAATACAAGGTGCGCACTGCCTCCGCACCGGCAAGTACTTTTGGCGGCGTTTTCCAGATATGCGGCTTTGCATTGCGCGACCTGTTCTTCGACGGGCGCAAACGCTGAGTTAGCGTTGAAAAACTCAGCGTCGAAAAGCATTTTCACAAAGTCGTCGCGCGTCATGATGACCACGCTCATCGGCCGCCTCCCGTGGCCGCTTGCCAGGCCGGAGTTCCAAAATGCGGCTGACTCACGCCGCGGCGGACGACGCTCGAGGTGTGAATGTATTGCTTCGAACGATTCCAACCTACGATGTCGTATCCAGCCTGATAGAGCTGTTCGCCAATTGTGTAGTCGCCGCCATTGTGCGTGAGCGCTGCGTCTGGAATGTCCGCTGCGCGCATTGCCGCTGTTTTTAGGCAGAAGAACCCGCCCGCTACGAACACCGCGTGATCGCCGTTGGGAGCGGGCTTTTTGTTTTTCATGCGGAACGGTCGCCCCTGGTACCAGGGTCGCGAACGATAAAGCTGCTGTTGCGCCGTTGACAGACGAATTGTCATGTCGGCGCCAAATAGCCCCGCTTCAGGATTGGCGAGAATGGCCTGCGCCAGGAGCGTGAGCCATTGCTGGTTCCGGTCTGCAATCGAATCATCGTCGAACCATATTAGGTAGTTCGTTTCAATCGGCAGCGCTGTGTCGTGGAACATTTCCCGCATTACCGGATACTTCAGGGCGTTTTCCCTGTGCCGGTAGTGCTTGCTGACAACCCCGTGGTCGACAAGGCGATCGAGTACGGCCGCCGTTTCGTCGCACAGTTCATTAGAACCGACGCGCAGGTCGATGCGACCAGGCGGGCATGTGGAAACAATCGAGTTCAGGCAACGCATGTGCAGCGAGTGGTATTGCGCGGGCCCGTAAAACAACACGCAGACCGTGAACTTGCCGCCTATCACCGGATCTCGATAGATATCTTTGTCCGGCGCTGCCGTCGGAATAGCGGTATTTGGCGTTCCCGGATCAGCGCGCTCGAATCGGGCGGCCGGGGCTAGTACAGGCGCGGCGACCTGCGAAACAGTACTCCCCGCGTCTGATAAACGGTACCGTACGATCTCGTCGAGCGGCTTAATGGGCGGCAGCGTCCGGTCTTCGTAATAGCTCATCACAGCCTCGACAACGTGCTGGGGGGTGATCATGTCCAGGCATTTTGGAACCGCCTGGCCCGGCTTCACGATAGGGTACTTGCAAAGCGACGAATCGCCGTTCAGCGGCAATACCTTGTTTTTCCAGCAGCCGTGGGCCTGGCAGCAGTCCAGCAGCCCGATCGTGTGTAGATAACGGTGCGGCACCGTTAGCCGCTGGGCCGTCTCAGGGCCTCCCAGACCGGCGTTTTCGCGGACATAGGCCTCCCACCACCAGGCCTCCCTGCCGCCCGCCAGAACGACGCAGGGGCGCTGTAACGCCGCGGCCAGGTGCATCGCTGCCGTGACGCCGCAAATGACCCCGTCAGCGTGGTAAATCAGCCGAAGCCAGTCCCGCAGCCCCGTACGGCCGACCAGGTTTAGCGCCCCGGCGATTTCGGGGTGCCAGTGTCCGCGCTCCGTGCCGCCGATCTGGACGCACGGGACGCCCAGGGCGCTTAACGCGCTAATCGTCTCCTGCCACGCCGCCTGGCCCCAGACCTTGGCGGTGAAGTCCGACTTACCTCCGGACAGAAACACCCAGTAGCGGCCCTCTACGAGCCGCCGGGATCGTTCCTCTTCCGACAGGTGCAGGTCTGGGTAAGGCAAGGTGAGCGGGATTCGCACGCGAGCCTGGACCTCGAAATCCCTGTGAAAATAGGCAAGGAAATGCACCGTTTCGTGGTTCTGGTCGCGAAGGCCTTTGCCGTAGGTGAGCTTGATGTGCTCGACCCCCTTTTGGCCGCGTAGCTCACGCGCGCTGACGATGTAGGGATTGTTCTCCCACAGCGCGGCGGCGTTCGTGTCGACGCCGATTTGAAATGCGCCGGGGTGCGTCAGCGCAATGTCGCGCACCAAAGCGGTGAGCACTGCCGTATCGCCCGGCGCTCGTTTGTGCACGAGAATGAGGCGGCGAGCCTGCACGATCGCCTCAAGCCTGCGCGCTGGAATCTACTGCCGCGTGTAGTGCCACGTCGGCTTTGTCGCGAGCGCGCCGCGCGAGCTTAATGGCGCGCTGTACGAGAATTTTCGTCGGCAGCGCGAGGAAGGGCAGCTTACGTTTTGCTGCCTCTTCTTTCAACCACCCGACGATTTCCTTGATGTTCTGTTCGCACCATTCGATTCCGCGGTCGTTCATGAGCCGCGCTCGCGCATTACACGAACAATTTTCCGTGCTTTTTATCCCGACCTTGGCGAGGAGCTTTTTCAGCTGCGTTCCAGCGCCGGTAGGATCCCATACATACGGCGCAGGCTGTGCCGGTTTTACCGGCTCTGGCGGGGGCGCTGCCGCATTTTCTGCGCTCGGCTCGGCAGCGCCGCGCGGACAATCTGGAAACGCCTGCACCAATTCTGACAATCTGCTGGCCACAGTTTTGGCGACAGCGATTTGTTTGCCGCACTGTGCGCAATAAAAACACGCCATGTCATTTGATATCGGACATTTTGTTTCTTTAAATGCGCACCGCATAGTTGTCTCCAGTTTTAACCGTTAACAATTAGTTGCTAGTTGAAACGTCTGAACTACCGGCAGATTCGTTAACACCAGACGCTGCGCTATCAGAAGAAGAACTGCTGTAGCCAAAATCGCTAGCCGCCGAGTTGTCGCTCGAAAGACTAGTTGTTGAACTGGCGGTTGAACTACTTGTTACTGAGCTACTGTCTGAAAGACTTGTTGCGGAACTGACACCAGAGCTGCCGATCTGCGAACTAGAGCTTGAACTGCTACTGCTCGGCTCCTCACAGTAGGTGTCCGACGCAATTTCTTCATAATTCACAACAGCTTCAAGTGCGCTGGCGGCATCTGCGCTTAACTCGATGCTGTGGCCTTCCATCAAGTAAACCGGCGTTTCTTTGGTGATCAGGACCGCTGTCTTGTTTGCGTCAACCGTTGTTGCGAAAGCTAGTCGAAAGGTTTCGGCGCCTCTGCGCACAGTTGCCGTGACTTCGCGGCCGGTTGAATCGACGTTGGCCACGTAAAGCGAAATGACCCTGACGGTTTTTGCACTATTTGCCGCGTTGCTGACGATTGGCGCGGCAGTCACACCTAACGCCAACGCAGCGTTTTTGCCCGCAACACACGACGGAGAGCACAGATTTGGGAGCGCCATAATTACAGACTCCAGTGGAACACGCTGTCACATAGGTCTATCGAAACTGGACAAATTTGTCCACACCCGCATTCGTCAATTGGCTGTACGCCGTCGCTGGCGCTCGGCAAAGAACTGTTAGACGTTTGACTGCCAGAGCTAGGCTGCGCGCTGCTGGAGCTGGACTGTTGGTTGCTTGAGTCGGACTGCTCACTGCCAGAGCTAGGCTGCGCGCTGCCAGAGCTAGGCTGCGCGCTGCTGGAACCGGACTGTTGGTTGCTGGAACTGGGCTGTGTGCTGCTGGAACTGGGCTGCTCGCTGCTGGAACTGAGCTGTGTGCTGCTGGAACCGGACTGTTGGTTGCTGGAACTGGGCTGTGTGCTGCTGGAACTGGGCTGCTCGCTGCTGGAACTGAGCTGTGTGCTGCTGGAACCGGACTGTTGGTTGCTGGAACTGGGCTGTGTGCTGCCAGACGACTGACCACTAGAGACAGTGCGACTGCCAGAAGATCCGTTACATAAATTAACAGTAATCTGGCCATTGCATTCTTCGTCTACGTTGCCCTCGCAATCAACCGCCGTACCGCAAAAATCAAACACGTATTCGCACGCTGGCGCTGTTTCAGTTGTAAGCCCATATAGCGCAAGCAGCGTTTCGGTGCTAAGCGTAAAAGTCTGTGGATTTGGATCGTTTTCTTTGACGTCAAAATTCAATACAGACAAACCGTTTGCATTGAAATCCCAATTTATGCGTGATCGTTCCCCGGCCGCATTATCTGCAACAAGTACGGTTAACGTTGCTGTGTCGCCGGGACCAAACGAGTTCAAAAATTGCCCGTTTGAGTTGACGCCAAATGCGATTTGATTTGGTTCTGCGCTGCAACTACTAGAGCTGCTTGAATCGCTTGACGCACTGGAGTCACTTGATGTGCTTGACGCGCTGGAGTTACTTGACGTGCTTGAAACGCTAGAGTCGCCACTACTGCTAGCGCACGGCGGACAAGGGTCATTTTCGTTGCGATATTCTGTTACATATGCGGTTTCAAATACTCCGGTTTCACAATCAAACAATTTTGCTGTGACTGTATTTAGCGTGCCGTCGTCGCAATAATCGCGTATATCGTAAGCGCACAAACGCGACGGCTCGCCGGGAGAGCCCGCATTAATGAAATTTATCTGACGTATTACTTCTTTGCCGCAAATAGTCTCACAAAGCGTTCCAGCAATGCCGTCAGTGCAATTTGTTGGGTTATCTTCTTCAGACCACACCGGGCATTCGCAAGAAGAGCTACTACTGCTTGACGATTCGCGGCTGCTGCTTACAGCGCTTGATTGACTTGAGCTATAGTCAGAGCTTTTTTCTTCTGAGCTTTTTTCAGTACTCGATTTTTCGCTCGAATCCGAACTGGATTGGTCGCTAGATCCCGAACTGGATTGGTCGCTAGACCCCGAACTGGATTGGTCGCTAGATCCCGAACTGGATTGATCGCTAGATCCCGAACTGGATTGATTGCTTGAGCCTGAACTTGTGTCGCTTGAACTTTCTGGCGGACACGGTACTTCTACTTTTGGTAGTGCTCTAAACGCGCACGCTTGAGAATCGTAATAGAACGGCTGTACGCTTTTTAATGCCGGGCCGTTTGCCGTGCATGTTGAGCACCATTCGTAAACTGTGTACGAGGCTACGCAACCAGCTGTAGAGTCGGAAAAACCGCTTCCCCGGCGTAGTGGCACAACAAAGCCGCAAACAAAACCAAGTTCATCTTGGCTTGCGTCACTAACGGCGCTTGTACAGTCGCAACCGCTGCTACTGCTCGTGCCACTTGACTGGCCGGAGCCGCTGCTTCCGCTGCCATCAGGACACGACCCAAAAATCAGCTCGATTGGTGTCCACGAGCACGTTGCGGGGTCAAACGTGTAAGACACTAAACCATATTGACTACCATCAGCGCAAAGCAAAGGTTCGCCAGGCGGTGCGGGCGGGGGTGGAAAACAATTGCAGGCTTGCCCGCACTCTTCTAGTGTTGCGCCCGGCGCTTCTTTTCCGACGCACTGGCCGTCTACGCAATCGTAGCCGCCGGGCTCGACGCAATTTCCGTCAACTAAAATTGTCCCTGGCGGGCAATAGCAGTTGCAGTTTTGTGGCGCGCGTAATTGATTTCCAGGACACGGCTCATCTGGACACACGCAATTGCAATCTTCGTCTAGCGTTTTTCCTTCAGGACATTCGTTCGGACAAACGCAATTGCATTCTTCGTCGTGTTCTTTTCCTTCGGGGCACTCGTCCGCGCAAACGCAGTTGCACTCAGCGTCGTGCGATTTGCCGTCAGGGCACGGTTCGCCCGGACAAATACACTCGCACTCTGCTGTCAGTGTGCGCGGCTCAGCGCACGCATCTGCGTCTGGGCAGGTGCATTCTGGGCTGTCCGGATCCAGTTCGCCGCAGGCGCACTGACACGCGCGCGCCGTTGGCGAACACGCAAAACCGGCACAATCATTGACGAAACGACACGGCATAGTATCACGATCGCGGCAGTGCGTTATTTACGTTAATTGTCACAAATGTAGATCGGCGGCGTTTCGTTAGTTGGCGCGGCGGTCATCGCAAACACGCAACCGCCATTAGAGCAAATTTGACCCGACGGACAACCAGGTACGGGGCTGGTGCAGTTCGGATCGTTTGCTGTGTCGCAATGGTAGCAGTCGGAACGAATCTGCGGACAGCATCTGCTAGCGCCGACGTCGCCCGCGCCCGGAAGTGGAATAGTATTGTTTGGGCAACAGTAAAAATCGCCGGTACCGTTACCAACGGCACCGGCATAACCATAACCTGCCGGGCAGCCAGGGCTAGGCACGCCACTGTTTAGGTCATATGTAACAATAATAGCGCCAGTCGTCGGTATGCATTCTCCGTCAAGACAACACAACGTGTCACAATCAAGACCAGTAATGCAACCAGCGCTGCCCGAAGAAGAGCTATCCGAACTGTCTGACGACGACGAAGAAGAGCACGGTTCGCATTCGCCGTTGTTGCAGCATTCTCCGTCTTTACAACATGTATCTCCACACACTTGTTCTTCGGGGCAGCACACCCAACCACCCGGCGGTGCGCTGCTCGACGGCGTTGAACTACTCGGCACAGAACTGCTGGGCGTAGAACTACTTGGCGCAGAGCTGCTAGATGTAGAGCTGTCTGAAGAACTATCAGAGCTGTCTGACGACGAAGAAGAAGAGCACGGCCCGCATTCGCCGTCATTGCAACATTCACCTTCTTTGCAGCAGGTGTCGCCGCACACTTGTTCTTCGGGGCAGCACACCCAACCGCCCGGCGGCGCGCTGCTCGACGGCGCAGAACTGCTAGGTACCGAACTGCTAGGTACCGAACTGCTGGGTACCGAACTGCTGGGTGCAGAACTGCTAGGTACCGAACTGCTGGGTGCAGAACTGCTAGGTACCGAACTGCTAGGTACCGAACTGCTAGGTACCGAACTGCTGGGTACCGAACTGCTGGGTGCAGAACTGCTAGGTACCGAACTGCTGGGTACCGAACTGCTGGGTGCAGAACTGCTAGGTACCGAACTGCTAGGTACCGAACTGCTGGGTGCAGAGCTACTTGGCGCAGAACTGCTGGGTGCAGAACTGCTGGGTGCAGAGCTACTTGGCGCAGAGCTACTTGGTGTCGAGCTGCTGGGTGTCGAGCTACTTTGGTCTGAGCTGCTTGCGATCGAGCTGCTGGGTACCGAACTGCTGGGTGCAGAGCTGCTGGGTGTCGAGCTACTTTGGTCTGAGCTGCTTGCGATCGAGCTGCTGGGTACCGAACTGCTGGGTGCAGAGCTGCTGGGTGTCGAGCTACTTTGGTCTGAGCTGCTTGCGATCGAGCTGCTGGGTACCGAACTGCTGGGTGCAGAGCTACTTGGTGTCGAGCTGCTGGGTGTCGAGCTACTTTGGTCTGAGCTGCTGGGAGTTGAACTGCTTTCGTCTGAACTGCTAACGGAACTGCTAAGTCCTGAACTGCTAACGGAACTGCTAAGTCCTGAACTGCTAGATTCCACGCTGCTTGACAAAGAGCTGCTGGAATCCAGGCTGCTAGACAAAGAACTGCTAGATTCCACGCTGCTTGAAATGGAGCTGCTGGAGTCCGAGCTGCTTGAAATGGAGCTGCTGGAGTCCGAGCTGCTTGAAATGGAGCTGCTGGATTCCGAACTGCTGGATTCTGAACTACTCGAAATAGAGCTGCTGGAGTCCGAGCTGCTTGAAATGGAGCTGCTGGATTCTGAACTGCTGGAGTCCGAGCTGCTTGAAATGGAGCTGCTGGATTCTGAACTGCTGGATTCTGAACTACTCGAAATAGAGCTGCTGGATTCTGAACTACTCGAAATAGAGCTGCTGGAGTCCGAGCTGCTTGAAATGGAGCTGCTGGATTCCGAACTGCTGGATTCTGAACTACTCGAAATAGAGCTGCTGGAAGACGATGACGAACAACAACAGGCTGCGCTGATTGCGAGACTGCCAGCAAACGCTAAAAGCTTATTGTTGTACGTGTAAAGAGGCATGGCGATTGCAAACTAATGCTGCGAAACACATTTGGTTTAATAGCCGCCACCGCCGCCACCGCCGCCCTCAGTCTCGCACGACGTTGTGTTAAGTGAGATGGTCGCAGTAATTTCCTTTTCGCATCCGTCAGTAACAGAAATAGTGCCGGAGCCATATTCGCCAAGATCGATAGCGCCGCCGCTGTATGTGGGCGGTTCTGGAATGCGAATGTCGATGTTGATGCGCTGCACGCCATTTTCGTCGGGTTCGTCAATCGTGACATCGCACGTGGGACCGCCCGTGCAGATTGTGTACTCGCACACGATATCGCCAACTTCTAGCGTAGTGCGTTTAGGCACGCCGATATCTAGGTCGATATCGAAAATGCATTGACCACTAGGTCCAGTGGTTGGTGTAATTGTGAGCGCGCCGGTCGGCTCTTCAGCTGAGTAGATGCTGAGGTTGCCAGAGATCTCTGGACATAAAGGCGCAGGCACGCCAATGTCGAGATCAATGTCGAAAATACACTGACCACTAGGTCCAGTGGTTGGTGTAATGGTCAGAACGCCGGTTGGCGTTGGATTTTGATAAACACTCAGGTTGCCAGAAATCTCTGGACATAATGGCGCGGGCACACCAATATCTAAGTCGATATCGAAAATACACTGACCACTGGGTCCAGTGGTTGGTGTAATGGTCAGAACGCCGGTTGGCGTTGGATTCTGATAAACACTCAGGTTGCCAGAAATCTCTGGGCACGGCGGTGCAGGAACGCCAATGTCGAGATCAATGTCGAAAATACACTGACCACTAGGTCCAGTGGTCGGTGTAATGGTCAGAACGCCGGTTGGTTCAGGCTCAGGCGTGCGATAGACATTGAGCGTGCCAGAGATCTCTGGACATAAAGGCGCAGGCACGCCAATGTCGAGATCAATGTCGAAAATACACTGACCACTAGGTCCAGTGGTTGGTGTAATGGTCAGAACGCCGGTTGGCGTTGGATTTTGATAAACACTCAGGTTGCCAGAAATCTCTGGACATAATGGCGCGGGCACACCAATGTCGAGATCAATGTCGAAAATACACTGACCACTAGGTCCAGTGGTTGGTGTAATGGTCAGAACGCCGGTTGGTTCAGGCTCAGGCGTGCGATAGACATTGAGCGTGCCAGAAATCTCTGGGCACGGCGGTGCAGGAACGCCAATGTCGAGATCGAGTTCTAGTTCGCACGTTGGCGGATTGTCGCAATCCCCTTCAGTGCTGTTATCGGTAACGATTACGTTTATGTACGGCGGGCCTGTGACCAGTTCAATAACGCCAGTCGCCGTCAAGGTCGTACAGACTGGCCGCGGAATTGGAATGGGCAGGTCAAGGTCGATTGTGAATTCACACAGTTCTTTGTCGGGATCATCGCAATCGGCTGGGACAGGCGTTTTCGTAACGCGTAACGCGCCGGTTGCGCCACTGAGGCAATCTTGATATTCCGTTACAATCTCCACCACGCCTGCTTTTATTTCAGGGCACGGCGGTCGCGGAACCGGAATATCTAACTCCAGATTGATGGCGAAACGACACTCGCCATCTCCGTTGCCGCCATCGCTGTCGCAATCAGGCGGTGTTTCAGTGGTTGTAATCCAGAGTGAATTTCGCGGTTCGATGCAATCGTCGTAATCGACGTTGACACTGACTACGCCCGCCTCAATCACAGGGCACGGCGGGCGCGGAATTGGAATGTCTAAATCGAGATTGATGGCGAAACGACATTCGCCATCGCCGTTGCTGCCATCGCTGGCGCAATCGGGCGATGTTTCAGTGGTTGTAATCCAAAGCGAATTTCGCGGTTCGATGCAATCTTCGTAGTCAGTGGTGACGCTGACTACGCCCGCCTCAATCACGGGACACGGCGGCCGCGGGATCGGAATATTGAGATCAAGATTGATGGCAAAACGACATTCGCCGTCGCCGGTGCTGCCGTCGCTGTTGCAATCAGGCGGTGTTTCAGTGGTTGTAATCCAGAGTGAATTTCGCGGTTCGATGCAGTCGTCGTAGCCAGCGTTGACGTTTACTACGCCCGCTTCAATTACAGGGCATGGCGGCCGAGGTATCGGAATATCAAGATCGAGATTAATTGCGAAGCGACATTCGCCGTCGCCGTCACTGCCTTCGCAACCCAATGAAGGTTCGGTAGCTGTAATCCAAAGCGAATTTCGCGGCGCGATGCAGTCTTCGTAATCCGCGGTAACACTGATAACGCCCGCTTCAATTACAGGGCACGGCGGGCGCGGAATTGGAATGTCTAAATCGAGATTGATGGCGAAACGACATTCGCCATCGCCGCCTTCGCAGTTAGGCGGCGGATCGACCGCAGTTACCCAAAGCGAATTTCGCGGCTCAATGCAGTCGGCGTAATCCGCGTTCACCGTCAAACTGCCGCCTTCAATTACCGGGCACGGTGGTCGCGGAATAGGAATCGTGAGATCGAGATCGATCTCAAACTTGCAGTTTGTTTCTTCGCCGTTACTGCAAGACGCGGGAAGTTTGGTGACAAGAATAACGCCTGTTGGTCCGCCCTCGATACAGTCGTCGTAGCCAGTTGTAATAGAGACGTCGCCGCCAAAAATAGTCGGACAAGGTACTGGCGGCAGCGGCACTTTGATGTCGAGGTCAATAAAGAACCTGCACGGCTCTTCGCTGACTTTGGTGACTACAGCTACGCTCGGTTCGCTTGATTCAGAGCACGAATTGGGCGGGCGCACGTCTACGACGACGCGTGTTTCAAACTCCGGGCACAGCGGCGGAGGAGGGTCGCGCACTACGACCGGCAACGGGCAATCGAAAATCGGCGGCGGCGGTTCTTTGATCGAGCATTCAGAAACAAAATCAAAGTCGAGACTCGGCACAGAGTCGACGTTGCATTTGTCTGGATCAAAAAGCGGCGTGCTCATGGTTTACGTTCCGCAATTGCCGACGAGATTGTTTTGAGCCACCGCTATGGTTACCGTTTTCGTGGCGCCGTCGGTGGTTACAGTAATGCCTGTACCGCCGACGATATTGACATTAGCGCCACCAATGCCGTTAATGGCGGAAATCGTTTGATTGCACGCCGGGCCGCCGCTGTAGAACCCAGTTACCTCATCGAACGGCTCTCCGTCGTAGAGCGGCACTTCGCCGCCGTGCTCGCACAGTTCGCTGTTCGTAACGTCTCCCGCGCCTTTTTCTGCGCCGACGCGAATATCGTTTAGTCGGTCGGTCTGCCTGATGCGGCAGTTCGCGCCCTCTTTGAAACGTAGCGCGCCCTGCATGCACTCGGCGTTCACTACGATATCCGTCTCAGCCTCGCCTGGTTCTTGGCACTCTTCGGGTGGCAATGCGTAAACACGCGGGAGGTTTCCCAAATTGATCGATCGCGCGTAGCTTTTAACCAGACTCTGAACACGGCCGGGCTCGAGCGTCCGTTCTTTTTCTGGATAAGTCAGGGTGTCGCCATTTTCGCTAAGCAGCGCGACCAGCTCGGCAAGCGGGCCTGGCGTCAAAAATCCGTCCCAAATTGGTTCAGGGTTGCAGGCCGGGTTAACAGTGTCGGCAGCCGCGGATTCACCGAATGCGGTCGACCACTCGGCGTCGGTTTCAGGACACTCAAAACGCAACGGGACGTTCACAGCACCAGGCGCGTCGGTTGCGAATACAAACTGCACAACGCCGTCTGCGCGGCTAATCTCTGCAAGCCACACTGCGTGTTGTCCTTGCTCAAAGCCGCTATCTAAACCCATGATAATCCCGCAATCCACGACAGCCGACAGCGGCAATAGCGTGCCGAAATAGTCGGATTTGTAGACAAACGGATATGCGCGATATTCGTTATCGTTGTAAAACCCAGGACGCGGCATTTCACACCACCTTTTTACCGACCGTGTCTATTTTTATAGCGCCATCCTGCGTGTAAACGCGCAGAACGGTATCTACGGCCCCGTGATTGGCTGCAGTGATATTGAAATTACCGTACTCGTCTGGTCCGCAAGGCACGCCATCCACTGTAAACGTTTGGAGAAACGTCCGCGGCACAAAGCGGTTCAGCTCGTCGCAGACGTAACGGCTAAAGAGCGGCTCGCCAATGATATCTATCCGAATTGTGGTGGCGTCTTCTTTGCGAAGCACCACGCCACGGCCGCCAACCAGCCACACGTCGCCGGTAAGTAACGGCCCGTCGATGGTTTTAAGCGCCCGCACGCCCGGTTCCTTGGCTGGAATTACAACGCTAGAAACGAACTCTGTCGCTGTTGCTGAAAACGTGTGTGTTTCTGTTGGCCAGCCGGAAAACCGGGCCAACCCAAACGGCGCGGCGAGAAGCACGCCCGCCGGACGACCGAATGCGTCAGAAAGCGCTAGAGCGCCGTCAGCGGGCGGCGCGAGCGGGTTGAAGCTCGCTGTAGCGCGATTGCGATCGGCGGCGTCGCCCACGCTGATTGTGACGAGTTGCGCCGTCACGGAAATGGCCGAAATGTACGCCTGGCGTTCGCCGCCAATGGTGTAAAGTGTCGCGTCGAAAAAAGTGTCTCGACCAATGTCCAGACGTCGTTCGGCCGACAAGAGAGTCGCCCGATCCGAAAACGGATAACGCGAATCAGCTTGTTCGTCCCGAAACTGGGGATAAAGGATACGCGCGCCGCTCATATCGTGTTCTCAATTGTGAACTTGTTGAAACGCGTGTACGACGCGGCGCTGAAGAGCCCGGCCAGCCCTGTTAGGTCGCCGTACTGCGAGATCAGTAACGAGAACGATACTGGCGAGACACTTTCGTCTACCGCTTCTGCCGTAACAGTTACCAGAACCGCGCCCTCGGACTGCACTGCTACCGGCGTAGCAGAAACGCGATACCACGCGCCTACGACTACTGAAAACGGCGCGCTGTATTCGGTCACAAAGTTTGAGCCGTTAAATCGAAGTAACCGCAGCTTTGCAGCGTTGGCGTCAAGTGTAGCTACTAGGTAACGCGTGGGCGCTCCGAGACTGCTGTTTCCGCGAATGTAGTTAAACAACACGCCGCCATTACGTTGCAGTCCGCCCGCTGTGATTTGCAGTTCTGCAGTTATTCTTTTGTTTAGCGACCAGTCACTGGCGCAGTTTTTAAAGAGCGCCATGTTGCGCCCGACAATGTTTGCCGCCGCGTACACATAATGACTCGTCAGCTCGTTTTCGGGTGTCGCCGCTAAAGACCCTGGCGGCGAGCAAATCTCTGGCGCCGACACAGACTCAAAAACAAATAGGCCTTCGCGAACCGCGAAGTCAGGCGCGGTCCCCGCATTGAAATCGCGGCACAGCGGCATGACGGCGCACTCGGCGAGCACGGCATCCTCGTCTACGCTTTCAGAAGATACGACGTCCGGTTCTTCAACAAATAGCTCGGTGGGCAAGTCGCTCCAAATAATGTCGTCGACGCTTTCGCTACCGGGAGTGCACTCGTCTTGGCGCGAAGGCCTCCGTCTTTCGTCACCGGCAGCGCAGGCATCCGCAAGGCCTGTATCGCTTGTAACCGCTACGCCGCCGCAGTTTTCGAAAAGCGCCGCGTCGACTCCCGCAAAAACCAGATTAATGTTGCCGTTGCAGTCCGGACTTATGCCATTGATTGTCGCAATAGGGGGTCGCGGACACGTGCCGCTTTCGGGTCTTTGTCCGCAAGCGCCCAGAAAATCTTTAAGCGGGTTGAAGTCCTGCGTCTCGCCCTCTAATTGAAATAAAATAGAGTCGACCGGTGTGCTTGCTACTGTCAAAGCGTTGGCGGCTGTTTTAGGGATGAAAGTCGCCGTGACTGGGTTTTGCGCCGAAAGCGTTACGATTCCGGTAAGACTGGTCGCCACGTTAAGCTTGCCAAGTGACGAAATTGGTAACGGGCGATAGGGCCGCGCGCACCGCTGCGCTACAAGTGTCTGCAGCGGCGTGCTGTAACGGCCGACGAACTCTTCGTCGAGTCCTGGCCCAAATACAATCCAACCTGCCACGCCATCTGCTAGCGGCACGACAGCGTGGTTGACGTTTTGTGGTGCGTTGCGCGGCAACGAGACGGCAGCAACGCTAACTGGCGCCGTGTCGTTTAAATCCGTCGCAACGCCGAAAACAACGGTGACAATGTTGGGACTTACAGTAATTCCCTGAACAAACAGATACTGCCCGAGCGTTGCTGGAAAACGGATATGGCAATCGACGAGAATGTCGTCGTGAATGAACTGACCTGAATCGTCCAAGCCAGTGCTGCGCTCATCCAGCGGATAACGGCGTGAGGCTTGCAGGTCGTACCAGTTTTGGTTGCGAATGGGCATGTGTTAGCAGCTCCGGACCGTGCCGCCGTCAGTGTTACAGTTAAGAGCCGCAGAAGTCGTAACAGGCGCCGCGAGGGCTATGGGTTCGCAACCGGGTAAAAATGGGCTGGCGTTAGTCGCGCCAGTCAATGTAGCCGTCACCGAGTAAGGATAGTTCGCCGGGTTGAAACGCAGGCGAAATTTGACATACGCAGAGCTGCCAAGATCTACCGGCGGTAACGGCGCGTTAAAGGTCGGATATGTCCCCTGTAGCGCATACTCGACGTTGCTGTGGCCTGGGGCGCTCAGAAACGTGTATCCGCACTCAATCACTGCCGTCGCGCCCGCCGGAAACGTACTGAAGGTGACCGCTAGCGCGCCATTTTCAGCGCACTGATGGCACTGATTGCAGTACATAATGACTACGTCGAGCAACGGGCAGTTTTGCGGCGTCAAAAGCACGCGCAATGGTTTTTGTAAACGGCATTCGCGCTGCTCTATCCAACGATCGATATTGCTCTCGTGCAACAACTTGATGTCATGCGTGCGCGCGCCGACGCTCGAATACTTTCTCGCGACCTGATTCATATAGAGCGCGGTGTCTACATAATCCGGGCAATCACAACAGGGCGGGCAGTTACTGCCGATCGCCAGCGTCGCCGACCCGCCGGTAAACACCGGTACGGCGCGGCCGCTTATGTTAAGCGTGGTTGGTTGTCGAATCCAAATACAGTCAGGGCCAGCTATTACAAGGTCGCCGTATTCATTGGGCGTGGCGCCATTCAACCGATAAATTGGCTGCGCCGGGTCATCAGGGCAATCTTCATACTTGCCTGCGCCTGCGCCAGGTTCGGCTGTCAAGGTGATGTTTGTGTTTTGCCGTCGACCGCGCACAGTTGCGTCAGCGCTTTCGAGAATCATGTTGTTTCCGGCAACAAACGTCGCGCCTGTGCGGGTCACGGTGCCTATTTCTGCGTCTTCTGACACAACGGTGAGCGACCGCAAGCGGCGCGGCATTTTGTAAACCGCGCGTTCGTCGAGCACAGCGTTTATGGGCGCCAGGTGTATCGGCCAATCTTTCGGCGCAATTTCAAAGGCGGGCGGCCAGGTCTTGTGAATGACCAGCCTGCAAACAGCGTCGTTGCCGATCCACTCGTAAACGTCGTAATCGGCGCCCCAGCTGCGCTTGATAAACCGGCGGTATTCTGGGTCACCACCTACGGGAACCGGCTGCGTAGAATCAAACACCGTGTTTTCGTCCGCGTCGACAATCAAGATGTCAGCCGCGTGAATCGGCGCGGGCGCCCAGACTGGTGCTATCGCTGGCTCACAGCCAACGCCGTAGAGCCATTTGATGCGCAAAGGGTGTTTGCGGATCGACTCGGCTGCGCGATAAAAACCCGGGTCGTCGTAGGCCAGATAAAAATCGGCCAATAGATATCTAACGTCGTCCGACGGCGCGACGAGCGGGTAGTCCAAACCGCTTTGGGGTTGAACGACGCCGATACCTCCGCGGCCGCCTGGCGTGATGGTCGGATCTGCACAGCTCATGGCGGCTCCTAGCCACAGGTGTTGCAGCCGGAATCACCGAGGCGGCTACCGAGGACAACAAAGGACATTTGCGACACCTCGGATCCAAGCCGGGTGACGAAGTTCTGCAGCGTGTTTACGCCATCTCCAAACCGGTCAATCTGTTGCGTCAAGGCGTCCAGTTCTTCGCAACCGCAACACGGCTGCGCGCAGAAATCGTTAAACAGCAGGCCGCCCGTGGCCGGACTGATTGATATGCATTCGCCGCCGCTGAAAACGTAAGTACCGTCGCCAGAACACACGCCGTTAATGCACCGAATACATTCGGCGGTATCGGGCGTCTCGCAAACGCAGTCGACGTTTAGGTTCAAGCCAGAGATGGCGTTGAACACGATCCGGGGGTCGGCGTCACCGCCACTTTCTAAGACGAGCCGCATGTTAGTCCCAGCAACCAGCGTCACGTCGCCGTACACGTAATCGCTCAATTCGCCGCTGTTTGATACCCGTAACCGAGTTACACCTCGGATCATGGGCCGTATAGGATCAGTCTCGAGCAGGCCGCCCGCCGGGGTGAAGTAATACAACCCCGGCGGCAACGTGTCGATTTCGTCCAGTCGGCCAATGACAACTTCGCCGATTGAATCGGTGAAATTGTCGACTCCCGCTAATGCGAAAGCCCGATTTGGCTGATAAGCGGTTTTGGCGATGTTCGCCGCCGCTACGTCTGGATTGTTGAGCGTATTGGTTTCGCCGCTGTCGTAACCGATTGTGATGTTGTAACCAGTCGCCGAAATCAGCAAACTCTTGAGATAAAATTTGGCTGGCTCGATGTTCAGGTCGACATGCACCGGCAAATAGAGCGCGACGAGAAAGCTGTCCGGCAGGCGAATCGTGTCTGTCGTGTCTGTTTTGGTGGCGCGCTCGGCCAGCGGATAAGATCGCTGCGAGTTGTGGTTAAGCCACTGTAGATTCCACTGGCCTAAAGGCATTATCCGGTCCTCCTCACTCGGTGGCGGGGACCGTGATTACACCTGACAGTCGCAACAGGCCGACTTCGCCTGCATAGCTGTCCGCACTGCCTGTGCGACTGAGCGTCACCAGGATCGTATCGCCTTCGGCGATTACGAAGGCCTCGCTAGAAATCTCAATTGGTGTGTCAATCGCCAGCGAACTGGCGGGCACGTCGAAGGCAATCTCTGTTTCTTCCGCGACACCGGGGAGGGCTGGCATGCCCGACGTAATTGTTCCGGCCGGGCGGGGCAGGCGGCGATAGGACATTGAGAGCACAGGAAGAACGGCTGTAGCGCGACCGAAAATCTGCGCGCGTACGCGCATCTCTAGGTTATTACCGAGGTTGGCGCTGGGGACGTTGAGGCGCACGCGCACCAGCGAATCCTGTCCTTGCGGAAAGCCCAGGTACGGGATGTCGAGATAAAGGCGCTCAACTGTATCGGAGAGCCGAATGATCTGCGGCGCAATTTCCCTTTCCACAAGCTGGTCGTCGTATGAAACTGTGACCAAGCCCTGGTAGAGTAAAGAGGTGTCGTTTGAAGGCAGGTCGAGCGCAGTTTTTTCAGCGGCCGTAAGCCCTCGAGTGCGCGTTCCAGCAAGCACGATCGGCCCGGCGCCTACGCGAAGACCCTCGGCAATCCAGCCTTTGCGAAACTTGAAGTCTGAGGTGATTTGCTTGTAAACGCGGCTGCCCACAACCTCGGTCGGGTCGTCGACTAGCGCAAGATTAAGCCCCAGTTCCAAGTCGCCCGTAAGCGGCTGCTCGCGCGTGGCCAATGTGCCGTCGCAGTTCGCAATAGTAATTGGACTGTCGACGGCGGGCTTGAGGCTTGTAACCACAGACCGATCGTTGCCGAAAAGCATCCGCAAATAAACGACGATCACCCGCATACGTTCTTCGCGGGGGCAGGCGGCGAGCGACGCAGATGACTCGACTGAAAGCGTGTCGAGATCGGCGGGCCACGGCACGTCGCCGTAGCAGTCGCTCATCCACCAGATGCCGTTAACGTCGCAGATGCACAGACCGTCGCTGCCCAGTGGAATTTCTGTGGCACCAACGTTGTTTACGCCTTTGTCCCAAAGCATGGCCACAGCCTGCAGCGGCATCGGCGGCCATACAAGCGAAAGAGCCGCATGTTGCGAAAAGTTGTAGCCAAACTTCGCGCCGACAGGCGCACGTCCCTGAAAAACTTCGTGGTCGGCAGGCAGCCAGCCTTCTCGAGTGGCGTCGGCATTGTCGACCGTGTGAACTCCCGCAGTTGCGGCAACGTCGGGATCGTGATCTCCGGCCGGAAGCGCCACAAGCTCAAAGCGGTAGTGAATGTGGTCTTCAAGAAAGTCCCGCATCTGCGGCATCACGACGACCCAAGGATCGTCGGCGCAGTTATCTTTGACGCCCTGAACGTAGCAGACGCTGACCGTAACCGGCGGGCGTTGCTTAACGAGTTTTCCTGCCTCCGCCGACGACAAGTAATATCGACCTGCGGCCACAGGCGCCGATACGGCGTTGGTGATCTCGGGCAGCCGCACGACGCCGTGGAGTACGATGTCGGCGAGCGTCGCGTTTTTCTTTTTGTAGCACAGGCCCAGCACGTCACTCGACGGCAATGGAACGAGCGTCTGCGTCTCTTGGTCGGTGTCGACAGCTGCGAGCGCCAGCTCGTAGCGCTGCGTCGCGGCGTTCCAGAAAACGGGCTGGCCGGGCAGCACGTCTGGCGCGATCGTGGCGTCGACGTCGAAGATCGCCTGGCCCAGCGCCGCGGCGTCCAGGCGCTGCTTCAGGTACTCAGTCCGGTCGACCAGTGCGCGGTCAGGACGGCTTACGACGCCTGCCTGCACCGGCTCACCGGGTGTGACGTGCTTGATATTGCTTAGCCAGTTATTGGACATCCGTGTCCTCCCAGGAGTTCACACATCCGTGTGAATCCAGCTGTTATTCAAATGCGATGTCCCAGGTGATGCCAATCTGCGACGAGGCTTCTTTGGTGACCTGGTTTTCGACGGCGAACGTGGTGCGCGCGAAGATAACGTCCTTCGTACGGTCGCTAAACTCCGGTGCAGCCACCAGGGCGGCGGAGTAGATCTTGCTGTTCACGCCGCTGCTGAAGTCTTTGCCGTGAACTCCGGATAGGCCCGAGGTCTGCGCGAAGAACGTGAGCTGGTTGCCGCTCTCGTTTGCCACGAAGTAATCCTCGTAGCCCGGCGAGATACTCAAGGCAGGTTCGACGCGCAGCTCGACCCGCAGGAAGTCCTGGGTGGCGCTCACGGCCAATTCGTTGTAGTAGTCGACGCCGAGGTCCCGGTCGAACGCTGAGACGCTGACTGGGTCTTCCGGGTCAGCGACGTTTTCGTACTCGATGTACATCCCTGCCACATGAAAACTTGGGCGCCCGGCCTGGTAGCGGTAACCAATCTGTCGGGCGGCGATATAGCCCCAGGAGAACTGGATCTGGTTGCGTTGCGTGTGGAGCGGCGTTATGAGCCCGGACGGTTCCACCCGCCAAAGAGTGACCCGGCCGCGCACACCCGAACCGTTAATGCCGATTTTATCGCGGGCCATGATGCTTCCTTATTGACACGTCCCAGAAATGACTCTCAGCGTCGCCCCGCGGTCGTAGACTAGTTCTTCTGACACGCTGTCAAACTGCGGCGCCATTCCGGTAAACGAGGTCGCGGTGTCGGTCACGTTTTCCTCGCCGTCTAGGGCGTCCCGGATGCCGCCAATCTCGTAAATAACGATCATGGCGGCCTGGGGCGGCATAAGCTGGCGCAGGTGCCTCATATTGTACAGGCCGAGCCGATTTTGCCCCAATGCCGCGCCTTTGATGCGCACGAGAAAAACGTTGTTTCTTAGGACATTTTCAGCAATGAAACGCAACGGATTGATTGTGGCAGGAAGATTGCTCGCAGTCGGCTCGCCGTCAGGATTTGTGCGCTCGTCGAGCACGTGCGCAAGCGTGCCGCGCCGCTGGCGGCGAGGAACACACGGGTCGACTGGGACCAGCGCTTCAGAAATCCCCCGGGCGTGCAGTTCGTCAAAAAAGCGCGCGACATCGGCTGGAAAGCCGCCTAGCGCGAACCGCACGCAGGTGTAACCAGACGGATGCGCCGTGTCGACAATTAGCGGCAACTCTTTGTTCTCAAAGACCAAATCGCCGTAGAAGCAGGCAGAAAGAAACCCGCTGTCCAGGGCAAGCGCGGTAATTGTCTCGGGAACTATCCCGCTCGTTAGCTCTACGATCTCCACAGAATCAACCAGCGCCGCACCCGCGCGCAGCTGCGCGCCAATCGTCACAACGGGCGTAGCGTCTTCGGGAAACCGGTAAACGTGCTTATCAGTGACAATCAGCGTGCCGTGCGCGTCGCGCTGGAGCACTTCGACAACCTCGCCGTCTTCGCGGGCAACGGCTACCCCTGTGATTGCCGCCAAGGCCAGGTCAAGATCGGCGGCCGTGGCGCCGCCGTTAACAAGCCCTGAAAACACGGCATTCATGAACTCCTTGGCGCCCGAGCTAGTGCGCAGTTTGATGCCCAGGGAGTACGCGAACTGCGTGTAAACGTATTCGTAATCAAATTGGCCCTGGAAAGCCCAGAGCGTGATCTCTTCGTCAACAAGCTGCCCATTTTCGTAAATACCCCGCTTGAGCAGCGCGAGTTGTTCGAATGGGTCCTCGACGAACACGATTGCGTTGCGCTCTTGATCGATCGCGTAGTCGACGTTTTCAGACAAAGCAAATGTTGGCGCAATGAGCCGATCTAAAATCTGCCCAGCTCCGACGAGTTTCTCTGGCCGCGGGTAAGCAAAGAAAGGCTGCTCGGCCGCAGTGTCGAAAACCAGCGCGCCGTTAAACAACTCAGTCGTGCGGTCGAAACGCGCAATGCTTGTTAACACGCTATTGCGTTGACTCTTGCGCAGCACGACGGGCGTCCACAACTCCGTGTGATAAAGTGGCACGTCGAAACGACTGAGCGCCGCTACCGTTTCCAGAATGTTGCGATGGTTCTGTGCTGCCAACAGCGCAGTGCCCTCGGCATACGAGTTGACTTGATCTGCCCGGCTATACGTACGCGACCAGAAACTGCCCAGCAGCGCCAGCATGTCGCGGCCGCGGTCGAGGTCCGAGCCGGGATAGACAAAAGACGGTGTTTTCATGCGTCACCTAGTCGGCAAAGCCCGCGACTTCGACAGAAATGGCGATGTCTTCTAGACCGACAAGAAAGACCGTCGTACGACCAGTCACCAGTCGCCCCGGATCATTAGGAATCGTTAACAACGTACTGTCTCGCAGGTACTGAATCGCCCCGTCCGGACGGCGAATGCGGCCAAACATATCGATGGCGCTCACGGCCTGGCGGCCCGATAGATATCTATGCGCGACGCCGTTAATGACCGAACTGTGGAGCTGGCCAGAAAATCCGATTTTTTGAATTTCCTCAACCAGGGCGAGCTTGATTGCAGCAGTGTCAATCGTCGCAGTTGTGTTTTCTTTGCGGATCGTGAAATTGATCTTCGTGAAACAAGGGACGGCCGCTTTGACGAGCACATCTGCCGACCGGCTGCGCACGTCGCGACGGTTGAGAAAATCCTGCACGTCGTCGATAAGCGGCAGGCTCGCAGTGGTCACTGTGTAGTACGCGCGACTTTGGTTTACTACTAAGCCAGTCGACACCGTGTCGGTGTCCTCAAACTGAATGACAGCGGTCTGGTAGCGCGTGTACGCGCTTTCGGCCGTGGTTGTGATATCAGGAACGTGGTCGAGCTGGCTGAGATCTGTGCCGCGAATATCGTTGACAATCTCGTACCCGGTTGCCGTTTTGTCGTTCGGCTTGGTGACGCGGCGGACCTCGTAGAACCCTGGCGCTGTGTCGCGCTCCAAGGTGACCTGCCAACGTGTGCCGATCGTTCCTTCGCCAATGTAAACGGCCGTCAGCAAATGCTCTTTTTCCTGCGCGGCATAATGGGTTTGGCAATAGATATCTATTCGCCCGCCGCCCGAGACCGGAAACAAACCGTGCTGGTCACGCTGCTGCTCCGGATCGCCGCAGCCCAAAACGGAAAAATGCGGAATATTGGCGAACGCCGCTTGATTGCGAATAGCAGCTGCGTAACTTGCCCGCCCGCCAATAGTTTTAGCCGCCAGTCCAGAAGGAAGGCGGGTCAAATAATCTGCATTGCTTTCAGGCGCGGCGCCGGAAACAAAATCTACCGCCGCAAACGCCTCGCGCATGTTGTTGGGCACAAAATCTGGGACAAGTGTTGCTCCGCGGCGGATGTTCCCGGCCACGCCGATTTCTAGCGCCTGCATGAGAATATTTATGGAATAGGTGCCGTCTCCCACAGCAATCATTTCCAATTCATCGGCACTTCTCGCGGCTGTCCCCGGCGGCACGGCAATCACGGACGCCACGGGCCGAAACTCGACGCCATCTGCCGCAAACGTGATATTGTCCGAAATCGCTGTGCTGACAGGAAGATTGAACACGATGGTGGCCTCGCCCTTGGAACGAGTGCCGTTATTGCGTACGAGGTTGAAGTTCGACAGCACCTGGTCAACCAGCTCGGGCTCAGCCAACACCGGGTTGGCATTGATCTGCAGCAGGCTGTTACTCTGCAACACGCGATCAATGTTCTCCCGTACGGCGGCGTTAAGTGCGGCGTTAAAGTAAAGTACGAGGTCGTGAAAAACGCCCCGAGTCAGCTCGACGTCAGGGTGCTTTTCTTGCATGTACTGCGTAAACAGCGCGAACATTCGGTCGACTGTCGCGCCGTCGAGCTCGTCAAGTTTGGCAATTTCCAGGGGCATTACGACACCTGTGGCAATGTTTCAATAGGAAAAACAATAGTTCTGCTTGTGCCTGCGCGACTTACAACCGTGACCCGCAGGTCGGCATATCCGGGTTGAAGAGTTGCGTTTGTCAAAATCGCCTGGTCAAAACGTTCATCGTCGGGCATTTCCTCATATTCCTCACGGCGAAGGTTACGAGTAATTTCAAGACTGGCGAGTACAAAATTAGACAACAGATCACTCTGCGTTCGCACACGGCCCTGCCGAACATCCGTCATAAAGTCACAACCCCGGTCGGGCCTGTATGGCATTGAACCACGTTCAGTCAAGAACTCTAGCGCCCACCGCTGCGCCAACTTTTGCGCACCTGTGCAAATTTTACCGCTACTGCTTTCGGCATAAAGCGCCATGTCTTGCAGTCCGTCCGAGCGGTCTGCGACTGGTTGAAAAGCGAGGTAGTCGTATTTGCGGTTGACAAAATCTTTGAGGGACATGAGTTACCCTCCGTGTGCGCTGCCGACGTTAATAGTATTTTCCACAGCTTGCTTAAAAAACGAAAACACGCCTCTGCCGCCTAATCCGTGGCCCTTTAGCCGCCCGTGCATTAAAGACGCGCAGCGCACAAGAGAGGCGTGCCGCATACGAAAAGCGCGCTCTTCACTGGCCATAAAATCGGCCTGCCACTTCATTGCGATCAGGTCGCCCGAGTTGCCGCCTTGCTGCCCAGGACCCGCCAAAATGGTTTCAGAGTAAAGCTGATTGATGTTGTTGCGATCCCACGGCGGGTTGTGCAAACTGGGCACATCGAGCAGGTCTCGGGTTTTAAGCTCCTCGGGTGTGTGCCACAGTCGGAGATCGCTCTGTGTTTTGAACTGCTCAGACATCTTCTGAGCTTTCTGTTCCAGATCGCTGATCCGCTTTGAGTACTTCGGATCGACCTGTCCGCGGCTGGTACCGTGTCCCATTTTTAGAACCCTCCTTGGCTGTAACGCTTATCGAGCATGGCCTGAATCTTGGCGGCGCGCTGGCTCACGGCGCCTGGCGTGATGTTCAATCGCTTGGAGATCTCCTGAGTGCTGGCCGCGCGACGGCCGTTGCGCCCCAAAGTCATATCCATAATCAGCTTGTCGGTCGGGCCCAGATCTTCGTAGACGAAGTTCGCCCAGGCGTCTGCGCCGCGGTTGGCGCCGGGGACCGTGCTCGCTACGCCGCCGTCCTGGCTCTCGTCGTCGTTTTCAAGAATCGTTGCGCTCTCGGGAAGCGGCTGGTGAAACGCGCGGATCTTCTTGATTCGCCGGGCCGAGAGGTTTGTGTGGTCGGACAACTCGTCGTCAGTCGGGTCGCGCCCCAGGCGGTCGCGCAGCTCGTTCTCGCTTTCGGAAAGCCGTTGGAAGTCGAGGCCCACCTGCTCGGGCACCGAAATGATGTTCTGTTCTTGAGCTGACAGGCGGCGCAGGCTTTGAAGCTGGCTGAGCAGGTGCGTCCGGACGTTGCCTTTTTTGGGGTCGTAGCTTTCCATAGCCTTTAGTGCCATCAGCCGCGCCCGTGTCTTAATCGTCGGGCTCGGGTTGTTCGCTGCGTAGCTGGAAACGGCCGTATCGATGACCGGCTGCACCGTTGAGAGCAGCCGCGTGTTTACTTCCGGCGTGCGCGTAGTCTGCCACTGCTGGTAAACCGAATCGAACTCGTCGCCGACGCCGGTCGGGTTCTTAGGCTTGGAAAACGGCGGGGCGATGTCGCCCAGAATTGACGGCATACCTTGAAGTTTGTCTTGGGGCATTGTTCAACCTCAAAATCCAAATATGCCTAAAATGCCGCCGCCACCTTGTTTTATTGCAAGCGGCGCGCCGGTCCACGGCTGCTCGTACATTGGAGGTCTCTCCGCAGAGCCGCACGTTTCGCAATTTGTAATCGTGCGCGTGTTATTTTCCTCGTTTGTTCGAATGTGCGCCAGCGCGAAACTGGTTCCAGCAGTGGCCTTTTCAGAGTTGATTACAAACGACACCTGCGTCACCGTTGCGTATAACGAGTCGTCAGGCGCGGGCGTAAGCCAGCCGCCCGGTCGTTGGTCGCGCGGCGGGATCTCGATTTTCACGATGCTTCCCGGCGCAATGTCAAAACGCAGCTTGCCCGACATTTCGCCATAGCGCTGGCTGAGCAGCTCGGTTTTGTACCAGTGCTCGGCGAATCTGGTGAGCGCTTTGCTTTCCTGCTGTTCCCGCAAGGCATCGTGCGGCACTAACCAATTAGGCGGCGGGGAGCCCTCACCCGTTTGCGGTTCCATTGTGTCGCCCACCGGTCGCGCCGTCGTGCCGGTTGTGCGACCGGTAAAAACGGCATCTGGCACAAAGTTCGCCATCCACCCAGGCGCTTCCTTGAGAAGTTTTAATCCCTGCTTGTCTTGATTGACTTGCAGTGGGTAATAGCCCAACGGCGCTTGCAGGCTGGGCGGCGGCGGAGTTTCACCGCCAATCTGATAGTTCGTAAAGGACGGCTGCTGGGAGTAAAAGATATCTACTGATTCCAGCAACTGCGACATGTTCGCGTTGAAATTAGCGTAACCGTACTCGTCGGCGTAAATCGTGATGTATTCTTTTTTCAACCCAGCAAAGAACGGCACAGGCAACGCGAACTCAACGCTGGGAGAAATAGCGAAAAAGAATTGCGACGCGTATTCTCCAATGAGTTTGCTCCAGTAAGTTGTGTACGCGAACGATTCAAGTGCTTCTTTGCTGATAGCCATTTGGACAGCGTACTGAATGTTGTTTGAATCAAGCCCGTTGATATCTAAAGCCAGTGGTTTGTAGTATTGTTCGCCTTTGCCGGGCATGCGCTCTAGCGCGGCTAGTGCGGCGGTGTTCGTCTCGCCGCCCGCGTCGGTCTGATAACGCGGCGACGGAAACCGCGCAATGCTTTCAAACGCGGGGCGAAGTACTTTTTTCCACATGTCTGCGCGGATGTTGGTCGGCGTAATAAGTGTGCCGTCCGGATCAATTGCAGGAACAGTAGACCACCGACCCCCGCCGGTGCCTGCGTTCGGGTCGACAATGTAATAAGCCGCATTTTGCGCCAGGTCATACGGGGCGCCGGGCTGCCAATTGCCGTTGATCATTGACGAGTTATTCAAGTCGTCAAGCCAGTGGATTAAGTTGAGCGTGTAGTTTGACGAATTGAAAGAACGCGAATAGCCAATGCCGATGTAAAAACCCTCAAAAATGGTGAACGTCCCGGCAGGCATCTTGTCTTCCTGCCCGTCTGTGGTTTCGATAGTCAGTGTTACTGTGGCTTTATCGCGCGGCTTCAACTGGCTTTTTACGCGGTGGATTGTTGCTTCTTCGTTCGTGTCGACGCGCCTGCCAGTGGCGACCATCATTGACGCGCAGGGAATTGAGTTCAACCCAAACGTCGCCGAGAAAGAAATGACGTCCAGAAACTCGACGCCGCCGATTTTGGCGCTGAGCTTAAATTTTGAAACGACGTAGGGCGTGCTGAATGCCATGTTATGCCGCAACCTCGATGTGTGTGCCGGACTGCAGTATTTCGTTGGTGCGGTAAATCGTAGCCAAAATCAATCCGCCGAGCCGGTAGATCGGATTAGGGTGGTCAAACCAGAGCTGCTTGAATGTGGCAAACGGTTCTCGGCCAGTGCCCACGCCAAACAGCTCCAGAAACAACGGCTCGCCCAAAAGCTCTAAGATCGGCACGGCAGTGGTGAGAATGTTGCCGGGTTGGACGCGGGTATAAATCGTCCAGTCGACGGTCATCGGGGGGCGCGGCACTTGGAACGACACGCCGGTGTTGTCGAGCGGCACCGTTTGAGACAGGTCATTTAAAAACACCAGCGGCGTTGTCACGCTGTTGCTCCGCGTACCAAGCGGCGTGAGAATCGCCTCCCAATCACCGTCAGCCGCGGTGACGCGCAGCGTAAACTCGCGAACGCTCCGGCCCCGGGCGCTGTCAGCGAACAAGTCGCCGCGCAGGAACGGCGGCTGCGCGGCGAAGCCGAAGTACTGCGTGATTACTAGTCTTTTTTCTGTTTCGTAAAACGGGCGGGCCGGTTCTGGCCAATAAGTCACGCGCGGATCGAGCGCGTAGACAAATTCTGCCAACTCGGTTTGATGTAAATGCGCCATCAGCTCACGAACACGGAAATTCAAAAAGTACCGGTCTGGCGCCGTGCCAAACAAGATCCGCCGCACGCGCTGCAGGTACGACGGCAGCGAAAGCGGCGCGTAGTTTGCCGGGATGTATTCCTCGCCAAGTTCTTGGCGCTGATTGCTGGCGCCAGAAACGTTCAGCAGGAGAGTGCGGGCGTGGTTAATCATGACAAATCAGTTCTTCGGGATAACGTGAATACGGAGCACGTACTGGCACACAGGGATGTCTGGCCGCGCAATTTCGGCGCGCATACCAGTGAGAAACCCATAAAAAGCCTGCACGTTGCCAAACGACACTCGAATTGCTTCTCTTTTCGAGCTGATGCGGTTGCGTTCGTAAAGATCCCAAAGATCGTCGATCGCGTCTTTCTGTTCGGCAAAGAACCCGCCAAAAATACCCGCCGCACATGCCCGTTTGATAAAAGCCATGCCGGTGACATTCAATTCTCCGACGCGGTCACCAAACGCGTAGAAATAGATGAAATCGCTGACTGTGTGTAAGAACTGATAGTTGCCGCCAACTTCTAGCGCAAAGCCTGTGACTGGTAATGTAATTTGACGATTGTCGAGTTTGATACGAAACAACACGCTGTCATCATTGCATTTGGTTGGCAAGCGGGCCACAACTCCATCACATTGTTTGAACAAAAGATTTGCCATGATTAAGTTCCAAACACGGGCACGCCGCCTTCTGGCGTTTCCATCGGGCGATTGCCCGTGGCGCTGAGCATTGCCTCTTGCAGGCCGCGAAGTGAAAGCGTGCCGTTGATTGAGATTTCTTTTCCTCCGCCGCCAGGCTCAGCGGCCTGCTGCGGCGGTGGGCGGTCGGCTTGCGAGGTGTTGACCGTCTGCTGCACCGCTTGCGTAGCGGCAGTCGCGGCGGGGTCTTCTTCCGTGAAAATCTTGTACGCTTCTGCCCCGAGCCCGGCGACGCCGCCAATCACGGCACCGGCGGCAGCGCCAATACCCGCACCGACGCCAAAAAAAGGCGTGCCGATCGCGGCGCCAATTGCTGCTCCGGTCATCGCTCCGCCGCCCGCGGCGCCGAGCATACCCATCGCTTTGTCTTTGTCTGACCCTTTCTCGATGCCAACCAAGTCGCTCATCATGCTGCCGCTGGAGGCGTCGCCCGTGAGCATGCCCAAAATACCGCCCTCGATCGCGCCGCGTCCGTTTTCTGCGCCTTCAAAAGCACCAGCCACGCCTCCGAGCAAAGGCGAAAGAAACGGCGCGACTTTACTGACGGGTGCAAGAAACCTGGCGGTAGCGGCAGCCCTGGAGCCAAATGACGCGGCAGCAGAAACACCTGATACGCGGCTGGCCGCGCGGGCCGCCATGCCCGCGCCCGTAGCTACGTTGTCTGCCGTATCGAGGACGGTCTTGGCAGTAGAGGCGGCGAACTGGCCGTGATTGACGTCCTCGCCGTTAAGGGCGGCCAGGCCCGTGCTGGCGCTGTCGTATACGCTCGCGGCACTGGCGGCCGTGTTTACGGCGAACATGGCGGTGTCGATGGCGCCGCCTACCCTCGGGCCGCCAGCCTCTTCATCAGCCATAGCGGTTCGAAAAGCCGCGGCACTTTCAGGGTCGATACGTGCGTCGGCGCGGTGAAATGCTGTAGCCTGATTCACTGCTTCAGCAGTTTCTCCTTCTGCGCCAATCGTATGAAGTTGGTCGGCAGCGGCGGCTCTATTTATAGATACCGCCGTACGGCTGAAGCGCGCGGGCGAAACAATATCGCGCGCTGCTGGTTGCTGCTCGGCAGAAACTGCCGTGCGAGCTTGTTGCACAGCCGATGTAGTGTCACTCACCGCCAGTGGTTGCTGCTCGGCAGAAACTGCCGCGGCGATGTCTTGCGCCGCAGTATTTGAAATACTTGCGCCGCGTTGATTTACAGTTTCATCAGATTCTGCAGCGGCACTTTGTGTTTCGTTTTGTGCGTTAACGTTGTTAACGTCCAACGCGCGAAAAGCGTCAAACTCTTGACCGGTCATGCGCCCGACCAATTCGTTTTCGGCTGTCTGGTTCCTGGTCGTGTTCGGCGCAGTCGTTACAGCTTCGGCAACTTGCTCTGCGGGTGTGCTTCGTGTTGCAATAGCCTCTGCGCGACTAAAACCCGCGCCAGACAAATCTGCGCGCTTGGCGTTGCGCAGGGCGTCTGCTTGCGCCATCATCTGTTCTCTTTGGCGGCGCGGAAGGCGTCTTGAGAGCTGTTCTGCTGTCACGTCGCTGGCACCGGCGACGTACTGCCGCAGCATGTCAGCGTCGCGCCCTGTGCCGCGCCCGAAAGCCTGCTCAGCTAGAGCGGTCACGCCTTCGGTCCGGGCGCTGTCGTTGGCGCCCTCATACATCCCCGTGAGAATACGTTCGGCCCGCGTGCGTTCTGTGTCGTTTCGGGCGCCCTGGTACATGTCGAGCGCAGCCCCGATTCCAGCCGCCATTTCGGGGGCGTACCGGTTCTGCATCTGGTTGATGTCTTGAACGTTGAGCAGATCTTTCGCCGCCTGTGCGCCAGAGTAATTTGGATCCTTTCCCATCTTCTCGAGTACTTCGCCACTGCGCTGAAGAAAACTCGACTTCTGGCCCATTGAGACCCGCTTCTCGCGCTCAGCCCGGTCGGCGTATTTAACGCCGTCATCGCGGACGCGTTCCTGGCTGCTGTTGATCTGGTCATGCGCTGTAAGTTGCTGCCCGGTACGCGAGGTTACGTAGGCGTTGCTCTGCGCGGCGATGCCCGAGAGGCTTTCAATGCGCTGCCCTTCGGTCTCGCCAAACATCGCCTGACTGGCCTGCTCGGCGCGTTGCCGGGCTTGCCGCCGGGGCACGCCGCGGGATTCGTAATATTGCGCCATCATGTCGACATGGCGCTTTTCCAAATGTTTGGCGCGGTCCTCGCTCGACATGCCGCCCGTCTCTTCAACAATGACCTGCGCGAAACCGCGGCTGAGCGCTTGCGCCATGTCGTTACGCTCGCGCTCAAAATCTTCTTCACTTTGGGCGCCTATGCCCATGAAGCCACGATTGCGCAAGGCGTCAAACCGATCACCGGTCATCCGCCCGATCAGCTCACCCTGGATGACCTGGTTGCCCAGGTGCTTTTGCATTTCCCGCTTCTGAGCCTCTAGCTCCAGGCCCGAGCTGTACTTTTCGGCGGTGGCGGGGTCGTAATAGAAAGAGTTAAACGTCTGTGCGTTACCGCCGGAAGCCTGGAGAATCCCCAAGGCACCCCCGCGCCCGGACTGCGCCACAATCTCAGCCAAGTTGCGCTGCTGGCCGCCAAACTCGTAGGTGCCGCCCGAACTGGGGTCGTTGTAGGCCTTCATTGCGGCCTCCAACTCAGTTCCTGCGTACATCTCCTTGTTCTGCTGGTACATCCGGTTGAGCGCGGCCATGCTCTTTCCGGCTTCGGATTTTTGCCCGCGGTAGATTCGCTCTTGAGTTTCCTGGATCGCCTCGCCCTCGGTCATGTCCCCATAGAGCTTGCGGCTGAACATTCCTTCCCGTTGCATGGCGGCCACGTTCTGCATGGTCTGCATGTTGGCCGCCATCTGCATGTGCGCCGGGGTGCCGTGCATTTGGCCCAGTGCCGTACCATGCGCGCCGATCATCGCGATGGACTCGAGATTCATGCCAGCGTCCTGCGCAACAAGCCGCATTTGCCGCATCGAATTCTCGACCTTGTTGGGATCTAGCCGGTCGATCGATCCCGCACTGAACTCGTCCAGCGCCTCGATGAGCGCCGACATGGGAGCGTCGCCAGCGCCGTTGTCGCCGAAGATCTCGCGTACAGCGTCCAGCGCGCCCATGTAATCTTTGGCGACCTTGCCAACGCGCTGGGCGTCAACGTTGCGCGCTGACATGCCGTAACCGTCCATCTTTTCAATATCTTGGGGGCTGCGCGCGCGGGCGTCTCCTGCGTTAAACCGGTCGATCTCCTGAAAGGTGTTGTCAAGGCGCTTACGAAACTCCGGTTTGCGCGCTTCGAGCATCTTGGCCCGCTCTTCTGTCGTAGCGCTGGCGTAGTCCTCCTGTTTCAGCATCTCGCTGTGACCAAACTGCTCAGCCAGGCGGTTCATTGTTTTGTCGTCGCGCTGCGAAGCGGATATTGCGCGGACTCGTTCGGCGGGATTTAATTCGCCCAGACTTTGCGGCAGCTGGCCGCGCTGAAATAAGTTTGTAAGCACCTCGCCAGTCTGCCCGGCCATAAAGCCGTGCATTTGGTCTATATCTGCTTCTTCCCCGTACAGCGTCTGATACAGACCGCGAGAAAAGTCCGTCATCGATTCGGCGGTCATTCGAGTACCGCCCATCGTGTCTTTTCGAAAAAAGTTCATCTGGTTGGCCGCGTTTGCCAACGCTCCCGGGTCGCCCTGGCGCCCAAACATGAGGGCCTCCAGGTTCTCCGGCCCGACAGCCATTGCCGCGAGCGATTTGACGATGGGGTTGTTCGCGACCTGGGCGAACATGGCCGCCTGCTCGCGATTGAGATCTGTCGCTGGGGAGTCGGTTACCAGCGCCCGCAACCCGAGAAACCGCGAGGCTACGGCGGCATTTCCCTGCTCATTGCTCGCTCCGGCCGCGGCGAGCTGGTCGCGCTGGTAGCGACTGGCAAGAAACTGGTCCGAAAGCGCCTGCGACGGGACCAGATGCGGAATGAAGTTTTGCGGGCCAGCCGCTTGTTGCAAAAGCGGCGACCCAAACATCATAAAGGTCAGCGCCATGGGGTCGTCCATGAGCGCCTGATTCATGCCAGGAGAGTAATTGGGCGGCCGGAAACTGTTCATGCGCGTACCTATTTTTCAAGCGTTTCCTGTCGCCACCGTTCTTGTGCGCGCTTATAGCGGTCAATCAAGTTTCGTATTTCAGGCTTTATTGTATCTTTTTGTCCTTCAGCTTCGGGTCGCGATTGATCAATTGCGACCCACGGGTAAATCACTTTTTGCAGGTCAATAAGCGCGGTTTCCACGCGTTTTTTGACGTCCTCGTAGCTTTCTTCCGTCAAACGGCCGTGCGCAATAAATGCGAGCCAGTGCCGCTGTACAGCCTCAAACAGCTCTTCGTCATTCCTCCGCTGCATTTCTTTGATGACAAGGCGGTGGCGAATTCTCCAATAGATATCTTTGGGATCGGCTCGGGAGTAATCGATCGCTCCCGATGCGGCGGCCCGCACCATTAAGGCCGCTAGGCGATCCCGTTCCAAAAAGACGGTTCGAGCGCCATCGCTTCGAGGGCTTCTACCAGACGCTGAAACTGTCGGAGGTGCTGTCCGACAAGTCGCCTGGTAACCTCGTGAGCGAGAACTTTGGTGTTCACGTAATTCGTCAAAGTGACTATCGGGCTTTCTCCGTCAACCGCAGGAAGCTCGCCCAGCGCAGGAACAACCGCCGTCGGTTTACCGTTGGCGTCAACAATTGCCACAAGGCTTAACGCCATGCGGTATTCGAGCATCTGTACAAACCATTCTGCTTCCGTCACGATGCGCTTGGATTCCTGGTCTAAAACCAGCTGGCGGTGAATCATCTTGTTTTCATCTGCCAAAATGGTGTTAAACATTACCACCATCTTGCCGCCAAACATCGGATAGTCCCGCTTGAATTTCGTGCCTCCCAGCGCGGCTGCCAAGAAGTCTTCCTTGTCCAAATCGGTGGGTACGATTTCAAACCGTTGCCGCATGTCCCAGCCGCACCGCGGGCAAAAAGGCAACACTGCCATCGGCGTCGTGCCTGTGGTGTCTGCCGATGTTGCGGGCACCTCGGGCGGCGTGGCGCGTTCTTCTGGTCGCGGTTCTGTTGCCGCGTCCGTGACTGTGGCGCGATCGTCGATGATCTGCGGGGTCGCGTCGTCGTCCTTGAGCGTACGCAGTAATTGCTGCGCCGCCGGATTTAAGTGCTCCATCGCGGCGTCAGCCGCCCGCTGTTTTGCGGCAGCAGCGGCGGCGACTCGCGCAGCCGCCAACATTTGCTTGATTTCTTCGACAGTGGCGGGTGGCAGTGCGGCGACGTCAACTAGCACGTCCGTTCGCGGAGACGGCGGTAACGTCTCGCGCAACTTAACGAGCATCGGGCCCAGTTCGGCGGGAATTGCGTCGCCGTCTTTCCAGCCGAATTGGCCAAGTGTTTTCTTGGTGAATTCAGATACGTGCGGTGTATCGACCAGGTCCATGGGGCACTCCTTTTAAACCACGCCAACAATCGGATACGTACCGTTGATGATCTGTGGTTCGGGTTCTTTGAATTCCGGTTGCCGGTATTCGCCTGCCAAATCGCCGGAACCGCTGTTGCGCCGTTTATCGCGCAACCCGTCGCCAATTATTTCGACAATTTCGAAATCCTGCTCAGCGAAGGCTGGCTCTTCGTTCAGCCATTTCCTGCCTGGAAATGGAAACGTCTCTCCGGCAACCTTTGTTTCAACAGACTTTTCTGTCCAACGTTCAGGGATTTTGCCAGCCAACCGGGCCAACTGCTGCCAACGATCTTCGTAAAGCATGAAATCTGGAACGCGATATTGCTCGTCGTTACGGAAAGAAAATTCCATGATGTCGATCACGCGCGCGTTGCCCGGTTGTTTGTCTTCATACCACAACCCTTCGAGGTATGTTTCGTCAACTGCGTCGCCGAGGTTTGGCAGTACGTCTTCAATGTACGCGCGTATTTTGTCAACGCCCTCGTCGACCTGCGCCTGGCACTTTCCGTCGCACGGCCCCACGAAAATGAAACCGTTGGCTGCTTCTTGCGTGAAAACGTGCCCTTCGCTGGCGAGCAAGTTGCCGCGCGCCAGTACGTTACCGTCGACCACCAAATCTTTGTTGCAGCCGAGCGGCCCGCAAACCAGCGTGAAATCTTTGCTGAAATAATTCGCTTTTTGCGTATCGTCGTCGGCGCTGGCGCGGAAAAAATGCGCGATCTGGCCGTTTTGGCCAATGTAATGAAAAAGCTGGTCGCTCTTCGTGACTAGGTCTGCCTCGCCTTTTCCGGCGTCGATCGTGATGTTGCCCGGTTCAATTGTTGAACCACCGCCGCCGGTGCGCAGATAGATTTGATGCGCCAGGCTCACCACATTCGAGTCTGGTGCGCGCAGCACTACGCCGCCAAAACGAATATCGTCGCCGACCTCTTCGAAGTCGTAATCCTGCACTTCGGAACGACTCTCAATAAGCACGCCGCCCGGGCCGCCTTTATTGCCAGCCAGCACGAGCACGTCTTTCTCGCTTTTGATGCGCACGCTCTTTTCGGTCGTGGAGATGTCCACAGTGCCGTTCGAGCGAATAATGGCGTCGCCGCCGGACCAGATTTGAGAATGGCGGCCGCTTTTGATCCACACGTCGCCCGGCGCTGAGAGCGTAAGTATGCCGCCGCTCATTTTGATTTCAGCGCCATAACCGTCGCCGATAACCACGCTGCCGTCTTCCAGGATTGAGAGGAACGCCTCAGTTTCGTAGAAGTCTTGCGTGTTGTACCGGTGATCGACCTTAATCTTTTTTGGCTCGGGTTGTTCGAGGTACATCGACCCTTTGAGGCTCGTGTAGTCTGGCACCTTGAGGTTGTACTCAGCGTACGGCAACTCGTCTTGTTCGTAAGTCTTGTAGTCCTTGTAATGCCAGTGGAACGGATGCAGTCCGGCGTAGTTAAAGAGGTAACCGTGCAGATCTAGTACGGCGGTGGCGCGCTGCAAATTCGGGTGGTCGCCGCTGGTTTTGATGTCGCCGGTAATATCGTGGTCTGGCCCTGCGCCGAACTGTGACGCGGCCTTGTAATTCTTTTCAGCGTCATCGCCGTCGCCCGCCTCGATCCGTTTGAGGCGCACCTGCGTGGGCAACAACATTCTTTTGCTGATCGTGATTCCCTTAGCGCTGGCGATAAATCGGCGCCCGTCCAGCGCTACATTATCTTCGTGCAAACCAATTGGCGGCTTGCCCTCGATTTCGTACGCGGTGTCTTTATCCGGGCCGCTGTCGCAATTCGGCGCAGCGCCATCGCGGCTCTGGATATTGGAATCGTAAACGCTGCCCGGGCTGCCCGTAGCGCCCTTTTTGTACATCCACCGCTGTACGCCCTCCGGCGGCGCTTGCACGACAAATCGGCGGCCTTGCCCCAAATAGCCGTAGAATTCTTGCGCGCGGTGGTATGGCTGCTGATATTCGTGTTTGTTTTCCCAGTGCGCGTAATACGGTTTGCCGTCATAGCACTGATAACAGTTAGGCGGGTACTCCTGAATCATCTGGCCGCCCGGTTGGATCAGGCCAAAATGTTCCCACGGATACGGCGAGTAGCCCTGGTAGTCGTTGTACTCACCCTGGTCCATAAACGCGTCGCGTTCGTGGCCTGCGGTCCACGTTTGAAAGTTGTAACCGCTGATGCGCAACAACGAGTCGTGGTAAAACCCAAACACGCCCGTGAACTCATTCACGGCCATTTGGACCATAAAGTCGTCAAGCGTGACTTTAAGGCCCGTGGTTGAAATCGCGCCCCATTCGCTGGCTAGCGTTGCGTCGAATGGGCGCCAGGCGCTCCAGTCAACTACCTGGCCCGAGAGCGGCTGCTTAATGTACTTTTTGTGGCAGTCGTCAACGCGCTTGCGCGACGCTTGTGTAATGTAGTCGTGGTAAGCGCGCTTGCCGACATCGAGCACGCCAGGAACAGCGCCAAGAATGTAGCCGGTAGAAAGTTTGTCGTGGACCATTAGGACCACGGGAGTGCCGGGCGAAAAAGTGTTAAGCTCTGCCGCCCCGAAGCAGACTGCGCTGGTGTTGGTCACCGAGGCGGCAATAATCGGAGCGCGGCCTTTTTCAACCTGCACCCGATAGCAATTGGCAATCGCCGTGCCGTCGACGATCCAGCCAACACAAACACGCCCGGTGTCCTGAAACCCGGTCTTGAAGCCGACCAGGTTTATATTTGGATCCGCTACCGGCGTGAGCTGCCCGCCGTAAGCTGCCGTTCCCGTGCGGCTGCCAAACTGTGTGGCGTTTTGCAGCCGCCGGGCGGCCTGCGTCGGGTCGTACGTGTTGTTCGTGCCAGACTGGGGAGTAACCCCAACCGGCTTTCCGGGAGGCTGCGCGGTCATTGTCCACCAGTCACGGTGAGGTTGCGGGCCGAAGCCCCAGGCTTTCGCCTATTACCGTAAACGGCGGCTGCGCTTAGCGCAACCGCCGTTTATTCGGCATCAGATTGTCTCGCGCGCGCCGATCACTTGTAGTAGAGATCGATGAACACAAAACTCATGTTTTCACTGATCACAACGCCTTCAGCGGTGACGGATCCGCCAAGCTCGTTGAGCGTGGCGTCAACGCACGTGTAGTTAACGCCGCCGCCGATGACATTCTGCCCGCACGGCTTCTGGCGGGCGTCAATCTCCAAGTTACGCGGGTTGCAGATGTTGCCGAAAGCCTGGGCCATATCCTTGAAAGACTCTCTACCGCCCACGACGCGGCGGAACTGGGCCGTGCCCGAGCGCCGGTTACCGACGTAGTAAACGGCTGGAGAGCCGATTTCGTACAGAATGCTCACCTGACGCGCGCAGCGCCACTGAGCTTCCTGTACCAGAAGACCCTCAAGGTTTCTATTGCCGGTCCACGAAAGAACCACGTCCTCGGCGCGAAAAGTACCGGCGTGATACTGATCCGCGCCGCCAATGGGCGTGAAAACGCTACCTGCCATGTGTGATTTCTCCTAAGCTCAGACGACCAAATGAAGCTCAATGTTATTGAGCGGGGCCGGAACAACCAGGTCGAGAACGATCTCGATCCGATCGCGCAGCAGCGGATGAATCCGCAAAATGCGGATCGTGCCGTCGATCAGCTGCGAGCCCAGCTCAATGGTATTACCGTTGGTTTTGAAGAAGTCGATGATCTTCGTGACCTCGTAATCCAGCTGGCGCACCATCGACGGAGTCGCATTGGTCCGGCCGATGTACGGACGGAGCCGACGGAGGAACAGGTAGGAAATCGAGTCCACGTTGCGGCGGATCATCTCTTCCCGACGATTCAGGTCGAGATTGTCCGTCGTCAACGCGTGCCGCGTGTGCGGCGTGCCGTCACGGTCCTCCGTCACGATCCACACTCCTGCCTCGGCCATCCGATTCAGCTGCGTTTCGTTGAAGTACTTGTAACTACGCGTGAAATCGTCGAAACCGGCAACCTCGACGTTCGTGAGTCCCTGCTGCGGGACCACGCCCGACGCAAGACCCGCGAGCGCCGCGGCGAGGTAATAACCCGCCATAAGCGTGCCTGCTTCGCCCACCTGGTCCGGCCACACTGCGGCGACGCGGCGGTTCGAAAACGCACCGGCCCGCGTTGCGATGTCATCAGCGATCTCGTTGCGGTTGAGATTGTGATGCACCTCGACCCGCTGCGCGATAGACACAGGAGCGTCGGCGCCCGAGTAAAGCAGCAGCGAATTTTCAGAAAGCACCGCGTCTACAACGAACTCCTGATACTGTTCCTCGCCGAAACCGTCCACCGTGTACAGGTAACGTACGAGGTCGCCCGGCTGCACTTCGTTCGTAACGAAGTAGCCGCTTCCCTCGGACACCTGCAGCAGCGTGTACTGCGTATTGGTGGCGTTCGGATCGTCGCTCAAGGTCGCCAGCACCGGCTCGGGCATTGTGAGTCCGGCCACGCCGGTGATTGCCGCGCCTTCGCCAACCAGGAGCTTGCTGGTCACCGCCTGCAAGGCGAAGAAACCAGCCTTCCAGTTGTTGGCGTACTCGTTCGACTCACCGTTGATATGCGCGGCGTACAGGTTGTGAACGCGAACGTCAAACGTCATCGGGACGAGGTTATACATGTCGTCCCGGCCCTTGATGCGCTCAAGAACCTGAACCCAGCTATCAAGATCCGTCGGCTCAAGAACCGCTGTGTACTTCACCACGGTTCCGTTGCTGTTGGAAAGCGCCTTGTAGACGCCCCACTTCAGCGGGTTGTCCGGGTGAAGCTGACCCGCAATCTTGTCCAGCTCGGCCACGCTCTGCACGCTGTTGACCTCGTCGGTCAGATCGCTAAGCCACTCGCGGTACTCGACGTAAAGCGTACCGCCACGAACGTCGAGCGGCTGTTCAACGCCGTTATCGGTCCATTCGGGATGGTAGGCGACGATGCCCTCGTGCACACAGATCTGCGTTGCTTCCTGCGCGTAGTTCTTCAACGGCGCAAAACCGATGCGGTTCTCAGACACCTGAATGTTGTCTTTGATGAACAGCCGCAGCTCGATGTCAGAAGCCGACGCAATTTCAAGCGGAAGATCGTCGCGAAGGATCAGCCGCCGAACAGGTCCGGCCTGGCTCGATTCCGCATTGATGTACCACTTGTCGCCCTTACGCAGCCCAGGAACCGGATCACCGGCATCTGCACCGTGGAAAGTGATCGTCACACCGTGCGAACCGATAGCCACCGCCACGTTGTGATCAACGACTTCGGTCGGGCCCGAATAGTCGAGACCCTTCACAGTGCGAACGGTGATCTCGGGAAAACCGGTCGGGCTGCTCTCGTCGAACAGGCCGCCCTTGGTGCACTCGACGATGTAGACGTCGTTCTTGTCGCCGTCGTAGCCGTCGCCGCCCGAGGTCGCTTCGACCTTGGTGAACTCCTGCTCCACGACTACGCGCCACTTCTGGCCGGTCACTAGCGCGTCCGGCGCGACGTTATCGTCGTCCGCCGCCACTGAGCAAGCGCTCGACGGATCGTAATCGAATGTCACCGTAAGCCCGCGGGTACCGATCGCCGTCGGCGTGCCCCAGTCTTCGGGCGTAACCTCAGCCACGTCGTCGTTGCCACTCGCCGAGCGGACGCGCAGCCGAGCAGCCGCGCAACCAACGACTGAGCTCTTGATAACCTCGATTGTGTACTCTTCTTCGATGTCGCCATCGACGAGGCCGTCGTACTCAGAAGCGTCGACCGAGGCCACGATGCAGTTATCGGGCCCCGCGATCTTCGTGAGCGTAGCGCTCGTCGACCCAACGGCATCCTGATTGTCCTGATCAGCCGCGGCCTCTTCGATCTGCGACGCGACCAGCTCGCTGGCGAAACCGGTGACAGTTGTCCACAGTTCCTTTTCCTCGCAGCTCTCGCTGTCGACTGCGCGAAGATAAACCACGTCGCCGCGCTGAACATCGCGATCGTTGAAGACCGAGCTGCGCGGATAGGCCACGCCATTGCTCTTGAACGCCAAGTCGCTCGACTGAATCCAGTTCGTGCGACCGCTGACCGCGGTGATCGTGGTCGACGTGTCGCCGAGCATGTGCTCGTAGAAGAGCAGCAACGCGTCGTCGATGTACAGCTTGGTGTACGACTCGTCGACGTTCGAACCCGGCAAACGACGCGGCCATGCGTAGCAGGCGTCGTTCAGATAGTCGTACGCGCCCAGACGGCAATCTCGTTTTTCGTCCGCGTCGTTGTAGCGATGGAGCATCGCGTGCGGGCCGGAGATATGAGCGCGCAGCGGCTCCGTGATCTCCGTCGGGATGATCTGGAATTCCTGGAAAACGAGAACTTGTGGTTTAACGTAGCTCGACATGCGTCAGGCCTCCATGCCTAAATGTCGTGATGGACGTGGCTGCGAGTTAGTATAGCGCACCCCAGCGCAACAAAAAAATCCGTTTCACGACGATGTGAAAAGTCCCTTAATACGACAACAGGTCGGTCGCCTTAAAGACAATCCGCTTGAGGCGCGGCGCATACGGCTGGAGCGTCCAGGCTTCCTCGGCCATGTATGCCACTGTTACAGGTACGGCGTAGCCCTGCAACGCTTCTTGAACTTCGCCAACCCCGCCAACTTCGCTGACAAAAAACTGGTGAAGGTTCATTTGTTCGCGAATCCAGGGTCCGAAGTTGTGCAAAAATTTAACGGTCTCCGTTGCGAGAAACTCTGTTTCAGCGCCCGCGGGAGCCAGGCAAAACAGCGTGTGGCTGCCTTCCCAAAAACCCACGTATGAAGTCGCCCCCTCGTATACGTTTGTGAACAACTTGTCGCCAATTCCCTGCCGCATCCAGCGCCAACCATTTCTTTTTATCAAAATAGCCGGGCGCTTGTCGGCCGTTGCTGGCTGCCAGCGTGTGATACTTTCTATCAAAATACCGCCCGCGTTTAAACCGTTGTCGCTCGGCCGCCACATGCCGATTTCTGCAAGCTGCCGCCGGACGCGCGGTTCTTCAATATTGTTCGGATCGGAGAAATGGGCCAGCAAAAGCTGCCGCAACAGCCCCGTCATAACATGCGGCCGCATGCCATACGAGCAAAGCGAAGAAACCTTATCGACGCGGTTTTCCGGCTGGCTTCCCGCGGGAAACTGCTCTTCGACCTCCGGCGGATTCGGCGAGTTGTTGCAGTCGCTCAAGAAAACCGTCCTTTGCTGCGTTTTCGCCCGTCATGCGGATTATTGCCAGCATACGCTTTGGCGGGTCGTACAGCCTAATTTTTGGCAGCCCTACCGAAATCTTTTTTGCGTTACTCATACAATACCTAATTACACAAGAGCACGCTAGAAGCGCCAGAAATCGTCCTCTTCTTCCGGCGACGGCGCGGGTAGTCGTTCTTCAGTCTCGGTAATAACAGATTCGCTGACCTCGGTTGCCAAGTCGGCTGGCAGGGCGTCGCTTGTTTCAACACCCAGCGCCGCAACAGTCCACACGAATGAGCTTTCAGCGTCTGCTGGCACGGCGGCAATGTAATCGTAATCAGGCCCCCATTCGCCCGGTTTTTCGTAAAGCACGGCGTAATCACCCGGCTCGACCCGCAGAGATTCTGTCCAGCGACCGTTTACGCGTGTCGTGGTTCCAGCGACGGCCAAATTGCGGCTAGGCAGCGCCGGGTAAGCGGCGTCAAAAACATCTTTCGGAAAAATGTAAACGTTTGCGCCCACCACGCTGTAGCCGGTCGCATCCCGGTAGGCCAGGTTGTCGACACCGCCGTAATTGTGATCGACCAGCACGGAACCGCAGCCCAAAATCGGCAAGGTCGGGCCAGGCCGTTCAGCTGGTTCGCCGCCTATTTCTATCGCATAAATAGCGTTGGTCAGCGGCACGAGGCCCATTTCGACGTCGTAAATCAACGGTACGCCCCGGATGGCGGCGGCTACCTTGATGGAGTGAATGATCCAGCGCTCATCGCTTGCGCCATTCACCCAGATGTCATTGGTGTTCAGGGTCGGAAAACCGATGACGCGCGCGCGGGTCATGTGGTCTTTGCGGGTCGTGCCCAGGGCGTTGGTGTCCTGGTCCTCGGTGATCGTGTACGGCGCCACGTCCCAGCACTGCAGCGGCAGGGCCGGGTGGTAGCCCACTTCAAAACCTGTGCCCGAGCAGACCGGGCAGTTGGAGTCTAAAACTTCGCCGGTGAGCTGGTCGCGGCAGCGGGTGCAGGGCCGTCCAAATCGGAAGGGCTTGATCAGGAAGCCGGAAACAGAGACGTACTTGTGACGAAGCTGCTCCTTGCGGATGATTTCGCGGGCAATGTTCCAATCTCGCTCGGCCAGCTCGCCGAAACAAGAAACAGGCTGGCTGACATAGATATCTTTCGGCGTAGTTAGCGTCACGCGGTAATGCGTTACCAGGTCGCTACCGGCAGCGCGCCAGACGTCGTCGTAGGCGACGTACCCGTCTGTGACCGGGCCGCCGACGTTGCGCCAGTCCGCCGCGTCGTTTAACGGGGTGTTGCCATACTGGAGCTGAAAGACGTACGGACCGGGGTCGTTAAAGGTCCGCTCTAGCTGCCACCAGACCCGGGTGACGCCGCGGACCATGTGATCCACGGCCACCTGGCGGAACGGAAATAAGCGTTTAAAACTGGACATAGACGTTATTGTAGCTGGCCGCGCTGATAGCTAAGAAAAACGCTGCGCCCGCCCCGAAGGGCGGCGCGCGAACGCTTTTCTGAATCACGATCACTCGTCTTTCGTCTCGGCCAGCCGTTGTCGGACTATTCCGGGCCAGTCGATACTTTGAACGCAGTCCTTGAACACGTTTTTCAGGAACGTCGGCGCAACCAGCAAGAACGGGGCGTTCAAGCTCATGAACGCCGCGCGGATCGCGACGCCAATTTTCTCAGCGTCGCCTGCGTCGCCGTGGTTTTCCGTTACCTCGCGGAGCGTTGGGCCCTCTTCTTGGTCCATCTCGCGAATCCAATTAAGAATTATGGTGCTCAGCTCATTCAGCTCTGCGGTGCTCATTAGTTCAGCTCCGGACGAACGAGAAGGTTGTCGATGACATAAGTCCAGTCGACTTTAGCCATAAAGTTGTTGAGCAGCGCCACCGTCGGGGGCGGGGCCAATGCGACAAACGGGACGTAGGCGACACGAATTGCGTTGGCCAGCGCCTCTCCTATGCTCGCCACGTCGTCTTCTTTGGCGCGCGCCACTGCCTTTTCCACAAGTGCGCCGCCCGTTCGCTTGTCGAGCTCACGCAAGCTCCGCAACGCGAGCAGCGTTTCTTTGTTAGCCACTGCCAGTGGCATGACGTAGCCTCCTCAGCGGGCTACTGGGTAGCGCCCAGCGCGCAGCGGCTTTCCGATACAGCCGCCAATAGATATCTATTCCGCGCGTTTCACACGGTAGCGTGATACTACCGCGCCGAAACACCGCAGGGAATGCGCTCCGGTGCAAAACCCTGGGCAATTAATATGCCCGCGTTTCCGGACTTTTTTAGTAGCGCATCCGGGCGCCGCTGGTGTAAGCCGAATACTTGTAAGTGCTAGTAACTTCGCCGTAGCAACTCTCGAGATTAATCGCGGCCTTTGTGACCCGGACCCAATCTCGATAGGCCTGCCAGCGGGCCTGTCCGGCCTGGTCATACGCCTGGGACTTGTTTTGATCGTTGATCTGAAGCCCGGCGGCGGCGTACTGGAAATCGTTGCGGCGGAACTGCTCGGCGACCATGAAAAACAAGTTGGCGCAGATCCCCTCGAGCCAGTGGTATCGAAATGGGAAACTTTGGGTCGTGTACGTATCAATCGGCGGTGGCGTCTCGTTCCAGTACATAACTGGGCGCGAGACGGCCAGCGCGATTTCGGCGTCGTCAAACATCAGATTATCGAGCAGGTAGCTTTCGCCGGGCGAGCTGTCGCGAAGATGAAGCCGAATCTCAGAAATTGACGGCGGGCCGCCTTCCTGTCCTTGGGGGCCGAAGGTGCCGCGGTTGATGACCACCGAGAAGGTGTTTGAGAAAACAACGCAAGGCTGCCCGGCTGCTTCGGCCTGGACGCTCACCAGGGCCATCTCGCCGTAATAGACGCCAGGCAGGTCGGTCATGCCTTTAGTCAGCTCAGCTCGCACGCGCCCTTCTGACGCGTCGACAACGGCTGCCTCGACCTCCAGCGGCGGCCGTTGGTTGCCCAGGCTAAGTTGCTCCTTGAGGCGCAGGACGACTCTGAAATCGGCGTCTGCGACGCTCTGAGAACCGTCTGTAAGGCCACAAGGCTCCAGGTTTACCGGATGGCCGTGCTGGTCGTGCAGCTGCCAGTCGAGAAATCCGCACTGCCCTTGCGTAAAGTTTACGGCGCGCATCCGGCCGTAGACCGGCGCGCCATTTACCGTAGAAACCGGCGCGCTGATGACGTTCTGTGTGGCGCAAGGTACTGGATTTAACTGGCCGTTAGACAGTTGTGGTTCTGGATACGGAACTTGTGGATACGGATTGGGCGTGGCGACGACAACCATTGGTTTACTCCATAAAACAGTGGATAACCCACAAACCGGGCGCGCCCAGCGCGACCTCGGGCCATAGGACAAACGCAGTCGCAAGGAGCATTACAAAAAAACGACGCATCGTGCGGTCCTCATAGCGAAGAAGGCTGGCCGCATGCGCAGCCAGCCTTCTCTTACGCGTGACGATCGGTTTGCGCGACTCAGTCGTCGTTGTCGACCCAGTCGCTCGTGCCGGTACCGGTCGGATCCCACTGGGGGTCGACCGTGCCGAGCACAAGGCCGTCGAGTGCAAGCTCGCGAGTCACCTCAGCCTCAGCGCTGTAGAGATACGTAGCTGGCGAGCTGACGATCTTCAGATCGCCCGCCTGCAGCGCGGTCTCGAGCGCCTTGAACTTCCGCTGGCTCCTCTGTCCGCCCAGCTTGCTGACGAGGTCGCCCGGAACCGTATAGGTCTCGTTCGCCTCGAGTCGCTTGCCGTGCGTACCGAGGAAGCCGAACACCTTGGCGGCGCCAGAAGTGTTCTCAACCGTCGTATACAGGCCAGTAGTCACAGGGGTGTAGGGCATGATTCACTCTCTTTCTGTTCACTCGGCGTTCTGCATCGCCGCGGCGGCAGCAGCCTGCAGCGTGAGAATCGCGTTGGCGATCTCAGGCTGGCCGACCACCACATCCGCAGCCCCGTTAAACGCCGCCGACTTCTCGGTCGCCGCAGCGTCCGCACCGCCCATGCCAGCAGCAGCAAGCATGGCATCCAGCTCCTGGTTCACAGCGACCAGGCCCGAAGCGCTCGCCGCGGCGGCCTTCTCCTGCTCAGCCGTGTAGAGCACATGAAGCTTCTGCGCAGCCGACCACATGTCGGCGGCTTCCTGCTCAGACCGCGGCGCGATGCCGTGAGCAGACAGCTTCTCAAAGAAATACGGCGCAGCAAGCTCCGACACAATCGTGTTGTAGGCCTGCTCGGCCGCGACTTTTACATCATCCATGAGTAGTGCTCTCCTTGTTTTGATCCGGGGCAGCGGGCGTTTTTAAGCGCCCGCTGCCCGAAGATCGCTATATCACGGCATCACTTGAAATCGACGCGAGCGAGACCGTTCGTGTGACCGAACGAGCCGCCCTGCGTGTTGTAGGCGAAGTACTCGAGCATGTACGCCTCACGACGGATGTACATCGTGGTGGGCTCCAGCTCGTAATTCTTGCCAATGAACTTGGGCGACGCGAACATGAACATCGAGTCGTCCGGCACAAGGTCGCGCTTGATCGTGACGATCCAGCGGCAGTTGAGGAAGTTGGTCTCCGCCCAACCGTTCTTGATGATGTCCTGCGAGAAATCACCGCCCATCTCGTCGCGGCCGAACTTCAGCAGCTCTTTGATGGTGATGTTGTTCACCAGGCAGGTCTCGACCTCGAAGTGCGAGGGCGTCCGCGGCATAACCTTCAGCGCGTCGACAATCGTCTCACGCGTGATGCCGCCGTGGATTTCCTCGTACTGCACGACACCGGACGCAACGTTCGCCACGCCCGGGGTCGGGAGGACGGCGTTGAACGCGGCGATGAACTTGGAATCCTCTTCCGCCAGCATGTCCTTGATCATGTTGTCGGAAAGGACCTGACGGATGTCGATCACGTAGGTACGCAGCTCGTCGACGTCCTTCACAGCGCGGGGCGACACGATCCGGTCAAACATGACGCGGTATCGCGGGCCACGGATGTAGAAGTTGATCGGGAGCGTCGCGAACGGGAGCGACACAGCCGCCGGGGAGTCGGGTTCCTTGTCGACCACCTTGACGGGCTTGTCAGTGTCAACCTGACGGTCAAGCTCGTCGTTGGTGATGGTCAGCGGCGGCATAATCCGCCGGTAGAACCCGTCTTCACGCATCTTGGTGCGCGTGAAGTCGTTAACAGCGTCAACGGCCTGCTTCTGCATGCCGGGGGTGTCAAGCTGCTCGAAGAGCGTCTCGTTGAGCAGCTGGATTTCTTGCGGAGTGGGCATTTAAGGAACCTCCATGTTCCGGGTGTAACTAGGGATGGACTCAGGCGGCCTCGCCCGGGAGCCACACGGTCCAGAAGGACAGTGCGAAGACCCCGTTGTGGTTTTTGGCCTTACCGGACGACACGACACCGACCACCGGCGTCACAAACTGCTCGACCGACTCGTTGGTGATCCGACCACCGGTCGTGGCGTCGGAATTCGAAGCCACCGCGGTGAGAAGATCGCCGGGAGTGTAAGTGCGAGACGAGTCGAACTCCGTCGACGCGATCTCATAACCACCCGTCGCCACAAGGCCGGACATCTTGCCGGTCGGGGCGATGGCCCGGTGCATGAAATTGCCAGACGCCGTGGTGCCGGGGTTACTGACGTCCGCTTCGGCCGAGCCGTTGAGCAGAAAGACCGCAACGCCGGTGTTGTGCGCACCCGGCCGGAAATTGCCGTCCGTATCAACGTGAACCACGCGACCGCGCGGGACGTCGAAAGAAACGACCGAAGCGAGCTTGGCGTCGTAGTCAAGGGCGGCCATCTGGAACCAGCCCTTTTTGACGTCGAGCCCCTTCTCAGTGATCAGATTGGGAGCAGTTGCCATGTTAAGACCTCCATGTCTTTTTGGTGAAAATCACAGATCCATGTGAAATCAGGCAGTGGGCGGGTTCAGACCAAGACCCTGGAACAACTTGATGTCCGAGGCCTTGAGCTTGCCGTCACGAGCGCCCACATACCCGCTCGTCAGGCTGTTCGACGGGTCGTAACCGGCGGTTTTGGTAGCCACCGGCGTGCCCAGGCGTGCCATCTCGGCAGCGTTTTTGTGCGCTGCGAGCTTGATCACGAGTTCCATGGCGCGCACCGGATTAGCGAGAGCCGCTGCAAGGGCCTCTTTCTGGTGCGGCTCGACCCGTTCGTTTTCGAGACAGGCCTTCACAGCTTCAGGGATCAGGCGCGCCAGCTTCTCGTTCTGCTCTTCGCGCTCCTTGATCACCGCGGCGGCCTTGGTCATCGCCGCATCGGAAAAACCGATGTAGTCGACGATGTTTTGGACCAGCGGGTTATTGCAGTTGGACATGGTTTCAAACCTCCGTGTGATTTACCGGTTGACGAGTTCCAGAACGTGCTGCTTCATGATGTCGCGCAGCTGACGCGACCGCTTGGTGCGTGCTTCCTTGACCTGGAACTTGCCGCTCCGCTTGAAGTTGATCACGGCCGCGCCGATCGCGTTCAGGTCGTTCACTGAAGCCATCTTGGGCGCCATCTCGGCGCCAGCCTCGGGGCCAGCGGGCGGCATGTCGCCTGCGCCGCCACCGCCCTGCAGGGCACCAATCAGAGCCTCGGGCGGAATGCCCAGCTCTTCAAGCGCCATGGCCAGCTCCTGAACCGCCTCGTCTTCTGACGGGGCGCCAGCGCCCTCGGCACCCATCGGCATTGCACCGGCGTCTTCGCCGCCCATCATGCCCTCGAGACCGGCGGATTCAGCGCCCATCTCTCCGGCCGGGCTTGCGCCGGACTCGTCGTCACCGGGAGCCGAGTGATCCTCGCCTTCCGCAGCCTCATCGCCCATGTCCGCAGCCGCGGCCTTTGAAGCGAGGAAGCCAATGAACAGGTCCGCCATCTCGTCGGCCTCGCGGAGCGTGTTTGCCGCAACTTCGCGCACGGACGCTTCAGCCGCCTCTTTGCTCATGCCGAGCGCCGCGGCCAGCTCGTAACCAGCTTTGAAAGCGGCTTCCTTGCCCTCGCGAAGAGCTGCGAGATCAGAACCCTCGATCTTGCCGTCGTTGTCAACGTCAAGTTTGTGCTGATCACCCTTCAGCTCCCCCTTCGGCGCGTCCTTCTTCTTTTCCTTGAGGAAGGCAGGCATCTCGGCGGACTTCTCTGCGCTGGCGTTGAGCAGCGTCGCGAGAATGTCGTTACCAAGCGCCGCGGCTCGGGTCATCGCTTCTTTGAAAGAAACCGACGAATACTTTTCGCCGTCGTTTGCCTTCGCGGGGTGCGAGGTGCCCGGGTCGTCCTTGTCGCCCTTGTAGTCGTGCTCGGCGGCCGGATCTTCGCCAGTGGCGGCAACGTTTGTGCCGATGTTCTGCTGGACTTCGTCCTGACGGCCCTCATAGGGAAGCTCGGGAGTGTTGTCCACTGCGAGCGCGCCCTGCTGCTTCTTGATGTCGGCTTCGTATTCCGACGCGCGCGAACCAGTCTCCGCCTTCTGCACGTTGTTGTCGACGTGCGCGGTGGGGTGCGTAGACGCGCCCATGTAAGTGCCGGGGTCCGCCGGGGTGGGGCCGCCCTCCGCCTTTTTCTCGGCGGCTGTTTTCACAGCAGTGTGTGAAATCTCTTCGGCCAGGGCGTTAAGCTGCGCGAAAAGCGATCGTTGCATCCGTGCCATGTTCTTCTCCTTTAGGCTCCACACGCTCTAACGCGCGGACTCCATTCAAGTGATGTAATTTTGCAGAACACAATGGTTTGCTGTCAACCAGCAATTTCCATATTTCTCGCTGAGGGTCGCGTAAGCCGCAATCTTATAGAAAGCGTACTGCCGCGCAAGTGCCGAAGCCGCGGGTTTATTATCGCCCGCCTCCTTGGCAAGAGCTGCAACCTGCACGTCGCGAAGCGCGCTATGGTAAGCGCGCTTTTCCACGGCTTGCGGTCGTACACTGTGCGTCATAGCTACCTTTTCAGCCCAGACCTGGACAGGCATTGCCGCGGCCGGAGCCGGAAGAAATGCGTTGTTTTCAAGCTCGCCCGCGGTGTCCGGGTCGTTTGCAAGTTTACTGAAAATGCTATCTAGCGCGCTAGTCACAGCGCGCACCAGGTTATCGCTCGCGGCTTTTACAGTAAGCGTTAAGAAATCGCGGACGGGGAGCACCACTCCCGCATCGGCTAGCGCGCGCAGGACCTGCCCGAATTTCACGTTCTCGCAAGGCGCAAAGTCGACCGGCGGCTGCGCGTTAGCCGTCGACGCCAGCGCAACTTGTGTCCAGGCGCGGGGGTCGTGGATTACCGCGCGCTCGGCCGCGGCCAGTTTTTCAAGTGCCGCGAGTTGGCTTTGCAGCTGCAGGCTGGTGGCAACACGATCGAAACCCAGCGGCGCTGTAACGCCCAGCTGTTCGGCCAACTCGGCCCCTGAGAGCACACCAGCGCTGGCTGCCTTTTGCAGAGTGCCAGAGATGTAGGCAATGCGATCAGCGGGGCGGAAAACGTGGCTGATGTCGAAGAACGTCGGATCGGGGTTGTCGGCGTGAAGGATGTGGCCGTCAGCGAGAACCCGCCCCAGGTTGTGTTTCAGCCCGCCCGCCTTGCACATGCCGCCATTCTCGACAGAGTCGCAATACTCTGCGCGCGTGCGAGCTTTGTTTCCGCAGCCAGAGCAAACGTCGAAAGGAATCTTGCAGGCCATCGAAACACCGATATCGTCGCCGCGAGCCAATTTCTCCGTTTCTTTGTCGGCGAGCAGGCCGCCGTTGCGCTCGGCAGCCTCCTTGCTGGCATTTAGCGCGCAGATCAGCTCGATCCGGTGCATTGGCTCGTTGTAGGCAGCGAGCTTCACAACGCCGTAGCTTTTGGCCGGGTTCTTGTTGAGATGGTCGCGGTAGAAACGCGCAAACTTCTCGAACGTGTGGTGGTGCTTGCGGCAGCAGTCGCGAGTGAAACCGTCGGCATTGCGGTTTGGGCCGTAATCTTCGGTGGCGCCGATCGCGATCATGTGGACCGGGATCTCGTCCGCCGCGAACTTGATGCGGCTGAGGCGCTCGGCGAAATCCACGCCCGCGCGTTTCACAAAAGCGTCCTTGTCGGCTCCCAGTAGGCCGCGGCTGGAAATTTTAATTAGCGACGCTACCGGCTCGCTGAAATCCTGCGAGTTCGGCTGGATGATCTTGATCATGCTCATAGGAGTGCCCTAGTTGTTGCCGCGGTTCAAGAGCGAATACATCAAAAGGGCGCCAGCAGCTGGAATGCCGAGCTTTCCCGCTCGCGGAAGTTTGCTGAAATTTTTGGCCAGTTCGCCGCTCCCTCGGAGCGTACTTTTGATGTAGGGCGCGGCAGCTGGTACTGCCTTGCCAGCCTGCAACGCGCCGCGCACCGCCGCGCGATTAATCTGTTTGGCCGCGATCGGCGCATAGCCTGCAGCGGCAGCGGCACCAGCAGCGCCCAGGCCGACGCCGACGCCCTTGGCTACTGGGCTGAGTTTGCTTTTTACCGGCGCCTGAAGACTCTTTGGAGGCGGCGCAGTCGCGTCGCCAAGCATTTTTGCGCCGAGCGTCAAACCACCTGCGCCCAAACCGCCAAGCAGCGCGTAGTGAAGCGCTTTCCGTTTTTTGTCTTCGCCGCCGGTTGCAAGGCCGAGCAGCCCGCCTGCGCCAGCGCCTAGCAACGCATTACGCAGCGCAGGATTTTCCAGCGCTCCCGAAAGATGCGACTGGATGTCGCCCATATTCAGCGCCGCCTTCACCATTGGATCTGGCTCGCCGTACACCGCTTGGTGCGCCAGGTTTTCGGCAAGGGCTTGAAGTGTGGTGTCTTCCATGACTTCCTCAAATCATCTGCCGTTCGAGATTTTTTGTGTCCATCTGAGCTTTTGCAGTTTCGGCCCTGGCCTTCTCCATGTCGATGAGCTGCTTCACATCGAAGTCGGCCATCTGCCCGGACTCAAGCCGTTTGCGCAGCAGCGCTTGCATAGCGGCCGGGGAGTCAACAAACTGCGGCGCCACGTCTGCCAGCTCGTTGAAAGCCTGCGCCACCTCGGTTGGATCGTGGCCGGAGATCACCGGGTCGTTAAGCACCATATCGTGGAGCATGCTCTGTGCCCGGATGTTGCGCAGGGCCGTCTCGTGCTCCGGATCGGTAAGGCTCTGGTAGGCCTTGGTCTTCATCTTTTTCTCGCCTTCAGCCGCGCCCTGCGCCATTCGGCTGGCGATGGCCTTGGCCGCGCTGAGGAAACCGCTGCGCACCGGAGCAAGGCTAAAGCCGCCGCTTTCGCGCTCGCCGCCGCGGCTACCTTGTCGCCGCTGCCGACCAGAACGTGATGGTTGAGAAGGGCGGCCACCGCCGCCAGAACCGCCACCGCCAGAACCGCCACCGCCAGGACCGCCACCGCCAGGACCGCCGCCTACTGGCCCCGCGTCTTCAAAGCTGTCGGGTTCCGCGCCCTCGTCTGAGTAATCGAGTTCGTCGTCTTCTGGAATTAGCGGCGAGCCGGAGTTTCGCTGTTGCTGCTGGCGCGCAGCTCGATTAGCAGCCTCGTGCGCCAGTTGCTCGGACCGCATCCGGTCGTATTCATCTTCGGGCATTGTTTCGTCCTGATGCACCCAAACAGGGTTGCCGAGCTTATTGTCAGGCATAACAAGTCGGAAATTGTCGCCCGGCGATGGTCGCCGATTGACAAAGTCTGCATGCGCTGCCGGGTCGACCTCAGTTCCCTTGTTGCCAAGCCGCGGCGCGCCTTCTTGCCCAGCGCGCGGCGGATCGACTAGGCCCCAGCGATCGCCAGCCGCCATGGCGCCCTTTAACACCAGCGGTTCATCGGCCGGGTTGTGCAGAATGCTTCCGGTGACGACCGCTGGCTCAGCTTTTTTTGCTGCGGCCTGCTTCGCCGCGGGCACCCGCGCCTGCGCCTCGTTGTAAGCTTCAAGGGCGCTGAGCACCGCGGCGGCCAGCTTGCAGGGCTGGCAATCGCCGATGATGACGTCCTTTGTGGCGGCCTGCTTGGTCAGGTGCGGGTAAACGGCGGCTAGCTTGTTAAGCACGGTCACGCCGTCCTCGCCGTAGCGCAATTCGGTCTCGCGCACGGCGTCTTGAAAACTCAAATTGCCCGGACGGCGGAAATACTCGTGAAGCTCTTCCATCGCCGCCGCGGCTTTGCTGTAAGCCGCCGTGGCCTGACGACGAAGCTCTTCCTGGGCCAACTCTGCAGCCCGCTTCTCAGAGGCAGCCCGTCGAACGGCCGCTTCTTCGTCGCGAGGCGGAGGGACCCACGTCTTCTCGGGCAAAGATATCTTTGCAGCGGCCTCCTTGGACTGCGCGGCCTTGCGGCGCGCCAGCATTCCGGCAGGACTAACGGCGTAGTCGGCCGAAACCGCATGCGCGCTTGAAAGTTCAGCAGAAGTTTTCACCGCTTTGGGAAACAACGCGTCCATCACGGTGTCGGCGTCGGCCAGAGGGAAGTCGGCTGCCTTTTCCAGCGTGCTTTCGCCCTGCTCGCGTTGTTTGGTCGTGCGGCCCGTGTTGTAGGCGTGGACCATAAGATTGATATGGCCCGCGGGAACGTCCGACTCGCTGGCGCTCTTGATGATCGCGGCGTTCGGAGTAAGACCGGCGTTCACGTAGCTGGCCGCGCGCTCAATCGCGCTGATCAGCTGTGCTTCAGCCTGTTTCGAAAGGGGCTGCATCATTATTCTCCCGGGAACCGTAGGTCCTGGATCAATTTTTGGTCGGTTAGTTTACCGCCAGCGGCGACAATCATCAGCTCGTCGTTGCGCAACTCTGCCGCTCTGTCATCGTAAGGTAACATTTTCTCGGCTGCGGATTCCAGTTTTGTCCCAATTCGGAACGGCAAGGCGCCCAGCATGGCGCCTATGTTCTCAACGATTGTGCTTTGTGCTTTCCCGGCGTTTTCGCTGGTTTTTTCGATCTGCACGTACTGTACAAAACTGTCAATAATCGCCAGCTGCGTGTGCGTGTTAATAGGCACCGTAAGCGTGGCGATAGCCGCTTTGTGCTTCACGGTGTTCACGGCAAAGTCCTGGAAGAACTGGCCGACGTCCTCGGGTCGTTCAGGCTTGGAAATAGGGCTGCACTTCGAAATAACCGACTCCAGCACATAGGGGCCGCCTTGGTAGCCAAAAAGCTTCCAGAGCAGGTCGTACTGTCGCTCAGACACGCCGCGAGTTACAGCGTCGGCCATAACTACGTTTACAACGTAAAGTTTGTCGTTGAGCCGGTCCCGGACGTCGAAGAACACGTTCTCGTACGCCTCAATGATCTCGGAGTTGGTGCCGATCTTTGCGGCAATCTGCTGACTGGTCATTCCCGCCAGGACGCAAGCCTCTATGGCCCAGCGCATCGGGCTTCGTTCGTCGAGCCACATTGAATGCGCCCAAAACAAATCCCGGTCGTACTGGATCAGGCGGTACAGCGCGTCAGGTCGGTTGCCAGCCTTTTCGTAACGCCGCTTCATCCGCGACGCCCGGCGGATCCACGCAAAACCGGTTTCGCCGTCCGCGGCCCTGGTCGCCCGCGGACCGCCAGTGTCGATCTGAACAGCCCGCAGCCAACGCCAATTCGGCGCGCGGCGCGGGTTATCGCGAAGTGCTTGAAGCATTAGCCCATCTTCGGGACTTCAATCGTCACCGAGAACACAAAGTTCTTGGCGCCCGAGCCCGCCGGGGTGATCTTCAGGTAAAGATATCTTTGTGGATTTGTCGGCGTGCCGTCTCGGTTGATATAGGCCACTTCAGCGCTGTGGTCGTCGACCTTGGCCGCCGTGGGCAGCGTGATGTCGAGAATGTGAAACGCCTCAGCGGGCAACGTGCTGTTTGGCGCAGTGTCCTGTTTGCTGGTGTAGAGCGCCGCAGCGGCACCGGCATTGGCGCCGCTAGTCTGTGTCAGGCTGTAGCCGCGAATAATGCCGCGGTGCGGCACGCGAATTGGAACCACCGTCTGCGTGCCGCTCGCAGCTTCAAACGTCGTTTCGCCTGACCAAATCGTACTTGCCATGTTTCACCTTTAAGCGCTTGCGACATTGGAGAGGTCGGTGTCTGAGCCGCCTTCTTCTGGATACGGCTCAATCGTCTTTTGCTTGAGGAAGAGAATTACGTCGCCCAGCATTTCAAAGGCGTTACGCAACGAATCTTCCAGCTCTGGCATATCAGATTTGCCATAACGATCAGCGAACCGATCACCGTGCCAATAGAACATGAACAAAATGCGGCCCAGCTTGTCGAGGCCATTGGTCAGCTCGCCCATATAACGATCGACCAACGAATCGTCCCGGACAGCGCGCAGCATCGAGCCGATCATCGCCGTGTCGAACACTTCTTTCTGGCCTGTCTCGGCGGCCTGCATCACGCTGCGGATATCTTTTTTGTCCAGTCGCGTGTTCGGGTTATAGATCTGCCGATCGGTGTTGGCGGCCGCCATGTCCGACACCGGCATACCAATATCTATGCCCATTTGAGTTGGGACGTCGGCGCCCATGATTGTTTCGCCGCCCATCACCGGACCCGGATCGGTCGGCGCCGTTGGGCCCTGATTGACCATCATCGGCGCGCCGTACGGATTGGCATACTTCACGCGGCAAGCGAACTTCTTTTTTGCCGCCGCTGTCTTGAGGATCGCGCGAGCAGCGTCCTCACGCAGACCATGATGCTCAACAAGCGTCACCAGCGCGGCAATCGGGCTGCGCGCGGCTTCTTTGTTGATCGTGACTTCTGTGCCGTTGTGGTAGACCTCGAGCGCGGCGGTCTTGCCTAGCAGTTCAAGCTGCGCGTCAGCCAGGTTGCCGGGCATCAGCGGCGGCATCTCGCTCTGGCCGCATCCGCACGCGCCCTGGTCCTCGGCCGTCTCATCGTCATCTTCGCCGGGAGCGCACTTGAGCAGCTTGTAGCCCTCGGGGACAAAAATGTCGCCCATCGAGCTGCGCAAACTGGAACCTTTCTTGCCGTTGAGATGGATCCGGACGCCGTCGCGCCACTTGTCGTAGTTCAGCGGGTCGGTATAGCAGCAGCTGGAGATGTGACCCTTTGGCGGAAACTTCGAATGGTCCTCCATGTGGACCTCGTAACTCGTCACGCCGAATTCGCTCTCGCCGTACTCGCGGATCACGCGAACCGGAACGGTGGCGTCGCCGTTCTTGTGCACCAACATGTAGCGCCCGCTCGACGGAAGGCTGTTTGCGTCTGGTAAGCCGTTAAACCACTCTTCTTCTTCCTTGTCGGTCGGGCAGGCGACACAAAACACCTGGTCTGCGCGCGTGTTAATCCACTCAGGCTTGCCCTCGGTACGGACGACGGTGACAAAGTCCGAACGCTTCGCGGGCCCCATCGGGAACATGGCGATGTAAACCCGCTCAATGTTGCCCGGCTTGACGAGGATGTCGTAAAGACCCGAGCTGGTCGGGTTCCAAAGTTTCTTTTCAACCTGAATGTGATAGGGAATCGACACGTTGTCCCGCTCGCGCTGATCGAGAATCAGCACGCCGTCGCGGAGCAGCTTTTCCTGGTCTTCCTCGGTAGTCTCCGGCGGAAGCTTGGTCTGCATTGTGACGTTCATCGTGATGATCTTGAGCCCTGCGACGGCCGGGCTCTTTTCAGGTGCCTCCGACAGCACACTGGCGATCTTCGGGCGATTTTCGCGTTCCTTGGCCGCCGCGATGGCTTCCTTGATCACGCCCAGGCCGTGAAACTCATCAAATGCCTTGGCCAGCGCCGGGGCGTCTTGGAACGTCTTGACGAGCATGTCGATCGTCGTGACGCGGGCTTCTTTAAGAAACCGCGGCAGATCTAACGCCCGGCCGATTTCCTGAAACACCAGCGCCGTGTTCATCGTGGCGCACTTAGCAAAAGTCGGCATCGCGGCCGTCATCATCTCGCGCAGCGTTGGCTTGGCCGAGCCAAACTTCGCCGGACTGCGAGAGAGCTGCGTGAAATCGGGCTGCCGCTGGCCCATTGACGACCGATTGCGGTCCACCGCGCTGCCCAAAATGTTGGGCTTGCGGTTCACCAAGTAGTTAATCCAGTTTTCTTTAAGCGGCACGAACATGTCCTGGTTTTTGATGTACAGGAGTTCGTGACCTTTAAGGTCGCCGTTAAGAAAAAAGACTGGAGCATAAAGCCAATTCGAGCCAACTTTGAACGCAAAAACGCCAATAGCTTTGGTGTTTTCGCGATTGCGGTCTAGCAGCTGAAAACCGATTTCGTGGTCCAGCAGCCGCGGAGCTGAATCACGCAGATAGGCGTGCGCCAGGTTACTGAACGCCTGCTCAAACGACGTGGAGTCGCCTTTGCCGCCAAAATCGGCGGCTTTCGTTTGCGTCCGGTCGTGCAAACGTACTACGTTCAGCCAGTGCGCCTGGGACGATTCAGTCTTCTTGCGGTTGTACACAGCGGCCACCTCCGTGCGGCATTTTCAGGGCGTGTAAATAGCGATTTACCGCGCCGAGACCTCTACATCCTACAGAATCGGGCTTATGGGCGCCATCCGCTCGTTGCGCCAGTCATTCCAAAGGTTTCTCCGCGGGCCAGCCCTGGCACAAAGCTGCTGCCCGCGGTGTCGCTAGTTGCGCCCCGATGCACGCTGCTAAGCAGGCCGCGTTCTTGGTACGAGCCGAGCATACGCGTCATCCAGTCCGGGTCGTTCGAAATATTCGCCATGCCGCGAACCATTTCTGGCTGAAAAGGCGGCTGCTGCTTGTGCGCCTCGATATTGTTAATGCCGTATTTTTGCAGCGTATTAACGACGTTACGGCCAATTTTCGTGCCAATTGAATAGTGCAACACGGGCCGCTCCAAATAATGGCCCTGCAGGCTCTTGGGCGCGCCTGTCACACTGCCCGCGCGGGGTTGCCAATTTCGCTCGATCATCGAATATGGCACAACGTCGTCTGGGTTGTATTCGCCATGCTCGTCGGTCATACGGACGTGATTCACCAGCCCGCGCGCGAGCAGCTCGATGTTGCGGCGGTGGCCGTTGACGTTAGAGTTTTGAAGTACCTGCCGCATGGCTTGAACGAAATACCGGCGGCCCTCGCCGATGCCCTTGTGGCGCACCACTTCGGACGGATTAGGCATGCCGTCGGTGAGCGAGTCACCTGCCTCGATCTCCTGGCCCTTTTTGACGGTGATCTCGCGGTCCACCGGGATGTAGTGGTCCTGGCCGCCGACCTGGACGTAGTAACCGCCCTGGGGCGCCTCCTTGATCTCTTGGACGTGGCCGTCAACTTGGGCGTGCGTGGCGCCATTGGGGTATTTCTTGGGAACCTGGACCAACGCGTTGATCGCTTTGAAGCCGCCAATAGCGCTCGCGCCACCGACGCCGCCGGAATGTTTAGACGAGATCTGCGCTTGGGTAACTGGTTCCGACAGAGCTTGCGCTGCGGCGATGCCAACGTAGTCGCCAATAGGCGGCATTTTGCCCTTCTCGCGATAGCCGACGTCTCTGGCGTACACGCCGCCGTCGTCTGGGCCGCCGACCAACGGACTGCGAACCAGCAGATCCTGCACGCCCATTCCTTTGATATCTTTCAAAATCTTCGGCGTCAGAACAGTATTGCGCTTGTATGGTCCGACGGGTCGGGCGAGCAGCGCGCCTTCGTTGTCCATGTCGTCGACGTCAGTGGGATAGCCGCGGTCGTGCGCGGTGGCATTGCGCTCCTGATCGTCGTCATCGTCGGCGGTGACGAGCAGCCGATGCGTCATTTGGCTGAGCTGCTTGCCGAAAAAACCCGCGTCCGCAGTAGCCGTCTTCAGGTCGAGCACGCCCTTGCGGGCGCCAAAGGCGCCCGCAAAATACTCTACGGGCCGTAAACCCTGGCCGTAGCCGCGCAGTACGGGAATAGGAATAGGCTCGTTTTTATGGTCGACGTACTGCAAGTCTGCGCCGATAAGTGAGTTGAGGCTGAACTTGTTTCCGCGGCTAACGCCGTGGACCTGGTGAGCCAGCGGGTTGTCCGTTGCCTTGGCTTCTTCGTAGACCTTTTCAACGAGGTCTTTTTGCGCGGTCGAGGCGAGCTGGAGCAGCTTGAGGTTACGCGTTTTCTCGTCGAGCGCGCGGTCGGCGAGAATGCCGCGGAGCTGCATCTGCACTTTGTGCTGCGCCTCCTTGGCGGCGACGGTCTGCTTGATGTCCTTCAGCCCGAACGAAAGACCACCCGCCGAATAAGACGTGTCGCGGGCCACGTCGTGAAGGTTCTTCATGACCTCCCGATACTTGTCGGGATGCTTTTCGGCGAGCTGCGTCGCGAGATTACCCATGTCTTTCTTAGTGAGGACGCGGTTGTAGTCGCGCAGATCTTCCGGCAGCGCTTCGTTAACGAGAATCTGGCCGAGTGTGGTTTTAAGCATCTCACGGCTTCCAGAGCATCTTGTCGATCGGCTTGGGTGTGAGGTCGTTGACCACTACAGTCTTATCAACGCCGAGAACGCGAAGAAGATTATGAAAGTCGTCATCGCCAACGTGCGAGCAGATGATGTGATCGTCATGCTGCAGCGCCACGTAGATCGGGTTTCCCAGGTCATCTTCAACGATGACGCTGTGCGCCCGCTGCTCGTGTGGCTGCAGGTTGTGTTGCAGCTTAACGCGCACGCTCGAGGCTCCTGAACAACGCCGCCACGGCCGCTGCCTTCAGCTGCGTCTCTGTCGGCGCGTCCGGGTTCTGCTCGGCAAATTGGGCCAGCGGTTTATCCCACCAATGCGCCATTTTTCCGGCCGACGGGTCCATCGGTGCCTGGCTCGGATCCATCGGCCCGCCCGGGGGCATCGGGCCGCCGGGGGGCTGCGGACCAGCTGGCGCGTTGGGGTCCTGGGGCGGCGGGGCCATCGGGCCGCCAGGTAATGCCGTCTCGGCAGGCGGCGCGCCGGTTGTGCCCGGCGGAAGAACGAGCGACTCGGGCGGAACCTGGACCCCCATCGCGTTCATAATTGCCGTTAGCTGCTGCTGCATGTTATAGAGCCGATAGTCAAGCATCTGCATCATCTGCTCGGGCTTGAGTTTTTGCTGGCCAGGAACTCCGCCCTGCGGCGTGGCAGGCGGCATCGGGGCCGGAGCGGCCGCGGGAGGAGCGGCAGCTGTTGCGGCGCCAGTCGGATCCTGCGAGGGGTCAATCGGCGCAGCGCCCATGGCGGCCGTGGCAGGATCGACGGGCTGCGCAGCGCCCTGAACGCCCAGCTGCGAAGGGTCGGGAGCTTCGCCGCCCATTGGAGGCGCGCCCTGAGCGGCCATCATGGCAGCATCCGACGGCACGACCGCGGACTTCTCGAACGCGTGACGAGCCATCTTTAGCAGCTCGGGATTGACCGTGAAACTCATGGGAACCTCCGTGTTAACTCTCGACTATATGCACCGGGGTATCGACCTCAATCTCGCCTCGCCGATAGGCCTTAATGGCGTCCTGCCGTGACTTATATACCCGCGGCTTCGCGCGTTTGTCGACCCGGCTGCTGGCCAGGTAAATCCCGGACTGAAACTCAGCCTGCGGAATATAGTGCGCTTTGAAGTTAGCCGCCGCAAACAAGTTTTTTGAGGGAAGCATCTTTTCGACGGCTTCCTTTGCCGCGTCGTCCGTGCTAGGAACGTGATACTGCATCGCGTCCCCGTCGAAGTCGGCGTTAAAACCCTTGGTAATGACCGGATTGACCTCCATCACCTTGTTCTTAGTGAGCTTTGGGTAGAAGGCCATCATACCGTATCGATGAAGCACCGGCGCACGGTTGATTACAATCGGCCGGGACGACATCTGCCGCTCCAGCTCCGCGTGCGCCTCCTTGTTGCGGTCCTCGACGTGCTGGAGGGCCTGCATCCGCGGCAACCCCCGCCGCACCAAGCCGCGCACCACGAACGGCTTGTAGACCTCCCAGGCTTTGTCCTCGGGCAGCGCCACCTCGTCCATGTCCAGGTCCGGGTTTGGCGTGATTACGGCGCGGCCCACCAGGTCGACCGTGGTGCCTAGAAGTTTGCGTTGAACGGTGCCGTACTTCGGCGAACTGCCGAAAATGTGCTTCAAGAATCCCTTGACCTGCCGCTCCTGATTCTTGGGCTGCGTCGGATCTCCCAGGCCAGAGACCGCCTTCATCGCGTCATACAGGCCGAGGCGCTCGTTGCCGTACTCCGCCAGGGCGCCGGAGGCGTCCTTCAGCGCGCTGTTTGAGTCGATCAACTCCTTGTACAGATAATTCGCGTCAGCCACGAGCGGGAGCTTCTTGGCGCCCATCGTCGAGACCGGCCGGAACAACGGCGGCAAGACGGGCATCTTGGTGAGCATCCACTCCTGGGGATGAATTCCCTGGCTCTCGGCGGCCTTGAGAAAACCGAGCTTGCGCACGGCGGCGTCGCGGAGCGTTTTGCGGCCCGACTTAATGTCTTCTCGGCACTGTTCAATAGCCTTGGGAAGATTAATCCGGCCAAGCGCGTCTTTAATCGCGCTAGGACCCGACTTGTCGAACAGCTGCGTCTCGCCCGCCAAGACAGAGCGAAACTGCTTTTCGGTAAGTCCCAAAACTCGACGAATTGGCTCTTCCATAACCGGATTGGGCATCGGCTCGTGCAAAGATATCTTTGCCCAACGATTTCCGCCGTGTCCGCCGGTTAATTTCTCGTCGAATAGGCCGCCCGGAACTGGCTTCAATCGTCCTTTCCAGTCCACTGTTTCAGAACTGGTGATTTCTCGATCTTCAGCCAGCTGATCGACGTCTTTGTCGGCGATGGCCATGATGTGCGTTTTAGTACCGGTGCGGACAGTGTTAATGCCGCTGGCCCGCAATTGATTGACAAATTTCTCATAAACGTGCGGCACTTTGGGCAGCGGCGGCGTATAGCCCGACATGAACTGTGACCAGTACTCGGGGTTGGCCTGCCCGCGGACCATCTTTGCGTCACGGATGACCTTTCCGGCGCCGTGGCTTAAAAGCGCGCCCAGGTCCAGCATGCCAACGCGCTTGGCGCCCTCCGAGCCGCCTTTAGCGGGAGTTCCTTCTGCCGTGTACGCGCCCATTGCGCGACCCTGCCCCTTAGACTCCGACGTGTGGTGAAGTTTCATAAAGAACCGGTGGCCGGTCAGCACGCCTTTGATCTTACGACCGGTCTCCGGATCAATGACGTCCTCAGTGTCGGAGAGGCCGTGCTTCCCAAGCTCGTTCTGCGCAAACGCAATGATGTCTTTTTCGCTGTCGAAGTCCTTTATCTTGAAAGGCTGTCCGGTTTTCGCGGCGACTTTACCCAGTGCAGCTTCGATAACCTGAGAGGCATTTACGCGAGAGATCAGCCCCAGCGGCGAAACCAGAACCTCCATCGGGCTGCCGTCCTTGTCGTGCGGCATCTGGTGGTCCGGGACGATGTCGGCAACAACGCCTTTGTCACCAAAACGCCCTGTAAGCTTGTCGCCCACCTGCATCTCGGCGGTGCTTTTCACGACGACCGACACGCCCTTATCAGTGTGCTCGACGTCAGTGACGATACCCGGCGAGTGATGATCCCAGGTGATCGTATCATTACTGAACGCGCCCGCGCGTCCGCGGTGAACTTTGCCGTAAGTGGTTTCCTTGGCTTTAGCCTGCAGCACCAGCGGGTCGCCGTAGTTGACTACGGTCCCCTTTTGAATAGCGCCCTTGTCGTCGAACTGGGCCAGCGTCTTCTTGTCGTACTCAGAGGGGAAGAGCGACACGAAAGCTTTCTTGCCAACGTGCGTGTTGTCGCTCCACTCAGCCTCGTGCTGGTACATGTGCTGGCTAGTGAGCTTCTTGGCCGCCGACTCCGAAATCACCACGGCATCTTCGTAGACCTTGCCCCTGAAAGGAAGGTAGCCAACGCGAAGGTTCTTGCCCAAAGCAGCTGAGCCCTGCTTGTCGGTGAAGTTCGAGTGCGCCAAAAGCTGCCCGGGCTTAATCGTGTCGCCCGGCTGCACAGCTGGCGTCTGGTGCCAAAAGGTCTTGCGGTTGAACGGCATGTCGTTGTAGAGATCGACTGTCGATTTGTTACCGTCTCGATCGCGGAGCACGATCTCGTCGGGCGACACGGAAACAACCTGGCCGTGGAACTGGGCCTTCACGGCGCCAAGCTTTTCGCCCATCTCGTCTTCGTGGCTGATGCCGTCCTTGTCGACAACAGCCGACTGCACGAAGGGCGCTTCTGCGTCGTTCAAGGGCAGCGCTTGGGTAAACATGCGGCTGCCCATGATCGCGCGCTGGCCCTTAATCATGCTCTTGAGCGGCAGCATGTTCGAGAGCGCCGAGAAGGTGCTGTCCATGTGCGGCAGAGAATATTGAACCTCTTCCCGCGGCATGTACTTCATCTTGCCGCCCACGAGAGCCGCGACCATCGGCAGGTCGGTTTTCTCCTCGCCAGGAAACGCCACGGGCATGTCGGCCAGTTCGCCCGGCGTCTTGTATTCCTGCGCGCCGGTCTGCATGTTGCGCACCGGCGTATAGATCTTGCCGTCAGAACCCTTGACGGCGCCCCGCGCGAAGCGCATGTCGACGCCCGCTTTGCCCGACTCCGGCGTGCGCAGAAAATCGATGTAGCCAAGGTGGCTGGGCTGCACGGCGCGGGATTCCACCGGCACTGCGTCCAGCGAACCGATGCCGCCCTCGCCCATACGAGTCACGCGGTTCTGGTGGTCGAAGATTTCGGCCGGGTTAATTTCTTCGAGCGAGCTGCCCAAGCCCGAGCCAATCAACGCAGCATTGATCGCCTTGTTGAAGAACCCCGTAGGCACGTGGTCAAGATTTTTCTTCGCCGTGGCCTTCCAAAGCAACTTGCGCAGCGCCTGCTTGTCTTTACTGAAGCGCTCAGCAATCAGGTCCTCGGGTCCGACAACGCTTTGATATGCCATTGCGTCGCGGTCGTCTGGATCGGCCTCTTTGCGATTAACGGCAATGAGCTTTTTCGTAATGTCGAGAATCGCTTCGGGGGTAAGGTTCTTGTATTCCTTGCCAAGAGTGCGCCGCGTAACGTCGGGGTCGAGTTCCATGCGGGCAAACTCTGTCGCAATAGCTTGCTGCTTAGCGGCCGCGTCCAATCCCGGAGTTTGCTTGTAAACAAGTCGCTGGTAGAGCTTGTCGAGAGTGCCCGCGTCGCCCTTCTCCATGTTGACGGCGGTGATCTCGTTGCCCCAAGCGCCGCGGATATCGGCATCTTTGGCGCCGAGCGCTTTGAGCAGCGGCATCAGCGGAATCTGGGCCTGGCCAATGTTAATTTTCATCACGCCGGTCTTCGGGTCGAGGAAGTACCGGTGCATGCGTCCCTTGCCGGGCAGCACGTTAACGTGCGCCTCCAGCTCGCCGTTGTCTTTCTCGCGCGTGTAGACGCCCGCCTTGAGCCGCATCTGGTGGGCCAGGGTGTACTCGACGCCCCGGTTCACAAACGTGCCCGAGTCAGTGAGGTACGGCACGTGCGCAATCGTCTGCTGACGTTTGGCGATCGGCTGCCCGGTGGCGTTGTCGATTAAATTCCAAGTGCCGGTGAGCCGCCGGTGCAACGAGTTTCCGGTAAGAACGGCCCGTTTTTGATCGCGCTTGTTGTAGCGCTCCGGCCCCGTGTAATTCACGTCCGAAAGTTGGAGCGTGTAGAGATCGTTTTTGATCGGCTCGATCGCGCTGGCGCTTTGGAGCGCGCGATCAAAAATGCCGGAACGCAGCGCGTGGATGTCACCAAATGCGCGGTGTTGCGGCGGCGTTTGCCCGAGAATCGAGTCTGGCATTGCGCTTACTCATCGGACTCAACAGTCGATTTGATATGCGCGAGCGACTCCGGGTCGACCCACACGGGCGGCAAGCCCTTTGTCCGCGCGCGGGACGCCTGCGCCTTAGCCAGGTTCTCGCCTTCGGTGAGATTCTTGGTGCGGTCGTACATGTATTTGGCGCCAAGCCCGCCAGCGCCCAGCAGCGTAAGCAAGTAAGCAGTCCGCAAAGTTTGCGGCGTGTTCCACAAAGCGCTGGCCGTACTCGAGAGCATGTTGGCTTGCTTGACGCGATCAAAAGCGACGTCGAGGGCGCTCGCGGACTTCCCGCCCAGCGCGTTGTAATACTCGGCACGCGCGGCTTCGAGCGCGGATTCGCGATCGCGTTTCTTCTTGGCCTTCACGAGCGAATTAATGAGCTTCGCGCCTGCATAGGTACCCAACGCCGCGCCACCGATGTTGGCGGCCGTGCTCCAGCTTTTTCGCCACGGGTGCGGGTCAGCAGACGGCGCCGGACCGCGGCCTGGTACGTTCGGGGCGCCGAACGGCACCATCGTCGTGGGGAGCGCCTTGCCAACCGATTCTGAAAGGCTGTTCAGGTCGAAACTGTTCTTAATCGCGAACGGGTTATTCGCGGTCGAGAACGGGCCCTGGTTGTTGTTCGGCATGCCATTTACGAAACCAAACGGCTGCGGCGCGGCAGGAACAATATTTTTGTTAATGCCGGGGTTCATCTGCTGCTGCGGGGCGAATGAATTAGCCGCGCTCGTTGTCTCGAACGGTCGTGCGGCCTGCATGGCCTGTCCGACACGTGCGTACATACTCCCAGAGGAGAACGGAATTTTTGTGAGAGACTGCATAAAAGGCACATATTGCCGCATGCTTTCGGGATTAAAGCCGCCAAACGGGCCATTTTGGGCGGGTCGATTCTGCGGCATAATTCCGGAACCACCGACAAGCGACATGTCGAGCGGGCGACTGGGGTCATATCTGAGATTGGCTTCCTTGGCGATCATCGGCGTACCCGAGCCATAGCTCGGGTACTTTTTTTCCTTTTTGCCTTCGGGTTTCATACCGCGAAGCAAGTGGTACAGCGCCGCAGCGCCGAGACCAATACCGGCACCGGCTCCCGTGCTCGACAGGAGCCGCTTGCCGTAAAACTGCTGCAAAAGCTGCTCGCGCTCAGCAGCAGACGGGCCACCAAAGATTCCAGCGAGCTTTTCAGTGTTGTTCATGACGTTGCCTTCGGCGGAATCATCCCGTAAACCTGGGCCCATTCCAGCCATACGCGGTAGTGCTTGTTTTCTTCGTCATAGACGTCTGCCCGCTTCAGCAGGCGATACCAACCGTTCACTATCTTATCATTTATGTCGTCAAACTCGGCTTTTGCCTCGGGTTCCCAGAGTAGGAACATCTTCGAGCGGTAGTCGTAGCGCAGCTCGAGGTTTTCCAGCTCATCCTGTTTGAGATTGGCCGTCGCGCTCTGCGGGCCGATGACGGGAAAGCCGTCCAGCGTGCCCGGCCAGCTCAGGCGCTCTCCGCTGTGCTGCGGGCCGCCCATTTCTGCGTGAAACTTGCGCAAACTCATCGCACTGCTCCTTCAGTTTTAGCGGGCAGTACGGTACTCCCGCAGTTTCCGCCGCGCCTTCGCCCGGGCCGCCATCACCTTGTAGGTGTTGATCAGCTCCTCGTTTTTCATCTCGTCTTCATCGAGCTTGGGCGCGGTTAGTTTAGCGGCGCCATAACCAAGTGCGCCACCGCCTAAAAGCGAGGCGGCTACGGGCAGCCCGACGATGCCGCCCGCGGCAGTTGCGATGTCGCCCACGACACCTGCGGTTTTCTCGTTGAATTCGGCAACACGGCTCAGGCGCGCGGCCAGATCTTCGCCGGTCAGGCCTTCTTCAGCGCAGCGAGTAAGAAAACCAAGTTTGAACAGCTGGGCGGCATCCATCAAAACTCTCCTGGCAGAATCAGTTTTTTGGGCTTGGCGCCGAGAGAGAAGTCGGGCGTGACGTGCTTGCCGGTGTCCTTGCCTAGCGGCAAAACGCCCGGCAGCGCAGTGTTAAAGTTGGCCGCGCCTGCCATTGACACCCGCCCGCGCTTGTGCGGTCGGTGTCTGGCAAACCACTCAGCAACTTCAGGATCACTTCGGTCGCCCTGCTCTTTCGCCTCCTTGCAACATTCCACCATGTTCTCAATTGCCTGCTGTAACTCCAAACGATCAGCCAAAATCCAAGTTTTTCCTGGGTTTTGAACAGCCTGCTGCCGCAGGCGTTTCGCTTCGTCCGAAAGCGCTAAAGCGCGCTGGAGAAACTCTTTGCGCGTCAGCACAACGAACGACCCGTCTTCCTCGTCGTGGAGGCAGATGTAGCCGTTTTTGGCGTAAAACTTCAAATCACGCCAGGAGTAGCACTTGCCGACCGTGTTTTCGCCGGGCATGAATTACCGCCTCCGAAAGATGCGGCGCGGCGATACCGGCACCGGAACAACCGGAAAGCCAGAGAGCGGCGCCGCAGGCGCCGCTTTTTCTACTGGGCACGTTCCAGTTACGCAAGGCGCCGGAGGCGCAGCAACTGGCGCCGGAACAGCAGAGGTCTGCTGCGGTTTAGCGAACGGACCCGGCGGCAAAGTTACTTTCGCTCTAGGCAACTCGCCCGGCGCGGTTAACGGCTGGCACGTGGGGCATTTCGTCCATTCGTGCCCGTCGCCTGACCGTACTTTGCCGGTACCCTTGCAGGTCGGGCAATTCGGGTCGACGGGTTGCGGCTGCGGTTTGTCGGGCCGGGCGGTGTCAGGAAGCAGAGCAGCATAAGCAGCCTCTGCAGCGACCATGCCGATATAGTCCGAAGCTGGCGCTGGTTCGGCATATGGCAACACCGGCAAAAACAGCAGTGTGTAAAGCCAGCCGTTCATGTTAACGCCTCCCACGTGCCAAGTTAAATGTTTCCTAGCGCGCCCCAATTTTTAAGCGCTTTACGCTTCCAGCCGTTAAAGCTGGAGAAGGCGATCGCGTCGCGGTTCTTGAGGTCGCTCCAGCGCGCCCAAAAAGCGCCAATCGGAATAAGCAAGTTCGTGTCCATGATCTTGCGCGAACCGTCATTCCAATTTCCCCAACTGTTGGCCACGCAAATCAAGGGTTCTTTGTAAACGTCGATAATTTCTGGCCGATCATCTGCCGCAATATAGGCCATAGCGTGCGCCCAGCCTTTGGCGGTGCGTTTCGATACGCCGTTCGCGTCGCGCTCCGCCGAAAAAGACTCGCCGCCGCACGAGCTGATGCCGTAACCGTTCGCGAGCATGTCCCGAACTTCTTCATAACTATTCAGGACTGTAGTCGACCGAATCAGGTGCTGCTGCCCGATCTCGAGCCACGATTTAGGCGGCGTCTTGCTGCCGTAAATACCGGCGGCGCGCGATGAGTACTGCTCAAAGTCGACGTTAATTTCAGGGTAGGCTTTGCGCAGCCAGAGCCCCGATTCTTTCATCACCACTCGCGCAGCGTCGGAGCAAAACCAACCGTCTCCGCCATGACGACGCCAATTGTAAATCGCTTCAGTGCTGAGCACGCCGTTGAGTCGGGCCTTGTCGGAGATCTCCGGCGCGCCTTCGACGTTACCAGTCTCCTCGTCGGCCAGTCCGCTAGTAATGTCGGTGCACATCGTGATCAGCCCGGCGTTCCGGGTTGACCATGAAACACAGTCGCCGCGTCCTTGAGCGCCGCCAGGGAGGCAATCTGGATAAAGCGAAAACACGTCCAGAAATGGCGCGCTGAGCTTTCCCTTGCCGGTTTCCTCGAGCCCATAAGCCGAGCAGGCCATCGCGCCCTCGGGAAGTCCGCCCGCTTCGGCAATAGCGGCCTTGAGCATGTCGGCGCGCTCGGGATCGCACATCGCGCCGACAAAACCGTCTTCGTACGCTTTCTGTACGTCAAACACCGATTCAAAAAATACTTCGCCGTCCATGGCTACCTCGTTTCCGAATTGCGAACGACGTATGTCAGCGCGCCGAGTTTGCGATCAGCGTGCAGGCCTCGACAAGCTTTGCGCGTACGGCGTCGTCGACAGACTGTACGTCTTTCGGATCGCGCTTTCCTTCGGGATCTAGTTCACGAAGTTTTGCGTCAAACACGGCCTCGATCGCCGCGTCGAGTCCGGAATACTTGCCACGCATCTCAGGGTCGATGGCATTCTTGAGCGTGTTGGCCTGCCACAGCGCTAGCTGCTCAGTCGTCTTGATGAGTCGCGTCTTTGCGTCGCGCTCGAGCACGACCACCATAGCTGTGTAGACGCCGCGAACGCGCGCCTTGTCCGCGGGCGACGCATTGGCGAGCAGCTCGACGATCTTCGCGTCTGTCACTACAGCTGGTTCCGGCGGTACCGGAGTAACTGGAGTGACAGGCGTAACTGGACCAGTCGGCAGTTTGAGAGAAATGCCGTTAGGAAATAGCAGGGCAAAAGCAAGCAGCAGCCCAGCAGGCCAGATCAGCTTTTTCATGGTACTCACCCCGCGTGCGGATGTTTGTGGTCGATCAGGATTTTGAGCAAGAGCGAGCACGCCTCGACGCCCTCTTCACAGCCCTCAGCGGCAAACCGGTCCCGAAGCTCGGAAACATCGAGCAGGTCGTCGACGAGCAGATCGCCCGTGACCGGCGGCGCGTCAGGCGCGACGGGATTGACCACCGGCCGCGGCAATTTGGGCAGCCTGGCCTTCAGCCGGGCATAGATATCTTTGCCGTAAGCTGCGAGGACTACACCGGCAAAGAGAAGCAAAGCAAGAAGCTGAAACGTAGTCATGGGACCTCCATGCGCAAAACTGTCAGAAACTGACAGAGTCTAGCAAAAACTCAATTCTTGGGTACGAGGATGTACGGCTTTCCGTTGATCACAATGGTGCCGCCCAGCTCAACTGAAGTGTCTTTGAACTTGGAATACGGCACCTTACGTTTGCCGTACAGCTCCTGAATCTCGCGGACATCGCCGTCCTGTGGTTCAGTAACGTTCGGGTCGTAGTAAGGGGCCATAAGGTTGCCGTTGGCCAGGTGCGGCAGACCCAACGCATGACCAAGCTCGTGGCAAATCACAGCCACAGCCATATTGAAGTTCCAGTGCTCAGCTTCGTCGTACATCTGGTCAAGCTGAATGCCCTCATGTACGCCGCAGGGCAGCTCGCTCCAGGCAAGCGTGCCGCCCTTGCTATCCAGGCCGTGCTTCTGCCCTTTTCCCGATCGCGCCAAAATATTGGCTTTCGTTGGATCCTCGACGGGCTCGGGCTCGATGTTGCACACGCGCGCCCACTGGCTGAACGCAATATCAAACGCCTGCTTAGCCTGAGCCGTCGTGATGCCGGGCAGCACAATGTCGGGATGGTAAGTGATCGCCTTGTGCGGCCACTTGCACTCCGTGTCGCCTGCCGAAAAGTTGAAATCGGGCAGGCCGCAACGACGACGTTCAAGCACATGCGCCGTGGTTTCGTCGACGCGGCCATCCGGATCCAGCCCGTGAAAACGCTGGTACTCGCGAATGGCGCGCGTCAATTCCGCGCCTTTAATCTGCCGAACCTTTGCCCAGGTTTTAGTACCGAAGTATCCGAACGCGAATAGTTTTCGAAGGATCTCTTCGGTCGGCAGAACGTGATTTGATGGCATCCTTGCCATGATAAGTCGCGTCCCTGCGAGAAATGCGGTTAGTCGCCGGGCGGCTTATACATTTCTCCCAGCCACAACAGCTCGTCGACGGTTTCGTCGTCGGCTTCGTCGCTGAGATCGTAAACGGCCTCCACGAGCGGATTCTCTGATTGTAACAGTTCTATTGGGCAGTTGTTGCGCCACAGCTCATTGAGCTTGCGCCGCAACCGTACGCTGCGGATTGGGCCAATGTTGCGCAAGTCGCGCATGTCCAAGCGAATTTCGTTGGACGGGCGCTTTTCGCGGCAGTGGATTATGACCTGCACGATAATTGAAATGACCGAGATCACCAGGAGCGGATTGAACGCGTAGCCCTGCGGAGCACGAAACGCGATTTCATCTTGAAGTCGGTTTCGAAGCCGCGTGAGCGCCGGGGAGTTCTCGATCCGCTCCTGGAGAGCTTCGGGCGTCATTTCATTCTTTCTCGGCGCGAATGCGCTCAACTGCGATCGCTTCCATATACCGGTACCGCGCGTCGATCATGGCTTCTTTCACGGCAACGCGTGCCGAGATGTACTTCCAGACGAGCGCCGCATTCACAATGATCACCTGCGCCGCGCCGATCAACGCAGCAAGGCTTCGGCTAACCGTCTCGGCATCACTGGCGCTAATCCAACCCAGCACCACGCCCACCGCGATGAGATTTGTGACGGCCGAGACGACCATCGTCCAAAACTCAGGGGTGAACCAATCGGAACCAGCGGGCGCCACCTCGTCGGCAGCCTGTCCCAACTCGCGCAGCTCTTCGCGAATCGACGCAATCGGCTTCTTTGTCGCCATGTTTAATTTTCTCCTAGTTACGTGGCCGGGCTATTCTGCCATCGGTCCGGGGGTCGCGCAAGGCTAATACCCGCGGAAAAGTGGCGGCATAGCCGCATGCATCATCCCGCCCCAAAGACCCAAATCCTGGAGCTTATGTTGTGTTGCAGGAGGCAGCACCGCCAGCGCTGAAAGCGTCCGCCCGGCGACGTTAGCCGTCGCCATTCCGACACCGGCCGAGGCAAAGCCCCGGACCACGTCGATCGGGCGAATCATGGGGGACTGCAACCCCGTGCTAATGCCGCTCATCAATCCCGTCGCGGCAGCAGCGAGCGGGGGCGGCGTGTGCTGACCAAACGGCCCGTAAGGATCAATCATGCCCTTGTGCACGTCACGCCACAGCGCCGTGTTGAACTGCGGCACAGAGATTGTCGGCTGATTTATGCCCACGGCGTCAGGAACCATCGGATTAGCTGGATTAAAACCGTAGTTGACGACGTAGCTTTCCTTTTCGAACGGATACACAACAGGTGTGTCGTTACTGGTTATCAGACTTTTCAAGTAGGGGCGCTTCAGAGCTTGCGCATTGGCGTAGGCGTTCAGCGCGCCCACTCCCAAGCCAGTTCCGGCACCCAGGAGGCCAAGTGTTTTACTTAACCGGCCGCGGCGCCTAGCTCGCTCTGGAAACAGACGCTCAGCAAGCGCGCCGGTGCCGTAACCCAGGCCGCCCAGCATCAGCGCCGAAACAATGCCGTTTGAGAGCGGTGTCGGACCGCCCAGCGCAGCGTTGCCCAGCTCGAAGACGTGCTTTGCGCCAGGGAGCGCCGCCTGCTTGATAAGAATCTCGCGCTCCAGGTTCGGCGCCTGGCAGTTGCGCACGAAACCATAGTCGCCCAGATGCTCTCGGTAAATCGCGGCGTTTTTCTCAGGGAGCGGCGCCTTTGTCCAGAGCGTAATCGTGTTGCACTCGGCCATCCATGTCGCGACGGCCAGCGGAAGAATATCGGCAGCCAGCGCCGCTTTCTCGTGCGCAACGCGTGCCCGAGCCGCCGCAGGCAGCAGCTCGGCCACCCGCGCAGGGACCGCCTCCCACGCATAGATATCTTTGGCTGCCGTCATGGCTGCTCACGCAAAAACAGATTTAATGAACTTCCAGGCGCTACGGCACAGAACGTAGACCCAAAGTACCACACCGGATAACGCCAAGAACACCATCACAGGAATAGTGACGACCGCCACGCCCAGTTTCTGTTTGTCGATCTGCCGCAGCAAAAACAACGCTTTGAGCCAGGCAGCGCGGGCTGGATTCGCCACGTCGTCGGGCGCTGGGACTGGCGGCGTCGGGGACGGCTCGTCGGGCTTTTTGGGCTTCCAGGGAAACCAGGGCATGTTTATTTCCTTCCGGGGGAGAACTGCGCCAGCACGTCGTCGCCGTAACGAGCGATGACCTGGTCAATGAGGTTGGGGCGCTCCGTCTGGCCGCGAATGGCTTTCAGTGCAAGCTGGTGCCGATAGCGCGGGTCAAGCTGCGCCCGCCACATTTTGTGATTTCGATCGCTGTCGCGGATGAAGTCGCCCCGACGCTTGGCCTCGGTGAGCTGGCTCTTGATGTTCTCGAAAACCGGCTTGCTGGGGTCGTAAGGAATCGGCTTCTGGATAGCGAGCGGGTCAAGCATCTGTCGCCCCTGATCGAGGTAGACGCTGCCGCCGTCCTTCTCTAGTTGCTGGATTTTTTTGTAGTAGGCCGGTTCTTCGGACAAGTGATCCTTGGCAATTTCTTTGGCGACTTCTGCATTGTTCGTGTGTTCGCGCTCATGCTTCTTGCCTTCTGCCAAGGCCTCCGGTGGAAACTGCTCATCGGGCACATGATCCGCCTGGCCGCCGGGCAAGACGTCCAGGACTTTTTCAGCCGCCGCCTTCAGCTCGCCCCGGCTGGTGGCCGAGTCAAACTTGCTAACGTTGTTGTTACCGAGCACCTTCGCGCGTCGGACAGCCACCGTGATGTGGAACTGATGATCGCCATTGGGCAGAGCTGACAAACCGTAGCTCTTACGCAAAGCGGCCAACTCTGGGCTGGCGACTTGAATCGCCCAGACGCGGCTGATGCCGTCGATGTTCTTAGGCGCGAGTTCTTTAACGGGACCAAGGGCGTAGTGAAAATTGTGCCCGCGCTCGTTGATCTTGTTCGCGCCAATTTTGCTGACCTCGTCAGCGGTCATCACCGAAATGTGCGCATTCAGCAAATCTGGCTTTACGTCTGGAACGTTAAGGGCACCAGCAAGTGGTAATTCAGCGCCTGGAGCAGTCATGGCGTCGAATACGCCGCGCACCAGGGCATTTGGGACCGACAGCAACAGCCAGCCGCTTTTAGAGACGTACAGCCGCCCGGCGAGATAGTGATTGGTCGTCGCCGCGGCACCGGTCTTTGAAAGCCAACCGGCCGCGTTTCCAACGGCATAGGCCGGATGAAGCTTGAAACCGGTCGCGTCCCACGCCAAAGGATCGAGAATGGAAAACCCGTCCATGGCCGCTACCTCATTTCAACTGCGAGGGCGGAGACACGGACAAATCAGCGGGCTGCGCGGGTTTCTTGACGGCATCCTGCAGCTCGGCCACCGGCGTAATGAACGCGAAGAACTGTGGCGCGCCGAAGTGGAGAACGCTGCCGACGCTCACCAGGCACATGACCGGCAACTTGTCTTTGCGCAGCACCGGATAGACCGCGCGGTAATGAATGCCTTCAATGCCGCGATCGCTTTTGGTCCTGGCCCGGTCGAGGCCCTGAAGATGCTTGTCGCGCAAATAGTCTGGAATAATCTGCGACAGGCCGTGATCAATCAATTCGCGCTCGGTGTAGCCAGTAATCTCCCAGACTGCGTCGTTGGCAAACAAAACGTCGCCTGATCGGTCACAAACAATTACGGCGTCGGCCGAATAGTTCATTATCTTGATCAGCTCGCTTTCGCGCGCGTTCAGCGCAGCGGCGTAACGCCAAAGCAAAATGGCGCACAACGCCGACGCAGCCACAGCCCACCACGCGGCGGCGCTGCGCAGTTTTCCAGCGCGTGGTTCAACCATCATGGCGGCGAACATAGTCATGGCCTGGTTGATGTGCCGGATTGCGCACCCGCGACGGCGCGAGCGTGACTGGCTACTGCCGCCGCGGTCGACAGCAACGCCAATGAACAGAGCAGCGTCGCCACCCATGCCGCGGCAGCCAATGTGTTTCGCACTTTACGATCCGCCATTGTCGTTACTCCTATCGTGCTCGTGCGTGATTTTTACCTTAATGCCCGCGCCGGAAAGAACTGACCACACGACATCGGTCACCGCTGAGCCGCTCATACCAGCGAACACGCAAATGCCAATCAGCCCATAAATGTTCTCTGATTCTCGGTAGTGCTGGTACCAAAGCAGCGAAATAGCCAAACCCAGGCAGCCCGCATTCAGCATTGCGCTAAACAACCCAAGCCGGGTCATTTTACGAGAAAACCGGAGATATGTGGCCAGCCCCGCAAACGACGACACTCCGAACGCGCTCAAAAACACCCAGAACGGATGAGTCAAATCCATAAACATCCTACTGGCCCCCGGCGCGCTAATTGTGCTGCTGATATACCGCAAGCTCCTGGGATCCCCTACCCACAGGTCCGGCCCTGGAAAACCAGGGTTTAGCGGTGACTTACAAAGGCAAATGTTTGCCCCGTGTGGCATTCACCGCGCCTCCAACCGTGTTCACGCCATGCTCTGACCACGGATCCAGCTACCCCGGCAACTTCCATGTTGCCGAAATAGCGCCTAACCGATCGGCCACCACGACCAGCTTGCGATATTTGCGCACTTTCGCGCGCAAATACTAATTTATCACGTCGCGACAGGCGGGCGCAAAGCGGGATGTCAAAGAGCAAACAACGGCTGACTTATTACAAATAGCGCGAAACGGCAGATTCGACCAGCCCCAAAAAGAGGGCTATCGTCCAAATCGCGCACGTTGCTCACGCCAAAAAGCGAGTTTTGCGGTGCGCGGAATATCAGAATCGTCTCCGCGTTGAAAGACCAACGCGCGCGCTTGTCGAACGCCGTACACCTGCCCGCCCACCTGGCGCACCAATTGGCTGACGCGCACGTCGACTGGTTCGATGTTTGGTAGCTCGAGAGCCAGCTGACAGCCCCGCAAGTTAATTATGTAGCCATGCGTGCCCCAAATCGCGCCGACAATGCGCACAACGTATTCGCCCAGCGCAACGTGCGGGGCGCGCGTGGCGTGCAGATGCCATACGTGCCAATCTGCGGGCAGCTCGGCTACGGCAGCAGCAAAAACGGCGCTGAAATCACTCGCAAACACTACGTCATCTTCAAAAACGGCGACAGCGGGCAACTGTGCATCAATACAGTGCTGCCAGATCTGCCTGTGACTGTCCAAACAACCAGCCGCTGCGCGATGCAACGTCCGATAGGGCGAGCGTTGATGCGTCACGGCGGGCCAGCGGACAACAGGCAACGCAATGCGCGCAAACTCGGCCTGTGCCTGCGTCCAACGATCAACTCGCCGATCGAGATTCACGCAAAACGCAGCCAGGTCGCCGATGTTCATGTCTTTGTGCGCGGAAAAAAGGCCGGGTGATGTGCCTGGTGCTGCTTTACCAATTCTCGCGGAGCGTACCGCCGCATTTGGGCAAACACGAACTGCATCGTGCTGTCCTCTGGCGCCATCGGCGGTTGAAACAAATATTTCACCGCGCACGCCGTCACTTCGTGCCCGACCGCGGCAAGCTGCACGTCATATTCTATTGGCGCGCAGACGGGTTGCCCACGGTACACGTCCACGACGCGCCCCATAACATCGTAATTAAACACTTCCAATTCCGTGCCGATGTACGTCAACGGATAAAGCGTTGGTCGAAATGGCTCAAGTTGCGTCGGCATTGCGCAATAGATGTACGGTAAAGTAACGCCCGTTGCGGCGGCAAAAGTGTTAACGCTTTTGCCTGTGCCTTGCAAATCGACAAACAGACATTTTGGCGTTTGCGCCGCAGCTTGCGCGTAAGCACGAAAAGCCGGAGAAGGATCTTCGTACGTTTGGCGGCTGGCGTAGAACGTGGCCGTGTCAATGCTCGGGTAAAGGGCGTTGTACACCCGCTGAAGCAGACACGTGTCGCGCGATAAAAACCACAAATGACGATAACCATGTTCGGTTACGTACTGGTGTAACCGGGCGGCGCATAGCATCAGAAACGGAAGGTTGAATTGCGCTTGTTTGTTCCACACGCTCCAACGCGGATCAGGGCGATAGTACGGATTCTGCAACCGCACACAGCGGGAAATACCCACAACGTCCCAGTGCCCCGCGGCATGCAGCATCTTGTCAAACCCGGTAGCTTCACCTCCCCTATAGATAACGGCGGGAAAACCATAGCGGCGAGCCTGCTCATAATCTGCAAAACGGTTGTCGCCAGTGTGCGCTCGTATTTTGCGCGTTTTACGCCTCAACTCTTTCCAGACCGTTCCGTGGTGCTTGCCGCCGTAAGTCGCGACGATCTCGACCGGCGGTAAGCCGATGCAATCCGCCAACTGCCGAATTTCCGCCGCGTTGAAATACGTGTCCGTTACAACAAGATCGTTCGCAGCAACTCCGGAGACGTTTTCGAGAATCGGAAACGCCAACCGCTGTTCCCATTGCCACTCTTGGTTTTGCAACTCGTTAATGCGGTGGCTAGACCACCCCGTCATTTGCCGCAACGCCCGGTAGATGTCGTCGAAAGTCTTGTCACTCTTTTGCTCTGCCTGTTGTCGGAGCCGGGAAAATTCTTCGCCGCCGATTAGCTCGAAGACCCGATATGGCGCGCCGCAGGCACGACCAAGCAGCGTGTCGAAAAAATCCCAGCTTCGCATGACGTGGGGTCCTGCAGCATTTACGTGTGCGGGTTCATTTTAGCGCCCGCGGCGCCTACGCTACTGGTCGTAAAACACGCCACACGTCGGCCAGTCGGACCTCGGCGAGCCAGCAGTCAGTGTCATGGTGGCCAAAAGAAATGAGCAAATTGTCTTGTTTACGCGCCAGTCCGGCAGCGAATTCCACGCTCAAAGGCGTCAAAAAGTGAAAAGGCGGCGAAACAGCAACCGCGGCCAGCGGATCTCGGCGGTAAAGCACGAAACGGTGCAAATATGCGCGGTGATACCCGTGCCGCCGTTCTTTGGCGTTCGGCACGTTAAGCAGCGTCTCGTGCACTACCCCGATCGCGTGTTCTTGGTCGATGTTGACGATTTGCGTGCCGCCGCGCGCGCGGTTTAACACCGCAGGCGTGGCTGTCGGGGCATCGTAAGTAAATTCTCGGCCGCTTTCGCTAACGCGGCATTGCACTGTAGCGGCGGGACTGTACAGCCAGGCGAGCGCGCCCTCAATCGGCATCCAGTTTTTCTCATTCTGTGGGCCGCGGCCGGGCAAAATGCTCAATCGCGTCCAATTGAACGCAGCGTCGAAAAACATCAGACCGATGCGCACCAACAACTCGCCGTTATGCGAACACTCCGGCACGTCCGCAAAAGACGCGCTGGCAAACCAATTTCCGCCGACCTGAAACAGTCTGGCATCTTCGGGGCCAAAACTGGAGAAAAAAGAGGCGGCGGTAGGTCGTTCGAGCGCCTGCACATGTTTGATTTCCGCCAGCTCCAGCCGATCAGTGACGGTTACGATCACCAGCTCTGAGTGCGTGGGAAATCCCTTTACGACCGGCCAGGAAGCGTACCGCACCGCGCAGCGGTACCCGCCTGCCGGATGCGCGCAAATGCTGGGATTTTTGTAGGTCCAACCCGGGTGCCGCGACACAATCTTCATCGGGTAGTAATGGCTGCCCACCAACCGATCGAGACTATCGGCGTGCGCAGCAAGTTCCAGCCGCAACGCGTCCTGCTCTGGCGCAGTTGCAGGCAGCGCCACGAGACGACGTTCAATCTCGGCGGCAGCGGCGTTCTGCATGATTTAGAGCGGCTCAGGGCGCCACACGGCGGCAGGATCGACAGCGCCGAATTCAACCACGGGAAGAGTTTCCGTAACCGATTGCCGCGCCCTAAACGCGTCGAGCCACTCCAGATCGGCGCGGCCAACCAACTCCGGCAGGTCGTCGATCCAAATGTCGACCAGCAACCCCCGAGCTTCGGCAGCCGCCCGCTTCGGACGGTGACTGGTGAAAACTAGCGCAGCCAAAAGCTGCAGTGTCGGCGCGCCGATCACGTCGGCGACCAAGGCGCGGTTCTCTGGCGTATCGTGCCGCGCCGTAACCAGGCACACAGCGTGGCCGCGACGACCGGCGAGCTGCACAAACAAGCGCCAGAACTCGATGTCCGATGTGAACGTGCAGTCAAAATCCAGCGCGATCGTCGTGTTGCGGCGCGGCGTCATTAGTGCCAGTCACTCAGGTGTTTCACGGCGATGTAGGTGCCCGCAAACGCGCCGCAGGCAAGCGGAATCAAGTACCAGGGATTGTGAAGATAGCTCATCACGCCATACGCGCCCAGGCTGTAAAGCGCAGAGCTGATAAAACTAGCTGCGAGCACCTGTTTGCGGCTCACGCAGAGCACGTACAGCGCGTACAGAATGTCGAACACGACGTAGACGACGAACACGATCGCCGCCATAAACCAGCTGAACTCGCCTGCCGCGTCCATGGTATTACCCTGCCCCTTACGTTTTCGGCTCGTAATCGAGATGCGCCATGTAACGCTCGATCTGCCGGGCCACGTCGTCCACGGTGATTAACGACATGCAGTAGGCGATCCACTGCCCGTCTTCCATCGCGACCGGGATCTCGCAAAGACTCTTGTCTTTGCCGTCTTTATCGCCCAGCGTCACGACACGGCTTTTCCAGCACCCGCCCTGGCTGCAGCAGTTGAGCATGCCGCAGGTGTGCAGAAACTGGTGACTGGGGCCCTGCTCCCAATGCGCCGGTTCGCGCCCGCCCGCAATCGTAATGTTGGCGCGATAGGCCCGCTTGAAACGCGGATGCGCGGGAACAGCGTACGCCAGGTGCATGGGAAAGCTGACACCAGAGATTACGCCGAACGAGTTGTACACAAGCCGAATGAGCTGCCGCGCGTTTGTTTTCCCCACGAAGTTCAACACATTGGGCCCTGAAAGCACAGGATGACGGTGCTCTTTAGAGCCGACTTGCGCAAACCATAGGTTAGGAAACCGCTCAACCAGCTCTTGGTAGCGCTTGAAACTCCAGGCCTTGGCCGTGTAATCCAACTTGTGCCCGGCGTTGATCACCCAATATGGCACGTCACGTTTAAGAATCTCGTGAACGCCGGAATACCACTGAGCCTCTTGCTCAGTGATTGGCAAGAAATCCTGAAACCGACTGGAGCGGATCGGAACGCCCAGCTTTCGGCTGAGATCTTCGCTGAACGACTCGACAAAGCGAACCGGATGAGTGTTGCTGCGGTGGATACTGGGATACTCGACCCGAATCTTTTTCACTTCGGGGTCGTTCTTGTCGAGCGGCGTGATCAGCGAATTGCCGTAAAAGATATCTTTGACCGAGCAATCGACGTCGGTAAGAAATGCGCCGGGATGCGTCTCGTGAAGACTCGTAACAGCGTGCAACAGCATCACCAAGTCGCCCGGACTTTGAAAATTCTGAAACACGACTTTAAGCGGCGCCATGGTACTCCTGCGTTCACGTGAGACTGAATTGGTGTTCGATCTTGTCGGCGTTGTAAATAAACGGCCCAGCAAGCACGCCGTCTGATCTTGGCAGCATGATTGTCGCTGTTTGCCCAAGATGCGTCTTTAAAATCATCCGCTCAGCAATAACCGTCCAGAACGTCTCATTACTGCTCGCGGGCGCTAAACGGCCGCTTGGCGTCAGTTTAGTGTCCATCAAATGAGCGCCGTCGCCGCGAAGAAACCGCACTGTCGGCGCCTGTGTAAACGCCAAGAACTTCTTTTCGGTCAAGTAGTCCAGCCACGACGTCTGCACAATATTCATTTTCGGCGTCTGCGCCAGTGCCGCCAGAAGATGAGCCCTGATCGTTGGAACGTCGAGAAAATAATCCAGTTGCCAGTGCGCAATTGCCGCGTGCTCTTCCGCAGCGGAAAACATCGGCGCCGTATCTGCGCACATCCACGTCAGCGTGGCTTCCTCTGTGTAAGGCACAATCCCGTACCTGTGCTGATGCATCTTGCGCACGATCATTTCCGTCTCGTCGGTGTAGAACCGGTCGGCGGCGCCGATGCACATCGCCAACACGCCGGGCGCGACGGCGAACACGTGCGAGCTACCTGCGCCTGTCAGCAGGCGGCAGTTGTTGAATAGCGTCGTAAGAATTTGCAGTGCCATGAAATGCGTGCCGTGCTTCCGCACCAGATCGCGCTGCATTGTTTTGTCGAGACCCGCGAGCGGCGTGCCGGACTCTTGCAACACACGCAGGCGGGCATTGAATTTACCGAACTTCTCTTTGACCTCGCACCAAAACGCGTTGCGGGGCAGCTCGTGTTTAGCGTTGAGGGCGTGAAAAGTCTCGAGGCTCGACTCCCGCAGGAATATGCGGCAGTCGCTAAATTGCGCAATCACGTGCTCAGCAGAATAGTGGCCGTAAATCGCGCGCCACGGCGATTTGTACCGGCGGCGCGCGTCTGGAATTTTGTCCGCTGCGATTGGCAGGGCGTCCCAGGGCAGGTCGTCGTGCTTATAGATATCTTTCCAACCGGCGAGCTGGTCAAACCCTTTAGTGCTCGTCGAAAACGTCGAGAACCAGCCGAACATGGCGTCCAGCGAGCCTTTTTGCAGAATCACCGCGTCTGAAAACATGCCAAAAAACGGCAACTGGTTTTCGTGACCGATCGAAATCAGCTTGATCTTGTGCTCGCGGCAGAACAGCGCCAGCTTGAAAAGATGTACGTTCAGCCACGCTTCGTGATGATGCGGCGCGACGATGATGGCGCTGTCGTACGCGCGTTCTGGATAGAGATCCAGATAAACGTGAGGCCGGTCATTCCCCGGTACGTCGTACGGCGTGAACGTAGCGTCGGGAATACTGACGATTTGTTGAATTGCAGTGACTGGTAACATGCACTTTAATCCACACTGACGTTGTGCCGCGCCACAAATTCAAGAAACAGCGACCAATCGGGGTGCTCTGGATGAATAAAGTGAATGTGCGTAAAACGGCCGCCAAACAAACTGAAGTTCACGATGTTGGGCCACTGCGTCGTGAAATGACAATCGACCTGATGCACACGAACGAACCGCGCGGCAACGGCTAGGGCCTGGTCGCCGTAGCACCGCACCTGATCGTTGTGCGGCTGACAAATGAAATTCAAAAACTTACGGCACTCTTCGTCTTCAACGATCATTTGCAAACAAGGCGAAGACAAAAAGCTGGACTCGCGTTCGTGGTGCAAAATTGCCTTGTCGCGTTGATTCGTGTGCAAAATGCGCGACGCGTGCGCAGAACGCGCAATACCGTTGAAGAACAACGGCTCGAGCCCGGCGCCATAATCGCCGCAAATGTACAACGGGTGTTTCCAGTTGTAATCGGCATCCAATCGCGCCACCGTTCCGGCGACGTCATTGATCGAGTCGTCGTCGATCTTGTACCACCACCGCGCCGAAGCAGCCTGCGTTGGCGCAAGTTGCCGCACAAAGTCGTAGTTCTTGATTCCGCCAAACCGAAACGCTGACGAAACAAATTCCACCTCGAACGGCCATGTGGCCGGAGCAAACTCGTTTGGCACCGGCTCGCTGCCGGACAAGAAGTACACCTTCATTGACACACCGGCCCTATTTAAAAGACCGTACTTGCGAAACGCCGCAAGCCGCGCGTAATATTTTCCGTTGAACGAAACGGGCGCAAAATAAATAATATCGTACATGTGCATCCCTTAAATCGACGGCGGACAACGCCTATATTTGCGGCGCAAGTTTTTCGTACTCTGCGAGTAGCGGCCCCGAATCCAGCAAAGCCCGTTGCGTGTGAAATGCAAAATGCGAACACAAAGCAGCTCCGCAAATCATCACAGGACCATACATGTGCGGCGCAATTTCAGTTAGCCAAAGCTCTTCGTCAGACACTGGGAGCTTTCCAGCAAATTGCTGAAACACATCGCCGCGCCAACTTATGGCATTAATGCTGATACGCTCACCAGGCGTAAGAAACCATCGATCAAATTTGTACCTGTCTCGGCCGCCCGATAAAAATTCGCGATGTACTAGCTGGGCGAACTCTGGGTTTTGCCAACCAACCGGATCGAAGGAGTTGTACTTACACGGCGGCAAAATACCGAACCTAAAATGAAGATGCGAACAGATCGCGTTGTTAATCACGTTTGCGGAGACAAGAAAAGCGCGATGCTCTCGTTCACGCGCTTGAAACATAATGTCCACAAAGTTGTCGTCGCACCACACAATGTCGTCGTCCAACCGCAAATACAGCGCTGACGCATCGCAGCTATCAATCGGAAAGAAGGTATGAATATTTTGAATTCCCAACTCGGGCCGCGAATCTGGCGCAATAATAATCTTTGCCGGTAGCGACATGCAGTAAGCAATGTCGGCCGCGTCCGTGGTGTTAAGCCACAAGTGCCACTCATCAAATGAACTAGCTTGCGCTGCCAAATGCCGACTCAACAACCGCAAATAGCGCGCGCGACCGGCGGGCGTAACAATAATTCTGCGCATTGTGTGTTACATCTTTATGTGTAAAAACTGTTTTGCGGTTGTCAGGGCGCTGCCAATGACCTGGTGCATGTCGTAATACCGGTACTCGGCCAGTCTACCGCCAAAAACGTATTTTGTCTCGGCTTTGGCTGCCTGCGCGTAGGCGGCGTAAATTCCGCGGTTGCGCGCGTCATCAATCGGGTAGTAGGGCACCGAATCCGGCCGCCACGTTTCGGGATACTCGCGCGTCACGTAGGTGCAATCGCCGGACCCGCCGACAAAATGCCGGTGCTCGATACTGCGCGTAAACGCCACCGCTTCGTCGGTGTAGTTAATGATGGCGTTGCCTTGGTAGTCAGGCACGGCATAAAGCTCCGATTCAAACCGGAGCGTTCGGTACTCCAGCGCGCCGTGTTTGTATTCGTAAAACTGATCTAAGCAACCCGTAAAGACCACGGTGCGGGCGCGGGCGTCCCAAACGTCGCGCTGCGCAAAGTAGTCGACGCCCAAAACAACGTCGGCGCCGGAAAGCATCTCCGTAATCATTGCCGTGTAACCCGCCGCTGGCACGCCTTGATAGGCGTCGTTGAAGTAGTTGTCGTCAAAGTTCAGCCGGATAGGCAACCGCCGCACAATGGCGGCCGGAAGGTCACGCGGTTCGCGCCGCCACTGCTTCTTGGTATAGCCGTAAATGAACGTGCGGTAAATCTCCTCGCCTACCTGGGAGAGGATCCACTCTTCAAGATTGTCCGGTCGGGCAATTGGCACACGCACCTCGGCCAGCTTCTGGCGGGCCGCTTCAGGGGTCTGCACGCCCCAAAGCTGATACAGCGTAAAAAGATTGATTGGAAACGAATAGAGCCGCCCGGCGTAGTGAACCTTGGGCCGGTTCACAAAAGTATTGAAGGTAGCGAACTGCCGCACGTAGTTCCAGATAGTTTCGCTGTTGGTGTGGAAAATGTGCGGGCCATAGACGTGCGCCTCAATACCGTGCCGCGACTCGGTGTAGCAATTACCCGCGATGTGCTCGCGCTTATCTATGACGAGCACCCGTTTGTTCGCATTGAGGCACTCGCGGGCAAAGGTTGCGCCAAACAGGCCGCCGCCCACGATTAGAACGTCGTACATTATTACAGCTTCACATATGTAGGCGTTTGAGCTACTTCAATGATTGCGCTGTTAACAACACGTGCCAAGCTTTTTCCCAAGGCACAAGCTGGCGGTAATAAAGCCAGTCTTTTGTGAAATCGATCTCCGCAGCGGGCACAATAAAAATTGTGTTGTGCTTCATCGTGACGCAAATCATAACGTCGATCATAGACGTTGTGTACTGCTTGTCTCGATTCTCGGCGACGTTTTGCCCTGAAAAGCGTGCTCTTCGGCGACGCATGTTGAAACGAATTTGATGCAGCTGCGGGCGGTCAGCAAAACCCTCAAGCTCAGATTTGATTTGACAACGTTTCAACACCCCGTTTGCGTCAGTAATCAGATCGTATCCGACATCGACGGTTGGGTGCGCTGTTGCAATACCAACTTTGAAAAGCTCCATGGCCGCATAATGCGTTCCGGCCTGCCCAACCATCTGAGCAGTCCGTTTCGGCAATTCGAAGTCATCCATGACGCAAGCCCCAGCGAATGCGCCTGATCCGTCAAGCGCGGCGTAAGACAAAAGCTGCCCGACCAGGATTCGAACCTGGAACCTCACGATTAACAGTCGCGCGCACTACCGTTGTGCTATCGGGCATCATGGGTCGTTTTCAGCGGGCCCGTCTGTTAATTCTTCAGGCGACAACTGCAGTCCCGTCCACAGATCGCGACCGCGAGCAAGGCGCGCGCGCAGCACTCGCGCGCGTTCACGGCGAATTTTCTCTTGCAGCGTCTGCAGGTTTTCGTGAGTTTCCGCAGCTGCGAGCTGCAGCGCGCGCTCGCGTTTTTTGAGGCGCTCTAAACGGATCACCTCCGCGTACGGCATTTTGAGCCCAAGGCGTGTTAGGTAAGACACGATCGAGCGCTTATTTAACGCGTGCTCGGGACACTGCTCGTTCCAAATTTCAGTCAATTCCCGGGGCGTGCGATTGGCAAAGTGCGCGCGCAGAAAAGACTTCAGCAAATCGCGCGTTTCGACGCTGAGCCGTTTGATGGGCATACGTTTCGACAGCCCCATGCGCCTGAGCTGCTTCTGAATTGACATCAAACTTCTAGGCAGAAGCGCCCGCCGCGCAATGAGCAGCGCAGAGAAACCCTGAGCAAACAACTCGGCGAGTTTCTGTTTTTCTTCCTCGGCCCATCGAGAACGCAACGCACGCGGTTGGCGCAATGCAAGTTTTGTTCTGGCGTTTTGAATACTTCGCCGTGTGCGCCCTGGAATAATACCAGTGCGTCGGAGCGTTTCTAATTCGGCGGCAGTGTAGTGGCCCTTCATTAGACGCAAGTTAAAAAAGGCGGGCTGGGCGCTGGCAGCAGGACCGCTCGTGTCCCACTTGTGCTCGTGTTGCGTAAGGGCGAAGGACACGCTCGGACGGCGTTAGGAACCCAGCAACCAGCGTTAAGCGCGAAAAGATATCTTTCCGCAGCATCCCGGCGCCCCGGCTGTCCGATAGGGTGCAAAGTCGGCCCGGGTCGGCAGGCCGCTCCCGCAGGTACTTTTTCCGTCGCGGCGCGATCGTTTATAGCAATCGCGGCCAGGTCGGGACCGCCTCCCTGCGTCTTTCCCGCATGTGCCCTCTGTGTACGAGTGAATGAACGCGCGGGGTATTTTAAGCAACCTGTTCGGAGGGCGCAACGCTCAACAGCAGCTGTTCCAGTTCGTGCATCTTGCGCAGCGAGCCGCCGCGCGCTGACCAACCCTCTAAGGTTGCTTTATCTGTGCGCCCGTAAAGTTCGTGACCGTAGAGCCAACCAACAAGCAATACCACATACGGCGCAATGCACGCCTCTTCGAGTGCGCGCTTGGTCAAAGCAAACACGTAAATAATATTGCGGATAGCTTCCAGTGACGCAGCGCGCTTGTGCGTCAAGTGCAGCTTCATGGCCGTGTCTTCGTCGAACAGCATGCCGCGCATAGGTTCAGACCCTTTTACGTCGATCAAAACGCGCCCACCGGCCAAAATGCAGTCCACGCCGTTGTCGCCCTTGAATTTATCCTTGTCGCGCAGTTTGCGGTTGGCAACAAACCCATTAAACCCGCCACTACCTGCAAATTCAGACCATTTGTACCAAGCAGCCTCAGCCGCCATGCCGGTGTATTGATTTTCAGGGCGCTCTGCCTCGCGACGTGCCCGTTCTTCTTCTTTGGTCATATCCCAAATATCAGAATGAAAACCGACAGGCAAAATTGCGTTCCCGGCGTATTTTGCAACAAGTACGCGTTCTTCTTGCGTAAATTCAATCGCAATTGTGTCGTGCGCGCAAAGAATACCGCACATAATCGACTCCTTCGTAAGCAGGGGTAATTCCTGTGCGAAAGAGTCTAGCGACACATAGCTGTCAGTCAAGAAAACTACAGCCGCTCTAAGACAGTCGTAACGATCGGATGGCGTACGACGTCGGCGTTTCCAAATTTCACCGTGGCAATGTTGCGCGCGCTCTCAAGTCGTGCAACAACGTCCGTCAACGGAGCAGGCGAAATAGGCAAGTCGCTCTGTTTGGGGTCACCAGTCACAATCATTTTGCTGCCCTCGCCAAAACGCGAGAGAAACAGCTTGAGCTGCGTGTAGGTCGCGTTTTGCGCCTCGTCGAATACGCAGACTGCGTTCGAGAACGTACGGCCGCGCATGTAGCAAAGCGGCGCGAGGACCACGGCCTTGTTGATCGTTTCGCGCTTCGCGGATTGCTTGCCGACCAGCGTGTCCATGGCGTCGTACAGCGGCTGCATGTACGGATTTACTTTTTCGCCAAACGTGCCCGGCAGGTAACCCAACTTTTCGCCTGCTTCGACGATCGGCCGAGTGAGCACGATCTTTTCGGCCTGGTTGGTCAATACGGCGTTTAGCGCGTACGCCATCGCAAGAAAAGTCTTGCCAGAACCCGCCGAGCCAAGCAGAAACGTGATGAGGTTTTCTTCCAGCGCGTTCCAGGCCAGCTTTTGCACTGGCGTGCGCCACGTAATTTCAAGCGGCTGCCGAATCTGCTGTTCGCGGATCTGCTGGCGCTCTTGTCTGCGGCGCGCTTTTTCTGCAGTTTTCTTTTCCGCAGACTGCGTAGGCTTTTTCCGCATAGTGCCAGGATTCCTTTCCGTGGCGGGCGGGATAGATATCAATCGGCGACGGGTTTGTCGTCCGGCGATACAAGCGCGCCATGCGGGCGGAGATTTTCGCCCTCAGACGGGTCGCGCGGCGTCACCTTGTGCAGCTTAGATTCGATCGACGGCTTGCCGCCCTCGACGACCTCTTCGTGCTCTTTCTTGGTGAGCTTGAACGCATGGCTGCCCGCCTTCTTCTCTTCTTTCTTTTTCTTCTTGCTGCCGACCGGGCGGCAGGAGTCTTCGCTGTAAGGCGCTTTGCCCGGAACTGGTTCGTAGCCCTTCCAGCAGCGCGCCAGCTTGAACAGGTCGTTGGCGCTGGCTTTCTTCGCATCAAGGTTGGGCAGCATCCGCGCGATCATGTCTTTGTTCTTGGTAAGAAACTCGTACTGCTGCAGCGCGTCTGCACTCGAGAGACTCGGGTCGCGCCCCATGAGCACCGTAGCGCCCATGCCGGGACTCAAACCAGAAAGCCGGTTAATCTGGCTCGCCGTGTCGCTCTTGCCGCCAAAAAACGAGCCGAGGTTGTAGAGCATTTTGCCCGAGAACCGGCGCGCACCGTCGCCAAACGCGCCGCCACTGGCGCCCCCCAGCGCTGCGGCGCCAAGACCGAGCGCACCGAGACCGAGGCCTCCGAGGCCGCCTTTACGACCGAGGTAACCGCCAAGCAGCGCCAGGGGGACGCCAGCACCAATCGCGTACCGAGCTTCTACCGGCAAGTTCTTCCACATGTCCATGCCGCGCTGACTGAGCCCGGCCAGGCCAGAGGCAGGCGAGACTGACACTGCGGGCGAGGCTGCAGGCGCCGCGGGCTTAGAACCACGGCCTGTAAGAGCAGCCGCACCCGCACCAAAAATGCCCGCGCCCGTCGCCACATTAAGCGGATTGAACTTGCTCGTGTGCGGCATGCCAGTCAGACGCTCGACGCCTTTTTGTAACGCGCCCACTGTTTTCGTCCCAAGTCCCTTTGCCGCAGTCGACGCGTTCCACAGCGCCTTGTTTATTTCAGGCGCAAACTCCGGACTGATACCAGGCCGCGTCAGCGAAACGCCGAGGTCGCCAACTGCGTTCAGCCCGCGGCGTGCCGTGTTCAGCGCAAAACCGCCCACGCCACCAGGAACGCCAGCCACGGCGCGACCCACGGCGCCCGGTACGGCCCGCACGGTCTTGAGAACGTCAGCAACGTTGACTGCTTCTTTCTCGGTCATGTTTCTTCATCCTTGTCTTCAGGCTCTTGCTGCCCAGCTCTCACGACGTCTTTGTCGGAGTGGTGCGTGCTGAATTCAGTAATTACAGAGTCTTCTACGCCCTCAAATCTGTGCCACATGCCCGGCGGAATATGAAAAGCCATATCGGGCGTCAGCGTGATCTGCGCCGCGTGTGCCTGATCTTCATCCCAGCCGTACGTGAGAATGATTTTACCAGACTCCAGGTACATCACCTCATCCTTCACACGGTGGTAATGAAACGAGCACATTTTGCCCTTTTTCACGTGCAGCTTCTTGCCGCAGTACCGGCCGTTGTAGATCCAGTCCTCGTGCCCCCAGGACTTCTCAACGTAGACGCGCTGCTCAACGTTGAGAATGAAACGTTTGGCGGGATCAGGCATTGTCGTCCTCCTTCACAAAGACGCCGTTGGGCATCAGGATGCCCTTGCGGTCCTTGATCATGCCGTAGGCGTGCGCGAGGCAGTCGCGGATATCCAGACCGCTGAGCCTGGCGAACAGAATCAGCGTTACAAGGACGTCGCCAATGCCGTCGATAATCTCGAATCTGTCGCGTTTGAGCTGCGCGTCGGCCAGCTCGCCCAGCTCGCTCATGCACTTGAGCAGCTGCGCTTCGGGCGTGCTATTTGGAATGATCTTCCGCGCTTCCGCCCACTGCTCTACCGCCGTGATCAGCTCGTTCCACGTCATGCGAATTAGCCTCCTGAGTTATCGAACTCGGAGGATTGTATTCGCAACGGCCGCCTTCGCAACACGTCTCAATAATCAGATGGCAGAACGGACAGATGCGCTTGCCGCGCAGTTCTGTCGTTTCGCTTTCGCAGGCGGGGCACAGCGACATTACCAGAGAACCTTGACCGGCTTCTGGAACCGAATGCCGCCGCCGGTGCCGAGACCCGTCGTATCAATCGGCGAGCGGAAACGCATGTTTGGAATGCGCACGGGCGAACGGAAGTTCACGCCCTGACTGTCGACGACGATGGGATTGCGCAGCGTGTTGTAGCCACCGTAAAGCGCGAGCCCGGCGCCCAGCGCAGCAGGCGCGCCGCCCTTGGCAATAGATTGCCCGGCGCCTGCAAAGCCCCGAGCAGCGCCCGACAGTCCGCCAGTGACTAGGCCCGTGACGGGCTTGGTGACGGCGTATGCGCCGCGCGCCATATTGCCTACGCCTTTTGCAACTGCAGGAGCTGCCTTCATAGCCCCTCGCGCAAGAGTGCCCAGTCCGCTAAAAAAACTGGCCTCTTTTTCGACAACTAGCCGCACGAGCTGCGCTTCAAAACTTGCGGCTTTTTGCGCCGGAACAGCCTCGTGCTCGGCGAGAGCGCGCGGCGAAGAAATCGACATCTGATTCATGCTTGTCGGGCCCTGCTGCGGCAGCGGCACGGGCGCAGGCTCGGGCAGCGGCGGAGCGGGTGGCGCGACTGGATCGCGCTGCATCATTTGCTGCATGAGCATTTGCGGAATGTACTCGTTCGCAAACTTGTAAGCAGCTGATGACACGGCGCGATTCCTTGAATAGATATCTTTAGCGCGGCAGTGTGCCCGGAAGCGCAGACGGCGCAGGTGTCGGCGGCATCGGCGCAGAAGGCTGTGGATTGCCGCTGTTGTGGAAAAACGAACCCGCGACTAGCGGATTTTTCACCGCGGCATTTATCGTGGCGCGCACTGGGTTCTTCATGAACGTAGCGCCTGCACGGACTGGCACAACTTTCTGAATACCCTGAGAAATAGCCTGCGACGCCTGTTCGCCCACACGCCCGGCCAGGTTGCCACCCGCAACGCCCAGCGCGCGGCCTGCGCCCACAGCACCGCGGCCAGCCACATGAAGGCCCGTCTGGATCGCGCCCCTGGCTGCCTGCGGTAACACGGTGCTAGCGCCAACGCGAGCGCCAGCGCGCATTAGACCACCCCCGAGGCCCTTCAACCCGCTGGTGATTGCCCCGCCGCCAAACAAACTCAGGCCTGTGTTCGCCGCGTTGCCAAGCGCACCAAGATAGTTCCCGCTGCGCAGCGAGTTGTAGGTGTCGTAAATGCCCGTCGGCACGCCCGTCCAAGGATTCGAGTAAAGAGCCACGTCGGCAAGAAGCCCGCGCGCTTCTTTCTCAGCAGCCTCTTTGGAGAGCGAACCGAGGTGCCGACCAAACTCGTACGGCGTGGTCATATCGGCATTCCTGGGAAGACTACTTGCTCTTGCGCCAGCTCTCAAAATTGGTCTGCATCTTCTTACCAGCGTCGACGGCCTTGTTGCTCACGGTCTTCGCCGTGGCCGTGGCCTTGTCGGCCACCTGCTTGGTCTTATCTTTGACGTTCTGGACCATGTCGCCCACGATGCCCGCTTCCTTACCCGCGTACGACGCCGGACCCATCATCTTGCCCGCGCCCATCAGGCCGCCGACTGCGCCAAGGCCGCCGCCAATCAGCTGCGCCGGAACGCGATATTTAGCGGGCAGCGCATTGGCAACCGTGTTGCCAATACCGGCGCCCACGCTACCGCCGAGCGTCGCGCCAGCGCCGTAACCCATGCCGCGCCCGGCGCCTTCAACTCGGTTGCCCGCTCCGGCCGCGAGCGCGCCACCAACGCCCGCTATGCCAAGATTTGCGACCAGATCGTTGCCGCGTGGAAGCGCCTGCAAGACGTTGCCGCCGAGCGTTTTAGCGCCCTGACCAGCCATGCCTGCGAGTCGCTTACCGGCCTCAATCGTCTGGCGCGCCGCGTCGCGGAACGGCGCGCTCTGCACGCCCTTGCCCGGAATTGTCGCCAAAGCGTTACCAGCCAGGCGGAAATTTACGGCCTGCTTCTCAAGACTGCCGACAGCGTAACCGAATTCGAAAGCGTTCATGACAGCTCCTTGCAACTCTAAATCTGGACTCTGGGCGACCCGGTCATAATACCAAACACGGCGCCGCAAGCGCTACGCGAAAAGTACCGCCAGACGCTTATAGCGGCCGCAGACGGGGCGTTTTTGTCGCGCGGCTGTCCGCCAGGATACGGCGGATCCGCTCGCAGTCTTCGTAGCTGTCCTGGAGCTGGTCTTCGTAAAACACGGCCATATACCGCGACTCCAGAAAATTTGCGCCCTCGAGCTGCGCCAGGCGCTGCGTGTAGTTTGCCACGACCTCTTCTTCCATCTCGCGGGCGTAGTCCAGCACGTCTTCAACGCGCGTAAAACACTCAAAATCGCTGGCCGAGGTATCCACTGCCGCGGCGCCCAGGCCCCAAAGCCGGTCTTGGAACGCCGTTACGTGCGCCAGCTCGCTCGCGGCGGCTTCCAGCAGCCACTCCCGATATTCACGCTGACCGTGCAGCCCAATCACGGCGCTAGCGTGATAAAGATAGAAATTCAGATGCTTGCGCTCGTTTCGCAGATCGCTCGCGAGAAGTTCGAGCAATTCAGCCCGGGTCATGCGTTACTCCTTAAAAATTACGACTCGCCATTACCGCGCCGACAGCGTAACACAGTCGCCAAAGATATCAATCAAATTCGCGCCTGGGCTGGAATGAACTTCTGCTCGTAGACGCAGTACACCTCGGCGTACGCAACACCCCAGGCCGCGTCATGCGCAAGCTTGTTGAACGCCTCGTCGGTCGCGCAGGCGTCGAGCCGGTGATTCCAAGCCAGCGCGTGCGCCCACTCGTGAATGAGTACGTCGATGGCGCGGCTTTCGTCAAGCCGGTGGTCGAGCTGAATGATGAACTTCTTGCCGTTTTTCCAACAGCGCCCTTCGATATGCGACGGAAGCTTGACGCGTTTGACAAAAATTGGAAACGCGGGAGAACAGTGGGTCTTGAGCGTCCGGACAAGCGCCCGGTACCGCGAGAATTGAGCAGCCATGCTCTCTGCCCCTCAAAGGCGCCCGGACGTCCCTGCCGCGGGTGCTCAGAGTATACCTGAGAGACATGCGCGCCATTTGAGGGGGAAAAATAGCGGCAATAAACGCAATTTGCTGGTTTTACGTCGCTATTGCAGCTTTGCGTGCAGCGTATTCGGCGGACAAAGTTGCGCGATATTGGCCATAACCAAGCATGACTGCCGTCAAATCTTCAATGCCAAGTTCGCGCGGAATGCCGTCCATATCGATAATTGGCGGCACGTTTAAACCCAATACAGCCGCTTCTTTTGCAAGCACGAATGCGCCTGTGAGCAAAGTTACGTCTTCTTGGCGCAATCCAAGACGAAAATTACGCCCAGGCACTGTATAGCCAGCCGCAAGCTGGGTATCAAACCACGCGTCGATGTCCGTGAGCAGTTTTTGCCTGTCAATCTCCGCCGCTCGTTGAGGATTCAGAAACAATTTGCTCATTATTTTGCTCCTGCGTTGTTTGACTTTGCGCCGCTAGTTCGGCTGCAATTCTCTTCGCCTCCTGCTCCTCGAACCACGCTGCCGCGCCGATCCCGTAGCCGTCGGGCTCCGAGAAATCACAATCCCACGCTTCGCGGTACTCGCGGTCTGGCAGTTCTGAGTCGTCCACGTAGACGTATGGGAGTCCAGCGGGAACGTCCTTGCGGGCGATTTCCTCCAGCGGCAGAGTGCAGTTGGAAGCGGGGACCACTACCCACACTCCGGCTTCGGGCGGCGGCGCTGGGTGGACGATGACTGTAGCCATATTGCGACCTAGATGATGGCGAGGAAGGAGCATCCGATCATCGCATCGGACGCGGCCGGTACACCCTGTCCGCCGGATATGACGATGTTGATGTCCTGCGTCGCTAGTCTAGCGCCAGACGCAAACGAACGCACGCCCATTCGCATGGTTGTGTTAGCAATTGTGTCCGACTCGTTGCCGACATTACCAAGACAGCACGGATTGCCGGACGGCAGCGGTGTCTCAAAGTTGATCCGGTACTTACCCGTCGCGTTGCGTGAGGTGATCGAACTGACATTGCCGGACCCATATCGGTTGGCGTTGTAGAAGTATGCCCACGCCCGCACAAAGTATCCCGGCACGCCGTTGTGCGTGATGTTGCCGCCCGGAGCGATGACGAGACGCTCGGTGCCGAATCCGCCCCACGAGCCATCTTCGTTGATGGAAAAACCATTACTGGCGGCGTGCTGTATGCCTATAGTCCACGACTTCACGCCTGCCTTGTGGTGCCAGATTCGCGGCCCGTCCTGTAGCCCGTTTCCGGCCCAGTTGTCGCACCGTAATTCAAGCGTGGCGCCGTAAGAGCCCCAACCGCCAATTGCTTCGATCGCGCGGGACGTTCCTCCGTAGCAGCCAAACGTCCCATCGTCATAAGACCATGCAGACCACCCGCCCGCTTGACTGAGAAACCCGATTCGGTTGCTGTTGCAGTGAATGAGCCTTTCGCCCTCGTTACTGTCGCGCATCGCTATGTACGAGAATTCTGCCGTGTCGCTCTTTCCCACATACAAATAGTTCCCAAAGATTTGCAGCGAGTCTATGTCCATGCCCGCCATGCGGCTTGTGCCGTTCGGATCGCAGTAGTACGCAGCGTTTTGACTGTCGTAGAATATCGGCGCATACATGGCCGTGCCAGACGAGATGGCGCCGCCTGTGTAAAATTGCTTGTCCGCGTACACGCGCACGTAGGTGGAATCATTCATCCATATGCCGCCGCCGTACGTCTCGCTGTACCACCCGCTCGCTCCGTTGCTCCGAAACCAATTGCTAGAGTAGACCGCGCCAGTGGTGGTGATGTTGCTCGACGTTGACGCACCACGCGAGCAAACGGTCGACAGCGTCTCGCTGTTCGCGGTTCCTGTGACGTTGATCCCCCACGTACCGCTGGCGCCGCCGCCGGTCAGGGTCGGCGCGTAGGAGGTGTAGTTGCCGCTGTGAATGAATCGGACCCATGAGCCCCATGTGCCGCCCTGCACATTGCGCGACCACAGTTCGTTCGCGTTGTCCTCCCACCCCCACGCATTCTGGCGGCCCCAGTAGTTGGTGGCGTTGCTGTGCCGCATATTCTCGACGAACCACCACGCACCTTGCGGACCACCGGCAGACATTTCGCGAAATGCTCTGTTGTGCGCAGGTGTCTCGGTGAAGTTCGTGTTGAAGTTGTTGGCCGTTCCGGACCCGACTTGGTACGTGCAGGTCGTCGCGCTGCCAGCGCTCCCCGTCACGTTGATTGACCAAGTCCCGCTTGCGCCGCCGCCCGTCAGAGTTGGCGAATAGGAGTTATACGTGGCGCTGTCCAGAAACTTGCGCCACGTTTGCCACGTCCCGCCTCTGCGCTGGCGAAACCAGAGCCCGGCGTCTCCGTCGGTGGGCGTGTAAAACTGCGCGACCCAACTGCCATCACCCGCGTGGTCATAATCCCACCTGTGCCCATACCTCGCGCCGTCAGGGAGGTTCGACGCAGTGGGTGCTACGTGCCAGTAGCCTTCCACCGGCGCGTTCATGTCGGCGTTGGGGTACGAACCGTCGACACGAAAGTAGTTGGATGCAGCGACGCCGCCTAGTTGCGCGGCGCTGCCACTAATTGATATCGCCCACGTACCAGTCGCGCCGGATCCGCCAGACGTAACCGCGTCTGTGATTCCATAACCCGCCAAGGTCGTGGGATTTGTTCCCGCGGTGACGCGACCTTTTGCGTCGACCGTCACTGACCGATAAGTACCAGCAGTGACGCCGCTATTGGAAAGCGTTGCCGCAAATGAACCAGTACCGCTGCCAGTGACGTCACCTGTAAGAGTAATGCCGCTCGATGTCGCCATCGCGCCCAGTCCGCTCACCTGCGTGTTGCTGATCGTGGCGGCCGTTGTCAGAACTCCAGACGTTGTTGTCACAACGATCTGTCCGCTGGTTGAACCAATCGCTCCGGCGTTGGTTATGTTACCGTGCGTATGACTTGTAGGCGCGCGAGCGTCACTTAACCGACCGTCATTGCCCTGACAAAATGTGTTTGCTGTTGTTCCAAAACTGCCAACCGTTATTACGCCAGACGTTGTCGTGATCAATGGCAAATTAGCCGTTGATCCAATCGCGCCCACGTTGGTTATGTTGCCGTGCGTATGGCTTGCCGACGATATTGCAGCAACAGCGGTCGCAGACAATTTGGTAATGTCAATCGCGCCGTCTGCGATGCCGTCAGCTGAAATGCGTGTGCGAACTTTAGGGTTTTCAGGCATTGGCAGACCTAATCGTTGTTTGTGCCAGAAATCACGCCCTGCTCAATACCTATTTTACTGATGTACGCCATCAACGCTCCAACCGCCGCCGCGAGGTCTGAATCGGAATTGGCGCCTGCGATCAGGTCGCTAACATGGAGCCGGATAGGCTCGGCGGGCGCTTCCTCCACGCCGTCGTCGGTCGTCCTAAATCGAACGAGAGTTATTCGAGCTTCGGCGTCGCCGCCCACTGTTTGCGCGGAAATTACGATTTCTCGCACCCACAGTTTCTCATAGGTGGCTGAGATGGACAGCGGCTCGCTCGCAAACAGCGTGGGAATTTCAGGCATGGTTTAGTCTCTCCTCTAGTGCAGCGATGCGCGACTCTAGTTGCTGGATGTATTTCAGCATTGGCGCGATCAGTTTTGAATAAGTAACGCCTCTCAGTTGCGGTTCGCCGTCCACCACGTCGTAGAAACACAATTCCGGCCGCACCGTTTCCACGTCTTCGGCAATCAGCCCGTAGTCGGTCACACCGTCCGCTTCGTCGCTGTATGTGCCGTCGGCGTTCTTCTTGCGGTAGCGATACGATACGGGCGAAAGCGCCGAGAGCCATGACACGTCTTCCAGCGTGACAATGTCCGTTTTCGACTGGCGGATGGAAGAGACGTAGCCGAGTTTGCCCGTGCTGTCGACGTAGAGGTCGCGGTTGGTCGCACCGACAGTGTCGCTGTAGACCTGCGATGCGGTGATTGTTCCGCTCGACGACACGGTCATCAGCGTCGACTCGCCTGCCCCGTATCCGTTGTTGTTGATAAGCCGCAAAATCTTGCTACTCGTGGCGTCGCACTGCCACGCAAATCCGCCTTGACCATTCACATCAAGTTGGATTGCGCTCTTTCCCGTTCCTCCACTTTGCGTTTGAAGCCCCTGAGCCGTCACAAGTCCATCGCCCGCGGTGCGATAGAACAGTGCTGCGCCGCGCACATCTAGCATGAAACCTGTGCTAATAGTCGTTGTACCGATGCCGATGTTACCACCAAAGTAGCATTGCGCACCGGCGTCAGAGTAAATAGCGTAGTTGTTAGCGCCAGCGGGCGGGTTGACTATGCGAATGCCGTAGTTGTTGGTGGCGTTGTATGTGTTGACGTAAACGCCTGTGTTCACCAACGCCGCGCCAGCCGCCTGTCCCATTACCGCATAGTTGACAGTTCCAGCGCCGCCATTGTTGAGGCAATTGATTCCCTGCCCGCCATTGTGAATGACCTCCAGACGAGAGCCAGGAGTCGTCGTCCCGATGCCGACGCGACCGCCACCACTCTGAAGCACAAGGTCGCCCCACGCGGATCCGCCGCCGGTCAGTGCCCCTATAGCGCCAAACGTGTTGCCCGTCGACGCGCCGGTGTAGGTCGTCACAACCGTTCCTGTGCCGTTTGCCAATGAAAAGTTTGTGTTAGTTAAATAAGACTCTCCGCCACTGACATGCAGTGTTTGAGCCGGATTGGTCGTGCCTATGCCGACGCGGCCGAGCGCGGTCACTCGCACCCGCTCAACTCCATCCGTCACTACCGCCGCGACGTTCGCCGCCGGGAAATACAGCCCCGTATTCGGGTCGCCGTTCTGTGCCACGCTGCACGCTGACACGCTGCCTGCGGTGACGACTACCTGCCCCGCGAACGTGGCGGTGCCGCTGGAGGAGATGCGGAGCCGCTCTGTCGATGTGCCGCCAAACACGCCGCCATAAACAACAAATGCGCCAGTTTCGTTGCCGATTAGGCAATTATGTAGGTCAGTCGCTTCGCGACCCAACGCCAGATA